ATAATCTATATTTTATAAATTAAATTAATATTCCAAACAGTTAGAATTCTTCCACTTGGTAATTCCAATAGGGGCAATTCCAAAATCTTCATTCAACAAATCTTCAAGCTTCTCAAGGAGGAAGTCAATATCATCCTGAATAGTATTGCCATTCATCAAGTCTTCATCGTACTCAATAAGATGAACTTTATTAGATACTACCTTCAAACCAGTATCTTCATCCTTAGTAGTGGTTTCAAAAATAAGGTTAACAGTACCATCTACCTCATTCATTGAGAATACTGCTTTAGTATAATCTGTAATCTTCAATTTAATACCGTTAGAATCACCAAGGAGAAGATTTTCAAAAGCGTCATTTGTATTGTTTGTAATCATAATCATTAAAATTAAATTGTTCTACATTCAGTTTGTCAATATTTATTTGACATACTAAATATAGAACAATCTTTCAGGATTTCAAAATATATTCAAAAATTTATTCAGCTGCCTTAATGTTTATTCGTTCTTTTATTCTCTTCAGAATCTGAACTGTTGGTTCAATCTGCTCAATAATCTCATCCATAGGCTTGTATGCCATAGGAGACTCATCCAATGTTGACTTGTTGACAGAAGTTGAACAAACATCCTTCATCTCTTCAACAAATTCATCCATAGAAAGATTTGCCTTAGCAGCAGAACGTGACATCAATCGACCAGCACCATGAGGAGCAGTACAATTCCATTCAGTATTTCCTTTACCTACACAAATCAATACACCATCTCGCATGTTGATAGGAATCACAAGTTCACGTCCATAAGCGGCATTGACAGATCCTTTACGAATAATCATATCGTCAAAGTCAATATAGTTATGCATAGTATTGATGACACGAGCTGTTGTAGCACCCTTGACAATCTTAGTGTAGATTTCAGTCATCTTATCATAGATGAGCAAATGATTGTACTTAGCATAAGTCTGTGCAATTACCATATCAGTAAGATAACCAATCAGATTCTCACCATTCAAATAACCAGTTGGAACGGATGATACAAAGTCTTCCTTTGCATTCTTGATTCTATCATTCCATTCTGACTTAGGATATGTATCCTTTATCTTTTCAATATGATTTGCCCATTCAGAACTGTCAACATGATAAGGCTTGTTTGCAACATTCATCCAGTACTTTGCTACCTTCAAACCAAAGTTGCGAGAACCACAATGTATCATGATATATCCATTACCTTCATCATCAGTGTCATAAGACAAGAAATGATTGCCACCACCAGTAGTACCTAATGACTTCCAGAAAGTACCTTCATCCATACCAATTCGCTTCAGCATATCAGAAATGTACTTTTCATTTACATTTACATTGTTTACAAAATTCGTTGTAGCAACAGCTCTGTCAATAGCAGTATTGCACATCTTGTAGAACACCTTCTCATCGGCAATCTTCTTATCATAAATAGTGAATCCAGTAGGAATATCCTTCTTCCATCGATGTTCAAGCAATGCATAAGATTCCTCTGGGCATGGCTTTGACATCTTGATGCAAGTTACCTGACAACCGATATCAACACCTACATGGCTTGGATTGACCATTGGATTCTCCTTATCAATAGTAGAAGAGAAGCCTATCACTATCCCCTGCCCACTGTGTACATCACACATCACTCTTATCTTCTGATCCTTAAATGCAGGGCAATCACATATACTGTAAATAGTCTTCAATGCATCTTCTTCAACTGTCTTTGCAAAAATCTTGCAATCCTTATTGTACTTTCCAATTATATTGTATTCCATGTTAATTCAAATCTAATTTTGTAAAACCTGTAACAACAACATGCAATTCTGCTACCTTACCTTCATTTTCTTGACCATGTGAATATGTTCGTTCATTCAACTTCTTGGTTTCTTCATCTTCTAATACATCTGTCCATGTATCTAAGGTATTTTCAGTAACATTACCAAACATATCACACCACATCAGTTTTGTACATTCATAGAAACCAGGATATCCAAACACTGTTGTATAGCTAACTTTGTAGTTGACTAATGCTTTTCTTCTTACTATTGACATCTTATATCTGTTTACTAATTAATTACTAGGTTCCCCTGTTAAGCGCCTGAGTCACCAGATGGGCGGATTATCACTTAAGAGTATAATTTATAAAAGGGACTCATTTGAGAGTCCCTGTGTGAATTTATTCCTCATTCAACTTGATGAATCTGATCTGTGTGAGGATGAACTTACCTTCATTTGTCTTTGCAATCTCCTTAAGCTTCTTGTCAACTTCTGGACGAGTTTCAGGAGTATTAGGAAGAGGTTCTGTCATCACCTTGATGAATTCACCTTTGCGAACTCCATCAGCTTCATCTTCTGAAACATTCTTCTTGATTACAACTAACTGAGTCTTGTCCTTTGCATCCATAACTGAAGTAAGAATCTTACCGTAAGCTGCTTCTTTAATGAGATTGTTACGGAGAATTCTGAGCTGCTGCTCTTCTGAAGAAAATGAATACTCCTTATTGATTCTATAAATGTTATCAACATTCTTGTGGCATGTATCTTCAAGTTCCTTAGCAAATTCCTTGTTGTTGATAATCATTGCAACAAACTCATAGTACTTGAGAACTTTAGTACTTCTTTCATCAAGGTTGTTGATTCTTACATCACCATAAGAACTGATGTTCAAACGGAAATTCCACACCTTCTTATTGGTATCCCAATCATATTCATAAGAAGGATAGATATCTAATTCGTAGAAGCTGTTGTTATCTTCTGGTTTGAAAGTTACATTTCTATCAGAAGCAAGGTCAACATGGTACTCAGTAATGTTGAACTTCTTCAAAACATCATTCACCTCATTGATATAGTTGGTAACAGCACTTGTATATTTCTCAGCTCCAACCTTAGTCAATTCATCAATTTCATTCAAACGATTGTCAATTGACTCAACTGTTGTATACTTAGCTTTAACTTCTGCGTAGTTCATAATCATTCAAATTTTAAAAATTAAACAACTTATTTATTTATTACGTGTTAAATATAGAACAAAACATATTTTTTTTAAAATATATTCAAAAAATTTTCAAAAAAAAAAAAAATGGAACAATCAATTGATTGTTCCACTTCTATTTAGATATATTGCTTTACATTTTCTATAGATTTACTGAATGTATTCAAGAACATGTTTGCTTGACTATCTTCTGCAAAAGACAGCAATCTTGACCACCCAGTAACTTTCCTTACATCTAATTCACCATTATGAACAGCTACTGCCCAACAAGGTGTTCCATCATCTGATGGTTCCCATCCTCTTCTATAGATATCTCTCAATATGATAATCTTACCGAGTTCATATAGGTCATCTTTCAAAGCTGAATTGTCATCATCTTCATAAGAACGAGCTTCATAAAATGAATCTACTGCTTCTTCCCATGACTCTGGAAAGCTTTCTATCTCATTCAATGGTGGCAATTCTTTCCAAACTTTCTTCAAAGATTCCCACAACATAGTATCATCTTCCATATAGACGATCTTGTTGTTGTCATGAAAATCAATGTAGAATACATGGTGAGGATTAGCCAATTCAATACTTTTGAAATCTTCTCCTACAACACCACCACAAGCCATCAATCGATTCATGACACCTAGTGGATTTGATGGGCAACCCAACACATATATAAACTGATGATCTTTGTGTTCTTTATATTTCATTTTACAGCTTTACAGTCATCCTATATGCTAGTCCATCTTTTCTGTTTATCAAATCTGCTGTAACTTTCTTAACTTCTGTATTGAAAGTATAATCAATAGATTTGTCAGAATTCTTGACAAACGTATAGTCACTATCTATATTTGTCATGTCTAATGACATGTATATTGGTTTTCCTTGGTCATCAATACCAGGGAAAAAGAAGAGATGACTTTTGCCATCTCTCTTATATAATGATACAAATCCTGGAAACATATTTATATTCTTTCAATTAAAATTAATACTTATATGATATTTACTTATAGAATATAGAATATGAGTATAGATTATTTCAAAGCCTTGAGAGCTTCAACAATTTTTGCTTTATGATGTACTTTAATGCTCTTAGGTCCACCAGTAGGAATGTGCCAAGCAATCTTATCAATAACAGCATCTTTATCTGTTGCAGTTGCTATTTCATCTAACCACATATTTACAACATCATAAGTTACACCGCAATGTAAACGAAGTTCACGTTCCAAACCAGTGTGTCCATCAGCATCTTGCAGAAGTTCATCATGAGCCCAAGGTTCTTCTACTTCTGGTCCACAGTCATTTGATGGTATTTGGTCTGGATCCTGTGTACTACCTCCTGGATTAGATGGCTCTGGATTTGGTTTGGATGGCTCTGGATTTGGCTTAGATGGTTCTGGATCCTTAGGTGGTTCTGGAACCTTATATTTAGGATTTGCCTTACGATGATTTGCATCTTCTAACTTGATAGTTTCATCATCACTATCATAATGGTACAAATATTGATCTGTTTCTGTACCTTCTGTCCAATAATGACCTGACTTACAATCTTTGTTAGGACAATGACCTGGTTTGCAAGTACATACATGGTCAGGATTTGAACAATCACCCGCATTAATTGGTGTAGGAGTATCCTTGATTGGATTTACTTCATCATTCAAAACAACTGTTGATTGCTTTGTTTCTTCTGTATTAGTTGATTTCTTTGCCATTTTTCAATTCAATTTTAATGGATTTATTAAAAATAAATTCAGATGCAATGAAGAATATTAAAAGAGATGCTTGTTTTAAGCATCTCCAAATAAGTCAAACTGTACTGTACCATTGCTATTCAACAATGGGAATTTCATTACTTCAAGAAATCTGTTCAATGGATCAAGAACATTCTTTTGCCATTGAACCGCCTTATCACATGGTGGTGCCCAAGATGGAAGCTCACCAGATGGATATCCAAAGTAATCTGTTTCAGCCTTCTTTGTACTTCCTAATCTTATATTGTAATACTTTACTTTCTGTCCTTGTACAATACGAAGATTTCTCTGATTGTTCTTCTTTGCCAAATAGTTATATCTTGCTGCACATTTTACAGATACTGGAGTCTGTTTTGCAAACATCAAATCTTCTTCATCACACAATACATATTTCTTGTAATTGCCCACATTAATTGACTGTGAAATATCTTCAATAGGTGCTGCCCAGAATTTCTTCTTCCATTTGTCCAATTTACTGTTGAAATAGAGAATATATTCTTCTTTTGACATTTTACCAGTATCATAAACTAATGACCTTGTCATATCAGTAATGATTTCCTTTGCAAGTTTAGGAGAAGTTGTCTTAATAAGCTCAATTCCAACGCCTGTAATTTTTGAAGGTGTAAACCATTTGCCCTTTGAATAAGACATGGCCTTCAAATATTTCTTTTTCTTCAATGTAATTGTTGCTTCAGAAACAGTTTCCAACTCAAACTCATGAATTGAATGACAATGACGTGGATTGTACATATCATTCATCCATTCAGTATTCTGCTTATCAAGAAACTCCTTATTGAATCTCAATATCCATTTGATCTTATCATCTCGTTCTGGAATACTTGCTAAAGTTTCTGGTGTCCAACATCTGAAGAAATCACCATATTGAGTATACACAGAATCTGTATCTGAATATTCACTAATATGTTGCTCTCTAAACCAATCATGCTTTGACTCATCAAGTTCAAATCCAAATTTTTCCCATAAATCCTTTCTTTGCCAAATATCTTCATGGAAAAACTCCTCAAGTCTATGCCACATGAATTTTGTCAAATTTCTTGCCTCTGCAGTTATATCACTTGCAACACGCATATCATAGAAATAGAAGAATCTGTTTGCACATGCACCGTACGCCGCGTTATTTAAAAGTTTACTGCATAATTCCAACATTGAATTCTCTTCTATCAGGTGTTCCAAGTCCTCTTTATATGTTTTAAGCTCTTCCAATGAAAGTGAATAAATATCTTTACCACCAAGCTTTTCTTTCATAAATTGCTGACACTGCTCAGAGAAAACTTTCTTTTCTCCATATTTCTCTACACTATATTCCATTTTTATCTTTATTTATTGCTATATTATATATGATTTAATATAGAAAATGGACACTACTTTGTTCAAAGCAATGTCCATTTCATTTACAAATAAATAAAGGACTTAGATGCAGTCCTTCAAGAAGTCAAGCTCATCATCTGTCAAACCTGTTACCTTAGCATTAGGGAACAATGTGTTGTGAATCTTGACTGCAATCTTGATCTTTCGAGCTAGAACAGCCATAGACTGAGCTGTAGTATTCACCTTATTGAGAATCTTAACCGGATCAATTGCTTTCAAATTAGTAGCAACATCTGTAGTATTTGTGATACCCAAGTCAAGTGAATTCTCAAGATCATTCTGCATGTTACGATAATCCTGTACCATCTTAGCTACATCCATCTCAGACTGTGTCTGAATTGATCGTGTTGCGTTCTTTACACGAATATCCTTTACTTGCTTTGCACTTCCACCAATAATTGACTCAAAACTCTGCATAATTCTTAAATTTTTAAATATTGTTAATTAATTTTTAGTATAATTATTTGTTATATAATTGTTTTACTATTATCCATAAATAAGCTCATGAGCTCTTTCATAACTCATTTCTGATACTTCAGCATCACCTGATTGAATTGAATAACCCGGTTCAAAACAAACTCTAAAATCTAATTTTCTTTCATTCATGGTTATATTATATTAATCATTAATAGTAAATGGTTTTTCTGTATAGATGTATAAATCAAACTTATCAAGTGTAACACCATTACCGATAGTAAACTTGGCATAGTAAGATTCAGAAGCATCACCGGTTTCTTTACCTACTTCTACTTCAATTTCATCATCTTTAATATGCTTAAGTACATTAGCCAATGTGAAAGAAGCACTTTCTTCATCAGAACCAAATTCTTCAACTAAATCTGGTGTAATGAATTCCATAACATTATATCCAAAATCTGAATGTAGAAATTCATTACCAGTATACCAATTGAAAAAATTCTCTACAGTTGTCTTTACTCTGTTCATAATCATTATATTATTTATATTATTTATTTAACATATAAAAGATAGAACAATATGAGAAAATTTCAAAAATTTAATTAAAATATTTTGACAACATATATTCAAGATCTAGATAAACATAATTAGGTATACCAAGTACCTTGCAAACATGTTCTTTCAACATATTATAATGTATCTGACAATATGCATCTGTATATGAAACTGGATACTGATGTTCTTTATCATCCTTATGGTAAAGTCTCGTACCATATCCTTCTGGCAACCCTGGAAGGTTAACCTTGTTGCATACAACAAAATCACTGAAATTATCTATTTCGTCTATGATTTCATCAGACAATTCTACCTTTCCATCACGATAAGCTATCATCTCCTCTATTGTCTTTCGAGGAATCAATTTTACAAACCTTTCCATCAAATCAACATATCAACATTATCAGAACTTGTATATGGTATAGAGCAAGAAACTTCCTTCTTTGTATCAGGTTTCTTAGGAATTTTCTTAGGAACAGTTATCAATTCTTCAAGTAAATCATCTTGCTTAGTATTAGTATACCTATTGTTTTGCAACTTGGAATGCATCCTTTCCAACAATTCAATCTTATACTGAAGATATTCAATATGTTTTCCTAGAATCATCTTATAATAAAGACTAATGTCATAATTATTAGTACAATTACTAGCATCATTCAAAAAATTTCTTGTTACATTGAGTTCTACTTTGGCATTCATCAATTTGTTGCCAATAGTATCAGCATTTGGTGATGCAATAATATCCTTAATTAATTCAATTTCTTCCATATTTCTTCTTTCTGTTATTCAAATATCTATTATAAAATGGTCTTTCATTCATAATCAATTCAGCTCTAGTAGGCATATAAGTCTCTTGTACTTCTTTCATATTGTACTCAATATACCCATTGTCATCAATGAACATCATAGCAATACCTCACTTTCTTTATTTGCAAATACATTATTTTCTTTACTCTTACCAAGTTCATAAGGTCTCATAGATCCACAAATGAATGTCCAACCTTTCTTAAGATAAGGCTTATCAGAAATATAAGACAAGATTCTCTCTCTTTGACTAGGACTAGTCCATTCCTTTTCCATGTTATTGTCTGGATTAGTACAATACATAGCCATGTCATCATCATTGAACCAATCATCTGGATCTGGATCTGGTACGATAGTATGGTACTTGCACTTCAAACACTTCTTATCACAAAACTTCTTTTCACACATAAGCATAATATTTATTTAACATATAAAAGATAGAATATTTTGTAGAAATTTCAAACAAATAATCTAACTTTTAGAAAATTTTTCTGCTATTTTTATATAAGACAATTTAATATAAATTGTTTGCAAACAATAAATATATTTACAAATAATCATAACTATGCCATTAACTAATTTGAACAAGCTTTTTGTTCGTGTTACAGAGGCTGGTCTTCGCGATGCAGTCATTAATAAATCTAAGGAGTCTAACAACAATAAGATTTACTTCTTAACAAAGTCTCAAGAAATTGTTACTCAGGGTGTTGCTTATGGTCTTTCTACAGATGTCCAGGCACAGATTGCTAACATCAAGTCTATCTTGAAGTCATTTGACAATAATGGCCATGGTACAGAGGATTCAGTAAAGTCTGCTATCGATGCTGTACAGGCTGCTCTTGATGCATATAAAGCAGAAAATGATGCTAAGCGTGCTCTTCTTGTTAAGACAGTTGCTTACAATGCTGATACTAAGTCTATCGACTTCACATCAGAAAATGGTACAACAGTTCAGACTATCAAGGCTAGTGATATCATTGGCAACCATGTTGTAACGAGCTCTTCTTACGATGCAGCTACTAATAAATTGAAGCTCACATTCGGTGGTGCTGAAGCTCCTGTTAATGTTGATATTGACCTTGGTCAGATGCTTGACATGAATGATGTTATCTCTGGTGATGTTGAACACTTCGCAGTTAGCTATGCTGAGAAGAAACTTACTATCAAGCCAGTTACTGCAACAGTTGCTAGTGATACAGTAGGTCTTGCTGATGCTAAGGATGTTAAGTCTTATGTTGATGCTGCTGTTAGTGGTGCACAGGATACTCTCCAGGCTGCTATCGATACTATCAATGGTAAGCTCAATATTATTCAAGGTGCAGAAACTGTAGAGGGCTCTATCAATAAGGCATTGAAGGATGCTAAGGAATATGCAGATGGCCTTAATTCAGCTGCTAATGCTGCTATTACAAAGGAAGTTTCTGATCGTAAGGCTGCTGACCAAGCATTGTATGGCGGTGAAATTCCTGCTGATGGTGCTCATACTATCTCTGGTAATGCTACTAACATCGCTTCTTTAGTAACTGCTCTTGAAACTGAGAAGACAAATCGTGAAGCTGCTGATAACGCTGAAAAGACTGCTCGTGAAGCTGCTATCAAGGAGATTACAGATGCATTAACTGATCCTGCTACATTCTGGGAAGATTACACTGTTTAATCAAAAAGATATGAATATGGTCAAGGTGTCACAACGATGACACCTTGATTTATTTTTAATCAATAAAATTGAACAACAACTAATGGGAAATGTAAAGATATCTGAACTACCTTATGCATCAAGAATAGATGATGATGCATTGGTTGTTCTCGTTCAAGACCATGCTAATAAAGTTGTTACTGTTGATGAGCTTTCTCAAAAGATAAATGAGAAACAAAACCACACTATAGACCATCTGTGGCATGAACTTAGACGTGCAACAGGTATGGAAACCGTAAGGGCTATATCTAATACTGTTTCTAATCATGAATATAGAATAGATGGAATAGAGAAGCTGAATGGAAAGCAAGATAGACAATTGGCAAGCTTGACTAATGCTATGCGTGAAATCTCTGCTAGACAGCATTCACATCATGATGATATCAATATATTACAGACTGGTGTAAAAGAAAATCGTCGTTCATTAGCCTATCTAAATTTCCGTGTGGATGGTGTTATTAATGATACTTATACGTACTTTAACAACATCAGTCAAATTCAAGCTGATTTAGCAGCAGCAATTCAAAAGCATGAGGCTGATTTATCATATACTTACGAGTATATTGAGAGAGCAGCTGAAGCTACGCAAGCAAATTGCTATGCTTACACTTCTACTGAAGTAGATAACAATTGGGCATACACATATTCATCTTATGCCTACCTTACTGACTTTGTTCATTTTAGCCCTAATGAATATTGGGGCGGAATAAAAGAAAATAAAGACATGTATAATGGTTTTCAGGATAATTTTCCTGGATCAACAAATACAGATAAACCTTCTTTGGATAATAAAGGATGTTCAGAAGGTTGTACATGTTAAAAAATAAAATATAAACGTTTATATAAAATGCTTACACTAAATCCAGATTTGAAAAAACTTTTTGTTTATGTAAACTTTAATACCACTGGTACTGAATTGACAGCTGCTATTACCGAACTTGTTAGAGTAAGTAATGAGAATTATAAAGACAGAATTTTCTTCCTTGAAAATACTGGTGAAATTATTTCTCATGGGCATAAATTCGGTGTTTCTGATGAAGTAAAGAGACAGATTGCGGCCCTTCAAACAGAAAGTGCTAACTTACAAACAACTGTAAAGGCTCTTACAGGTCTTGCTAATGTACCTGCTACCGCAGGTGAAGTAACTATTTCTGATACTTCAGTAATTGGTGAATATGTTCATGAACAGATTCTTAAGAATAAGGCTATTGTTGCTCCTAAAGCAAATTCAGGTATTACTGTAGAAATATCTAATGATGATGCTGGTACTACAACTTATACAGTTGGTTTAGATCAGTCTGTTATTGTTGATGGTAAGACAATTGTAACAGATGGTGGTAAACTTAAGACAGCAGTAAAGCTTGTTAAGAAATACTGTGCTGATGAAACTCCTACTGTTGGTTCTACATTCTATGATAGTAAAACTGTTGTTCCTGCTGATACTTCTGTACACCCTGTTATCTTGTTAACAGATAATGCAGGTGCTATTCTTGATATCGTAGATGGTAATGAGTTTGTTACTGATGGTATGCTTGATACCGTAACTTATGATGATAAAGAAGGTACTCTTACATTTACTTGGAATACTGATAGTGGTAGAAAAGAAAGCACATCTATTGATATAAAGAAGATTTTCCAGATTGAGAATATCCATACTCAAACTCCTGATTATATCACAGTAGCAAAGGAAACTCCTGGACAGCATGGTGATCCTGCTAAGTTAGCTTATCATGTTGATGCTAAAGTTGATGCAACAGATTTGACTGCAATGTCAACTGTAACATATACTCCTGGTACACCTGCTACTGGAACTATTGTTGATGCTCCTCTTACTCCTACTACAGATGCTAAGTATGCAGTTAATGGTAATTTCAATGGAAATACAGATGTAACAAAGGATGTATCTGGTTTGGCTGATGCTAAGAAAGTTGCTGATAAGATCCGTGCAATTGATGAAAAAATAGTAGAAGTTGGTAATCAGGCTGTTGCTCGTGAGAAGACTATTACAACTGGTATCGATGCAAAGATAGCAGATTTACAGCAGAAACTTACTGACGAAGCAACTGCTCGTGGTAATGCTGATAGAGCATTGTATGGTGGTGAAATCCCTGCTAATGGTGCTTCTACTATCTCTGGTAATGCTGCTGCTATTGATATTTTGAATGGTGCTGATACCGTTGATGGTTCAGTAGCTCAGAAAATTAAAGCACTTAAGGAAGAACTTGATGCTGAAGTAGAATACAAAGATGCAAATAGCCTTGTTAAGGTTGCAGTTTCTCAGGTAGATGGTGTTGTAGTAGCTAAGACAAATGCTGTTACTGTAAAGACTGCTACTCTTACTACAGGTGTAGATCAAGATGCCGAGTATACACTTGCTGCTCCTAGTGATAGCGGTTATACAAAGGCTGGTGGTTATAAAGCTAAGTCTATCGATCAAATTGCTGCAGCTGATCCATCACTTGTTACTAACCAAGATGCTTGGATTTATGGTCAGTGTATCAAGACACAAGCTATAAATGCTATCAATTCTGATGACAATGAGTACATTAAGATTGTACGTGAAGACAATAAGACTAAGATTAAGTTTGAACCTTGGGCAGAAGTTCATACAGTAACAGAACTTGCTGATATTGATAAGATTTAATTTAGTTTAAATAAAATTTGTAAAAGGACAGGACAATCAAGTTCTGTCCTTTTTTATTTTTAATAAATGAAAACAGTAAGACACCGACAGTAAGACTTATGGATTTTATATTTACAAATGTTAATCTGTTTGGTGTCATTTACAAATTAACATATTTTAAATTAAAATGGCAAATACAACATTTCCTATTCATAAGCTATTTAGAGTATATGAAACACTAGACCAGTTTGATGCAGAAGCAAGTCATCCTGAAAATAAGATATGCTTCATCAAAGATAAGAGAATAATATATGCTAATGGAGTTGAATATACCAATGAGCAGATGTATAATGATAATATAACTGATGATATCAAAGATGCTGCTAAATTCAAGACTGTATATAATGCATTATTAGATGAACTGAAGAATAGAAACTATATGGAGTTATCCAAAGATGGCGAAAATATTTAGGAACTATGATACATTATCTCAATTCAATACTGAATCTATACATCCAGAAAACAAGATATGTTTGATAAAAGATAAAGGTGTAATATATTCAAATGGTGTACAATATTCACCTTCTAAAATGCATATAATACAAGATATTGTAGATTCAGATAACATAGTGGATAAGTTTAATGAATTGAGAAAAGGTTTATTAGAATCAAATCTAATGGCATCTAGAACACCCCATACCGTCATATACTGGACTGGAGATTCTAATACTATAAATATTAGTGGTACGAGTTATACAGCCCAAGAAGATAAAGTAAACATAGATGGTACAGAATACTATCAGTTAAAATTAGATAAAGATTTAAATAATAGTTTTAGTAATAATACTTTTACTAATTTAATATTTAAAGATGTTGATACAAGTAAAGTTACTAATATGAAAAATATGTTCTATAGTTGTAATGCTCTTACTTCTTTGGATGTATCTAAATTTGATACAAGCAATGTTACTAATATGAGTGGTATGTTCTATGGATGTATTGCTCTTAAAACAATCAGAATGGTAGGTTGTTCACAGACTACTATAGATAGGATAAAAACACAACTATCTACTGATGGTATAACTGGATGTACTATTGTAACAGAATAACTATAATAGAATAACTATAACAGAATAAAATCATGCCAAAAATATTTAGAAACTATGATACATTATCTCAATTCAATGATGAATCTACACATCCAGAAAACAAGATATGTTTGATAAAAGATAAAGGTGTAATATATTCAAATGGTGTACAATATTCACCTTCTAAAATGCATATAATACAAGATATTGTAGATTCAGATAACATAGTGGATAAGTTTAATGAATTGAGAAAAGGTTTATTAGAATCAAATCTAATGGCATCTAGAACACCCCATACCGTCATATACTGGACTGGAGATTCTAATACTATAGATATTAGTGGTATTACATATACAGCTGAACCAGATAAAATAAATATAGATGGCATAGAATACTATCAATTAAAATTAGATAAAGATTTAGATAATAATTTTTATAAATTTGAAAATAATAATTTTACTAATTTAATATTTAAAGATGTTGATACTGTAAGTGGTTTTACTTTTTTAGATAACATGTTCCATAGTTGTAAAAACGTTAAAATTTTAAATTTATATGGATTCAATACTAGTAAAATTAATAATATGAGTAATATGTTCTATGATTGCAGCTCTATTACTTCTTTGAATGTACTTGGATTTGATACAAGTAATGTTACCGCTATGTACAATATGTTCAATAATTGCAAATCTCTTACTTCTTTAGATTTGAGTACATGGGATACAAGTAAAGTTACTACTATGAGAGAGATGTTTGGATATTGTTGGGCTCTTGCTTCTTTGGATGTATCTAAATTTAATACAAGCAAAGTAACTGATATGGAATATATGTTCGCTTCTTGCAGATCACTTACTTCTTTGGATATGTCTGGATGGGATACAAGTAATGTTATTAATATGTATAACATGTTTAATGATTGCAGATCTATTACTTCTTTGGATATATCTGGATGGGATACAAGTAATGTTACTAATATGAATAGTATATTCTCTGGTTGCAGTGCTCTTAAAACTATTAGGATGGTAGGTTGTTCACAGACTACTATAGATAAGATAAAAGCACAACTATCTACTGATGGTATAACTGGATGTACCATTATAACAGAATAACTATAACAGAATAAAAATTTATATATAAAAAGAAATCATGGCTAAATTATTTAGAAACTACAATACATTAGCAGAATATGAAGCAGATACAAATAAACCTGTAAACACAGTTTGTTTCATTAAAGATGCAAAGGTCATCTATGTAGATGGCATACGATATTCATATAAGCAACTTGACTATCTACCACCAGCTATTTCAGAATCAGAAGCATTAGAATATATGGGTAAGATTATTAAGAATGCCCAGGAAGTAGGGTTGATTGGTATACCAGTACCTAAACCAGTACCTACTATATACTTGGCAGGATCTGATAATATAAACATTAGTGGTACTTATTATACAGCCGAACCAGATAAAATAAATATAGATGGTGTAGAATACTACAAGATAAAATTGGATAAAGACTTAAATAATGATTTTTATAACTTTAATTATAATTTTTTTACTAATTTAATATTTAAAGATGTTGATACAAGTAATGTTACTGATATGAATAGTATGTTTTACAATTGTAGTTCTCTTACTTCTTTAGATTTGAGTGGATGGGATACAAGTAAAGTTACTAATATGGGTGGTATGTTCGGTGATTGTAGTGCTCTTACTTCTTTGGATTTGAGTGGATGGAATACTAGTAATGTTACTGATATGAGTGATATGTTCTATGATTGTAATGCTCTTAAAACAATAAGAATGGTAGGTTGTTCACAGACTACTATAAATAAGATAAAAGCACAACTATCTAGAGATGGTATAACTGGATGTACTATTTTAACGGAATAACTATACCAGAATAATTATAACAGAATAAAATCATGTCTAAAATATTTAGAAACTACAATACATTATCCCAATTCAATTCTGAATCTATACATCCAGAAAACAAGATATGCTTTATTAAAGATAAAGGTGTAATATATTCGAATGGTGTACAGTATTCACATTCTAAAATGCATATAATACCAGATATTGGAGATTCAGATAACATAGTAGATAAGTTTAATGAATTGAGAATAGGTTTATTAAAATCAAATCTAATGGCGGCTAAAACACCAAATATTGTCATATACTTGACAGGAGATTCTAATAATATAAACATTAGTGGTACCACATATACAGCTGAACCAGATAAAGTAAATATAGATGGTGTAGTATACTATCAGTTAAAATTGTATAAAGATTTAGATAATAATTTTTATAACTTTAGTAATAATACTTTTGCTAATTTAATATTTAAAAAAGTTGATACAAGTAAAGTAACTAATATGAATAATATGTTCCATTATTGCAATGCTCTTACTTCTTTAGATGTATCTGGATGGAATACAAGTAATGTTACTGATATGAATAATATGTTCAGTAATTGTGGTGCTCTTACTTCTTTAGATGTATCTGGATGGAATACAAGTAATGTTACTGATATGAATAGTATGTTTTATTATTGCAGATCACTTACTTCTTTGGATATGTCTGGATGGGATACAAGTAATGTTACTAATATGAGTTTTATGTTTGGTGATTGTAGATCTCTTACTTCTTTGGATGTATCCAGATGGAATACTAGTAAAGTTACTAACATGTCATGGATGTTTGATTATTGCAATGCTCTTACTTCTTTAGATGTATATGGATGGGATACAAGTAATGTTACTAATATGAGTTTTATGTTCTATAGTTGCAATGCTCTTACTTCTTTGGATGTATCCAGATGGAATACTAGTAAAGTTACTAACATGTCATGGATGTTTGATTATTGCAATGCTCTTACTTCTTTGGATTTAAGTGGATGGGATACAAGTAATGTTAATAATATGTGTAATATGTTCAGTGGTTGTGGCGCTCTTACTTCTTTAGATTTGAGTGGATGGGATACAAGTAATGTTATTGATATGAATAATATGTTCGGTGGTTGTAGTGCTCTTAAAACAATCAGAATGGTAGGTTGTTTGCAGACTACTATAGATAAGATAAAAGCACAACTATCTAGTAATGGTATAACTGGATGCACTATTATAACAGAATAATAGTTTTTATTTAAATAAAATAAAAGAAGAGGAATCTTAAGATTCCTCTTCCAATTTCTTTTTCAATTCTTCACATACCTTATGGTTTTCTTCTTCCATCTTCTTGATAGTTTCTGGATTTCCATCAAATGACTCAATTGTCTTCTTCATATCCTTTTTCAAATCTTCATATAGATCTGGATTTATCTTAGTCCAATTCTTTCTAGGATCTTTCTTTCCAGTATATTCCCAATCATCAAGAATTGTTTGAATGGTATTTATTTTACACATTTCCCATTCGTATTCATTCAATTCATCAAACAATTCATCAACTTCCGAATTCAACTTCCACAATGTATCACCTTCAGAATCTGATGGAAATACATCCTTTGGTGTACAGATACAAATCTGACGAATCTTATTCTTTATTCCATCAATATTTTTTGAACATTCTTCTTTTGCTCGTTCAAAATCACTATAAGAAGTATATTGACAACCTGGTAGCCAAACTTCCCCTTTATAAGCTTTAATGCAATGATCTACTGACATGATAATTCTCCTTTTAAATTAATATATGTTTAACTGAAATCTGTATACAATGCAAATCTCAATCCTTCCTTAGTAATGAAATCATGATACTTAGGTTCAATAGTATTGTTCATAGCATACTTCTTGAACATATTTATTTCTCGCTGATACTCTCTAGTAAAAGGTGTACGATGTTCTGGATACTGTTCATAATACTCTTTACCGGTGAAAGCACCACAATCATATTTCAAAACATCACCAATCTCATCCATGAACTCATCCCATGTATATGTGCTTCCATTTTCACTAACAATACATGCATTGTTAGATTCAATGAAATTCTTAATGGACTCTAATACTGGTTCATAGTATTTTAAGTCATTGGCATCCCAATCAAATACCCAACCACCGGATCTCTTACCAAGATGGATACGGTTTTTATCGATTTCTTCTCTTACCTCAAAAATCTCTGCTTCAATAGCATCAATATTATAAGGTGTATTATTGATGAGCTCAATAGCCTTTTCAAGATTCTTTGTTACCTTCTTCTTTACTGGAAGTACTGCATAAAAATTTGTTCCCATATTATTTAAATTATATTAAATTCATTATTCTTCATTATCCTAAGTTAACTCGATTTGATGTACCAATCTTGTTTACATAGATTTCAATGTAAGTCATTCTACGGTTAGTACCAAAATCACCACCTTCATCCATGTTGTTGATGTAGACTAATTCATCTTTCATACAATTGATTAAGAACATTTCTCTCAATGTTGAACCAGTCATCACATTGTCATCATATTCTTCTGAATCACCATCCAAAATCATATAACCATTCTTTCTTGCGATATTATCTAAGTAAGTGAAACCTACATAGTCACCACCTTCATCTCCATAATTCAATGAAATTTTCCATTCATCCAAATTAGAGTTATGCAATATTGAAATGATATCTTTGATAGTGAAACAAGAATCATCTTCTTTTATCACAAGAACAGTATCATAATTCTTGTGATTTACAATTTTAACCCCAAATGAAGTATTGTACTTATCGTTAACATTCTCAATATTGCTCTTGATAATTTCAGCTTTTGTCATATTCATAATCATTTTTATTTAACGATTATAATATAGAATAAACTGTTAAAATTTCAATTTTTTCTAAAATTTTTCAATTTATTTTTGTTGTAATACTTCAGTATCTGATAAAATACATACAATCCACCTACAAAAACTAAGAAGATTATAACTGGGATCCAAAGTGGCGCGGTTACCCACCACCAAGACCAATCAATAACATTAGTCAACTTAAGTACAAGAAATACCAAGAACAAAATACTCGAAAATGACAATCCACTTGTATAATTGTTATTATTTTCCATTTGCTTTATATATGTTTAAATTTGTTAAATAATGAACATCTCTTTCAGTTCTGTTCAAGAACTAAAGTTAATGAACATCTCTTTCAGTTCTGTTCAAGAACTAAAGTTATTCACACAGGGACGTTAAAATTATCTTAACTGATAGAATATACTGAAATATGTTATTCCGCTCCCTGTGTGACCCAGGCACATTCCTAGAGAATTCTGTTAGAAGTGCTTAGCAAGTTCTGTATTTGAAAAGAACATCATATTGACACATTTAGCCATCCATTCAACTAAACCTTCATTACATGACTCTTCAAAATACTGACCAGATTCAAGCATGATGTGAATGCATTCATGTACAAATGTCTGCTTAATCTGTTCTGGTTTCAATGACTTGCCAGATTGGGTAGTCAATGACAAGTTGATTACCTGTTCTGATAAGTTGCTGTTACCAAATATCCAGCAAGAAGTATCGTAATCAGAATATACTTTATCATGGAAACAAACATCAATAGTTTCACCAAACAAGTTGAACTGAAAATCTTCGTACTTCTTCTGTTTCTTCATATTTCTCTTTGTACTAGTATTCTTTACACTGTTGTTATTTGAAGCTCTGCAAGGTTTGTTGAATACGATTTTCTCATCAGGATTCAACACATCTTTTGCAAACTCAGTATCCATAAAATCTACTACTTTTTCCATAATCATCATTATTAATTATTTACGTAATGAATATAGAAAAAATGCAGGAAATTTCAAAAGAAAAATCCTGCATTCATTATATTTTGTTTATTTTATATTTTAATCTTCAATATTTTCTATTTCACTAGCTGGAATAATCAAAGTATATATACCTGCACTTCCTGCACTTCCTTCTACTCCCATAGTAAGAATCTTAATTAACTTTCCATTAATTAATAAAATATTTGGTACGATATCAAGCTTACCCATACCTCCACCATGCCAACTGCCCCATGCATCTTTTCTGGCAGCTGCAGCTTTACTAGCTCTTACATCTTTCTTGAATTCAATTGGTTTAAAATCAAAAGCAGTTGTCATTTGCTTAAGTTTATCATCCAATTCTTTAGTCAATCCAAGTTCTTTTAACATCTTATTTGTTTCAAGAGCATTTCTAATATCATCCTTTTGCCAATCAGTACCCTTATCTTTTCTATTCTTATAATAGGCATTTATTTTTGTGGTATCAACAAAACCATAAGTTTTTGTACCTTCTGAATATTCTCCATTTGAGTTTTGTACCCAATGTGGAATTCTTGTAATACCTGCTTTTTTAAGAATATTAGTAATACCCTTCTTATCCCACAAGTCAGCCCAATCATCCATACCTACAACATAGTATGGTCCTTTACCGATTGATTTTACAACAACATCATTTACTTCCTTTCTACGACTTTTAGCAATTGCTAAGTCATCATAATAAGCACCCAAATCATCTAATTTTCTAGCATCATCATATTTATCAATAATATCCATAAATTCAGATTTATTTAATGCTTCATTTATAAAATTTTTTAATGATTCCATTCTTTTTTGTATTTAGTTAATTAAAAATATTTTAAATTAAATATTTAAGAATTGTGACTTAAGATTAGGTTTAGATATTTCTGGTTCAGAAACATCAGGTTTTTCTTCTTCTTTTGTCAAATTCTGAGTGTCGCCTTCATCTGTCTCATTGACAACTCTTTCAGATTCTTCGCTCCCACTATTATCTCTCTCGCAAATTCGTCCATCTTCTTTGATATCCTCTTCCTCTTGGTTGGTTTGTTCTTGTACTTGCTCATTTTCTATCTTATGTTCTGGTTCTTCTTTCTTATCTTCTTTTATTAGTTCTTGCACTTTATTCTCTTCCTTATATAAGTAACTTGTCAACATCTCTGTAAGCAAAAGTGCAGAAATTGGGAGAATTCCACCAACAAGATATGTTATAATTACATTACACATTTGGTCTGGCAAGTCTGTCCATATAAATACTGGTTCTTTGAAAAATCTTAGATTTTCCATTGAATTTGAAACAATGTATTTATATGACGAATAAACATTACCAAGGATTTGAACAAGGGTAAAAATCGAAAGTTGCACCCAAGTCATAATTTTCTTTCTTTGGTTTGGATTAGTTAGCAAACTAAACAATACTGCTGCTTGTCCAATTTCAAAAGTTATTGCTAGCATAACACCTAAAGCTGGAGCATTAGCTAAACTGAAAAATGCAACAGCATGTATACCAGAAACTAAAGCAACACTAAGGTACAATGCAGCAAATAACCCAATATAAATGTACTTTGTTATTTTCTTCTTATTCATTTTCTTATTTTAAATACTAAACATTATAAATATAGTTATTTGTCTTTAATAAGTTCACTCTTACTATTATCAAAAACCATATCTTTTTCTTCTATTTCTAACTTTATCTTATCATCCATATATTTTACAATATTGCTTGATCTAGTTCTCTTGAAGATATCCCATAAGTCATATAGCAATCCATCATCAGATGTATTTGCAACATCAAACTCTGACCAATCCACAATGAATCTCAGATTTTCCAATGCATACTTCTTCAGGTTATCTTGTTCACCTTTAAAGTTGTCATCTAATGATTTGTCAAATTCAAATGTACAATGCAATCCATCTTTTGCGTCTTCTTTCTTTTCAAACTCAAATCTAGTATCTATAATATTATCAGCATTAGCTCCAAAATATTTTTTAGCTAAATTATCATCAGATGGTATACTTTCAAGAAGCAAATCAGATATATATTGATTGATATCATCATCTGTATAGTCTTCTGGTACTTCTATTACAAAAATACCTTTTCTGTTTTCTGGATCTTTCACCTTCCAAATAACTTCAAAGTCATTCAACCTGATGGTCTGATCTCTATCTTCATTTAGAGAAAAAGGAGAGTTCGTTGCCAAGCTCTCCTTCATATATTCCACTAATTGTTTCATAGTTTTATCCAATTCTAATTTGTTCCTGATAATGGTCCTTCATGACCTTTCATTCTGCCATTTCTCTTCAAACAAGCATCAAATATTTTTGATGAACTTGCTTTTGATTTAGCAGATTCCCAATCTTCTCTATTCACAAATATAGATTCAGGATATATCTTGTAATCTGTATACCATCTTATATCATATTTATCTACAAGTTTCCATACATCTATCATCTCATTGAGTTCAAGAACGTTTTCATTATCCGTAGGATCCATTTTTGTTGGAGCATCACATTTCTTCTCCAACAGCATACATGCTAAACTTCTCATTTATAAATCTTTATGGTTTGGATTCATTGCCTTACAGATAGCATTGATAGCAGCCTTATCATCTTCTGAATAATTACCTAAACACTCATCATCTTCATATTTCTTGCCTTTACCATGATTTAAGAATACAGGGATCAGTTTATCTGTATCTATAATATAGAAGAATTCAACTTTACCGGTATTAGTAAATAATTCTACAAAAGTAAATGGCTTTTTTGATTCTAAATCATTTATCTTTTCAGCAACTCTTTTGAATTCTTTTGATACATAATTCCATTTATCTTGAGATATGATAGATTGACGTAAAAAGATTTGTCTATCTTGATCTTTATTAGCAGCTACATATATGTTCGCGATGAATTCCAAATCATCATTCTGGATTTCAAGACATGTACCTCTACCAAAATTTCTTAAAATTGGACCACCTCTCCAATTCTTAGCTAATGCTTTAAGTCTGACAATAGATTTCTTATCAGCATTATAGTAGATGTTGAATTTCTTTTCTTCATCATCTGGATCTTCATCCATCAATTCTTTATCAATATTGTCTTTAAACGCCTGCAAGAACTTTTCTGCTCGAGGATCTCCAAGTTTCTTTGCTTTCTTAGCAGCATTCAAATATGTTTCACCTTTCAATTCAAAAACATATTCATCAAGTTTTTCGTTTAGATATTCCGAAATGCTAATCATTTTTTCCTTTATTTAATATATTTATTGTGTCTATAATTTTCTTAAGAATATAGATATTATCATAGTTGTCTGGTAATCCTTTTGCATCATCATTCATCATATCAGTCAATGCATTGAAGTTGATTCCACTGTTATCTACCAGTTTCTTGAAACTATCTATATCCTTTTGATAGGACGCGTTTAACATAAACGCGTCCAATGCAGATGATTCTATTCCTTTAGACCAATTGTCAAATTTCCATTGAATGTTATCACCATCCAATTCTTCTTTCATGACTACATAGCTCTTAAGATTAATCATTGCTTTCTACCAGTATTTTTGAACCAATCATACAACTGTTCTGCAAAGTCAACTTTTTTAAAATCGAATGCAACCTTCATAGTATCATAGTTTGAATCATGAATTTCTATATACAGATATTCTTTTCCACTTATTGTTTCTGTATGAGCATCAAATGAAATTTCTTTGCTTTGACTTGAAGTGATCCAATCTTCTTTATTAGGTCCACCATCACTGTACATGTTCAGATTAGATACTAATTCAGATATGGCTTTGCTTTTTGACAACTTAGATAATTCTATATACTTGTCAATGAATTGCTTGAGAGTAATCTTCATTGTATATCTTTCAATGCTACTCTCAAGCAAATATTCTGATAGGCTTTTCATCTTACTTACTATTCTTTATGAATAATTTTTCATTTAGTTGTAATCTTCTATTTTATCAAGAGTTTTCTTTAGATTATCATACAACTTACCTTTACTAGAAGCAGCATCTTTAAGCATAGTCTCAAGTTCTTTTTTACTTTCATTATCAAGTTCAACAGACATATAAAGACCATCTTCTTTTGCCTTTCCATAACTTTCACCATTTACAATAGGGAAAGGTGTTGTATCAGGAACTGTAATAGAATTTCTCTTAATAGCATCAATATTTTCTGCTCTGTTAAAAACTACACTACCATTTGCTGTTACAGTTAACCAAATAGAGTCATTCCAATAATCTACTTTCAAATGACATAAAGCACCGGTTTTACTAAATCTTGTATTTTTTTCTTTTGTAAAATATATAGTGCAATATGCTGTGTCTCCACTCATTTTAACTTTGATTTCAGGAATATTGGTTGCTTCAGCTCCAAATTGCTTAGATGGATCTAAAGCTTCAGTTATTGATTCAAATAATGATTTCATTTCTTATTCTGTATATGATGTATTTTGCTCTGATATTCTGAATACTGATGGATCAGCATTTCTCTGATCTTCATCATTCAAACACTCTTTGTAGAGAGAATACAACTCAGCAAATGCTTTATTCAACTCTGGAGTATTCTTAATGTACTGAAGAACTTTGAAATTAGAATTAGTAACTTCTGATGGATTCTTCATACCATACTTAGCCATAATCTGCTTTGCTTTAAGCTTCTCATGACCAAACAATCCATTCATACTATAGAATACATCAAGCTGCTTTTCAGTAAATTTCTTCTCAAGCATCTTAACAATCATCTTCCAAAGCTTAGCAATATCCTGCTGGTCGAGTGAAGCATCTGCATCTTCTTTAGAGTCAACCTTATCAAAGATTCCCTTGCCTTCATCTCCACCACCAATAGGTGATTCACCAGATACTGAATTCTGCTTTGTATTTCTACCTGTATCTTTACGTTCCTTATTCTGAACAGAAACTGGAATACGTACTAAGTGTGAAGAATTCTTGATATTTTCGAGGATTACAATGCGAATCAAATAGCTAGCATAGCTCAAGAAAGTGAATGCCTTACGCTTCTTCATTTCATCCTTCAATTCTCCAGCCATCTCTTCTGCTTCAGCATTCTTTCCACCACGCTTCTTAGCAGTCTCTTCAGAAGACTTACCATATTGGTTCATTGCAATTGTAAGACCTTCCATACCGAAAGCAAACAAATCGTCAAGAGAGAAGCTAGACTTTCCATTGAATCCACGAGCAATCTTCCAAACCAATGGAGTATACTTCTTAGCTACGGCATCACGACCCTTCTTAGTCTTCAAATCAAGCAATATCTCATCTGGTGAAATCTCATTCTTAATAATTGCGTTGAATTGCTCTTCAGTCTGGAATACTGGCACCTCAAGAAGACGGTGAGCCTTAGCAAGTGTTCCAATCCACTTGTACAATTCCTGCAACTTAGGATCTTTTGGTTTACCCTTACCATAGAAATTTTGCAATGAGCCAAGCTCCTTCATATATGTAGCATTGTTTACAATCAACCAATTGATGATTTCTTTAGCCTCAACAGAAATGAACTTGTCTGCTGTAGTAAGATATGTCTTAAGCTTAGCAGATGGAATGAAATCCAAAGTATCATTCTGTATATCAAGTGACTTAGCTTCTGCAACAAATTCTGATAATTTCTTCATATTTTCTTGAACTTTTTAAGTTTGAATTTCTAAATTTATTTCAAACATATCTTGAAATTAATCAAGATTATGTTCTATATTTTAATAACGAGATGAATATAGAACAATAGGATAAAATTTCAAACAAAATATGAAAAATTTTATTTTTTAATTGCCTAATTCACCTATTAGATAAAAATAGAGAAATTTATCATGATCTATAAGAAATCACATGGTATAAGTTGGATATTTAAGAAAATTGGATCAAATACTCTGACTTGGAGATTAGTAATGTTAGTACAATCAATATACAGATACATTACTGACATGTCATATATATCTGATACTTTATACAGTAAAGAATTCCTTACAGTTCTGAAGCAGTATCTCAGAATATCTGTAAAGAAAGATTGGATTGGAAGATTGTATGGAGTAATAAACCCATATATTAATATTGATGGAAAGATTGACTTCAACAATACAATCATAGAAATTGATGGGGACAATACAAACAGTAATGAATATGTGAAGAATTGGGTATACAGACAGTTCAATTTGATTGACAATCTATTCAAGATAAACAAGCTTTATGATTATATTAATGTTGACATAAAGCATGTAGGACCATTGAATGCAGACAACTATCTTATTGTAATTGATATTGTTAGCAGAAAAGAAATGGCTTATGCTTTGAAACGTGTTTTGAAACAAACTATATTATATATGATTATCGCACTAAGTGCAGTAATATTGCTATAAATTTACGTAAATTAAAAACTATTATGAGTAAGAGAAAGTTATCAGAAGTAGAAAAGAATCAGCAAATTTACAATGACTTTGTAAAGACACTTGAAGGTAAGACAAATGAAGAGTTGCTTGCAATGGAGCAGGATCTCATTAAGGAAATTGACAAGCATGACCGTAAGGTTGCAAAGTATGAGTTTAAGGTTGCTGATAAGGAAGCATTGAAGGAAGCTGTAGAAATTTATCGTTTCTTCATCAATAAGCAGAAGCTCCAGTTCAGTTATGTTGAAGGAATGCTTCAATTGTGGGATGCATTCAATCCAGATCTTGAGACAATTCCATACCCAGTTTTGGATACAATCCTTATGAATCTGGGTCAGCTTCAGTTTGAAGGTCACGATGAGTGGGTAAAGATCATGAAGTTCAATGAGTTTACCAAGCCATATTCAGATGAATATACTAAGCTTAAGGCTCGTACTTACTTGCTTTCAGAGGAGCATTCAGCTCTTCAATCTAAGCTTGGACTTGATGATGCCGCTGCATCTAACAACAAGTAAGAGTTAATTACTGAATGGAGAACTTAAGTTCTCCATTTTTAGTTTTATAAAAAATTTTAGAAAATGAAAATAATAGATAATTTGCCAATATGGGAGCATGAAGATTTTGTAATGAGAAATCCAATGGTTGATTGTAAAGCAGGTAATACAGTAATAGGATGGATGATTGTAGATAAAGATACTGATGTACCAGAATCTTTTCAAATATCATTTACCAAAGATGAATTGACTAGGTATTGTAAGGTGTTTGATAATATAGTTAGTTTAGCTGTTGGTGCGATAGTTAGTACGATAATTAATGAATCTGTAAGCTACATTACAAATTATGTTGATACACATGATTTTGGAAATATGAATTATGAGTGTATAATGGATCATGTTGAATTTCTATCTAAATTGAGATTTGAAGTACATACTTGGTTTGTACATGACAATATCAATATACTTAAAAGTTTTGAAGAATTGATTAAAGAAAAAATGAAATGAATATGAGTAAAGTATTAGAAAGTCTTAAGAAATATTTTGAAGAAACACCAAAAGAACAATTAGACAAGGACTTTAAAGAAATAGACAATAAATGGGGTCATATAGGACCAACAGTTGAAGAATGGTTAGAAAGCAATTTTAAAAAGTAATTTATGATACATTTTAAATATTCAAATAAAGCTAATCAATATGTTTTTTTAAAGATAGATGGTTATAATGATTTAAAAGCTATTGCAAAACTTAAAGAAAAGATGAATTTAGTAGACCCAATATGTTATTTAAAATCATATCAAGGTACTCCATATACACAAGATTTTCTTTATGAATATGTTCAAAAATCTGGACAGAAAGTTTGGTATGCAAGTATTGGATTAACCCAAACTATTTGCAATATATTAAAGGAAAATAATTATGAATATGATGGAATACAAAAAGAAAAATATTTAACTGAATTTAATTTATCTTTTGAAGAATTCAAGAAAATAGTTGACAGTTGGAATTTGAAGTATACACCAAGACCATATCAGTATGAAGGGGCATATAACATATTGCAACGGAAGCGATCAACATCTGTATTTGCTACAAGAGCTGGTAAGACTATGCTTAGTTATATAGTTTTCAGGTATGCAAGAGAATATCTTGGTGTACGTAGAATATTAATGATTGTACCAAGTATTGACTTAGTAAAGCAAGGATATTCTGACTTCAAAGAATATGGAGATTATTTCAACAGTGAATGTCTTTGGTCTGGTGGTAAGTTAGTTGAATCATCTGACTTGACAATTACAACATTCCAAACACTTGTGAATTTCTTAAATAAGAATTCAAAACGTTACAATCCACATTTCTTTGATGGTAATGGAATAGATAGATGTGGATATGATATGGTGTTTGTTGATGAAACACATCGTGCTACTGCTAAATCTATTAAGGATATAATAAGTCAGCCATTCATGTCAAATGTGAAGATAGCATTTGGAATGACAGGTACTTTACCAAAAGATTTCACTATAGAAAGATACTGTATCAATGCATTGCTAGGTCCTAAGATACAAGAATTGAATCCAAAAGACTTACAAGATGGTGGCTATATTTCTGATGTTAAGATAACACAATGTAGATTGCAGTATATGAATGAATGGCAATCCATTAAAGATTGGATAAAATGTGCAGAATATTGTTTGTCAATATTTGAGGAAGTACCTAATAAGAAGAATCCAAAGAAAATGGACCATGTACCATTGACAGATCCAAAATTCTTAATTGCTTATAAGAAAAACCTACCACAAGGTATTATTGATGCTAAATGGAAGATATATGGAGAAAAGAAGCCAGATACCAGTAAGATGACTGATGAACAATGGCAACAATATCAAGATCTACAGTATAAGCATTTTCTTCAGATGGTAATACAGGAATCTACAAAGACCAATGCATTACATGTTGAAATGATGACTGTGCATTTCAAAGAAAGAAGAATAGATTGGTTGATAGCAAAGCTTAAGGATTGCCCTAACAATACATTGATTCTTGCACAACATCGTGAATATATAAAATATGTTTATGAAAGAGTGAAAGAAGCATACCCAGATAGAGAAGTCCTATATGTAATAGGTGGTTCTAAAGACAGAAATATTGTGAAAGAAGTGATGAAAACCAAAAATAATGTGATACTGATCGCAGGGTATTCCATCATGAGCACTGGTATTACACTTTCTAATCTTTGTCATGGTTTCTTATTTGAATCATTCAAATCTCAAGTAATCAATATGCAATCTATTGGTAGAGGACTTGGTTTGTCAGATATGAAAGATGCTTATGAACTATATGATGTTACAGATCAATTTGACCCTAAGATAGCTAGCAACAAGATATATCTGCAAGGACTTCAAAGATGTAAGTTATATAGAGAACAGAAATGGTCATATAACATAGAAGAGATTCCTTTGGAAGATTGCGTACATATAGATCAAAGAATAGTTGACTTTGTATATAAGAAGAAACCAAAGATAGAAGAAAAGAAAAAGAAAGAAAGGACTGCTAAAACAGCACTTGCTTTTGAAGAACAAGATTTATTTAAATAAAATGCGCTATGAAAAAATTAAGTGAACTTATAAATGAAAAGCTATCTGATATAGAAGGTAAATGGGACCCACCAGAAGGATTGTTTGCAAAGAACAATCCTAGAGAGATAGCTCAGATATTATTAGATGCTTCAGATTCAGAAGGTCAAGCAATGAAAAGACTTGTATTCTATATGAACAGAGCAGGAGAAGATTGTCCTAATAAGACAATTTTGAATAAAGTAAAAGATATATTGAGAAGCAATACAAAATGAGGAAGACTTAAGTCTTCCTCATTCTTTTTATTTAAACAATGTCTTTAAATAATTCTTTACTTTAATACCGGTCAAGTCATCGATATCAATATTGCCACATAAATCAACAACAATTTGCAAGTCATTAGCCAACTCATCTGCTGTATATTGCTTATCATCTCGATCTCGTTTAGCTGGAATACTTTTCTTACCAAGCTCACTCAGCTTGTCTATTGCATCAGACAATTGTATCATTGATTTTTCTTCTTTTATTAAGAATTCATTAAGAGATTTCATACTTATATATTATTTAGTTTGATTTTTGATTTTTATGTCCTATATGCCACTTATTGCAGTAATTACAATAATATGGTTCTAAATCATCATTCTTTTGCCTATATAAAAATAAAATTGCGTCCTCTTTAGAAGAAAACGCAATTTTGCTATGTTTGTTTTTGTTATAATGTGATCTTTTTGTTTGAGATATTTTCTCTGGCAACTTAAGAAACATTAAACCTTCTATATTTATTTTTAATTTAAAATTTGAGTGAGATAGTCAATTGCTTCATCTCCTTCAATATCAGTAATAGAAATATCTCCATCCAAATCCATTATTTCTTCAAGATTCGTTTTAAATGACTCAACTGTTTCTGGATATCCATCAAATGAAGAAAATGGAAGAACTTCATTTTGTTCCATGGTTTCCAACTTACTAATAGCATCACTCAATTTAAAATTCATTTTATTCATAATTTTAATAATCTTTATTTTGTTTAACTTATTTCATCAAATCAATAAGGTACTTCTTAGCTTCCTTATGAGTAATTTCATTAATATCAACATCACCAACAATGTCAATAACACCTCTAAGATCATTTCTGAACGTTTCTACAGTATATTCTTTCTTAGGATCTGAGTACTCATCATAAAATCCAAGCTTCTGCTTAGGATCCATACCTGCTAATCTGTTATATGCTTGAGAAAGTTTGATTGATTTTCCTTCGAGAATTTCTACCAATGTCTTCATTTATGTATAAATAAAATTTAAATAAAAATAAATATGTCCAGAACTAAAGCACAATACTTCATAATATCATAGTCATGATGATTCTTATCTAATACATCTACTAACTGATTTAAGAAAACTTTCTGATTAGTGATGTATTCAAACAATGTATCTGCGATATCAAGATACTGTGGAGTGTTCTCCTCTTTGTAGCCCATGTTTACATAAGACTTATATATCTTACAAATAATCTCATAAACTACACTCTTGAGAGCTTCATTTGTCAAATTCTTCATGTTGTGCTCTAACTGGTTGTGTAGCTGTAAGAAACGGAATGCGATAGAAGTTGGAGCACTCAAGTTGAAATTGTTTACTGTATTTGAATTCATCATAATCATAAAATTTTAAATATTCATTATTAAATTAACATATCTAATATAGAACAATCTTCTAAAATTTCAAAATATTGGCAAAAAAGTTTGGCCTAAATTGAATTTTATTGTATTAAGAAGCATTCTTGTATGTTGATATTGCTCTTCTTTAATATCAAACAATGAAATGCAATTTGACTCATCATCAAACAATTCTTGGATAGACTTCCAAATAGCCGTTGCATGGTCAAAAGCCAAATCATCTTTCCTTAGACCTACCAATGATACCCATTGTACTGTTGATGCATCATCTTGTGCTTTTATCAAACCTTCAAAATCATCATGAACTGTATCAGCATATACAATAGAAATGCATCTCTCTCGTGGATCTCTTCCTTCTTTAGTAAGAGCACAAACCTGAAACATATAACTCAAGCTCAAGTTTGTCTCTTCCTTAAGTTCACGAATAGCAGCACTCATAGCAGATCTGTCTTCTGGATCTAAGAATCCACCAGGAAGAGCTAACTTTCCTTTGAATGGTTCATTCTTACGAGTGATGAGCAACACCTTTGGATTATTTGGATCCTTCAAATTGAAGATCACGTTATCTACTGTAACTGCAAAATGTGGATATTTATATGTATAACTCATGTTTATTATTTTTTGTTCGGATATAATATAGAACAATTTTTAAAAATTTCAAATAAATATCATTTTAAAATACAAAAAATATTCACACAGGTAGCGTAAAATTTTCTTAGGTTATAATTTATACTCCTAAGTATTTTTCCGCTCCCTGTGTGACCAAGGCGCCATCCTAGAGAATCCTTCACTTATATGCTATCGTATAGTCCTTTTAGTCAATCTATAAGTGCCATCTTCATATTTGATTATTCTATAAAATGTCCAGTTGCTTGACTTCATCCATCCATAAGTAGATATGTCTTTCTTTGTATCATATCCTCTCATAGGTGAATATACCCATTCTACAGGATATGTTGCTAATGTATCAGCAATACATACACTATCTATAAAATGACGATCAACTATTGTATCAAGTTCATATTGCATTGTTGTATTGTCAATTTCTTTTGGTGTACCACAAGACATGAAGAAGAATGACAATATAATAGAAAACATCAATATCCAAGTGATTACTGTAGCTTGCATTTGTGTTAGATTTCTTTTCATCTAATTTTTAAATATATATTTTATTAATAATCATGAGAATGTTAGGTTGTAAAGCATCAAAAATAGATGCTCATGATAAGAAGATCACCAAGAATTTGACTAATAAGATTCCTGATGAATATAGCTTTGTAAATTATCTTAGTCCAATAACAGATCAAGGTTCAACAAACATGTGTGTCACCCATGCTCTTGCATGTTTCTTGAATTGGATTACCGATATGAAGTTGAAGACTTCAAAGAAAGACAACAACATTGATTTGAAACAGATATATAATGCAAGATCAGATAAGGATCATGATAATGGCATGTCTATCAAAGAAGCATTGTCATTAGCAAGAACACATGGTATAAAATCAAATGTTGGAACTATAAAAATCCATGACTTTGCAATGATAGGAAGTGAACAAATCTTGAAGCAAGCAATATTATGCAATGGTCCAGTATTGATAGCATTACCAGTATATGATAGTTCAAGAAATGATTTTTGGAACGGGGCAGAATTAGAAGGAGGTCATTGTGTTGCTGTTGTTGGATATGATAAAAATGGTTTCATTATCAGAAACAGTTGGGGCAGAAGTTATGGAAGAAATGGATATTGGACTTTACCTTATAGTGAATTCAATAAGATAAAGGAGATTTGGACATGCATATAAATCAATGAACAAAAGGTCAAGCTGTTGCTTGACCTTCATTAGTTTTATTAGTAGTTGTGGTTGTGTATTTTCTTTGATTTAAGCGTGCTGTCATTTCTTCAATAAACTCTCTAGAACCTTTTATTACCATCTTACCATTACCATCATCTTCTTTATCTTTTTCCTCGAATGATTTTTGGCATTCTTCTTGCATCATTCTGAATATATCTTCTAGTTTAGTAACAACATCATCAAGTTGTTTCTGTATAGATAAAGTAGAATTCTGCAATGATGTAAGAGACTGATATAATGTTGACTTTGACATGGACAACGCTATGGCCATTATAATACTGTCTTGTGCCTTCTCATTTATAGTTAGCATTTTGAGAAGTCTCCTTATGCTTTGCATTTCTGTTTGGATTTTACAGACAATATATGGATGTTCATCAACATACTTTGCATCAAAATAATATCCTGAAAGACGTTCTACTATGAACTGAGCTTGTGTTGCAGATTCAGATTCTACTTTCTCTAAGTCAAGATCAAGCCTAGGCATTTCAAGCTCTTCTTCTGGATCATCAGTCAAAACTGGATCAGACTCATTCAACATTGCTTCAATGTCATTCCATTCAGGGTTTTCTTTATCAACCTTTTTCCACCCAGTTTTACTCATTCAAATTCTACATAAAATATATTTTATTAAAAATAAATTAGATCAATCGGTTTTCTTAACTACCTTATAGAACTTAGAATTCTCCTTGATTCTGTATTCTCCTTTTATTTTCTTTTTCAATTCTTCTGGATCATTGAGTAAGTCAGTACTGAATCCAAAAGTAACGATATGCAGCTTACCATCCTCAAGATAATCATATTTACCATAGATGAATACTTTGTTTCCAACAATTGTCTTATGGAAACCTACTAATTCACCAGGAACTACAGTATTTCCAAAATTATCTGTTACTGCACCTTTAATATTCTCAAACATATCTTTAAACTGTCCCATAATAATCATTATTTTTTGTTCAGATATAAAATAGAACAATTATGATTTATTTCAAATTTTTATATGGGATTTTTAAAGAATTATGCACTTGCACTTCCTTGCATATCTATTATCTTTCTAGCTGTATCATTTATCATAAGATGTTGGCTTGTAGGATACTGTTGCAGCAATTCTGATAAATTATCTATATAGGAATCAAAAAGCTTGAAGTTAGTAACTGTCCCAGGTATACCATTTATCATTACATCTTGTTTTTCATCTTCTACCATTTCTACATTCCATTTTGTTACTTTATGTGCTGTCAAATTATTCAAGTCAAACTTGTAATGTGCTGGTTGTAGTTTATATAGAGGGATATTTTCATTGTAAGAATATTCCGAAACTCCTAATTCTACTACATTTCTAGATTTAGACCATCTCAGATATATGAAATAATGATTGTCAGTAATATTGGCATCTTGTTTAGGTAAGTATACAGAACAATCTTCTATATTATCCAAGCTTACTTTGATTCTTCTGTTTGTCATCTTCAATCTAAGTATGATATGGCCTATCTTTATGAGTTCAGAATCATAATCGTACATTCCATTCAAACCAACAATAATGCTTGTACTACCTTCTTCACCACAATATTTTCTTTGATAAACTATCTTATTCTTAAGTCTGTATAATGATGATGGATCAAACTTGTAACATCTGTCACTTACCAATGTTCCTCTTTGATAGATATTCGTATCTACAAAGTTTGTACCTTCTGATGTAACATACTTTCTACAAGAATCGGATTCATATACAGGATACATGCCGTTTCCAGAATATGTTGGAGCTTCTATTGTTTCTTCTCCACTATCTAATCCTTCTTTATCCCCAAACAAATCTTCATACTTTGTCTTTACTAAGCTATCTATAGTAGAATCGAAATCTCCCAAGTCAACAGAACCTTTTTCTTGATATTTTACTAATGCCAATTTGAATGTAGTATTGTTCCACATCAATGAGCCATTCTTCTCTTCGTATGCTTCATTTACCATCCACATTCTTTTCATCATTGGAATATATATCAAATCACCTTCCATTGGCTGTGCAGTAATTCCAAAAGCTGTAGCAAACATTGTCTTACTTATCTCGGTTTCCCAATCGGTTTGCCAATCTAATCCAAAATCTGAAAATTCCGGTTTGCTGCTTGGCATCTGTCCTTCATTTACTATAAGCTTTATCTGCTTTACTGATTCCACATTCATGAGAGTATACTCTTTGAATGTAATATCTTTGGAACCAGAATCAGGCTTAAGTTTGAAGTAGTATATAGGTATGCCAATCATACAAGCAACACTATCAGATAATGATTGCTGCAAAGCTATAGCTGAAGTAAGACCAGCATAAGGATTGTATTTGTTAGATGATTCACAAGATGGTGATGAGATACCAGAAGCAATCGAAGTGGTATAGTCTACACTTTCATCACCATCTTTTACATCATTAACAACACCATTTACTTTAAACTTTATATAGAAATCAGATGGACTATCAATCAGTATTCTTTCCGCATCATCATAGGAAGCAAAACATGACCAATTGATACCATCATAACTCCACGATACTTCTAAACAAGAAGCATCATATTTTACATCATCACAACCAAGTATAGATATTGATGACATATCATTAATAGCCATTGTCAACAATACCTCTTGAGCAGGCATACAACTATTGAAATCCATGATATTGCATATATAACTAAATTTTATGGGAGAGGTGTTTTCTTTCCTATATACCAGTTTGCTTCCCATCTACGACGTTTCTTCAAACCAGCTAATCCTCTATGATCTGACAATGTTGACCAAGTAGACCAAATAGTTTGCATAGGTGCATGATTTGCTATCAAAGAACATACTTTATATCTAGATAGTGTCAAGAATCCAGGACCAAAATTGAATGTAGCACAAGTCAATGCATCTATCTGATTTTGTGCTAATCGCAAACCTCTTGAAGAAGCCCAATTTCTGACTTTAGAACTGAACTGTTGAACATGGGTAACATATAATGCTTCTAATTCTCTTTGTGTCCATCTTGGCTTTATCTGATCCATGTATTTTCCGTTTGGATGAACCAGCAAACCATAGCCATAAGTCTTATGTCCTTTGTCATGTCCATATCCATTCAAATCCTTAGGTGTCATTTGATAACCATAACTATGGCCAGTTTCAAAATGACATATTGCATTGAACATTTCTTGGCTTACACCAGATGCTCCTGCTGAAAGATTTCCCATTTTCATTCCTTGTGTAATTGCTGTATATCTAAATATATATAGAAGACCACATTGTCCACCATATACCCAAGCTCTTGGTTGTCTGAAATCTGATATCCACTGTTTACCTGTATACATGCATATATGTCCAGGTCCTCCTTTAGGGTTCGCCATAACTGCTATATCACCAGGCATAGCTTCCCTCATATAAGTCTTATATGCTGGATCATATTTTATAAGCTTTATACGTTTGAACCCAACCGTTGGTAAGAATTTTACATATTCTATTGCATTTTCAGGATGACCAGCTAAAGACAATCCACCAGCTTCTATAGCTTCTCTCACATATCTAGCACATCTGTGTGTGGACTTTTCATGAGAAGCACTTACTAAATGATTGATAGATTTTCCTAAGTCCCAATTTCCAACAACACCACCAGAAAAATCCATACCAAAAGAACCTAAATCAAATGATCCATTGAAGTGCCCAGTCTTCATCCATTCAACAATAAGGTCACCTATAGATTTATCTGGATCCACATAATTGGTAGCGCCAACTTTATTTTCTTGATAGTTTTTCTCTTCTTCACAATAAGCTTCATTATCATATTTCAAAGACAGATCTTGATTGGTATCAAATTCTTCTTCTAGCAAATTATGATATTCATGTCCACCTTTAATGTTTCTTTCATCATACTCCAAAAATGATTCAAGTATCTCTTTACCAAGCTGATTTCTAGCCCATGTAAGATTTTTCATCAATTCATGGGTTCCATCTTCTTCATCTGCTAATACCCATTGTGGTTCACTAACAGATGGATCTATGCCATTAGGTGTGTATGCATCTTTCTTTACTTTATCTAATTCAGCTTTATTTGACTTAGCAGTACTATCAGAAGATTTGTTCTTATTTGTTTGTTTAGGTTTTTTACTTTCTGGAGTATCCTCTATCAAAGTCTTTAATGCATCAAGTAAACCCATAGTCAATCACTAAACCATACTTTTGAATTCAAGAAGCTGTGATATTCCACTAGCTCTTTCTTTGATATCATGCAAATCTATTATATCTTCCGGATATTTGAAAAAGTCATTATATTCCAAGAATACAATTCCTATTAAATTATTGTTACAACTATAAAGTCCAGCATAAATCATATTGCTAACATTAAGTTTGTTCTTCAAATGGTCATACAATACTGGAGATCTTTGTTCTAATGTTTTCATTTCAGAACTTCTATATACTACAATACCATCATTATCTATAAGATCTGTCATAACAGGAGAAAGTATTGAAAGTTGAAGATTTTTTACCTTTCCTGATATAGGTGTAACATTTCTTTGCATGTTTTCATAAGATAAATCATACCATAAGAAACCGAGGTTATTCAAATTGCTTGTACTATTATGGAATTCAATTACACCACATCTTCTAGCATGATAGAAATTCATCATCTCAAATATTATCTTTTGCATTTTGTCAGATATATCCATTCTATGGTTCATACTAGCATTATGTATTTTTAGAGCATTCTGGTCTCTAAGATTCATAGTTTTTTCTATCAAATTGATCAGACTAGTTTGCATTTGATTGTTTGATGAAGTTAATGTACTTAACAAATCTTTATTTTGGTTAGCTAATGTAGTAGATATGTTTTCAGATAAATCTGCTATAGACTTTTCTGTCTTTTTATCAGAACGAGTTATCAAGAAATATAGCAAGCCACCTAAGACAAGTATACCTAATCCTAAACCGCCAAATTCCTCGATTATTTTAATGAAGAATTCAAACATGATATATAAATGAAATGTGGAATATCTTTAATTTAATAAAAATATTCCACATGTAAACCTGAAGTCTTTTTAAGGTTTTTCTGTTTCTATCATAGGTCTACCTGTAATAGTATCAAACCATATTTTCTTCACTTTATGATATTCATTCAATATATTGCTTATATCAGAATATTGATTCAATAATGTTCCAACCTCTATCATTGGTCCACCTGATGGATCTATGAAAACTATATGTCCATTATCATGTGCCACTCTTGATGCTCCATATTCTGAAACAAGATACCAAATATACCCATGATTTCTATATGTATCATTAACCGGTGTTTCTTCTAATACCATGAAATTATCAGAACAATCATGGGAATATAAATTGATAGTTATATTTTTGAATCTTACATTTTCATTTATCATGTCCCATACTTGATAGAACAAAGATTCATAGTCAGAATTGTTTTCTATGGTGAAGTCAAAATTTTCTTCATCATCCAAATCATGTTCGGCAACATTGTTCAATTGGGTAATCCCATCTCTTACAATGTTTATCATTACACCTTGATGTGTTCTGATAAAATCAAATTCATGTAAGAATCGTACATCAGTACAGATAGCGTATTCAAGATTTGTTCTTTGATTGATTTTCTTTTCTACAACATTTGTAAATATTCTTTTAGAAATAGAATTCTGCAATACATAAGTACCAACATAAACAAGAATTTCTCTTAATGACATATAAAATTTATCATCAGATTCTTGATACATACTTGTATTCACATAATAGTCTTCTGCTGTTATGATATGTTTAGGATCTGGTTTCTCTTTAGTAAACTCAAATCCTTTGTTGATACAAATCCAAGAATTAGCTTTTGATGTATAGAAATACTCAACATTTACTTGAAACATATTCGCACACAATTCCTTCAATTGATCAGCAAAAGCAATGCACATACACTTATTATACATCTTATCTGGAGGAAATGTTGCAGTTTCTTCAGGATTGAAATTTCTCTTGAAACTATCCCAAGCGCTTCCTTTATCTGAAAATGAATAATTCAAAATATGTGATAGCATTTTTGCAACTGTATCTTTTCCAGATCCGGCATACCCATTCAAACCAATATATAATACTCTTTTCATTCTCTATTGTGTTTTTATTATACAAATAAAATATAGAAATAATGGTTAACGCATTTCATCTTTAGATGTTATCATTTCTTCAGTATCGCAACCACTCCAAGCAAATCTAGTATACTCTTTAGTAGATGGACTATCAAACCCAGTATTTTTCTTACCAGGAATCAATTCTATAGGTTTAGATTTATCTTCATCTTTTCTACCCTTATTTATCTCATCATACATCAAATCTTTAGTGTCCTTTTTTTGTTCATTATCTGCATTCTTCTTGGTTTCTTTACTTTGATTTTGGCCTTTTGTTGCATCATTTATTTGACCTTTAGGAGGTGTTTCTGGTGGAGTTTCTAAGTTTATGTTTGTTTTAGCTTTTTGATCATCATTAAATTCTATAGTATTGTAAGGAGAACATAATGATAAGTATATTCCATTCTGACCTTTAGTATACATCTTAGATATTTCTGTAGCATCTCTTGACATAGCATGCTTTAATGATACGGATACATGTAAGTCTGTTGGGAAATCATCAAATCCCAATGGTCCACTATGTGTTATCTTTGCATTTGTCATTATCAGATTTCCAAATGTTGCAATAGGATTTTTTGGATTACCTATAGTAACATGCCAAAGACCTACTTTAGCTCCAGTAAGCAATGAGTCAAAAGCATATAATGATGGACGACCTAATTTATTCTTTATAGAACCCATCATTGCTTGGCCAAGATTCATATCTGTCATCTTTTGGACTGTCTTTTGAGCCGCAGCACCCGCTTTATTCACAACTTCGCCAATAGTCATATTACCAGACAAGAGATCTTTAGCAGCTTGCAAAGCATTATTTGCCATATTACCAATATCGAATCCTGCACCTTTAGCTATATCAAGAAGGGCACCATTGAATTGAGTTAATGCTCCAGCTATGGCATCAGTGTTTGAACCCTCAAGATGGAATATGTTTTTCCATAAATCACCACCTGCTTTAGACAACCCCTCTAATACATTGTTGTATTTTTGCCATCCTGCTTTATTAGGTTTAGCTCCTAATACTTCACTCTTTCCTCCCCAGAATGTTCCTTTTCTATATGTAACTGTCAATATATTACCTAACAAATCTAAGAAAGCAGATTTTGGATTGATATTGTCATAAGCTCTCAACTTGTAAGAGAAATTCAAAGTGAATTCATGTTTGAATGTAAGCTTACCTTCATATATATGAGTATCCCAAATAGTATCTCTTGGGGTATACACCTTATTGTTATCATAATTTCTACCTAATGCTACATCATTATGCTGATATTCATGTGTATCAGCACCTATACCCATGCTGTTCATCAGTTGTCCAAGCAAACCACCTGAATTGATACCATGTGCTGTTCCTAAATTATATCCAGGACTTAAGTTGTTAATTATCTTACCAGCTATACCTCTACCTTCGTCATCTTCTTGGGAATCCAACTGCTGTATCTTAGCATCAAGCTTTTTCCAAGAAGCTTCATACTCATAAGACATGATATCACTAAGCTTATTATCATCAGTATCAAACCAAGTAATCATTCTTCCAACATCACCAATAGTAGACATTGGATCTTGCTTACCTTCACCTGATGTTGTTGTTACTGTTGATCTGAATATATTGTCACCAACGGGAATAGCAAACTTACGTAAAGTTATCATGTGATTGTTAGAAATCTTTCCAAGATCTTTACAATACATGAAATCTGCATACTTATATCTTGCATTACCAAGTATAGACTTTCTTACGGAACTGAGGTTAACCAACTCCCTTATAGAACAATCATCCAAGTTAGCTATTTCTTTTTTGTCATGTTTAGAAAGAAATGTACCATCCATCAAAGGAACATTTTCCATTATACCATAAACAGGCAATGCATGATAAGGATTGAACAATGATGGTGTCAAATCACCCCTAAAGTTATATGTTGTATACCTCTTTCCATTAGTACCTTGTTTTTCACCCTCGTTTCCAGTTTCTATAAGCATATCAGATAAGAAACATCTGTAATTGTTCACTACTTGGAATATCTCATTATTCATGTGAGTTGGTGTCCAAATGACTGCTTGCCTATTTGTTTCATTGTTTTTGCTAGCAGGAGGTGCCAACATATTTGATTCATATTTTACTGTTGGGTGTGAAGAGAAATCTAAATCATCTATCAATGAAGAAGTGTCCCTATCTTCATTATATCTTATACCATCAGTATCATAACCTTGTCCGGATGTTGCTTTTGATACTGCAGCGTTAAATGCAGATCTTAATGAATTGTTCAATACATCCTTCAAAGAATTAGATTGTTGTGGTGTAATGAGGTGAGAACCACCTTTATTTAATGTACTTGGAAATGATAACATAAATTGTTGTTTCAGTTTTCTTAATCTTATTTAAAAATTAAGAAACCAAAACAACAATCTAATTCACTTATTTCTTTTTTTGGTCAATCTACATTCATCTTTATCAAAAAGCAATTTTTTCAAGTTTTCTAATTGGTTATAAAGATAAACATGATGTTCAGAACCATTCATGTGACATGGCATATTGTCATAACATTTTTGCAGTACTTCATATATAGGCATAACATACTTTACTAATTGCATGTTGAAATCATGATAAGTATTTCTAATAGTGCAATGTTGTGCAATATATGGTTTAGCTGCTTCTAAATGTTTAATAAGATTGAATGACCAGTTTAGCAACTTATCATCATCTGGAATTGGACATTCATGATATGTATGATACATCATACTAATGCATTTGTCCAATTCCTTCATCTTATCTTTCATATCTTTAATGTTAATATCGACATTGTTAAAATCTGTCATCCCCATAATTTATTTCTTATGATCTTGTGAACCAAATCCATTTTCTCCACGTTCAGAATCTTTCATCAATTCTCTATAATCATCCTCAGAAAGTTCATCAATATCAGATACCTGCCAAATAGGAAGAATAAGCTGCTGAATAATTTTGTCACCACACCAAATCATTGGACTCTTCATATCCTTTGTAAAAGAAATAGAAAGATGTACACATCCAACATAATCTTCGTCAATCACCTGACTACGGACATCAAAACCTTCATTACCTTTACCTGACTTGTTCAAAAATACGCCAGCATAGTCATGTGGCAATACTTCATGAATACCTGAATTAATTTTAAGTTGGTCTCCAAAATCCAGCCAAAGACCTACTCTATCTTCTTTCTTATCATAAACAAGACGATGGTCACAGAAATCTTCCAACTTCTCTAATCTAGTATTATGATTGTTTCTAGTCATTACACTATCCAATGCTAAGAACAAATGTACAGTATCAAGTGTATTCTCATCTGCTCGTACGGCATCACCAATCTTCTCCATCAAAATACGCTTAGTTTCATTACAAAGCTCAGCAATCTCGGGTTCTGTAATATCAAATGACTTCTGAAAAGCAGAATATGCTGCAAGTTTCTTATCTGCTGTCTTACCATTCAATCGTGGTACAAAGAAATCCTGACCTGCTGCTTTAAAACTTACTTTAGGTGTCTCACCAAACTCATTCCAAATTTTTAATGTCTTTCCCATTTTTTAATTTACAATTTAAATACGTGTTTCTTTCTCTTATTGAGATTTTCTCTTTCTTTAATTTCTATTTCACAAACATTCTTATTACAATAGAAATTTCTTGCACAATAATAACATTTATCTCCCATAATAATATTAATATAGTAATAAAGAGGTGTCCATTTCACATTAAAATGGACAATCCTCAAACAAATTTTTCTCTTCTACATTCTTCATATAAGAAGTATCTTCAGATTTGTTCAAATTCTGCCCAAAGATAGTACCTCTTAATGAATTAGTATTCTCCATCTTCTCAACAAATCTCTTATTTGTTCCATCCTTTGAAGCATAATCACTATAGTCATAACCATCATGAATAACATTCTTCAATTGACTTTCAATTTGCTCTAATTTGTATTTTGAAGTATGTGGAAGATTTTCTGGTAGCTTAGATTCATATTCCTCTAATGTTTCTTCTTTCTTGTTCCCATCTTCTATCTTAATGTTTTCTATAAGTTCTTGCAAGAAGAACTGCTTAGTAATGTTGTTCTGATAAATCTCATTTATTTCTTGCTTGGTATCCCAAAGCATTTCAAATGGTCTTATTGTGATAATTCCATTCTTTGGTTTGGATTGGTCAATTATGATCTTCCATAAGTTGCATATCAAATCATAAATCTTCTCAAGATATGCTTTATCTTCAACCACAACATCCTTTACAGAATTTGCATATTTACATGCATAGCTCTTCAACCATTCATCTATTTCTTCTCTTGTACATTTCATTGTATCATCTGCCCATTTCTGAGCATCTTTCACAAATCTCAAGATAGGAAAATCAAGTCTTCGTTTTCTTCTGCTTTGTTCTATTGAAACAAACTTTCTGATTCTGTTTAGCTTACTGAAATTTATTCTGTTCTGCTTCTTGTCAATACAATACTTATATATATCTTTGATAGTATCTATGTTGTAGTTCTTGTATAATGACAATACTATTGGAACATTTCTTTCCATTATCTCTATATCTTTAACATACAAGTTGTTGTCTTCTCTCATTTCTCTATATTCATCATCTTTGAATATGTTGTAGTTTCCAGAAATGAGTTCTCGATACAAATCAATATTTCCGTCATTTACATGATCCAAGAAATCTAAAGTTTCAACAGTAACTTGATTGAATCTCATGTGTCTGCATGACTTAAGATAATCTTCAATGAATTCCAATCTGTCTTCTGATATCTCCTTTTCATGGTCAATCACATTTGTAACATATCCATAATACTGAAGACCTTCAATCATCATTGGAAGCTGCTTCATATAAGTAGCATATCTGTCTTCAAACACACTCAACTTATATGTTGTTTCATCAATAAAATACTTGCATTGATTTTCATCATACTTAAGATATTTGTTAGTAGAAAGCAATGATTGAATTAATGGGTTGTATTTTGATTCTTCATTGTTTCTCTCTATCATATCATTACATGTCTTAATCAAATCTCTTGCCAAAAGCAAATCAGCCTGATTCAAACTCAAATCCAATGGTTGGGTATAGTAATAGTTGATAGGCATTCCAACAGAATCTTTCTTTGGAAGAAACATTTTAAGATACAGATTGTTGTTTCTAAGTCGGTTTGCAAACTGTTCAATATCTTGTGGAATCCATTGTTCATTGAAATAAACGGAGAAACTGAACTTATCACAAATATCCACACCTACCGACAAATAAGTTGTACAGAATACAATATCATTATTTCCAATAGACTTATCAAAGTTGATGAGATCCATAGATTCTTCACCGTAATTTGATTTCTTATAATAGAAACAGTTTATCTGTCTTCCAAACTTCATATCATCAAGATATTGCTGTACTAATCCAGTAAGCTGGTCATACCAAAGATTTCCTTTATTTGTTGGATAGAGAATTTTCTTACCATCTTTGATATCTTTTGCCATTGAATGAGCCATTTCAATCATCTGTTCTACTTTTGTTGGACACATGTTCAATTCAAAAGATTTCTCTCTGTAGTCATCCTTCTCAACTTTAATATGTTTGATACCAGGGAAGAATAGCATTTCTCCAGTAGGAGTACCAGTCATCATGATTATTTTTGCTTTACAATTAGCAAGTCTCTGAATTGTTGGAGCCATCACATCACGATAAGAAGAAGTGAATATCAGATGTGACTCATCAAGTACTATATATTCAAATCCTGCAGTATCAAGCTCCATGACATTCAATCTTGAAAACTTATCTATTGTCATTGACATTGATTTGTTTGACAGCAAATCTTCAAGTTGTGGTTTCTTATTTCCATAGTAATAAAGCCAATCTGATGTTACAGATGATGTTTCTACTTTTGCTTTGATTGTAGATGTGAATGGAAGTATCAGAAGTGTCTTAGCTTTGAATGCTTTAATCATTTCAGTCTTTCCATAACCAGCACCAGCTTCCAACAATGTAATATGATTCAAATTGTTAAGAATATCATCCTTCAAATCAGAAAGATACTGATCTTTATTCAAATGCAACTTTACTAAGTTGTCATCTTTATCATTAAGAACATCTGTTGGTGACTTGAATATTTTTTCATCTTCTCTATTTGTTGTTAATGACTTCTGCTCTTCTTTATAGATATTGTCATCTTCTATCTTAATATTGAACCCATGATATTTGTTCAATTGTTTGATAGCCCAAACAGAAACTGGCTTATCATGTATGCTTGCAGTCTTTACATCACCTTTAAGCTCTTTATAATCTGTACCATCACAAATAGCAACCATATACTGTAATGCCTTATCATATCCATATATAGAAGTAAGAGTGTTTGCAAGTTGCCAACGTTGTGCATGCTTATAATGTCGACGAATGCATTTACTTGGATCAACATCATTTATATCAGAAACCGCAGTTATATCTACACTTTTCTTTTGATTGTTTTCTGTATTGAACCATTCCAACTTAGCAAAGATGTTCTTCAAGTCAGGATGTGATATCCAATCTATTGATTCAAGCCCTGTATCAAATGCTGTTTCAAAGTTAGCATCAAGTCGTAAGTCTATGAAATTGGTAGACAATAATGCTTTACTATCTGATGTAATGAATATACCTTGCTGTGGTTTTGCCATCGCCATATCCAGCCAATCAAATATATCATCCTTTGTATATCCAATTTCCTTCATATACTTAGTAAGAACAATATACAAGTAACTATACTTATGCCTGAAATTACACAGATATTCAATTTTTTTGTTTTCATCTGTATAAGATATTGGTGTTATCTTTGTCCAAACATGAAGTGATTTTCCAGATGCTGACTTAGCAACTCCTAAAAACCAATGATATTTGTTGAGGTCTTCAAAAATCTTTAATTTCAGTTCATTTGCAATCTTCTTATTCTTAATATCAATATCTATGATCTGAATTCCATTCCACATAGAGAATGACTTTTCACCAATAGGTCGATTATTTGATGAAACAGAAAAAACTACTTTTCTGTTTGCTTTCTCAACATTCTTATATATAGGATCCTGAACAAGCATCCAAACATCTTTCCATGATTGTACAATACCTACTTTATCATAAATGGAATTAGTAATCAAACACGATACCATGCCAAGTACAGAATCGAGATATCTGTCTTGCTCTTCTTTAGAACATTCTTTAAAGTTGACAGAAGAATATATTTCTTGATCTGTATCTTCTTCATTTAATGCTTCATATTCTTTAGACATACAACGAAACTGTTCATAAATATCAGTCATTGCAGTCTTTCCAGAATAGCTTTCAGCAACCTTCTTGAGGTATTGTGCTATATTTAATGGATTTGAATTGTTACTCATCTAAAATTCTTTCAATTATTCTAAATCTTAAAATCATTATATTACTTTACTTACTTATCTTGTATCAAAATAGTAAATTGAATAAAGCTATTTCAAAATGATTTTGGTGTGGGATACACCAGTTAAAACAATCAGAATATATGAATAAACATAGAATTCCCCAGGATAGCGCCTGGGTCACGAGATGAGCGGAATATTGGTTGTAAGTATAATTTATCAGCTTAAGCATTTTTAATGTCCCTGAAGTGAAATTTAACATTAATCTTATTTAACAGACAATGTAAATTAATGAAATGACAATTTTTAAATAAGTTAAATGATTGAATTCAATGAGTTGTGTACAAAACATAAATAACAGTTCTCCAGTACAAAAAGAAATCTCTATGGAGGAATACAATAAGAGAAAGCAGAAGATAGAGGATCAAGTAGATTACCAGTTTATTCAAAGAATCATACAAGAACTGACACAAACTTGTGCCATAAACTTACCAATGCAGCCATCAGCTATTCCGCCATTGATTCTTCAAGCTGCTCAATACTTCTGGGAAAATTGTGACCAGGCGATAGAAGAACGTTGGTATTGTCTTCCATTCAGAGAGTTTACAAAATGTGGTGCTAATATGATTGCTAAGTTGCCACCACAAATTCTTTCAGTAAACGGATTGTACAAAGCAACAGATAGTTGGTCTTATGGTGTCATGGGAGACTTTTCTTTGGAAAGAATGATACTGAACAATTCAGCTATAGCATCTGGTGTTGGTGGAAGCTTATCTGATGTATATGGATCAGGTGGAGGATATACATTGACTGATGTTACTGCAGCATTGTATGAACTTGATACTTTTGACTATATTTTTAATACTCCTATAACATATAATTACAATGCTTACAGTAATGATCTTGTTGTGTTAGGAGCTATAGGGCATTCTGATTTGATGCTCAATGTATATAAGAGACTTAAGATACAAGACCTGTACAAGAATTACTATTTCTTCAGATATTGTGTTTGTCTTGGCTTACGTTCTATGGCTACTATCCTTGGTACATTTGAATTCAAATTACCTGGTGGTGTAACTTTGAATTACAGTATATGGAGAGACATGGCCAATGAAGAAATGCAGAAGATAGATGAATGGATTCAGAAGAACCATTCTGCTGACTACTTCATAAATACTAATACTATTTAAAATGGACATAAAGCAAAGTTTAGATTACAAGTTTCTAGGATATCAAAAGTCAACAAATCTTGGAAGGAAAAAATATGACTATGCTAGGGATGGAATTCTCATAAGAGTTCTTCCACCTATTCTGTTCAGAGGAAACCCAACATTAGTAGCTTTCTTACAACTTATAGATATTCAACTCATCACCATGTTCAAGCATGTTGAAGCAATCAGAAAATTCAAGCACATATCATCTTATTAGACAATGGAATTCATAGATCATACAGGACATATATACTCATTGAAGGATTGGCAAAATGAACCAATAGGATATGAATATGAAATAGGAAATTATGTAGACTGGTTCACTTCAGATACAACTTCTCACAAGCTTAGTATAGACAGATACTATATAAAGCCTGTAAGAATCATAGTGAATTCTAATGACCAAATAACTGTAAAACTCAAAAATGATAGTAAAGATGATACACATTTCTGGTTGCTAAGCTCTGCATATATACAGAATTGCATAGAAAACAACAGTAGCATATTTGATCCTCTCAATATAGAAGAAAGTGAATTTTGTAATGAACTTCATACAGATGACCTTACTATAATAGATAATGTAGAAGTAGAAGGAAGAGAATCAACTGTATCAGTAGCTACATTTTACGTTGTTACATTAAGTCAAGAAGAAACTACTTGGCTAACTAATATCCTCATTCATGTTAACGACGATATCTGGTGCCCTTATACTATAGGTGCTGAATTCCACATGGAAGATAGTGAACTTATCATAAATGGTAAGAATATGGGAATAAACATTCCTAAGGATCTGATGAAGTCAATATACTTTACTGATGTAAAATCTTACAATATAGATGAAGAAGAATATTCTCATAAGCTGAAAGAACTTCTTCTGAACTATATGCATATTAGAGGAGAATGTGGAAACTATGAATCAGCTAAAGATTCTCTTGATTGGTTTGGTTATGGAAATCATATTACTATAAGAGGACTCAACCAAACAGACAACCAATTCTTAGAGCAATATATACAAGACAATTTTGATACTTTGTCTGACAATCTTTGGTCTTGGCAACATTTCAGAAAAGCTTCTGCTTATTCTATATGGATGGATATAGACAGATATACAGAAGTTCTAGACAAACAGTACTGGACAGAAGAGCTTATAGGAGAAGGTAAGCCTATTTCAGAAAACTTGTTTGATAAGATGGTTTATGATAAGTTTGATGAACAAGACATAAAGTTCTGGAGACCTTACTACAACTGGAGACTAGAAGATATGTACATAAAGATGTCGATGGTAGAGTATTACTGGAAGAAATACTTCTTACCTATAATGACAACTATATCATCTAGTATGAAGCAACATTGCTGGATGAATGACATCAAATATATAGTAAGTCCTAGTATTCATGTTACAGAAACTCCTACTTGGATTGGAAGCACACATACTTCTGTAAGATTTCAAGGATCTGATATAGTTTACATATACAACCAAGAATCTTACTTTGATGAATGCTATAATGAGTTTTCAAATTCTGAAACATTAGGAAAGACAACAGAAAATCCAACAATATATATCAATGATATTTGCGCTAAAGTGCCAATTTGGTTCTTGTCTGATGAAGATGAAGATTTCTTTGATGTAACTTTGGTACTTACAAAAGAGGGTAAGAAGATATATAGCTCATCATTCAATTTCTTCCAACGAAAAGATGATGTTGCTTATAAGAACTTCGTAATGATACCAAAGTCATTAGTAAAGTCATTCAATATGACTTATTGGATAGATAAGAAATACAGATTGTCAGTAAACTGTAATGGAAATTGGTATTACTATGACTTCATGTTGAAAGCACCAGAATTCCAATTGAAAGTAGGTACATTAGAATACAAATATTTCAATTATACAGAAGTAAAAGAACTTAAACCAGGAGAAGAAGGATATCGAGATCCTAATGATCCAGAATTCGGTAGTATGACAGAATCAGAGAAAGCAAACATAAATCTGTATACAACAGAAAAATCATTGTTTTCACAGATAAAGTCTATAGAAGATGATTCAGTAAACTTCAATTCTTATATGTATCTTCCTGGATTAGCAGAGGTGAATGACATAAGATTCTTTGACAAGTTGAAATATATGATAGACAATGCTTCTTCTGATATTTCAGATAGTGATTCTAATAATGCTTCTACTAATACAATGAACAATTTCTGCAACTATATTGCTTCTAAATGCTACATATATAATTTAGGAGTAAAGAACAGTCAAGTTGTATACAAGAAAGGAAATTCTGTCATCCCAATATTCATGTTCAATAACGGTCTTGATATACCTGATAACCAAGGATATTCTTTAAGCAAATTCTACGTAGATGTATTGTTTGATGTGGACTCTAACAATGAATATTATGCTAAGATAAGATTAGATTTGAATGATTTAAGTACGACAAAACCTAATGAATGTGTCAATCTTCATGAATATACTATATCAAACAATGATTTGATAATGATGAAGAAAGATATAGGTTTAGGTGACCCAGCTTACAACAAGCAAGGAAATATTGATTGGGATGCAACTTCTGACAAATGGAAGCTTTTCTATATAGATGAACATCTTAGACACAAGTCAACAGTAACTATACGATTAGCTACTACAGGTGAAATAAAGCTACCAAATGGAAGAACTTATGAATTTGGTGGGTATACTTTGTCAGGTGTTCCAAGAATATATCAAGATATTGCTATTCCTATTTGGAATTCTAATTCAGATTCAGTATGCAATATGGAATGCAACTGTCCTTGGAAATTAGAATGTAAGTTTAGAGGAGATAATCTAAAGACAGATTATGATTCTACTCCTAAGAATGATGAAGTAGATATGAACATGAAGCAAGAAATTACTTCAGAAAATGTAAAGAAGTCTATAGATTCACTTATCAACAGCATGCGGCAAACTGTATCTACATCTAACAACAAAAAATACCTTAACAGAATGCATATCTATGATTTGTATCTGTATAAGATGAATGATGTAGAAAAAAGAAAGAGACTTGGTCTGAATATAAGTAAGATATCAAAACTTAAGTACAATAGTAAGATATATGATACTAAGTGGTATTCTCCAAACCACTGGGAACAACCTTCTGAACTTGTAGAACTTTATAGAATGTTCTTTAATGATGATGGTACAGAAAAATTAACTATTGGAGATGATAATACATTCAATTATGATTTCTATCTTATGCATGATGATACTAACTGGTTTGCTGTTCTCATATCACAAGATACAGAAGACAAACTTATTGGTGACATGGATTTAGATCCTCATGACAAGATAGAATATTGTCCAGATGATGAAACAAAGATTGTAATGAAAAAATACAGATCATCTGATACTTTCTTAATAAACAGAATGGTATTGGAAGAAAAATATCCGGTCAATCATTTTAAAGAAGATGACTTGATATTTGCTACTGTTGACAATGTGAAATTCCCATTCATATTGGATAAGACGACTAAATGGTCAGTAAAGAATTTGTCATTGTTGAATAAGAACAAACCATCTATAACTTCTAATTCTAATGCTATGATACTTAGCTTATATGATGAAGCTTCTAAAAATGTTTCAGGTTATTATAATATAGATGTAAGATATAGCATAGAAGGAAATGTTGACCACCAACAGAAAAAACATACAAGAATACTTATAGAAAAATGAAAAGTTTAACTAATTACATTTATGAAAGCATAAATATATCAGAACAGTTCCAAAGCAATAGTTCTAATAAAAATGGAATGTTCTTACATAAGGATGGATTACGCCAATCAGAAGACTTTAACTTCAATCCAGGTGAAAGGGTATTATGCATTGCTTATGATACTGATGGATATCGTATTCAAATCCGTGGTATATTAGAAATTGCTAAAGTACTTAAGAGTAGTATTAAAGTTAAGGCTACTACAGATGATGGAACTGAATTTTATAATAAAATGAAATTTGATAATACAGGTATTGCCATTGTGAAAACAAACAGCAAGTATCGCGGTAAATCTGTAAAATATTATGTTCTCTACAATAAAGATCTTATTGACAGTGAAAAAGATGGTAAAGACATTAAAGAAATATTAGATAAAGGTACATGTTCTTGGGGATTTGATCTTCCAGAAAATAAAGAATTAAGAAAGGATCATATCCAAAATCTCAAAAAGTATCTTAAAGAAATCTAAATAAATGAAAAGTTTAACTAATTATATTTGCGAAGCCATGCAGAAGAAATTCAATGGCTTCGCAATTCTCAAACCAGAATTTTTAGATATCCAAGATGATTTTGAAGATATGTTAGAATATAATGGATGGAAAATATCTGATCTTACCAAAATAAAAATGAGCTTAGATGATGCAAAGAATTTATACAAGTCACATGAAAAGGAAGATTTTTATGATGACCTTTGCAAATATATGAGTTCTGACAAATGTATAGCTTATGAACTTTATAAAAATTGTGAAGATCCAATAAAAGATCTTAAAAAATTAAAAGATAAAGTACGTGACAAATGGGGTAAAGATGATATGAAAAATTGCATGCATAGTTCTGACTCTAAAGAAAACGTAGAAAGAGAAGCAGATATCTGTTTCAAAATAAATTATGAACTAGATAAAGATGAAAATTAAATGCAACAATTGTGGTAATGAAATAGACTTGGCAGAGTATTTCATCAACGAAAGAGCACATATTCCTTATGTAGTAAAATGTAATGAATGTGGTTCATCTGTTTCATACATACCAAATAAGGATGGCTATTAAGCCATCCTTTTATTTTATTCTTCTGGATCAAGTTTCTGGTCTGCATCTGAAGCATACCAAATAACCATTCTCATTGTTTTTGCAACGGCATGTTCTACTCGGCATCCTTTGGAATCATTATATCCTTTACATAAATAGATATAGTCGCATTCAAGCAAATCTTTGATATCTTCTCCTAAATGCCAAGACCAAGGATGTGTAGGAGCATTAAGGTCTAGACCATTCTCATCGAAATCACCAATATTGGTAGGACCATAAATCAATGCATCTGGATATTCTTTTCTGATCTCTTCTACAGCTTTATCATATCGCTTTCTTACTGATTTCTGATGATAAGCCATAGGTAAACTAACATAAAATTTTAGTGCCATTTTAACATTTTTTAAAATTACATGAAATAGTTTCGATTCTCTTCAATATAATCAGGATAGACACCATCTAATGCATTCTTAAGAAAATCTTCAACTTTGGTTGCTACACCATTGATAAGACCTTCTACTATATCATTAGGTACCATTCTGAAGAAATGGATCTCATTAACAGGATTAAGCTTGTCATCCATGAATATAACCATGGTAATACCATTAGCATAACCTGCTGCTTTTATCTTATTCATATTGATTATATTGAATGGAATAGCAGATGGTCTTGGTATAGAAACCATCGAACCATCTGGATTCATGTAATTCAATTTATTAGGATTCAACTTAACAATTTTCAACATAGAATTTTAATAATTTGGATTAGGAATTTGTTCAACTTTATCTAATGTTCCATACTTATTCAAGTACTTTTCAAAATCACCATGCTTAATCTTGAATATGATACGATCACCATTCTTACGAAGCAATCCATCTGGTGTCTTCAATACAAGACCTTCTGCTACATAACTATCATCTTCTGCTAATGGATCCTTGAAACCCTTCTTAACATAATCAATAGCTTCATCAATGGTAAACTGACCAATACTAATTACCTTAGGAATTCCAATCTCATCAAGAATCGCATCTCTTTGTGGAGTATTCAAATAAACTGAAGAACCATCTCTGTTAGTTACCTTAACATCAAAAGCTCTAAAACTTACACTATCCTTAAGATATCTGCATCCAGATTTACCAATCTTCTTACCATAACCTTCACCATAGATAGTGAACATCTTAGGCAATGTACAATTCTCTTCATCAGCCATATAGTCATCAACTACAACAGCATCTGGATCATCAAATGGCTTCTGATTAAGAGTATGGCAACCACACTTCTTAATATATCCACGTTCAAGCATCCAATCAACATTTTCCTGAATGTTCAATCCAGTTTCAAAGTCTCTTGTACACATGTAAGATTCTGGAAGTCTAAATGCTTTAAAAATCTTACCTACAAGATCACCATTACCTTCTAGCTTCTTACCATCAGACGAAACATAAGTCTTCCACATGAAGTCATCAAGAATAGGTGGAATGTTTGCATTGTCTGTCTTACCCTTAATAGCAATTCCACATGACAATGATACAGTACCATTACAAAGCTTATCTGTAATCTGTGGATAAACCTCAATACGCATGTTTGTACCATCAATCTTGATAGTAGCATCAAACTTACAATTTCTCAACCATTCAAACTCTGGAAGAGTAAAACTATCATAAGGCATGATAATGTTGTTGATATCACGCTTGAAGATTGTATTAATCTTCTGATATGTATTTTCTGATCTCTTTTGCTTTCCCATAATTTATTTAATTTAAAATTTTAATCTCCTTCTCTAGATACAATCTCAAGATTTGGAATAGTCACCTTGACCAATTGTTTTGCATATCTAAGGCAAGTACCTGATTCATAAACTTGTATTGGATCATTATCTGTTTCATTGTTGAATTGCCGATTATGAATCAATGAACGAATCTTTACTTTAGTAGGACAAAACTTCATTATATATCCAAGGTGAGTATCTGTTTGCTGATCCCCATAAACTACAATATCACCTACATTCAAATGACTTTTTAAAGCATCTCTATACATATTTAATAAATTTTAATTGAACATGTCATCTGATTCCTGTGTCTCAATAGAAACCAATGATTCTTCTTGGAATGAACGCCAAGCTGACTTGTCCAAATCAAAGTAAGCAATCACACCAGTCTTTGGAGAACCTTTACCTGATGGAATAGCACCTTCATCAATAGATTCAATCTTATCCATCTTCTTTGTACCACGAGCATGTCTAAGCTCACCATTTTTCTTCTTAAAAGTGAAGTTGACAACATCTTCTGTCTTAAGAAGACGATTCAACTTTTGCTGCAAACTTTCTTTAACCATTTTTCTTTATTTAAGGATTTATAGTATGATAATAACCATTGGAATCTTCTATTTAAAGCATACCAAGGTTTGTATATATCATCACATTCAACTTTATCTTTCTTATTCATAATTACAAATTTAATATAGAAACAAATAAAGAAATTTCAAAATCATTTAGATAAAGTCTTTATTTCTTCTACATTTATCTTAGGCATTATATATAAAGTATCTTTATGGTTTCCAAGAAAGTAAATGTTGTCATTTGTTTGTCCATAGATGACAGAGGTGGCATTCACTTTATTCTTTGTTCCATTTTTATAAGTTACTTCAAATGTGGTCAATGTGTTATGTACTGGAGTTTCACCAACATAAGGATCATAAGTATGTTGGGTTTGGGTACTGATGATACATCTGGTATACCCTAAATATATAAATAGAGATGCAAAGAAAATTATTGCAAAATTTCGTATTGTCTTATCACTCATATTTCTTTGTAGTATAGTTGTACATCAATATTCTGTCACCAAAAGAGAAGTCAAATTTTTCTTTCCAGGCTTTCTTATATTGAATCTTCAAAAAATGACATTTCAATTTAATTAAATCATCATAAGTCAATCCATGTTCTGGATCTGTTTGTATAAGCCTTGGAAATTGCTCCATCAACATATCTGTATCATCATCAATAATCATATAGTAACTTGGTTTGAACTCATCAACCCATACTTTGATTTCATCACCACGACACCATCGCTTACCATTTGTTCTACCTAAATTCAATCGACAAGTTTGCCCTATTATATAAGGAGATATCTTATTCAAATATGGTATGCTATCTAAAGATTTGAATGTTTCATAGATATTACCAGACCTTCTCCAAGATGATGACAATACCAACATGAAACCTGTTGATTGCAAAAATTCAACCAACATATCAACTGCTTTTGGATCACAAAAATTATGATAATTAGGATTTGGATTTTTGTACAATTCTTCAGCCCAATCACCGCTATTCAATACACCATCAATATCAAGAAATATGATAGGGGTACAACATTTTTCTTTCCAATCTGCATCAACAATACCTGCATAATTAGTTAGCCACATTCTCTTCTTTGGATCCTTTGGGTACATGAAAACCGGATTATTATTACGATATGCCATAGTTTTTACTTCTCTACTTCTTTGTATTTTCTCTTCAAAAATACTACAAACTTATCATCATACATGTGTTCCACACTAAATGCTTCCCAACCATCAACACCATCTAGCTTACTATCTACTTGGTCATAGGTAATATCATGTACTGTTACAATTTGTGTACGATATTCCCATTTGTCATCTTCAATCATCTTGTATATCATAGTATCTTATTTACCATTAACAAGTTTCCAAATCTGCTTATCTACATTATTCTTTACAACTTCAAGATAGTTGTTGTATGCATCAATGATATGCTGAATATCCTCAGCATCCAAAATTGTGAAATTCCAATGTTCATTCAAATCTTCGATTGTATGGTCATTTCGAAGATTGTAAGGATTCATGAACTTATTGAGAATATCAAATACCTCATGGCGAGAAGTAACATCTAACTCTGTATCAATAGCAATTTCTGGGTCATCACTATAAAGATACTTCTTTACAAAGTAATAAGCTGGCATACTGATAATCCAGCAACCATCTAAAACTTGATAACCACTAGGGTATTTTGACACACAAATTCGAATATCATTATCTGAATTCAACAAATTCTTTACAGAATATCTGTCTTTATGGGTAAGCTTTATTGCTTCAATTGTATTTGAATTAATAAACATAGTATCTTGGTAATTTAGAAAGTTCAACTTATTTTCAATACTTACAATCTCATTATAGAGTTCGTTCTTGTAAGTTTCAATTTCAGAATCAAACAATACATTCAAATAGAAATTGTCATTAATGAAACTTCTATTGATATATTTCTTATCTAACTTGAAGTTTTCTAATGCTTCATCTTTAGTTCTCTTATCTAAAGAATCAAGAATAGAGTTAGCATCAATATTACCAAAATTCTGATTGAAGTGAACATCTGATTGGATAGGGTAATCTTCATCAATCCATTCTTTTGAATTTACATCAACCAAGCTAGGATTGATTTTCAGGATATTTTCCTTTTTGATATTAAGTGTACGATTTGAAGGTATATATCTGAAATATACGAATATTGGTTGCTTATTAAGAATCTTGTCATTAATGAATTCTTCTAATTCTTTCTTAGTCTTTTCTGTATTTATAAGCATAATTATAATATCTTAAATTTTTTACATTTAAAATATAGAACAAATATTAGAAATTTCAAAATTATTTTAATTAATTATTCAAAATTTACATTCAATATACCATTTTATTTTTATATAGCTACAAATCAATGAATCGCTACTGACTCGTTGTAATTTTATGAATAATTAATGAAATACACTTATATGATATATCATAAAAGTGCAACATGAAGAGTTATGTAGAATAGAGGGAACTTCCCTAATTTTTAGGAATTCCCTTGGGCACTATTTATGAAATTATTATGCAAACTGCTAGATGCTATACTAAATCTGGAAGTGTTGAGAAATATGAATCAAATTTATGGAAATCACCAATAAGCGAAAATTGGTCTACTGGGGGTGATGTAGGGACTATAACAACTCCAGATTCTAATGGTAACTACACAGTAACTCCTGGTGGTGACTTTGAAGATTCAGATACTCATGCTCCAACATCATATTATTGTTTTACAAAATATAATAATGTAATTACTTATTTTTATTTCAAAAAATCAACTCCAAAGCCACCTGCAGAAAATGGAAAAATAACATTATTTTTACATACTATAGAAACCATGGATCAAAAAATAGTATTTGCGTGTGATGTTAGTGCTTCCCCTAGTTTTACTGGAGCAAAATTTATAATAACGTTGGCATTTGAGTATTATGAACATGATATATCAGGTAATTTAAAGGGTCCATATACAAAAAATGTATCTTCTACAGTTACTTCAAGCTCTGACAGTTTTTCCGATGAAGTGAATTTATATAATTATGGTGGAGGTTTACATAGTTATTCTTTAATAAGCCTTTCACCAAATACAACAAAGATTAATAATATTGTATATGAAATTAGAGTTCAACGTAAGAAATTAGATAATTAATTTCTTTCAAGTTCAATTTTTATATAACTAAACATTGAACTTCAAAATCAAATGCCAGTAATACTTCAAAGTGGATATGTATTTCAGGGTGATAGCAAAGCCTTACCAAAGATAGTAACAAATAGTAAGCTTGGATCTTTTGTATTCAAAGGTACTTCTTGGGACTGGTCTAATCTGGTATTCAGTGGCTCTGCTAACACCCTGCAATTTGTTCCTGATCCTAATGATGGAGGATTACAGGGTGACTTCAGCATAGGCACAGGATCTGTTACCTCAGCTTATCCTAACAAACAATCTACTTTTGATTTTGATCCTAATAAGGTATTTGAAATAGAACCTGCCGGTGGAACAGGATCTTTTGATTTGAAGGCAAGAGAGCTTACTTATACTTGGAAGTTTGGACCTATCCTTTCTTCTTACCAATACACTAAATCAGATAACAATATAGTATTTAGTGAAGGTAAATTTTTATTTACAGGTATTTCTAATTCTTCTAAAGGAGTAACCCATACAACAGCTTATCCTGAAAATAAATCAGAAGGAAGTACTTATATCCAATATCATTACCTTGATGTATTACGTTCTTCTGTTTCTTCATCATCTAATAATTGGACAAACAAACCTGTTGAAAGTTCTTCTACTGACTATACTGTTTCTTTTTCTATAGGTCCTAACAATACACCAGAAGCAGCTTATACTGAAGTAAGATTCATAGGTTTTTCTAATGAAGCTTTAGGGTGGGAATATTTTGAATCTTCATCTACTTTTGGATCTACTAAATTAAACCATCCAAGATCAGTTGCATTTACAAATGAATCAAGTCAACGTTCTTTACCTGATGCTAGCCTACCTAAAGAATTCACTTTGTTGAAAGTTTGGCAAAAACCTAACATTCTATATTATACTCACTTGAAGTTTATAAATTTGGATTATACTGATTATGATAATCCACCATCTAATGCAAATGTAATGGAACATTGGTATTCAAATTGGGATGTAAAAAGAAGAGAAATATTGCTTTACATAGAATTTGGAGTAAGCCCTAATGGTGGTAAGACAATATGGTGGAATGGTGTTGAGTCAGATCCAAATATAGGTGGTACAACAGGAGCTAAGCTTGCTGCTAGAGGAATCACATCAGTTGTACCTAATGATATAAACAAATACTTAACTGCTACTTTACTCAATTATTCTACTAAACCAGGAAATGTAAACGGTAGGCCAGAAGGTGAATCCACAAACAACAGATATAGCATATCTACATCTTCTGCTACGGTTCATGGTACTAAAGCATTCAAATTTGTTAGAATACCTATATGGACTGATTTACCGAATGATGAATATGCAAACAATAGTGAAAACACTGTCCAGAAATATCAATGTATCAATTTTTCTGATGTACAAACAAATACTACAGCTACTCATAATGAAGATAGTGGTATAGATGCTAGCACTAAAAGAAGATCTGATGAATATTGGGCTAAATATCAAGCAAATTCTGAATCAGCAGAAAAATTCCAGATAGGAAGAAAAAACAGAACTAACAATTGGAGAACTGATATTCATATAGACTTGTTCTACAAGAAAGATTCTTTGAAATATAAAGGATCAACTGATGGTAAGACAGTAACTTCTAAATAGAAAGAATTTAAATTACGCTATGGCAGATTACGGAAATAATTTTACTTCAAATAGTGGAAATTACAACTACAATACAAAGGGTCATTCTTATGATGATTCTGGATGGGTTATTGTTGGATTAGCAAATTCTGGTAATGTATCTCAACCTATTCCATACCCTAATGGTGCTGAATTTACAGGTAACAATACAACTTGTTATTTCTATACTACTAATCACATGACTAAGCCCAATAGGGAAGTAAAGAATGGTAATGACTATACTGCTTACTTCAATTGGGCAACGGCTAACAAAAATACGATTGGATCTATAGATGGAGATTTCAATTTCTACCCATTTGGAAGCAAGACTGATTCTAGATTTGTTGAACCAACAGGATTAGATGATACTAAACATGGTGTAAGTCCTTATAGCAATTCTAACAATAACGTAATATCTAGAACTAACTTAGCAGTAAAAGGTACAACTTTTACTGCAGGTTATCGTAGACATAAGATACAATATGAACCAAGCATAAGATATGATTTAGCTAGCTACAATTATGGTACAAATGACAATTATAAAAGTGATGGTAAAACTAAAGCAACTGGTGGCCGTGTTGTAACGCAAAGATATGATGCTTTTCAAACTTTCTACAATATAAAAGACCCATATAGTATACTTAATGTTTCTATATCGAATCATGATGATGCAAAGTCAAGTTCTCCAACTTTCTGTACATTAACTAACAATAAGTCAGAATACAGAATAAGTCATTCTTATACTTACACCCCATATAAGAATTCAGCTACTTGGAATAATACTAATTATCTTTCATTTACATACAACACATTGCCTACTTATCCTAAGGAATTAGTTTTTACCTATGGATCTAATTACAATTCTATTTCTTATGATGGTGGCAGTGTAACAGTTGAAGCTAAAGCACGTTATAATGGCACTTATGACAGATTTACTACTTCTACTGCAAATGATGATGGTTTTTCTTCTTATAAGAGATATGTAGATGTAACGTATAACTTATCTACATTTAACAGTTCTACTACACCTACTGGTTCTAATACATATACATTCAGAATATGGCAACCTGGTTCTAAGTTAAGAATATCTTATACTTGGTCTATAGATGGCAATCCATATTGGGCACATCTTTCTACAACCTCTGGAAATACAACAAGGGTAACATTTGATGACCAAGGAGATGACCAAGGAGATGACAAGCCAAGTGTAGATGGTACTCTTTCATTATCATTGAACAATACTACTATTTCTAATGGTGGATCCACAACAGGTTCTGTTTCTGGTGTATCTTGGACGGCCCCTACTAATAAAAGTGCTCGTTCTTGTGTACTAAGACAGAATATGACTGTTACTAATTGCTGTGCACAAAACATTACACCTAAGACAAGTTCTGGTCAACCATATCAATCTTTGACTTTAACACAAAATGGAATGTATTGGAACAATCCATCATTTGATATGAAATGGAAAGTCACACAAGGAAGTAAGACAACTACAACTTATAATGATGATTATGCTCATGGTTGGCCTACTGTTAGTATAGGTGGGGTATCAACATCAGATGGTACTGAAAAGACAAATGGATGGAATTACAGTACATCATCAAAATCTGTTTCTGTTTCAATGCCATGGATAAGTAGACCTTGGGTAAACACTTATACTGGTGGTACAGTATCTATATCTAAAGCAATTAATACATCAGTATCTTATAAAGGTGGTAATGTAACTATCAATTTAGATCCTAATATCACATTCAGACAAGGTTTTACATCTGGTGTTTCTGAACGTACTTGGACGATATCCAATACTGCAAATAATGCAACAAATCAAGAATATTGGACGTTAAGTAAATTTAATGATGTTGTTATCAAACTTCCTGCTATATCTTCTTCAAATCATACTTTTGGAGATGCAACATTGTCATGGAGAGACACCGGTATCCAATCTTTATTATTTTCTAAATCAAGTAAAACATGGAATGATGATAATACTGATGATAGTTTTACAACATCATTACCTTCTAATTTACCTTATATTGGTAGTTGGTCAGCTTCTGCTAATAATGGTACACTTACATTTACATCTACTACTAGAAATTCAAGTTCCACATCAGGTACTATATCATTTTCAGGATCTACTTATCAAGATGGTGTACTTACACCAAATCCATCTACTATAACTATATCACAAGATGGTACTAACATATCAGGTACAATTACTATATCCGGAACTGGCACAGGTATAAATACTTGCAGTACTTCTGCGGCATACCCTATAGATGGTAATAAAACAACTGGATCTTATACGTTAAAGGGAGCTTTACAAAGATATGTTAATGGAGCAGGAACTTTGGATGTAACTATATATAGTCCATCTGGAAACATTAGTGTTAATGGACAAACAATTTATGTTAGTAGTTCAGGAAGTCCTTCAACAGATAGTGAGGCTTCTAAATCACAATCATGGTCTATATCAGCAAGATCCAATATAGTAAGTATTAATCCATCCGGAGGAAATCCAATAATATCAGGAACAGTTTACCCATTATCACCAAGTTACCATTATGAATACAAATTAAATAATGGAAGTTGGCAAAGTAGTACATCATTTAGTATTGGATCTAATGTAGGATCAGTTGCTGAAAATAGTAGTGCTACATTAACAGCAATGGTTTATACTGATGTAAAGAGTGGTATATATGAATATAAAAGAGGACATTATAAAAGAAATTCTACTTCAGAAGTAACACATAATGTATATATAAGAGTTGTAGATGATAATGATAATAAAAAAATTTATGAAGGTGGATCAGATTCAAAAACACAATATGGTGATGATGGTGATGATTATTATCTTGGAGGATCTTGGGTTATAACCCCACATAATGATTATAATTGTGGTGTTAGTACAGATGAAATTAATTATACAGGTAGTGAATATGTATCTTCAGAATCTGGTATTGGATCATTTGGTGTATATCCAAATTGGTATGCTTCTCATAGTTCATATCCTGATGGGAATAATTCAACTAATGGGCAAGATTATGTATCAAATTATTCAAATACAATATCTAGAAATTCCACAGATGATTCTACACCATCATCCGAATTATTTGGTGATGATAAGACATTTCAACCAAATGAGACTATTTCAGTAAATTATGGTGTAAAATCATCAAGTCCTGATATCATAACAACAACTACATCAACATCTAGTAGTGTTACATGGAAATATAAATATAAATATTCTGTTAAATCAGATGATCCATCTGATTCTTGGCATTATACAGAACATGAGGCAGATGGAAATTATACCCCATCATCTAATACTTCTACAGAAAAGTATTATAGATGTGTAAACAATAATGGAAGTGGATGGTCAAGATTAACAACAAGTAGTATAACATTTACGGCAATTAGTACAGGTACTTATACTGTTGAAATTGCTTGGTTGACAACAGATTCCTATGGAAATTATACGCAAAGTGGACGTAAAGGATATAACAGTCGCACTATTAAAGTAGATCAACTAGTTGAAACCACTTGGTATCGACTTCTTGTTAGTCTTAGTGGAGCTTCAGATAAAACATCATTTGATACTACTGGTTGGACATTAACAGCAACAGTTACAGCTCAAAGTGTTACTTGCGTTGGCCAACCAGCATCAGATGCAACATGGACTACAGTTACAACACCTAGTATAACATATTCATGGGAAGGTGTTACAAGTTCATCTTCAACAGCATCAGTTGGTATAAATGATGTTACTGCTGGATCCAGTGGAAGTGATAAAGGTAGTGGAAAAACTATAAAAGTTACAGTATCTGCTTCTGGATATAACCATAATTCAGGTACTTATAGTGCTAGTGTAACTCTTCATAAATATGGTAAATCTTACTACAACGGATAATTATTCTATATGTACAAAATGGACAGAACTGAGTTCTGTCCATTTTCTTATTTCAATTTCTTAACTTCTCTATCTGTAATATAACCTTCTTCATCTAACCATTCTACAATATAATATCCCTTTTCTAGACAATCAATATCATAGAATTTAGCAGTGAACCAATCTTCTGATTGTTTCCACATTGAACCATCTTCATGAGCAATAATAGGTTCCTTGCATTTGGTATGTCCTACAATCTGAGTCCAAGTACGCATATATTGTGCTTCATGATCGTAATCTTCATACATATCAGATAACAATGCTTCAGGTCTTACCCAAAGTGGCCCATTCAATGGATCATTTCCATAAGGATCAAAATGTGAACCATAAGTAAACTTGAAGTTGTCAAAACTATCAACATCAATCATATTAATAGGAATACTTACCTTATGACGTTCATGAATCCATTTGTTTGTTACACCGGCATGAGTATAAATGATTCTATTTGTCATATCAACAAAAGAAAATCTAAGCTTTCTAGATTTGACACAATCCTTCAACAACTGTCCTGCAAGGAACTGGGTCATTTGGTTATATCCACTATACTTGTCATCCCCATCAACAATATAATGAAAGTCATGATTGCCGATAAGCATATAGAACAAACCATCTTCTTTGTTATGTTTCTTCTGTAATGCAAGCAAATTCTTAAAACCTTCCAATTGCTGCTCTGGTGTGATATTTTCATAAGTGTCAAAATAATCACCTAAAGTAATTACTTCATATAATGTAGTATTTGGATCTTCTGGTTTCTCCAAATTATAGATGGTATTGAACTTATCATAATTACCATGGATATCACCAACAACCAATCGTTTTGTCTTTTGTACTTTCATGTTATTTCTTTTACATTAATGTTGATAATGTTAAACCTACTGAACCCCATAATGGCTGTAATGCAAAACCAAGCATAGATCTGAAATCAATAAGATGCTTATCATACCAAGCATTCATATCTTCCAATAACTTATCTGCTGCTTCTTTAGTGTCTTCACATTCTTCTACCATTTTCCATAACTCATCTAATGAATTAGGATTATCAATAGTACCAGGATCATTCTTATAAAATTCAGTAGCTCTCTTTACTGATTCTAATTCAGCTCCCAAAGTACGTCCAAAATATTTTACACTTACATCTGTTAACTTACCCATTTTATTGTGCTGTTATTTTATTGTGCTGTTACTACATACTGTGGTTCATCATTAAATGAATACTTGCTTCCTTTTAACATTGTTTTAATGTTATCATGAATCAAGCTGTTCAAAAAGAAATCACCAAACCAGCCATCACCTACTCTTCTTGGTTCTGATGTAAAAAGAAATAATTTATTGTCTTTATTTACTGCAAACCAAATTCCAATATTCTTATTCTCTCCCATATTTTATCCACTTATTAAACCTATTTGCTTAGTACAAGCAAAATTATATTGCGATTCGGTTATCTTTTTTTCCTTTTACCCGTGAATTGTATTTAGATGGCAATACATTATCAATATTCTTACTCGTATGTATCAATCCTTCAAATGGAATATCATCCAATTTAGTTGTCAATATTACTTCGTAAACATCCAACATAAGTGGAAATTTCTTATCAATACCTTGAATCTTGATATATTTTGTCACCGGATAGAAAAAATCTTCTGCTAATTTTTCATAATCAGGCTTTTCTTTATTCTTATTATGAAATTTAATATAGTCATAGATTTCTCCTCCATCAGCATAATTTCTCTGTTCAAAATAGGAAATACCTATATGTGGGTATTCATCAGTAACTGGAAAATCATCGGTCAATGGATAGACTTGATCCACATGAACTACAATATCATTATCAAATATATTATAGCATTTGATATTCAAAGTCTGCTTATAATCATGAAGAATCTTCCAAGCCTCATCAGAATATGGCATAGTACCAACATACGAATAATTGACTACCTCTTTATCAATTTCATCAGCATAATAATATATGTTACATACATCAAATGGTTTATGCAATTGATAAAGTTTCATATCAGCTGGCAATATCAATTCATCAACACAACTAGTATATGCAAATCTCCAAATCTTATATTTCTTAGTTTTCATATTAATCAATTTTATTGGGTGATGGCATAAAATCATCATCAATACAAATATAATTGCAATAAATATCTTTTCTTTCTGGTTTATATCTTTTAATATAAGATGCTATATAAGGGCTCTTTCCTATAAGAATTTCCATCATCTTTTCTGTTGGGTGTGCATCATCATCCATAATCTTATGAATATCATCAGCCATTACCACATTCATTACTGGATATAGATTGCAATTAATTATAGTGCTTACTACAAACTTTCTCATTACCTATCTTATTTTATTAAATGTTCTATATTCTAAATGTTAATAGCTGGAATTGAATCAACAAATTCAAAGTATATTCTAGAATCCTTATCAAGAACATCACTTATCTTGAATTCTGGATGATTCTCAATAATCCAATTAGCAAATTCTAGAGTTGGTGTACCATCTTTATCAATCAATGTAACATTCAACTTATCCATAATCTTACTGATTGGATTCAAATTGATGTCACAAGTGTATCGACAAAGTTTTTCTTTAATACCATTTGCAAATCTGATATTTACAATAACTGTATAAGTATATGCTTTTGAAAAATTGTTCTTTATCATAATCTTAATCATTAATTTTAATACATAATAAATATAGAACAACTTTGATTTATTTCAAACTTGTTGCAAATAAATTTAGAAAAAGGTTAAGAAATTTCAAAAACATGTTTAAATATTTTCTACTATTTCTTAACCTTTCCGTTGGCATCAGTTCATGACAATAATATCCAGAACTATAACAAGAACGTATCAAGGCGCAAGATCATGAACTAGAACACCATAACAACATAGTGTGTACACTTACACATTGTATGGTCAAAAATTTACTTTATCCATTGATACCCAGTTTCATTATCGGAGCCAAAATCAATTGATTTTGGCTTTCATCCATGTTACTAAATAACTAAATATATTAAGAAGTAATCACATAACTGATGCCATTCGATTTGTTTATCTTAAACCGGACTTACAAATCTACTAATTTTATTTATTGATTTCATCATAAGTCTGTTTAGGTCCTTGTGGAAGATAAATCTTCAATGCACTAATTTCCTTTACAGTCTTAGTTTTCCACATATCAAACTTATTTCTGATACTTTCCATTGTATCAATATATTTTGTATATGCATCATCAAACTTCTGAGCCTTAGCAAGCTTATCTTCTGTAATAGCATCAATAATTTCTTGCCTCATCTTATTGAATTCTGCTTCCTTGTGTCGAAGTTCAGTAGACAGCCAATCATACTCGGCATTAACATCAGATACTGGTATAGATGGTTCATAAGAATAAATGATTGCATCACGACCAGAACCTTCTACTTTATTTGGATTCTGTATAGCATTATTCATTTGTGCCTTAGCTTCGTAAAATGCTCCTTTAGGATGAATGAACTTACCAACAAGAGAACAATAAGATTCATAAACATAGTACTTATTTCTCTTAGCAACATCCCATGTACCAATTACATCAGATTCGGTAATAGGAAATTCCTTACCTGGAGCATTTGGAAGTTCAATATTCTGGTCCTTAGCCCATTTGTCAATAGAAAGTGACTGAACATACTCAAGAATCTCTGTCTTTGCTTTAATTGCTTCATGAATCCAAGCACTCATAGCATTCAAATTTGCAATCTTTGCAATGGTCTTATGTATGGATTCAAAAGAATCATCAGGCTTCATACCATTTGTAATTGCCTTACAGTTTCCACCATAAAGCAATGACATTGTAGTATTGACAAAATTGATATTGTCAAGAATTGCCTGTTCTGACTTCAACAACTCTTTACCCTTATTAGAAACATGATTAGCAGAAGTAGATGTAATACCCTTTTCTGCAAAAAATACCTTATACTTACTGAATTTGTCGTTTAATATATCCATAGTTTTAAAGTTTAGTGGACCATGTGAGATTCGAACTCACGTCCAACCGAAGTTATCGATTGTCAAATCCGTAATGGCCCAAGTTTAATTGTTTTAACATTAGTAATATAGAAAAGTCTAAATCAAAAATTCATCATTTGTTATAATAATATTTGGTTTATTTTCTTCATTTTTCTCTAGTTTATCAAAGAATTCATCCACTTCTTCAAATTTCTTACCTTGACAATCAATAGTATATGATTTATTAAAGTTAGGATCATTTTCACTTATAGTAATAGCATACTTTTCTATTTCCTCATCTGATAATGTTGTCTTATCATAGAATGTTAATGAAAGTGAATTACATACACATTTCATGATAATATTATCATATCCAATTCCACATCTTCCATTGGAATATCCTTCATTGAGAGTCAATTTAGAAATAAATGTTCCAAGACTTACATCATTGATAGTAAAATATTGTTTAGATAATTTCGTTATACTTTCAAAACTTCTATTCCCAATAATATCCATCAACTCAGTATTCCATGTATTTGGATCTGATGTATATGCAAACATGCTGAATGAATACGGATAAAAAGCTAGATTGCATTTTCTTGGATACAACTTCATAGCAGCTGCAGACATATTAGTATCAAATGAATAACTTTGTCTAATTTTCAGTTCTCCATTTTCATAATACACTGCCTTCATGAAATTGTTTTCTGCTAGTATCTTATAATACTTTTCATTCAATACAATCTCTAAGTCTTCTATATATGAGTCATTCAATGTATATTGATTTGATGTGCCATAGCAAATATCATTCGCTCTTTTATTGAATATACGTTCTGGTACTTTACGAAGAATACAAGGAATGTAGAATGACTTACTTGTATCTATTGCTTTTACTTCCATAATTACTGTTATCCAGCGTTGAAACAATCTATAATCATTATTAGTAAAAGCATAAGCAGATAAAAATTTGTCATTATCTATAATAGATTCTGGTGGAAATCTAGAATTCTCTTGTAATCTTTCTATACCCTTATCTATGTAATATAAAACCTTACTATCTTCCATTATTCTATCCTTTCTCTTTTAAACGTTCAATTGCCTTCTTTGTTTCTTTATCAAGTGTTTTAGGAAATACCGGATTTACAATCATTGTATAATCATGTCCATCAATACCCTTTCCTTTTATTCTAAGTTTCTTACCTACTTCAGAACATTCTGGAAGATTTATTCTCATCTTCTGATTACCAGGTAAATTTATTTCAATCTTACCACCGAGTATTACATCCTTCCAATCAATATCTTCTTTACCTTCTACATTACCATAATCATCAATATGATATTTATTATGGTCATAAGTATGTTGTACAGTAATGTAAAGTTCACCATTTGTTCCATTTATAGATTTAGATTCAGAACCAAGTGGACCAACATCAATTCTGATACCATCTTTCAAAAGATATTCTAATGGAATTCTTGACAAGTCAATTTCTTCACTTACTAACTTACCAATGAAACCGGTACCAGAACAAGCTGCACACTTATGTTCTACTGTCTTACCTTTACCATTACAATAAGGACATGGATGACTAGATTGGAAGAACATGTTTCCTTGTCGTCTAGATTCAGTCACCATACCAGTACCGTTGCAATGTGAACAAACTTTAACACCAGTACCACCTTCACCATCACAAACATTACATCTGAAGTCTTTCAAATATGCCACTGACTTGATACCTCTAAAATAGAAATCAGAAATATCAACATTCAATTTTCCTTCACAATTCTTACCTCTCAAATCTCGATAATCTTCAGGACGCCAAGATGGTCCATTTGACCTATCATGTCCAAAGAAATCAGCAAATGGATTGAATCCACCACCAAAACCTGGATTGTCATATTCTTGTTTCTTTTGTGGATCTGACAAAGTCTCATAAGCTTCATTAGCTGATTTTACAATCTCTTCAGCTTCTTTTTTCTCCTTATCAGATTTGTTACCCATTCTATCTGGATGATATTTGAGCATTATTTTTTTATATGCTCTTTTGATATCATCTTCTGATGCATCTCTAGATACACCTAAAATATCATAGTAATCTTTCATGTTATTTATTATCTATTCTTTGACATGTTAAATATAGAAAATGGTCGATCAAATTTCATTAATTCAACCGACCATTCAAATTGTTATTGATATAAATTATTTATGCATCTTCAACTACAGCATCTTCAACTTTTACATCATCTGATTTTTCTTCTTTCTTATCATTGTCAGGATTTGACGCATTCTCTTCCTTTGCATTTCCTTCCTTTGTCTCTGTCTTATTAGTACCATCTTGGCTCTTTTGCTTATCGGCATAGAATTTCTCAACTATAGGGTTCCAAACTTCTTCTAACTCTTTCTTAGCTTCCATGATCTTATCATGGTCTTTGTCCTTCAATACAACAACTGATTCCAATGCATCAAGTTTCTCTTGTGCTTTAGCTCTATCTTCTTCTGATGTAGCTTTGACAAAATCTTCATTGACAATCATCTCTTTTGTATTGAACATATAACGTTCTGCATCATTGATATCATTAGTCTCTTTTGTCTTCTTTTCATCAGCTTCCTTGAACTTCTCAGCATCTTCCTTGATTGCTTTGATTTCCTCATCAGTAAGTGTGTTGTTACTGATTGTAATGTGCTGTTCTTTATTAGTACCAAGATCCTTAGCAGTAACGGTAACGATACCATTTGCATCAATATCGAAGCAAACTTCAATCTGTGGTACCCCAGCTTTTGCCATAGGAATTCCATCCAATCTGAATCTACCAATAGACTTATTGCCAGAAGCAATCTTACGTTCACCTTGCAATACATTTACCTCAACCATAGGTTGGTTATCAATAGATGTGGTGAATACCTGCTTCTTCTGACATGGAATTGTTGTATTTGCTTCAACAATAGGTGCCATCATATCTCCCTTAGTTTCTATACCTAATGACAATGGAGTAACATCAAGAAGCAGCAAATCACCAGTAGAATTACCAGCAAGAATATCAGCTTGCTTAGCAGCACCCAATGCAACTGCTTCATCTGGATTTACAGATTGATTCAATGGCTTATTGAATTCCTTCTTCAATGCCTCTTGCAATGATGGAATACGAGTTGTACCACCTACAAGTAAGATACAATCAATATCATCATACTTCTTACCAGCTTTCTCAACAGCAACCTTTGCTTTTTCAACTGTACGATCATTCAAATTCTTTACAAGGGATTCAAACTTAGCACGAGAAAGTGTCATAGCAAGATTCAATGGTGCACCATCTTTCATAGAAATATATGGGAGATTAATCTCTGTCTGTGTTGAGCTTGACAATTCAATCTTTGCTTTTTCTGCTGATTCTACTACACGAGCATAAGCCATATTGTCCTTTGTCAAATCAACATCATCTGACTTCTTAAATTCATCAACTACCCACTTTACAATAGCATCATCATAGTCTTTACCTCCAAGATATACATCACCATTTGAGGCAAGTACTTCGGCCATACCATCTGACAACTCAAGAACAGAAACATCAACAGTACCAGTACCTGAATCCACTACTACAACAGTCTTGTCTTTCTTATCTTCCATTAAGTTAGCCGCCAATGCCGCTGATGTTGGCTCATTAATAACACGAAGTACATTCAATCCAGCAAGCTCACCTGCTGTCTTAGTTGCTGTACGAGCAGCATCACCAAACCAAGCTGGTACTGTAATTACTGCATCTTTGATTTCCTCACCAACATAATCTTCTGCAACTTTCTTCATCTTACTAACAATCATAGATGAAATCTGTTCAGGAGAATATTCCTTGTCATCAATCTTAACATAAGGCTTACCAGACTTATTTACAATATCATAAGTTGCAAGCTTCTGCATCTTCTTTACATTTTCATCATTGAAATCAGCACCCATCAAACGCTTTACAAAACTGATAGTGTTCTTTGGATTTGTTACTATTGCACGCTTTGCAGCATTACCAATCTTAACTTCATCCTTTGTAATCTGTACTACAGATGGTGTTGTTCTTGTTCCTTCTTCATTTACTACTACAACTGGTTTACCTGCCTCAATTACTGCTACACACGACATACCCGTGCCTAAATCTAGGCCTAAAACTTTACTCATTTTAAATTTAATCTTATATATGTTTTTATTTATCTAATTAATATATAGAAAAAAGTGTGCCAGAATTTCATGATTACAAAATTCTGACACATTGTCATATATTCCTGCCAAAATGTCACTCTGACACTTCAATCTTATTGACAAAATAATTTGCCGTCAACGTAAACTTAACAATCACTTTAGTATCACCAATATCTAATGAAATCATCCACGGTGCAAATTCAACATCTAATTTATCAGGTCCATCAACCTTCTTTACATCAAACTTACCACCAGTAACATCAGTTACTTTCTCAATAAGAGATTTGACACTACCAATCTTACAATTCAACAATGCTTGTCCTAAAAGAACTTCAACAATACGCGAAGCTCCACTCTGTTTCTTTAATTGTTTCATAAAAATTCATATTTTAAAGTTTTACTGATATATTATATAATATTCACCAGGATGGCGGCTGGGATTGACAGGGAGCGGAATAGTATGCTAAAGCATATTCTATCAGCCTAAGACTTTTTAATTGTTCCTGGTGACTTTTTTGTATTCTTATTTTTTCTTCTTGTATACATCTTCTGAAATGCATGAACTTCTTCTGGTTCTACATAATCAACTATACGATATTCATGCTTCAACTTTGATTTTATTCTCTTATCATTGTCTTTATAGTCTGAAATTTTCTGCTCAAGAAAAGCTTTATCTTCATTAGGACCTTCTGACAACATACAAAACCATTTTGTCCATTCAACACCAGTTCTTGTATGATGCTGGTATCTTGATTCAATGCTATATAAGTTACTCATTTGTACAATCTAAGAATTTGTTACCTTTAAAACCAAACTTCTCTGAAATTTCTTCTGAAGTCATATCTTTTACTCTATTATAGAAAGTAAACCATATAGGAAGAGCAAATACAAGTAAACATGCCATTGCTAAAGATATATTGTCTGCTATCAATATAGTAATGAATGCTGATAATATAGCAAAGCAAAAATGAATTGTCAATGAATTGATATACTTATACATCATATTCAGAAATTTTCTTGTTAGTATAATAAATGAGAATACACATGTTGTGAATAGCTGCTCTGAAATCAAAGCTATGTAATGTATCAGATGATGAACTGTCATCATACAAATCTAATACACATGATTCAACAATGTAATTTGATGCTTCTGCTTCATCAAGGATATTCAGCTTCTTTGATATTCTCCAAATTTTCCATTTGATATCACATTCCTTCATACCTGATACTGCATTCAAGCAATCATTAATGTTAGGATATAAATCAAGCATCTGTCTTGCTATCTTGCCAATAATCTTTTCAATATTAGCATTAATCTTAGCATATATAACTTGAGGATTTGTATTTATCATAATTTCTATATATTGTTTAATTAGTAACGAATGATTCCACCAGCTCTTTCAATATCAAAATTATGTAAAGCCATCATACCTTTTATTACATTCACAATACCATCTAAAGTCTTCTTATCATGAAGCATAGTATAAATGACATCTTTTACAGATGGCCATGCATCTCTAGTAAAATATCCATTAAGACCGTTAAAAATATCTTCTACTAACTGGTCAAAATTAATGGTAACTACTTCATTGAGGTATTCCTCATTACCATAATTTTCTGCCACAACACTGAGAGCTTCTGCAATATGTAACTTAACAAAATTAACAATCATAATTTTAATATTTAAATGTTTAACTTACGATAATAAAATAGAACAACTTTCAGAAATTTCAAAATTAGCAATGTAAAACTTCTGAATATTTTACAAGAGCTTCACGATATGCAATCATCTTAGCATCAGAAAAATCTAATACAAAACCAATCAATGTATCAATATCTTTCTGTTCCATCTTAACAATATTGTTATGTTCAATTCGACTGCAAATAGAAATACGAAGAAATTCAGGAGTAAAACTATAAATTGCACTAGGAGAATAAGTTGAGCAGAAATTAGCATTAATCATTGCAAGTTCTGTAGCGTAATCATTCAAAGTCTTTGTCATCATAATCATAAAATTTTAAAAATTAAACTTCTTGTTTTGAACATATTTAATATAGAACAAACCCAGGAAATTTCAAAACAAATACAAAAAAAGTGAATGATTTTCATCATTCACTTGGTATCAATCCCAGTACTTCAAATGTAGGTTTTACACCAGTACCAAGATATTTGTCATATATGTATTTTTCACAATCTTCAAGCTTATCTGTCCATTTTACCCATCCATGTTCATTTCTATCGCAGAAATCCCACCAATGGAAAAACAAGAACTTTTTTCTTTTCTGTACTGCATATTCTTTAATAAGATATGTAGTATCATTGTAAGTATACTGCTTGAATATTCTTCTTAATACTATACGATATTTTTGTTTCAGTATAGCATCATTTACAGCAGATATGAATTCTCTCTTTTCTGCTTTATCTAACTTACTTAAATCACCAGTCGTCATCACTATCATACAATGGGTTATCATAAAAACCAGAATCAGAATAGCTATCAGCATCATTATCTTCATCATACTCTGTACAATCAAACCATCCATCTTCTGGCAAATCATTTTCATCAATTACTTCTTCACCATTCGCATAATTCAAATAGCCATTTCGATCTGTTGTCACATAATCTCCATTTTCTTGCCATTCTTCAGTTGTATATCTGTTGCCTTTGTTGATGTAAGACTCTTGCAACATTTCTTCTTTAGTCATCAAATCAATTTTCACTTCCATTAAAATTATATACTTAGATTAAAAATAAGGTTAAATAGTTTCATGAACAATAAAGCAACAATGTTTCCAAATATAAATGCTAGTAATATATTGTGTCCCATATATTAAACAAATTATATCTTAATATCACATAAATCATTACATAGATAAGAGAGAATCCTAAGATAAATTTTTCTTGGTACTTTTCTGGTACTGCAAAGCTTGCAAATACAGCTATTACAGTACCAATTATCATACATAGAATTTCTTTCATATAACATTTACTTTTCTACAAGATTGTCAACCATCATTGCTTTACCAAGCATAGTATCACCACCAGAAAGTACAGCGGCATCATTATTGATGTTATACTCAATAGTCTGCAATGCACTAACTGCATCTTTATTAGAATAATAGATATTGTTTGTCTTGCTTCTGTACAAGTCAGCAACAGGATTCATCCAATAATACGTGCAAGATACCTGACCTTTTGAATTCAGAAACCAATACTTTCTGGTATCACTAATAATATCATCTGTATTGACAATCTCCATCTTTCCACTATTCACATCTCTCACTTCCATTTCTTGAATGAACCTCAAAGGAGCTTTTCCATATCCCTTTCGTGGAATAACTATAGTTGGTTCTTTGATAATTTCAACAACACGATTCTTTGTTGGATTGCTAGCTGATACTTCTCTTGCCTTATCCTTGTTATCTGATAGTACAATCAAATCACCTTTAGAATAATTAGACATATTGAAATTAGTAATTGTCTTTTCAAATAGGCCAATCTTAGCAAGGTCCTCAAAATTAATATCCTTAAGGCAATCCTTTCTAGTTACTCCATATTGGTTTGACAAAAATGTAAAGCCATTTACAACATAAACTCTATCATTAACATTAAGCTTAATCAATGGATTTGATTTAACATACTTGTATACAGGAACTGGATTAATCATAATTTTATAATCTTATTTAATTCATAAAATAATAATTCAATACAACATCTCTTGAGTCCTTCAAGATTTCAATATTTCTATCACCATAAACAACATAAATTCTCTTATTAGTAAAACCAACAACAGTACCATGTTCAAGGCATTTTCTAGATTCACCAGGATCACAAAATACAACTTTATCACCGTATTTCAAAGTTGTTCCAAGAAAATCTGTCAAGTTGGTTAAATTCTCTTTATTATGTTCTTTATGCTCTTTCATAAGTCTTATCAAAAATATCTGGTTTGCACGGATAAAACTCACCATTTACACCCTTGATAATATAATCATTGATAGATGCTTCCATATCACCTTCTAAAGTGTGAATTACAATACTTGATCCTTCTGTTTTAAGGCTTCCACCAACAAAATTATCTATCTCTGTCAAATTATTACCATTCCATTGAACTGCTTCAATAATAACCGGCTTCTTTCTGTACTTTGTAACCATTTGCTTTTATTTATATATTTATTTTAGAAATCTAATACTGGAAAATCATTATCTTCAATAATGAAGATTCCGGCACCTTCTTGTCCATAGCTAAGATATGTCTTGCCAATCTTATATTTCTTATTTAAGAAATTAATGAATTCGTCATTCAACTTAAGTCCATTAATATAAGAATTTTCATTAGCTTCTACGTGCCATTGGCTTTTATTAAGATTGTTGATACGACAATTATTCTCACAAGTCAAGATATATCCAGTTGGATTATCTAAATATTCTGGTTTTACAACTTTACGAATAAACTCTTCTTTAGTACCATTGAACTTAAAGAAACCACCACCTTTATGAATAGTTTCTGAAAAACTTCTTTGAAATACGGAACCTCTATCATAGAATGTACGTGATACTGAAGTAAGCTTTGCTGTATAAATATAAATTGTAATCATAATTTTAATCTTTATTTATTTGACATATTTAATATAGAATAAGTGCATAAAATTTCAAAATAAATTCAAAATTTTATGCACTTTTTAAAATTATCCGTTAAGTTTAATTGTTGTCAAATCATCCCATTCGATAATACCATCATTTACTAAGTCATCTATCAATAGCTTGTTTATTTTCCATCCAGTTCTCATCCCAATTTCAGAAACATCTAAACTATCTGGATATGTCTCTTTACAAAGCTCTACTATTAATTGTTTTTGTGCTTCTACAGCTTCTTTTCCTCTCTTGTCCATATTTTACTTTACAAATTCTAAATCATCTATAGTACATATCTTATTCTCTTTAAATGATTTCTGTACATCTATGATTCTCTGATTGGTACTTCCTCTGAATGGTATTGTTATATTTCGTTTTTCTTTTACATAAGGTCCATCAATTATAACATCACAATTCTTAATTACTTCTTTATGAGGATAATTCTTCAGATCTTCAATGAAATATCCTGTATAAAGCCAAATACTCTTTTCTGGATATCTCTTCTTTATATTAGAAAGAAACTTAGCAAGTTCTTCTAATGCTTGTGCAGACTGATCTAATGGGTCACCTCCAGAAATTGTTACACCATCAATATGTTCATCACCTATCAAATTCAATATCTTGTCTTTATAAGTAATGTTTGTATATGGTACCATATCATCTAACTTATGACCTTGACTATATTTCCAGGTATGCTTATTCTGACAACCAGGACATGCATGTGTACATCCAGATACCCATATAGTTACTCTAAAACCAGGGCCATTGTTGATATCTGGACCAGTAACTGCTATAATATGTAAGTCGTTAGACTTGTCTATGTTGTCCATGTGCAAGTCTTCAAACTTGTCTATGTGTAAATCTTTTGTTTCCATATTTATAATATAGAATCAGGATGAACTTAAGTTCACCCTGATTTGATTTTTAAATTAGATTTTGTTCTACATGCTTTAATCGTTTAGAAACTTCATCTTGTTTACCTTCATTCATATTGGAAACATCAGTACTAAGGTAACCCGTGACCATTCTTAGTTCCTCTATGTTATGGCTTCCACAATGTGGACATGTTCCATTGAAATCACCTTTGCTATGACAATCTCGGCAGTAATCCAATGGGAAATGCAATGAGAAATATGGAAGATCCTTATCCATTGCATAAACCACTAATTCTTCACAAGCATCTATATTGTTAGTTGCTGAACTTGGCATTTCAACATAAGTGATACATCCAGCATTACTGAACTTATCCAATTCACTTTCAATATCAATTTTCTTGAAGCAATCAATATCTTTATATACAGGTACATGAGTTGAATTTGTAAAGAATTTGTTATCATTATCAGTAACACCTTTAACATCATTACCATACTGTGCTCTGAATTTTGCCATTGCTGTCTTACAAAGTGATTCTCCTGGAGTCAGGTATACTCCAAAATTCAACTTATCATTTTTCTTGAATTCTGCACATCTGTCATTGAATAGCTTTTCAATTCTCTTTCCAAGTTCAAGACCTGGGGCTTCTGTCTGGTCGCATCCAATCAATATTTGCAATGTTTCTGCTAATCCAATTTGTCCGATAGCTAATGTACCATGTTTCATAGCAGATACAGGACCTTCTTCTGGAATATATCCAACCATTGTATTGTTTGTCCACATGAATGGAGCAGACTTAGAATTCTGACTGCAAATCAAAGTAAATCTTTCAAGAAGCATTTCTCTTGCTTCATGGATCTTCTTATCAAGCAACTTCATGAATGTTTCTACCACATCTTTGCTACCAGATTCTTTTGCCATCATAGCTAAAGTAGGCATGATGATAGTAACAGGACAAATGTTTCCACGACCATCTTTTTGGTTTGCAGATAACATCCAATTGTCTTGTACTTTACCAGTTTCTGCTATCTTTTTAAATATGTCAAAGAAATAATTTGAATCACAATTGATATCATAACCATTATAAGTTCTGCAACCCATCGTGCTCATCACTTCATATCTAGTGAATTTCTCTGCTGGTTTTACTTTAATTTCCCAACTATCTTCAATAGAGTCATAATGACCTTCTAATGACAAATAATCTTCATAATCTGGATGTTCTGATAGCCATTTAGCAAATGCACAGTATGTTGATTGAGAGAAATTGAGCAAATTCTTCAATGCACGATTCTTTTGCTCTCTATCAAATATATTACCTTTCCAGTTAGTACTCCAATCAACATTACAATAATTAGGATAATCACGTTGTGTTGTAGATTTCAATGCTAATCTGAACAAATCATAGTTAGGACCAGGATTCTTTTTAGAACCATGAATTTCCTTACTGTATTGGAATATGCAACATGGGAATATAGCAGTACGATGATACTTACCAGTACCTTCCAACGTCATATTGATTAACGCTCTAATGATTTCACGACCTTCCTTTAAAGTACATGTACCATAATTGATGCTAGAAAATGGCAACTGAGCACCACTACGAGATTGCAAACTGTTTAGATTATGACTCATTGCTTCAGTAGCTTGACTTAATTCCTTCAATGTAGAATTCCAAGCCTTCTTCCATATCATTTTCTTCAATGGTTTCAACAATCCAACACCAGTATAAATTCTATCATCAACACTTATATGTTTGATTGATTTAGAATCAATGTTAGGTTTAGCCCACTTCATCAATGGAATTCCATCACACCAATTTTTGTAATGCTTAAAGAAACTCTTACGGAAATATGGTATCATTGACCAATCAAGATGTGATGCAGAAATACCACCAAACTGTTCAAGTGATTGTACTTGGAAATTGACAGCTATCAATTGGAATGCAGTACTCAATGAATTAGCAGGACGAATGTCACACTGTTTCAATGTAATGCCATGTTCAAGAAGAATATCAATCGGGTCAGTTAAACAATTATGCTGTCCAACTGCAAAATTTGATAAATCATGCTGATAAACCATATTTCCTTCATGATTCTTTCTTGCCATCTTTGACATGTTGTTTTTCAAAGCATAATCTTTACAAACAACGGCTCCGGCTTCACCAATACGTCCACTAAAGCTGTTTTCATCAAGATTGGCATTCTGGTTTACTACATTCTTGGCATAAAGTTTTGTAGCAATATTCTTAGCAAGCTTTGTATTTGATTCTCGATACCTAGATCTCTCTTCTCGGTAAATGATGAATTGTTCTGCAGCTTCATTTTCTCCTACCGACATGAGGAAATCTCTCAAGAAATCTTGTACAGTCTCAATATCAACTACATCTTCTTTCATGGTTTCTAACCAAGCTCTTATTGATTCTGTAAACTTACTAATGAGTCCATCAGGAACTTCTTTCTTCACTCCATTCTTATATACTTTTTCAAGTGCATGAATTGGTTTGTTAAGATCAAAGCCTTGGACTTTACCATCTCTTTTCTTTACTTTCATAGTTAATTTATTTCAAAGATCTATTTGTAAAAGTGGAGAGTTAGATCTCCACTGTATATTAAAATAACTTCTATATCAAATCACTTGTGGTAGCTTGTTTGCTACTAATATTCGGTTTGCTTCATCTAATTTTTGTCTTGTTTTTATATATAATCCAAAGCCAAGGCCAGTAAGACTAGAAAGCAATACCAATGTCCAAATACTTATTGTAATGTCAAACATAAATTTATCCTCCAACTGTCTTATTCTTATTCCACTTATTGAACTTAGAATTACTGATAGTAAATCCAGCAGCACCTGGATGTCCACCTGCGGTCTTTACCAAACTCTTGATCCATCTTCCAAGATTGTATTCTCTATCATCATCTTGTCTTACATTATATACAGAACCAGACCATTTTCCATTAGGCAAATGTTTGAATACAATAGCATGATCTACTTTATCTGCTACTGATTCGAACATTCTGCTTGATGATGGACCTTGACAGAACAATGCAACTGCCTTACGTTCCTTTCCATTAATAATGAACTTCCAATCAAAATCACCGTAGTTGTTTACTAACTGCTTATTCTTATAGTTTTCATAATCAACTATATTTTCTGCTTCGATTACAGTTTCACTAATGAAGTTTCTTCCATAATCAGATTCAGAACCATCATCATACATAATATGCTTTACACAGTCATATACTTTATCAAAATCTAGTTCAAAGTCTCTGTTGATTACAAGATTGACACCATAGCAATCATCTAACTCAAGACAATACTGCTTAGGATGGAAGCTGTCCCAACCAGCAAGATACTGCAACAACTGTGGCATATTACCATTATTCTGGTTGATTCTAAGTACATCAAACAAATGTTCATAAACTAATCCAATTGTTGAAGTAGATGTTTCTCTATATCCAGGTGTATCATCATATCCATGTTGCTTTGCTAATGCCAATGCTGGACCATGATGGTCAAACCAACTAAAGCTTAAACAACAATTATATGCATCATGCAAGAACTTCATTACTTTCCAATTATTGAATGAAATATCAAGCATATAGACATGTCCAAACTTGCTTATCCAATTATAAGGACACATATCATTCTTTCTATCTTTAGCTAAAGTATCTAGCATATTGTAATCTGCACCAAGTAAAGTAACATTTTCTTTTTTGGTTCTCATATTCTTGGATAGGCAATCAACAGTCCAATGATACATCAATGCTGCAGAAAATACACCATCATTATCTTCTTTGTGATATACAATCAATACTTTATTTTCATTCTCTTTTAACAGTTTCGAAACATTCTTCATAATTAATCTTTATTTAAATTTTTAAACTCTTCTTGTATTGCTATTACAACTACATAGGCAAATGCTGTAAACACCATTGATATTATCACATAAAATGATGTCGCAAATATGCACATACCCATTTTTTCTTCAATCAAGTTTGTTGCAAAAAAATTCCAAGAAATATAGCATATAACAGCATATACAATGCATGGAACTATTATCGATCCAATCTTACAATCCTGTATTAATTTCATAATTTTCAAATATCTAATTCTGTAAACATGAATGTCAATATTACAATTATGATTATAGTAAATAAAGTCATGAGTACCAAATGATGAATCATAACTTCTTTACCTGTATATTCAACACCATATTTCAATATAAACCAAGCTATCCCAAAGAAGATCGAATATACGATACAAAAAGCTTTATGGTTGAATTTCTTACTTTGGATGAGTTCTCCGCCATTCATCATCACTACTAATCATTAAACAAACTATACTAACAAACACAAAAAACAGATATATTAAGATGAATCCTGGAATAGTATTTTCTCCAACATTGTTCAACCACATCAATGCTACAATTATCAATGTTGCAATGATATAAGTTTTGAATCCATCTTTCTGTATTTTATCTCTAAAAAATGTATTTATCGAAATTGTTACCTTCATTTCTTTCTTTTTCATCTAACCACTCTGTTAATGGAATTCCACCCCATATAATGAATGCTATAAATACTAAACTAGCAGAAATCGTTACTATAAAGATTGACAAACAAAAATCTATATTTCTACTGGTATTACCCATTAAATAATCGGTCAATGGATAAGACAATATAGCAGAAATCAATAAAATAACACCATAATATCCATATAAACCCAATTCATATATGGTTGGAATTTTTCTATTCTTTACTATGCCCATATTTATTAAAATCTACTTCTTCTTTAACATTAGTAATATTCACATCAGTAATCTTAACATGCCTAGCAATATTTTTAGCCTCTTGTTCATTAGTAGCAATAATACTTATAGACAATGGAATTACTCTACTAGTAAACTGACCATATACAGTAATATCAGCATGTACTTTAAACAATTTCTTATCTCTTAAGTTTTGCTTTTCTATATTAATATCCATCATATTGTATTTATAAAATTTAAAAAATCAAACATAATATAACAAAGATAGCGATACACCAGAAAATGAAACTACCTATGGCCTTCAAAACAAATCCTCCCATGAAAGCTATACTTCCAATAAACAGTTTTATTAATCCTACTACTATAAACAGGACAAATACTGTTATAAAAAGACCTGCTAATAAAGCAATTATTCCAAAAATCAATTCTATCATAATTTTATCATTTTTTGTTCAGATATAAGATAGAAACTTATTAAGAAATTTCAAATTCTATTTAAATAAAAAGTCACACATGGACGTTAAATTTATTTCAGGTATATAAATATACTTCTAAACAATTTTCCGCTCCCTGTGTGACCTAGGCGCTTTCCTAGAGAACATCATTTTCTCTTCTTTGGTTGTGATTTTTTATGAACAGGTTTATAAGTGCAATTTGTCTTCATTTTCTTAAGCATTGCAACTTCAACACGTAAAGTCTTTACTTCTTTCATCAATGCAACATTATCATTATGTAATGAATTGAGTTTAGAAAGTACAACTCTGAAATTAGCTTTTACAATTGAATCAGAACTAATGCTATTGTGATTGTCATTATTTGTAATTACTGTAGTAATGTTGTTCAGTTTCTTTACACTACATCTACAGTTAGGATCATGAACAACAAAACTTTCCATATTGTCATTCTCATCAGATTTAACAATATTGATGAACTTATGGTTTTGATATTCAAATTCCATCACTTTACCTTCTGATGTCAAGGTATCACCTACTATAGCAATATCATTTGATTTGCCAGTACATTTGTTGACAACAAGCATGCTTCCTGTAAGAAACAATACAAATGTTATAGCCGCTATAATAATACTTTTAATATTCACTTTCATGGATTCAATAATTATAATATCTTATACTTCTTCTGTCATTTTATTGTGCTCTGCTTTTCTTCTATTTTTATGTCCTACATAATATATTTTAGAAATGTTAGCAGTTTTAACCGCCTCTATGGCATAAATCAAGTCTTTCTTGTTGATGGCTTTTGTCTTCTTATCATATCGACATGCCTTCATTCGTTTCCAGAATCTTGTCTTTCTTACACCATCTGGCCCACAATTGTATGTCAATGATGTCAACCCATCAATAAATGATTGTGTATAGATAAATCTGTGGTCAAGTTCAGAAAGCAATTCTCTTACATGAACATTGAACTTATCCATATCTTTATCAAAAAGCTTATCAGCATATTCTTGACTTATCTTATGTGGGATATTATCTTCATAGATTACATGACCATAACCTATAGTATATCTATTTTCACCTTTAAGCTTGTAAGCAGTAAGGACACAAGATTCATATTTCTTGATGAACTCTTTTCCTTTCTTACTTATACTAGCATTCTTATATGTATAAGTATTAGTACGATGTTCATGTACATCAGAAGATTTTGCCATTGTATTGATATCAATGGTCATCATCTCCTCAATACGTTGTACTCTTTCTTCTATAGTAAATGTATCTCTTACCACACTGTATAGCTTAATACTCTTCCAAAGATGAGTACTATCTTCTTTTTCTTTCATTAATGAATTGATATTAGGACTAGCATTAATGAACATAGGTGGTATTGTTCCTGATAGTGCACCAAGAAATGCAGAACCTACTATCAAATATTTTATCTTCTTCATCATTATCTTACTTTATCTTACTTTAAAGTTAAAACTACATTGTACCATCCATTGTCATTCCAATCATGAGTGCACCAGCTATCAGTAATAGGAAACCAATCATACAAAGCCAATCATTAGATAAAAATCTTTCGTTGTTTATCATATAAGCACCCATACCTAAGAAAATCAATATAATTCCAATCAAAATCATCATAATCGTAAATTTTAAAAATTAAACATCTTATTTATAAAGCATGAAAGATAATTACATAGACTATTATCATGAAATTAGGAAATATCATTACCAAAAGTTTCAATATATTATATGTTAAATCATCTTCATATTTTGACTTGTAAGTAAAATTCAATGTAAGAAGAATACTTTCAATAACAAAGAAAATTACTAAAAATATAATTGAATTTTTATCCATAATCTATATTTATTATTTAACATCTTAAATATAGAACAAACATAAAAAATTTCAAATTATTTTTATTATATAAAAACAAACAAAAAAATGATAAGTTTAACAGAATCATTAAATGTATCTTTGAATGAATCAAAGAATTATTCGGTAAAAAGCGTCAAAGCAGAAGATGTTGTTACATTTTTAAGACAAAATCCAGAATATTATTTCTATACTAGAGGATTTGGTTCAAATGCAGCACATTATGGCGCAAAAGGTAAATTGTTAGATTGTGAAATCCAATATCAACCTAAAGCAAAGAACTGGTATGTTTATTCATATTCAAATCAATATAGTGGTGGATTTGAAATGGATGATGATAAATCAATTGACTCAATTGATAGTTTAGTTTCAGCAATAGATTCTGCTGATAATACTGATATTAAAATAGGTGGAGGTAAATTCGGTATATATGGTGTTAACGGAAATACACCTAATGCAAAAATACAGCTAAGAAAGAAAAAATAATGGAAAGCTTAGTTAATTTTATTGTAGAGGCACTAAACAAAGGCAATAATGAATTGTCATTATCCCAAATAAAAGATAAAATTTATGATTCAAAAGAAGATATATTAGATGAATTAGGATTTGATCCGTTCGATAAAAATTTTGATGGGGATATGAAATCCGCAGTCAAGAAAATAGAATCTTCTAATAGTGTATATATTGCTTTAGATAATATAAGAGATAAAAACCAAGGTTATTTTGGATTCTTATACAAAGATGGTTCATCAATTACATTTGAATCACCATCAAGTAAAGTAATGGATGGATATTTTTATGGTAGCACAATGGCAAATGATATAACTAGTGAAGTTATACGTTATGTGTGTACTTTTGCTAAAGCATTAGGTAAGTTTACTAATAAAACCAAAAACATAAAATTCAATAATGATGGATTATATGTGGATGCAATACAAGATAAAACAATAATTCTTCATGTATTTGATGATCCAGAAGCATTTGGAAAATTTTCAAAACAATTAATTAGATCAAATAAATCAAATAAATAAAAATATAAAAAGAAAGCTGGAACTATAGTTCCAGCTTTTTATGTAAATTAGAATGGAAGATCATCAGAACCAGCTGTTGGTGTTGATTCTGTTGTATCTGAAGGAGTAGCAGCAGGAGCAGCAGTTGATGCTGCTGGAGTTGTTGATGGCAATGGATTTGTTGGATCATTACCAGCAAGAACTACGCTAATCCATGCATTGACACGGGCTGTTACTTCAGGTGACCACTCATGGTAACCAAGTTCATCAATCAGATTAGGACAGAAGCTCTTAATCTTCTCAATTACACCATGATACAACTCACGAAGTTTCTTTGTGTTCTCTTCAGCATTGATTTCTGCAAGAGCTGTAGCACGAAGATCTGGATCCTTCTGCTTCCAAACTTTCTTTGTCATTTCCTCAACATACTGATCAAGAATAGCTTGCTGTTCATCATCAAGCAATGGACTTCCATCAGGATTAGTACAACTAACTACATCATCAGTAAGTTCAGAAGTATTGTAACTAATTTCACGGGTCTTACGCTCAGGTGCTTTAGGATCATCTGGACCTGGTGTTACCTCAAGGTCAATAGCACGACCAAACAAGAAATCCATTACAGGAATACTTGCTTTCTTAGACTCAGGGCTTGGAGCCATCTTAGCATTGATTGTCTCCCAAATAGCCTTAGGAAGCTTCCAGAACATGTATTTTCCTACAAGATCTGGCTGGTTGTTGTCTTCAATAACCTGAATGAGAGCATAACGTGCATAACGCTTGTCAAACAAACCACGACCACCTTTATCCTTAGTTAAAGCCTGCTTCTGCATATTCTCATCCTTTGAGAAATGACACTGTTTCCATGCCTTAAATACTGGGCAATTCTTATCATTATTTGTCAATGAACTTACAACAGAGAAGAAGCCATTACTATCCTGCAAAGCATAAGACTGCTGTTCAAGAATACTGTTTCGAAGATCCCATGGATTATAGATAACCTTGATCTGAGAACGATAAACTCCATCTTCTGCCTTAGAAAGAGCTGGCTTTGGGTGATAAATGTTAGGATTTCCACCTGAAGTCTGCTGTGGTTGCTCTTGATAAACTGTCAACTGTGATGGATCAAAACCAAGAATGTCATTTTCAACTGAGTTCAAATTTTCGTTTGTCATAATTTTACTTTTAAATGTTTTTGTTTAAATTTACTTGTTAAAATGTGTGTTGCAACACATTTATTTTATTTTATATATTACAATTATAATATAGTACCTTTATATTTTGATTTTCAAAAATATAATAAAATATTCTCTATTTAATTCCTAAAGTATTTGGTACTTTACCGTTAGTCAATGGACTAGGACTTTCAATCTTAGCTGTTTGTGTTGTAGGAGAACCAACCGTTATGATTTGCCCATAAACATCTGCATTTTTGATATAATAATCTATTGCATTTGCCATTCTAACACCAAGAGGTTCTGCAATCATTTTAGTAATAGATTCTCCAAATTCTTTAGCAACTTTATTTCCTGATTTAGAAGTACATGGCAATACATGTTTGAAACCTTCTTCTAATGCAGATGGCAAGACCTCTTCAAGAGATCTTGTCAACGCCTTTTCTAATTCAGATACTACTAACATAAATTACTTATGATTGTAAATGAATTCTGCAAACTTCTTGTATGATACCTTTGCCATAGGTACCAACTTTTTCATAAGTGAATTATCCGGAATATTAAGTGATCCCATATACTCATCAACCAACTTATCAATCTGTGAATCTACAGTATTACCAGTAGGTACATTCTTAGGCTCTGGCTCTGGTGCTTCATGAGTCATATCCCACTTAGACTGAAGTTCTGCCTTGAAGTTGTCAATATACTCATCACCAATCAGCAATGTTACAAAGTCATTATCCTTCAATCTATCAAGAAAATCCATTGCCTCATCAAGCTCTTCCTTTGTAACTTCACTAATATCAACATCATTCAACTTAGCAACATTATCAGACTCAGTCAACTTTACAACGTCTCCAAAAATATCAAAAATTCCCATGATTATTTAAATTTTATTTATTTGTTAATTTTATTTTATTTATTAAAAGTCAGGATCAAGATGTGGATTAGCATGACCAAATGTAACTATACAACATGATTCTCTAGTTGGTATGCCAACCTCTCTCCAAGTACCATTCTTTCTTAATGAATACAATTCTCCATCACGCATGAATTTATTGAATGCTTCAACTGTCAAGTATTCTACTCCATCCTTTTCATATATATACTGATCTTTATTGTCTTCAGTAATGCCATAAATATTCACAAGACGTACCTTCTTATTACTTATGACAGCTTTGCAACATACAACATATCGATCAGATCCTACATGTAAAGTACCTACCATTCCACGTACAGGTAATATAACTGTCTTTTCTGATCCATCGGCTTGCTTAATCTTTATTGTCTCCATATTTCTATATTTTAACTTTAGTTCTTGAACAGAACTGAAAGTGATGTTCATTATTTACATATTTAATATAGAAAATTTATTGAAAATTTCAAAAAATCGAACCTAATAAATTACTAGCCTTTTTTAAATTGTATTCATGCACCCAATATTCATTTCTCATATCCATATATACATAATATTCTGGATATCCACACTTGTTGAATATTGTAAAAATAATCTTATCCTTACTAAAATCTGGATTCAATTCTGTACTATATCCTTTACCTGGAATTGGGCATTTCTGTACTCTTACAGTTATATTGATAGGATTATATTGCTTATAAGGCTCTTCTTTGACAATTGCATGAAGTTTGTCATTGTTATCAACATACATTGATATGATTTGTGCACCCTTCAATGGTGTTATGACTAAGGTATTTCTACCAGATACGGCATGCCATTCAAACTCGTAATCATCAAGATAGAAACCCTCATTATGATTTTTTATTGCTTCTTTAATATCATCTATAGTGGCCATATATTAATTATATAAAATATAGTTTGTTGGTTTTGGTTGATTCTTACTATCTCCTGTAATCATACCAGACATTGTATGATTGTTCAATAAGTCAAGTGTTGCATCTGCTATAGCACCTGCATTGTCGCCTTTCAATCTTGAAACGGTAATAGTAAAGCACTTCTTACCCATATTCCATGGAATCATATATGAAATATCAAATCCACCATCTGCATTCTCCAAGCAGATATAATGATGTCCATCTGATAAGATATCCAAATTCTTCACTGATGTATGGAAACAAGAATCTGTCAATACAAGATTATTGTCTGCTTTGATGATATAATATGCAAGACAAATTTTTGTCCAAAAATTCTTTAGCTTATTTAACATATTTTAATATTTTAATTGTATTTCAAACTTGGCATTTCTACAATGTTTCCTTTCTTTTCTAACTCCTTCTGTTTTGCATAAATCTGTTCCTTTGTAAGATTCTCTTCGATGATAGTATGTGGATCAATAGTAAGAAGTACATAAGGATTCTTGGAGTACTCTGCAACTGGTACCTTAACTTTATTGAATGACAAAGTTTTATATGATTCCCTTACATAAGTTTCAAAGTATTCAACAATGTTAAATTCCATTTTACCTTCCTGTAATACAATGCAAAACTTATGGTTCTTAACATCAAGAAGATCTGACAAATTCTCCCATTCAAGCATATCTAAGAAATCAGAAGTTTCATAATGCCTAGGTCCATCAATCTGAGTAGCTTCATATACTGAATTACCAGAAAAATCTTTTCCTTTATATCTGATTTCATCCCAAATAGTAAGGTCTTCTGGGGTTTCAATATTGTTATCCATCATCCATTCAATCAATCGTGACAATGGTCGATAATCATCAGAATTTGTTGGGATATCATAATTCATTACAAAATTGAATGGATAGCATCCTAATTTCATTGCAATCTCTCTTCGAATATCAGAAGATAATAATTCACAATCTCTTTGTGACAATCTTCCATAAACATTCTTTCCCATATCACAACAAATAGAATGTGCTGCAATTGTATGCCTTCCAATAGCATATCTCATTGCCATCCATGTCAAATCATGTTCATATTCAGACATGTATTTTGGTGATTTGTTACATCTTCTTACCATAGTTACTTTCTTTTTAGACGATTAACCATATTCTTTACTTGATTTAACTGTTCCTTCTGTGCAGCTCTATTGAGAGAATCAGACTTAGTTTGCTGGCGGTTGAATTCCGACAACATACCATTCTTATCTGCTAAATTGGCAATAGTAACATTCAATGACTTGATAGAATCTGTCATTACTTTGTTCAAACTATCTTTATATACAATTTCTTGATTAGCTTTGTTTAATTTTGATCCTCTATTGCAACTTACTGTACATTTGTTCATTCCAAACAATATCAATAGTACAATCAAAATTTCTTTCCAATTTTTCTTTAACTTGTTCATTTTAATATATTGACTTCATTTAAATTTACTGTAAGATCAGCATCAGGCAAACGTTCTTCATTGATGAATCCACATCTTGTATAGACTTTGTCATAGATATCATCATCTTCACAATCAGTAGAAATATCAATCACATATTGCTTATTCAAATCATCTAATTGAATTTCCTTTGATGATATATCAAGTACATTCAATTGATATTTGGAACATATACCTAATACTTCTTCCTTACACTTTTCTATATTTCTTATCTTTGCTGATGCCATTTCTATCTTATATTTAAGAATAAAACATTAGTCTTCTACATCAAAGTTGTCAAAGTAGATAAATACTACTTCATGGTTTCTTCTACACTTCTTATTTGTATAGAACATTCCTTCCAACTGGGCAATAAACTTCTTTGCTTTCTTATTTGAAAGTGTCTGAGGATCTGCAACAGTTACCAAAACTGAATAAGTATTGTCAGTTTCATCTGTTTCATTACCATAAACTTCATATTCATAAGAAGGTACAAATCCAACTTCTACTTCTGTCAACTTGATACCCATCTTATTAGCGAAGTGACGTACTGTATTCTTGATTTTATTTGCTGAAGTGTTCATATTTCTTTCCATTTTAATCATTATCATTATTATTTTTACATAATAAATATAGAATTTCTTTCTTAAATTTCAATAAAATATGATAAATTTTTCACAATATATATCAGAATCTTTGGAAATTGACTTGGGTTTCATCTTTGAAGCCAACAAGAAAATTTGGCCATTAAGGGATAAGAAAACAGGTACATTCAAATATTCCCCTATAAGCATAATGACTGGAGATCATGTTGAAGATAGAAAATCGGAAAGAAAAGTTGATGATTCTGAAATCATAGATGCTGTAATGGGTGCCAAATCAGATATATTAGGTATGTTGAAAAATGGCAAATTGAAAGTATCCCATTATGGCGAAAAGAAACCTATGACTTTTGTAATCATGGATGCAAGGAAAAACAAAAACTTGCCATTGACTGTTGTAGGGTTTGTTTCTTGGGCTGATCCTAAATTCAAGAAATGTAATGTGATAATCAAGACTGTAGGTAAGTATTCTAATTTTTCAAGTATCATGAGAAAAGATTCTGATAAAGAAAAACATATTCAATTGTATTAATTTATTTAATATTATATACGAACAAAGCCAGGTCTTAGACCTGGCTTTTTGTTTAGCAATTCTCAGAGGATTTATTTAATGTTACTTCTCTGTTGTAACAATTCGATTCAAACCAAGGTTATCAGGAGAGAACTTATTTACAGGACCAGCACCAATAGTCTTAATTTTTGATGCATCAACACCTGCCTTGATAAGTGCATTCTTAACTGCTACTGCTCGCTTGAGTGAAAGCTCTTTATTATATCTAGTAGAACCTTCAGTAGAAGCATATCCAGTTACCTTGATTGTACCATCAACATCTTTCAGTGCATCAGCAATATCATAGATATTAGCCATAGATGTTGATTCAATCTTAGCAGTACCCTTCTTAAACTGAACCTTTGGATAAACCATCTTAGTAACTTCATTAGACTCAATCAAAGTATTTGTCTTTGTAAGAGAATCATGCATTACCTCAATAGTTGCATTTGCATCATTAAGACTCTTCTGAAGTGCATTGATCTTTCCATTCAACATATCAACCTCTGTCTGATCATAAAGCTTAGCCTTGTTGAATGATCGAGTACCGTTACTTGTCTTGAAGTGATATACAATACCTGCAGTAACTTGTCCAATAGCACGTTCTGTATTGAATGAACCTGTACCACTCAAATCATATACTACTGCTGGTCGCAAAGCAATGGTCCATGCATCTGTTACATTATAATTCAGATTAAGACCTGCCTTAACAAGCAAAGCATTGTACTTCTCATGCAAAAGAAAACCATAACCAGGACCTGCATTAGCTTCTACTTCAAACTTACGTGGCTTACCATTATACTTCCAAATAGCATTAGTAAGATTTACACGACCTGTCAAATAAGTTGAAATTCCATCAAATGTATTTGCACAATGAAAATGTGTTACTGGTTTTAACCAATTGCTAAGTCCATTGATATTTGTATTACCTTCAAGTGTTACACCAAATACTGGAGTAATCTCCTTATTGATAACAATACCAGCTACAGCACCCTGTGGCCAATTCCACTGATTGAGATTAGTCTCAACACCACCAACTACACCAACAGAAACATTGTCTGTGAACTTAGAGCTACCAGCGTAGTTAGACTGTGTCTGAGCATTAACACTAAATACTGCTGTCAAAGCCAACAGCATTGTCAAAATAAACTTCTTCATTTTTTCTTTTAATTTTACTTTTTAAATTATTAAACATTTATACTTAATAAAATGGATATGAGAATCAGTTGATTCTCATCCATTCTAAGAGCTTCTCTCTAAAATCCTCACTTGGATAAGGTACATGAAACTTCTGTGATGGAAATTTCCACCAAAGCATGATTCCATCTTCATAATTATCACAAGGTGCAATAATAAGATTGGACTTCTTGATAGACATCACAGAATCTATGAAATCAATATACTTCTGTTCATTGTCATAGAAGTACCAATGCTTTTCATCGTTATCCATTGATGTCCACCAATCATGAGCGACATCTGTTGGATTTGGATTTCCTTCCATATTGTTTGAATAGAAAGAAAGAAATTTACCAAAGTTGAAAGTTTTTGCACCTAAAGTCATAATCAAAATAATTAAATTAAACAATTAAAATTAACATTTATAATATAGAACTAATCAAGAATATTTCAAATATTTTTTCATTTTTTGATAAAATATTTTTGGAAATTTTCTCTTAAGAATTTCTTAACATCTTGTTTTACTATATGTACTAACAATTCAGCAAATGCAAATGAATTGAATGACCTATCAGATACAAAATCACAATATAGTTTTGTATATTCCAATGCATCTACACAAGTACCACTGTAATTAGCTTCAAACATTGCAAATACATCTTCCATCTTATATCCAATGAATGCCGTTGTATATCCATTCTTTTTCTTTGAACAAATATAAGCACATATTTTTTCTACATCATCATAATGATAACAGTTCCAGCTTTCTAACCAATCTTGACCATCATATAATGGGCATGTACTATCATCTTGATATAATGTAAATTCCCATCCAAGCATATTGGCAAAGCCTAATGCATCTTTATCATAATCCTTTTCACCTAATGGTAATACATCAGTTACCATTACCTTCTTCATACTTGCATAATCTTTCAAGATTTCTGTTCTAGATGCACTAAGAACATAATCTTTCATATATTGTTCATCCTTATATGTATCTATAATATAGTTGAACAAATCTGTTGGTTTTGTATAATTCAATTTTTTACTGTACTGTACTATCATGTTCTAATTTCCATTTAGGAGTTTCTTCAATAAATGTTGATACAAAATCGTCTAATATATCTTCTGGCGTATCTGTATTGTCAATCAACTTTACAATATCATCAGATTTCTTATATTCATTGAATAAACTTAAAATATCATCAATTTCCTTTTCTGTAAAATCTTGATTTTCTTTCAACAAATTTACTCGATCTTTATACTCTTCTGGATTTCTCCAAAGCATAATGTAATTAGTCAATTTGAAATTTGCTTCGATTTCTCTACCAAAATACTTTTCTACTACATGTTCACGATCAAATAAATCTGCAAATACATTATCAGTAAGCAAAAGACGATCCATTACAATTGGTCTATCAGTACCATTTAACTTTGACATTGTATATAAGTCATCAAGTACTTTACGAATTGTTTTTTTAATCCATTCTTCAAATTTCTGTGGATTTTTATAATCTACTCTTTCTTTTTCTGCTGATACTGGATTATATACTAAAAAATCATCAAATCTATTCTTCAAATTTTCCAATAATGTTCCTTTGCCAGTCCTATCACATCCTTCAAGAACTATAATCCTAATTTTTTCCATCTTTACTTACAAACATAAATATATTTATTACCATCTGTAGATGTCTGATATTTATATTCAGGAATCTGTGTTTTATTTTCTGTCCATTTCATATTAATCAATTTAAATATATTTTATATATAAATTAGAATTTTGGCATGTATTTTTCATACTTTTCAAATACAAATCTACGTTGTCTTTGAATAATCTCTCTATATAATGGTTCATTATTTTCTACCTTCTTAAGCTTATCAGCATAATCTTGCCCATTCTTACAATATGTATGTTCATATAACCAATCATCACACAATTCATTATTTGGATCAAAAGCTTCATCTACAAAACATACAATATCCATAAGCATCAAATCAAACCATCTTGGAGATATTTGATTACCTAATATACATTTGTTATGTGTTATCAATGAAGACTTAGCATTTGATGGAACAAACTCCAACAAATCACGATAAGGCATATTTTTTACAAGTTCAATATCATTGTCAAAATCTATGTTCTTGAAAAAGTTCTTATTACCTCCTTTAATAACTAAAAATGGCTTATCAACTTTACTATAAAATTCTTCTGTTCTAGCTATTCTATCTGAATCTTTAATATATCCATAATAGCAAGCAGAATACTTCTTATCATCAAAGTCATAGTTTCTCATTCTCAAAGCTAAATCATCATTTAAAGTAATGTAATAGTAAACATTGAAATTAAACCAAGATTTTGGCAATATATTTATTTTATTTTCTTTAACATATTTATCATAATCTAATCCACAAAATGCCAAATCAAAATCATTTTCCATATTGCATATATCATCATATCTTGACTCTAGCAAATCAATTTCTGTTTTCCAATTATCTTGATTTACTCCTTGTTTCCATATCATCTTTACATCTTTCTTTATGGCATAACGCTTAGTATGATATCTGAAAAACCAAAGCTTACATATTTCTGGATCATCATTAATGAATATCATTTTGTCATTTTGACCTTTTGATTTCCACCATTCATATATTCTATTCATACAAAATGGAAAAGTCATGATACCCATTCCACCAAATAAATTAGTTTGAGCTGGAACAATCCACATGTCATTTATATGGTAATCTAATAGCAAATCTTTCTTTTCTATTCCATATATCAATGGACAATCTTTCAGTATATTGTCATATTTTTCACCAGAATTAGACAATGATGTTGTCAATATATATACTTTATCATATTTTAAGAATTCTGTCAAATATTTCCAATAATGATATACATTATACATAGTGATATTGTCTCTATTCACCAGTATATGCCTTACTGGTAAAGATATGCATGCTATTCTTCCTTTCCCACTAGGTTCTTCTATATGTTTAATCATAAAATACTGTATCTCAACTTATTTCTAAGTTAAAAATACAGTATTGATTTTATGATTTATTTATAGATTTCAAGGTCATCTTTATCCATCAGCATTAGTTGATATAATATATCTGCAAATCCTCCATGTCCACCTTGATATTTAGAAACATAGTGAAAAAATGACTTTATATATTCAAAGCAATTATCTGTAGTAGCACATATATTTGCTTTTGATGCGGCATTCAAATCACTTGGACTATCACCAATAAAAACAACAATATATCCAGCATCTCTACATTTCCTAACCATTTCTTCTCTTTCTTTTGAATCTGCATTTGTAGCATGTAACATGAAAGAATTGCTTATTCTTGTATCTGTAATGTTAAATCCAGTCTTATCATCTGTTACGAATAAGAATTCCCATCCAAGATCTTTAGCAATATTGAATAATTCCTTATCATGGCAACCATAGGTTTTGAATAGTTTTCTGGTTTCATCATAAGTCATATTTCCATCTGTCAATATACCATCACAATCAGAAATTATGATTTTCTTCATATTGATATATTCTAAGGTATGCTTGGACTTAAAATAATCAGCCCAAGTCAAACCTTCTTTCAATATTCTTCTTGATGTTTTGAATTTACTTGTTTCCATTAGTACATTCATTAATTATGTTGGACAATCCAGAAATAGCATACTCAAATACAATATTCAATTTCATAATATCTTTTGCAAAGATTGGAAGCATACCAAGCAAATGAAGATAAATAGCTGTTTCAATAAACACATCGCAATCTTCTATCTTTGGAAGTTCATCTACTTTATATGTCATTTCCTTTCTCAAAGCATCATCCAATCCAATCTCTACCATATAAGCTTCTGATTGGTCAACAATTGGGTGGCAGAAAAATGATCCATTTCTTCTTGATACTGGATTATATACTTTGATATCACCAGTCATATTTACAAGAACATTATGTGAATTGATGTTTCCATGAGTCAGTACCCATTCATCATTTGCTAAACCATCTATGAGAAGATCACATGCATTATCTATAAGTGTTTGAATTTCCGTAAATGTTATGTTATTTTCAAAAAGCCTACGTGTATCACAAATTCCCTTCAATGGTTTACCATTATATTCTTCTAATAGAAATTTTACTGAATATGACAATGGCACATCTACTTTATATCTTACAAAATTATTTAAAAGATTGGTAAGATTTATCTTTGATGCATGTGTATATCCTTCAAGATTATGCATATCACAAACATATCCATCTTCTGTCTTACTTACTGGCATATCTACAACATAATCACTAATTCCAGGGTTATAAGATAAGAAAGAAGTCCAATCATACTGATAGTTCAAATGCTCATTTGTTTTTGCTACATATTGCATAGATTCTTTATCAGTATATGAAACCTCCATATCAGTAGGTAAAACCAAATCTTTCTGATAAGAAGTTGACATGATCTTCTTATATTCTGATAATGACTTATATTCAGTAATTTTTGTATTGATATTTGATTCAACAAAAGTAATCATACCATCATTTACTTTTTCTTGGATAATATCAATCAAATCTTTATTTTCATCACATGGCTTATTTGGAATAACCTCTGAAATATCTTTGATCCAAAAAATACCTGGAACATTTCCATCATAAGCAAATGATCTATTTACAATCTTACCATCTTCTATCTTATATCGATATTTTGCATCATTTACAGTAAAAATTACACAATTGTCTTTATCTTCAATTTTTCTATCTAATTTAAATTCATCATTATCAAACAAAATATCTGACCAGAAAAACAAAACATTCTTTTTTGGAAGCCAATCATATACAGAAGCTAAAGTATTGCCTGAACCATTAGTATTGTTTGATACAATCACATCAACATTAAGATGATTGATTTCAATATAAGCTCTCATGATCTTTGCAAACTTTTGATTTACAACAATACTTACTGTATTTGCTTCATCAAAATAATCTAATTGCTTAATTAAAATTGGAGTTCCATCTTTTGATGGTAACAATATTTTAGGAAAACAAGAAAGCTCATTAAATCTGGTCTGTAATCCACCAGCTACTATTACAACATTCATATTTTATCTTTTTTATAAATTATTAATATTAATATAGAAACATCTATCACAGGATTTCATATTATATGAATTCATATCATATTGTTCCTTTGTTATGGCAAATTGACATCTTGCTTTTGGTGACATCATTTCCCATAAAGTTGCATGATTTATGAAATCTAAATCTTCAAAATAAGGAACAACTACATATTCGGATGACAACATGGTGAAATGTGTATTTCTATCGGTTGGTAATTTGATGAAAACAACATTTGAATTGAATTTCTTTTTCAAATCTTCCATAGCACCACTGTTGTTTGGATCTGTATAATACACAATAACCACATCAGCATAGTCATAATTAATATATGAAATGACATCGTCAACTTTATATCCTTCATCAGTCAATCTATAAGGAATATAATAAATAGAATAAGTACCTGTATCAAGATTCTTAACTGTTTTAATAGTATCTTTCAATACAAAATCTGTCATATAATCAAAATATTTCAGATTGCGATCTACCATCATATAATAAGGATATATTGAACAATCTGGCAATGAAAATTTCTTAAGCTGGGTTGGACTTTCTACAATTGACCAATCAGAAAGTTGAAACAATTTCCTATTCAAAACATCATATCCCTCTAAGAAATTTCTTGTATGTTCATTATCAATCTTACAAACTGGGCACCAGAAAACCTTTTCAAATCCTCTAAACCAATATGGATCAACCAATAGATTTCCTAAGAATTGACTTTCAAACATTACAATATTAAAATCATTATCATTATCCGGATTGTTTATAAGTTCAAACAATTCCATTTCCATCTTACTTACAACATCAGAATTACTTCTTTGTTCACCTGCATGCTTACCAAAATTATCTGACCAAATGATTTTAATGTTATCATTGGCTTTTATCCAACTATCAACGATATCATGTGATTCATTATTTTTCGGAAGCAATATTGTTAAACTTTTGAAATTCTTATGATGTTCAAAAAATGTAATGAAACGTACTACATTTCCATCACTATCTAAATTATACTTATTAGTCTCTCTATTAATAGAAGAGATAATAGGTATGTACAAGATATTCTTATCTTGCATGTGATCGTCTACAAATTTCTTATCTATTGTCATGATCCTTTTCTTGCAATTTACATGATACTTCATGAATAATATTGAATATACTATCAATAAGATAGTCAAATTCTTCTTTATATTCACTACAAAGCCTTGAACCTTCTAATTGCTTATGTACATTTTTCATTACACGATTCCATCTTTCTGGTTGTACAATAGGTTCACCTGCTTTCTTCTTAACTCTTCCTATCAATATAGCATTATTCATTCTAGAAATCAAGAGGTTAACCAATGACCGGTCACCTCTTGTAATTTCTGCTCTACATGATTTTAAAAGTTTCAAATCTGAGTTAGTTATGTTAGTCATATAAGTTATGTTCTTTAGCAAATTGTTCACAATAACGACAAGAATAACCACATTCATGGTTTTCACATTCCCATCCATTTCCATCCATCCATTTATTGATGAATCCATCAAGCTTCTTATTTGGAATATCAATATCTGTTTTAGACTTCAATTCTGTCTTACCATCATAAATCGAGGAAAGAGGTTTCCATAATCCAAGAAGATTTCCATCATAAGTTTCTGACATATAAGCATTCATTATATATTCAAGATACTCGGTTGTTCCTGTTCTTCCGGATAACTTAAAATAATTTACTCCTGTTTTTTCTCGATAAATTTTCTGATCTTCTGGTCTAATCCATCGCATTCTCAACCAAGCTTCTGGAGTAGATGAACGTGCAGACATACAATAACCCATTGGATAATTATTGTAAGACATACTATCCTCTTTTGTTTTGTTACATGCATGACAAAGATAACAAGAATCTCTGAATACACAATGAGTAGCATAATGATTTCCATTTGCATCTACTCCAGCAACACCACAAAATTCATTTGCCATACATTCTAATATGCAACCATTTCTATCACAATAATCTTGTGCTTTAATCAAAAATTCCTTATTACGATTCTTAAGAATTGAATTACAGAACTTATTTACTCCAAATGTTTCATGATAATACTTCAACTGAGTTACAGTATCAATATGAGAAATACATGACATCTCAATTTCAATATCCGATACTTCTCTAATAAAAAGCAACATCATTGGGTTTGCCACAGTAATACGTGCTACACCAATATTTTCTAGCCATTTTACAAGATCCTGAATATCCTTCTTATGATTCAACATTTCCATTTTTGAACCATAAGGTTGAATTGAATTCATTGTATAATTGAATGCAATATTGTTATCCTTCAACTTCTTTACATAATTTGCAAAGAATTCTTTATCAATATCAGGTAATCTCCAACCTGGTCTTGCAGTTACTGCTTCATTACTTGCATCGGATCCAAAAAATTCTACAATTTGTGACTTACCCTTATATTTATTATTCAACTCTACAGCAACATCAATCAATTTAGGATCAAAATTGCAACCTACCTTATAAAAGTTCATGTTTTTGTTACTGTAATCAAAATCTGGTTTCCAACTCATATTTACTTCTTTCTTTTTAATTAAACTTATTAATGATAATATAGTAATTAGACTAAAACAGGTTCAAACTTATTGTCTGAACCTGTTGTTAAAATCTTGCATATTCATTGCTAATACTTCTGCTGTCTTAGTAGATTGCATTATATAAACTGCTTTACCAGAAAATGCATCTGCTGCTACTGTTTTCAAGTGCCAAATTACCCCAGTTTCTCTTTCAATATAATTTGGACATGACTGATGATATATCCATAGAAAAATTAAACTAATCAAACATGCACCTAACAGTATTCCTAATAAGATAAATCCAACTTCTGCCATATATATTAATTAAATGTAAATTCCATTTCGTAATAAGGATAAAATGTTTCTGTCAATGACATTCCATTTCCTTCTTTAATAGACATTCTCTTACCACTAAGTTTCTTATAAAGTACTCTACCATCATTAAGGTGAACAGTAACATCAGTATAATGATTCCATATCTTACCATTAAGTATTGAATGGAATTTTACTTTTTTTACAGTTCCATAAGTAGTCTTTGGCAACTTAACATCAGTATTGATTGTAGAATCACCTGTAAGTGAATATTCAACTACTGTCATTGTACCATTATTATGTACATACTCATTTCTAATTAATGAAGTAGGTGTTATACAGCAGAAGTAAATTCCTACTAAACATACAATGATAACAGCTAAACTTCCAAAGAAACCTTTCTTATCATATCTGATATCATTTATAATATCAAAATTGCTTTCACTAAATGTTGAGTAAATGCAATAACCCAAGAACAAGCAAACTGATAACAATATTAAAATAATAACAATAACCATAATAATAAAATTTTTAAATTAACATTATTAATATAGAATCTTTATAAAAAATTTCAATTTAATTGCATCTTTTTACTTAAAATTCTCTGATAAATACTATGCCTTACTTCTATACTAGCTAAGTTTAATTTTATGTTTGATTCACGTTCTGATGCAGACAATGGCCTTTCTGATATGTATGGTACAGTCAAGTCATAATCAAATGTATACCAAGTCTTCCAAAGAAACTTATGCTTCTTCTTATATATGGCCCATTTGATATATACAGTAGTTTCTTCTGTTGGAGGAAACCCTACTTTTATATTTACTGGTCTGCTATCTCTTTCTATTTCTACTATTCTACTCATATTCATAACATAGTAAAGTGTGTATAAACTTTTCAAAAGTATTTTTACATATATAAGATTTATTCAATTTGAAAATGAAGTACAATGGAACAAACTACATTACTGAACTGAAATCTATAGAATATATAGTAGAGAAGAACAGTAACAGTAAAGTAGAAAATCATACACAATTTACTAAGCTTAAGAAAGTAGAAAGAATAATATTGATAGGTGAACTTTACCTAAATTCGGTAAAGATGCTTAAGAGAGATAAAATAAAAGTAGAATATGCAGATCCAACTAAGCTCAATTTTTCTTTCAAAGATGATAAAGTACATATATACAGTGGAGAGAAAGACTTACCTGATATAGTACTTACTAAAGCAGATTCTAAGAATACTGTAGTATTGATGCGTAGTGGATATACTAAGGAAGTGACAGCAGCTTTACTTGATGTTATCAAAGAATTAGATATACTGATATTGAACAACCAAGAAGCAGTAGCTATGTCATCTGACAAATATGCAACTGCATGTTTCTTGACAAAATCAGAACTTCCACAACCAAAGTATGTACTTGCAACTTCTAGTGATATAGATAAAGAAGATCATAAGAAGCTAGATGAAAAGCTAAAGCAACTCTATGGTAAGCTAGATGACGAATTAAAGTATGTTTGCAAGATATTGAATGGGCATGGTGGTAAAGGTGTATTTTGCTGTAGAGGAAAGAATATTGTATCTATATTGCAATGTTTGTTCAAACTGAAAGAAAACTGTCCTATACTCATACAAGACTTCCAAGAAATAAAAGATGGTGATATCAGAGCTCATGTACTTACATTGAATGGAAAGCAAAAGATATTGTCTTCTATCATGAGAAAGAAGGGAAAGGATTTCCGAACTAATCTCAGTCTTGGGTGTGATATGGAAGATAATTACAAGATGACTCCAGAACAAGAAAAGCTAGCTTTAGATGCTGCTAAAGCATCTGGATTAGAATGGTGTGGTGTGGATATGCTGCCATTGCAGAATGGAAATACTATAATAGTAGAATTGAATGGTGCACCAGGCCCAAGCTCACCTATAAATGATCCTAACATAGAAGAAAATAATTGTAAGTTCTTCGAAAAGTTAGTAGAAGCAATAAATGAACTTTGTAAGTAAAAATGGAAAAAGAATATAAAAACATCAATGAAGCTATGACGCTTCTTAAAAATGATACCAAGTTAGAGATAAAGAATGTAATATGCTTCTATGTTGGAGAAAATAAAGTAAAGAGCTATGATGAGGCTATAAAAGAAAAAGAAGAAGATTGGTCTTATCAAGACTATTTGACTATTTGCTGTCATAAGAGAAAGTTGAATCTTGTATGGTTGAATAAAGCAACAGTACGATTTACCTATTCTAATCATATCATATCTATAGATGATGATATAACAGATATGCATTTTTCATTGAAGCATTCTAACATTCATGATACTATCATATTCCAAGGTCAGGCTAATGATGACAATAAGAAAAACTATATTGGATTGATGAGGGCATTTGAATATGAAGGTTTCTTCATGCTGAATACTATAGATGAAATCATTATAGCATCTGACAAGTATCTTGCATCTAACTTGCTGGCTAAAGAGAATATTCCACAACCTGGATATGTACTAGTAACAAAAGAATTGATGGAAGACTTGAATACTGAATGCCATGATACTAGAGAAAGTTTCTGGAAGATGCTTGATTCTATTTATAAAGATAATGAGAACATAAATGAACTGAAAGAAAACAGGCAATATGTAGTAAAGATATTGAATGGCAGTCTTGGTATTGGTGTATTTATTTGTAATCATAATGAAATAGAAGGAATACTGCAAGCTATGTTTACCGTTGACAAAGAAGCAGAATTCATAATACAAGAATATAAAGAGAATACTGGAGACATTCGTGTACATGCATTTTCTGTTGATGGTGCCAATTATGAGATACTTGCTTGCATGAAACGTGATAAGATAAGTGGTGACTTCAGAAGCAATGTTTCATTAGGAGCTAAGACTGAAGAATATCAGATGACAGACAAACAAAAAGAAATTGCATTGAAGGTCGCTAAGCTTTCTGGATGCAGATGGGTTGGTATTGACTTAATGGCTTGTACTGACGGAGACTTTGTTATAGAATACAATTCAAGTCCTGGTGTACAAGGAATATCTCAACAAATCAAGCATAACATGTTTGACATTGTGATAGATAAGATAGAAGCATACATGAAGAAGAATGCTATATATTATACTGATGATTTTGAATTTGGGCAAGACAAAGGCAGATGCTTTACATCATACGATAAAGACACTATTCTTGAACTTTGGGAGCATGATTGGTCACATGTATCTAGCAAGAGACAAGAAGTAATGTACAACTGCTTACTTATGCAACCAGGTCTTTTCTATAAGATACATAGTAAAAACAAACCAGAATATGGATTAGATTGCTCTGGATACATCAAATATGTAATGAAGAAGGCATTGAATGTAAAGACACCTAACATGTGTGTTGACTTCTTCACTATATTTACTGATAATGATTGGGAAAGAATATCTGTTGATGATCTTAAGCCTGGTGATATAGGTGTAAAGAATGAATCTACTATATTGAACCACTGTGGTATATATGCAGGTGCAGGAAAATGGTTTGATACTTCTTATCTTTACGGAGTACAATTATCTGACTATTCTCACTTCAAATACTTCTTTAGAATAAAGAATATAGATACTGATGCTTTAGGAGAAAAGACTGATCATTTAGTAAGAAAACTCATTTCTTCTGGTGTATTGCCAAGACCAGAAGATGAAATAACTGTTGCTCCATCCACTATTGGTGACCCATTAGTAGTATCAATAGATTCATAGATTCACCAGTAAAATGCTTCAGACTTAAGTCTGAAGCATTTTTTTTTGTTGTTCCTAGTTAACTCTTAAAAGATATTCAATTGATGATATTTTTACTTAAGCATATATCTAACTTAAATGAAAAGCAACACAATCATAATAAATGGAGACAAATATTTAGTGGAAATGATTGATTCTGATATAATTTCTACTAAACAGTATGTTGCATTCAGAAATACTGATGTCATAAATGACATGACTGTAGATACAGATATATACTTGGCCCCAATGGATAGGGATATCCCTAATATATGGCCATCTACTAACACAACAGGAATTCCATTGATGTCAACAAATTCTGATGCATTTTCAGAATCTATTAAAAATGAATATGATAATCCGATGCCAGAAAGAAGTATTCCTGAATATGATTCTACATATCGTGGATATTCATTCAGTAGATTGCTTGATGAAGATCTATATATAAAGAATGTTAAAACGATAAAGCTTAGAATATGGCATCCAACAACTGATTTGAATCGTGATATGATATTGTATGTTGATAGCTGGGTAAATTCTTTACATATCCATTGGTATTGTGATATAATACAACATGAAGATAAGCATACAGGTAAAGAAAGACGGCTAAATCAAGATATATATAATGAGTATTTTGAGGTAGAAATTCCTGACTTTAGAGACGTCTTATATGGGTCTACATATATAGAAGAACCATCATTGATATTGAGAAATGAATATTCCAAAAATAAGATAAAATATGCCGAAGATGGGCAATATTCTAGAGCCATCCATAAAGATACAGATTATAAAGTATATGAAGAGTTAGAAGAACCAGAAGATGGATGTATTCAATTAGCAGATATGAACTTACTGTTGCATTATTGGAAATATCATAAAGAAGATGATGGAACAGAAATGAAGGAGTATGTTGAAAATCCATACTCTATTCCTGAAATGATTTCACTAAATGTAACTTTATATCCATGGAAATCAATATCAGATAATGGAATATTTACTATAAACAAATATGCTAAACCTGCTTCTTGTTATTTTGTTGATGACTTTAAAATGTCAATAAAAGCATCATTTGAATTCATAAATGGAACAATATCAGTAGTTGGTAGATTTTGCTACCCAGAATCATTTTCTTCTATAGAATCTGCTTGGCAAAGAATATATAATACTGACTTTTCTAAATATAAGTCATTATCTGAAAAGGCTAAAGACTATGAAGATTTGAAAGAAATTTTGGGTGATAACTTGGAAATGGTAAAATACACATGTATTGTTTCTTCTGACTATCTGTCAAAAAACATAATACATGAAGAAATATCATATTCTGATAGGGTTGATGACTTTTTGTTTCCTATGAAAGACCTGTTTTCTAAATGGTCACAAGTACCAGATAATGTTTATGTAAGACTCATAATGGAAGACAGAGCTATTGGTAAGAACTGTTCTTCTCCTACTGTATTATTTACCAAAGACAAATTGAAATATACAATAAATGAACAACAGTATACTAGATTGTCTATAAAGAAAAAAGAAACAGATATTGATGATATGAATAAAGAGAATTTCAACTTCATAAGCAATATGAATTGCCGTATAGTAAAGAGTAATGATGACAAACAGCAAATACAAAAGAATTCTGTTCAACCAAGAATAATTTACAAACCAATATTCTTTAAAGTTCAGGATTTACAAAATATAGTATTGCGTTCAAACATGTCACAAAACATTGGAATATCATTGTCTTCTTATGTAAACAAAGTAGATGAATTCATATTGTCAATAGGAGAAAACAAGTGGTATGAAAGTTCAAGAACATCTTCATTTGTCATATTCAATGTAAATTCCAAGCTTATAAAAGAAGCAACTGGAAAATATGATATTATGACTTCTGATAATGAATATCTGTCTACAGGAAATTATACTATAGAATAAAAATGGAAATAGATCTTGCATTAGATAATAGTAGAGTAATAGAATCACCTTATGATGCCGCTATACAAGAATTAGATTTGCTGCTTGGAACAAATTGCACCGAAGTTTTAGGAAATCCTGGATTTGGAGTAAACATGGAACAGTTCTTATGGCAAATGACCCCATCTCCAATGGAAGTACAATCATATATACAGAGAAAGATAATAGAAAATACCTATTGGTGCAATAAGTTGAATGTAAGTATAGAAGTAAACGTCATAAAAGGATCTTTACGTGATATATATGAAGTTAAGATTGGATTGAAAGCACCAAATACCGGTAATCTAGTTAAAGAAAAGAAATATCAATATAGATAAATGAGACTATTTGAAATATTAAAGACATCTTATGAGAATTTTTCTGAAACCATGCAGGATTTTCTCAACAAATCATTTGGTGGTTTAGGACAAGCATATTCTCAATCATCAATATTTGGATCCATATTAGAAGGAATAAAGGGTGTCATGCAAAATATGATGTTCTACATAGAAGATGCCATGACAGAACAGAATATATTTACTGCTACTAGAAAGAAGTCAATATACAGCTTAGCAAAAATAAGTGGATATGATGCATATTATGGTGCCGCTGCTTCAGGTACTGTACTCATTTCTAATAAGATATCTAATTCAACTGATAAAATAGTTATAGAAGATGAATGCCAGCTGATGAATGATTCAACCGGTGTAACATATTCTGTTGACTTACCTGTTGATTCTATGGTAATAGATATGAGTAAACCATTGGTTACACATTCTATATCTATTTTACAAGGTACATGGAAAAGAGCAACTGCTACAGCTAAAGGAGAACCATTAGAAACAATAGAAGCAGAAGTAAATAGCTTGTATGACGTCAATCACATGAAAGTATATGTGAATGGAGAAAGATGGTCAATATTAAGTTGTTTGTATGATATGATAGAAGATGAGCATAGCTGTGTAGTAAAGAATGGTTATGATGGTGGATTCTCTGTTATGTTTGGTAACGGATATCATGGACACAATTTGAATGAAGGTGACCAAATAACTGTAAAATATATATCTCATGATGGAAGTCTTGGAAATATTTCACCATCAGATGATGTTACTTTGAAATTCAAATCTTCTGTAAGAAATTCTATTGGAGATTTAGTAGAAGCTAATGACTTGTTGAATGTCACAATAACAAGCTATATATGTGGAGGTACAGATGCTGATACTATTGCAAATGTAAAAGAATTAGTTGGTATGAATTCTAGATCTTTAGTATTGGCAAGTGAAGACAATTTCAAGATGTTCCTAAAGAGATTTTCGTTTGTTGGACAATTCAACCTGATGTCATCCAGAAATTCTACAAAGATAACTTGTATTGCATTTTCTAAATTCAAAGATCACTTATCTACCCCAAGCGATTATTTGAAATTAAGTAAAGAATCTATGTTATTGACTGATAATCAAAAATCTATGATTATTCAGGCTTTAGAACAATCAAACAAAGCTTTTGTTGGTACTTCCCTTACTTTTGTAGATCCAATAATAAGAAGATACTCTATCATGTGCTATATAAAGCTATCAACATCTACAATAAAAGATTCTATAAAAAACAGCATAACTAATGTAATATCTAATTATTTCATGTCATTACCTACTGATACATTGTTCATAAGTAAATCTGAATTGATATCGTATGTTACAGAAAATACTAATGGATTACTTAGCTTTGACTTAGATTTCATATCAGAAGCAGATGAGATAGCTAGATATAGGGGTTATTGGAATAAAAAAGAACTTCATTTTACATCATCTAAAGATTTAAGTTATGTTGATGTAAGAACAATATATGATAAGTCAGATATGATTGGATTGGACGAAGTTGGAAATATAAGACTTAAGACAAATCTAGAAATGCCAATCATTCATAAATGTACCATGACTTATGATGACATGACACAACAGCAAGTAGAACCAATACAGTTCTTCTTCTTATAAAATATATAAATATTGAATGTTATGACAGTAGAAGAACTGAAAAAATCATCACCGGTTTTAGTAAATAGAGATGTATGGGAAAGAATAAAAAATGAAAATGAAAATTCATCTGTTGGAGAGACTTCTGATAAGATAAATTTCACAGCAATACATCTTTATTATAAATCAATAAATGAAATAGAGTATTCATTGTTGAATAATGCCGCTAAAGATTGTTGCTATCAAATATCAGATAACCTTAAAGAACTTGATGGATATCTGATTTTTGTAGGAGATTTGGATAATATAGATGACTATTGGAAAGAACAAATAGAAAATCTTAAGAAGAACGATCTTTTGATAGAATTAGAAGTTTCTGAAAAGATATTTGAAAATGATTATTTTGAAAAGTATACTAAGCAAATAAAGAGATTAGATATCACTTATGTTGTAAATTGGAAAAAAATGATTGAATCTTCTAAACTATTAGGTATACCAGTAATAGATACTTTAAATGGGTTATCTGAAGATATTTTAGGATCAGAAGATAAGACAATAGTAAATTCTAAAGTAGAAGAATTGAAATCTATCTATCTAGATCCATTGATATATAAAGTAAGTTTCCCATTAATCAATAAGAAAGTACCTTCTAATTTACTTGACATAATATCTTATGGATGCAAGAAACATGATATGGATAAACTGAAACATTATTCATATAGATATTCATATAGAGATGGAAATACAGAAAAGATATATATACTTGCAATAGTAGATAAGCTTAGTGATAATATATGTACTATAAGATTCCAATCAGAAAAATTAAATGACAAAGATCATTATCTATATTTTAATTATAAACTGTTTGAATATTTAGGAAATAAAAAGATTATAAAGAAAATATATGACAATTCTGAATATTGGACAGAAAAGACAAAATCAGATTTAATAAGTAAATAGAAATGGTAGGATTAGAAGATTACATATTTGAGAATGCAAGAACAACTCATTCTAATAAAGAACGTAAAGAAGAATTAGAAAAGTGGCTTAAAGGAAAGAAATATCCTGATTATGTAAAGATACTAAACAAAATGCTTGATGATCCAAAAGCTAAGACTTTGCTTGAGGATGGCTTTGGTGGTGATTTAGGAGATACAAAGTTTGTATTTAAAGTAAAGCTTATCAAGCCATTAAAATTGAGGCCAACTCAAAATGAGATAGATGTTGACAAATCTGTAAAACATAGTCTTACTAATTCTGATAATATGAAAGATTTGTTTAAAGATGAAATCATTACTGATGGAATGCCATTAGTAACATTTAGAGGTAATTATGTTATAGATGGCCATCATCGGTGGTCAGAATGTGCCATGATTAATCCTGAAGGAAATATGGTATGCTTTGATTATGATGCTGATATAAGCCCTATCCAAATGTTGAAAGCTGTACAAGGTAATATTGCAGCGGCTTTAGCAGTTAGAGATGAAGATCCTGAAATACCATCAGGAAAGACAAATGGTCCTAATTTATATGATAAAGAATGGGATAGAGAAAAGATTCATGAATATGTAGATGATAAATTGCGAGAAGAACCGGCAAAAATCTTTTTGCAGAAAATGAATATTGATATAGATAAAGGTGAAGATATAAGAAAGAAAGCATTGCAAGTTATCTGTGATAATATTTGGAATGTAAAGATAAACAATTATCCAGAAGACAATGCTCCATCTAGAGGTGAAATGCCACAAACAGATAAAGCAGGTCAAGAAAAAGGTTCTAAACCAAGCAGTTATCCTGATAAAGAAGGTTCTGCTTTAAATAGAATGAAAAATGGAAAATTTGATAGCGGTGCTATTAAATAAATCATATTTTTATCTATAAAGATATCTTTGGAATAAATAAAATGAAAAGCTTATTAGAATCATTAAACGATGCTTTAGTTTTTGAAGAAGAAGCTGAAGTATTTGCTGTAAAGGATAAGGATGATGGTACTATCATTACTGTTTGTGATATTGAAGCTCAAGCTAAGAAAGCTGTAGCAGATGCAGAAGATGGAAACAACTATGAAGTTGTAAAAGATAAAAAATCAAATTACATAAAATAAAGATATGTCATTTTTAGATTTTGTAAAGTATAAAGATATGATGAATGAGAATGTTCAATGGATGAATGAAGCATTCAAAGCATCACAATTTGGAAAAGCAAAAGGATTATTGTTAACTTTGTTTAAAAAAGAGATAACTAAAGGATTTGTTGGTTATCTTGGTATCTATGATTTGAAAGTTGATGGTAATGATTGCCAGTCATCTGTATATTATGTTATGGACAAATCCCATACTAATGTAGCAGCATTTGCAATTAACTTTTTACAATCTGGTGAGTCTATGGTGCCTTATTCTGTTGCCATATTTGGAAAAGATAATGCAGAAAAATTCTTATGGAGTAGAGATACTAATGCATCATTTAAAGCTAATCTTGAAATCAAGATGATGGGTGCTAGTATTGTTTATTATATTCCAGTAATTGCAAATGTAATAAACAGTGGTAAGTTTGATATTTCATCAGAAGAAGCAGTAAAGCTTGGGCGTAAAGTATATGATACCAAGAATGAATGTGTTTCTTGGGATATGTATTTTGGTGCTCAGAAATATCATATTTATGAAGGAATTTCTGAAGATAAGGTTATTGAAAAATTCCATTTAAATCTTGGTCATAAATACAAGAAAGTTGGTGATACATATCAATGGATAAATGAAACAGAGCTTGAAGATCGTAAGAAAGAAGTATATGCTAAGATGAAAGCAAATACTGATCCAGATATTGGTAAAGCTCTCTATAAAGAATATCGTCAGATATTGAATGCTATTAAAGGTGGTGCAACATCTTTAGAAGATCTTGAATGTTCTGTGAAGAAAAATGTTTCAGTATCATCTACTATTGCTGGTGCTGCAGAAGCAGAAAAGAAAATTGAAACTGCTAAGTCAGATCCTAAGACGGCATTCAAGGAAATGCAGATGTATGTTAAGATGGTTATCAAGGGAATTCAACCTGCTGTAATTCTTTGTGGTGCACCTGGTGTTGGTAAGACTTTCCGTGTAAAACAACAACTTAAGGCAGCAGGATATACTATGACTGCCGATAATACAGTAAAAGGTAAGTGTACACCTAGACAGCTTTATTTAACACTTTATAACAATAAAGGTAAAGGTGATATTGTTTTAGTTGATGATGCTGACTCATTAGTAGGTCCAAAGGCACCAGAAGACTGCATCAATATTCTTAAGGCAGCCCTTGATTCAACAGCAGATGATGAAGGTCGTCTTGTATCATACAAAGTTTCTGGTGAACTTAAGGATGATGAAGGTGAACCAGTTCCTAAATCACATTACAACAAATGTGGTATGATTGTAATTACAAACTATAGCGTTGGACAAATTGATACGGCATTACGAAATAGAGCATTTACCCAATCACTTGATTTCACCACTAAGGATTTGCTTCAAATAATTCGTGATATCATGCCAAATATTGAATCTAATCGCCTTTCAATGTCATCTAAGGCTAAAGCCATGAATTATCTTGAAAAATTAGTTGAAGAAGGAAAACCTATTGAAGTTAGTTGTAGATCATTTATTACTTGTGCAAGAATTTATGAAAATTCAGAAGAAGATGGTGATTTGGAACTTGCGGAAAAGATGATTGCAGAGCAAATGCGTAATCAATCTCTTAGAGGAGGACGCAAATATTAATTTTTATTAACAATTAATTAAATAATTTAACATAAGTGTTGTCTATTTTCTTTTACAAGAATTTAGACAACATTTTGTATATTGATAAAATTCATACTATTTTTAATAAACTTACAGAACATTAAGGATGAAAACTTTAAGTGATTTGATTTTAGAAGCAGAAGATCAACAAAATAATAACAATCAGAATAATGATCAGCAAAATAACAACCAAGATCAACAAGATAATAAAAACAAATCCGTAAAAGGTGATGCTGGTACATTCAAACAATGGCCAGCTTTTGAAACAACGGTTAAAGGATGGATTAAAGTCATGTCTGGTCAAGAAGAAGCAAAAGATAGTTTCTTCGATGGTGGTTTCTTAGTACCAAATAGTATAGCTGGATGTGTAGCTAATACACAGGCTAAGACAGCAACATTGGCTAAACAACTTGATTCAACTTGTAAAGTTTTGGTAACAGAATTTTCATCGGATTTCAGTTTCTTGTTAGATAATTTGAAACCTTATGGATATCAATCATCTGGTTGGTCTAAGACAAAAGGTCCAAAGATCGCAGATATTATCAAATCAATGAAGGCTGAAGCTAAATCAGGTAATTCTGAAGAAAACAAAAATAATGACAATAAAGACAATGGAAACAGTAATAACGGAGGTACCATGTAATCAAACAACCAATACTTATTGTGAAGGAATGGTAACAGAAGATTCCAAGAAAAAGAAAACAACAAATGATATAATTTCAGATTAAGGTGATCCGATGAAACAGATAAATGAGTATCTTGAGAAACCTATAAATGAATCTCAAGTTTATGATGACATCATTAAGTCACTACAAGAATCTAAAGAACAAGGTAAACCTATAGAAGAAGGACTTTTTACTGGTTTATTTGCTGGTGCTGCAGCGTTTACTGTTGGTCCTACAATAATGAAAGCTGTTGCTAATGTTCTTGGAATTGATTTAAAAGGCCCATTAGGTAGTTTAATGACAAGTCGATTGATTTTAACCGCAGTTGGAGCAAAATTGGGATATGCTCATTAATGAACATGTCCCAATTTTATTTTATAGATATTTTAATTCTTTCAAATACTTTGTACAAATTGCATTTCCATAAAGATAAGCAATTACACTCTTCATTGGATCATTTATGATATATGAAGTCAATTTCATCCAAATAATACCAACGATAATCTTTATATTTGTATCAATTGGCATATCATCCAAATCAATTTGTGTAATTGAAGAAAAATCACCAGATGGATATTCCAATTTAAGATTCATACCATCAAAATAATCAATTTCTCCAATTGTGATATAAGGAGCACTATTGAATCTTGAATATCCATTAAGTCCATAGCAGAATTTTGCAATATCATATTCTGCCATTCCTAATCCAATTGTCTTAAGGTTTCCAAAATATCCACGTGGATCAATAAAGATTACATTACCATCTTTATCAATCATTGTATTATCCGTATTTGGATCACCATGACAAAGACATGCATTGAAATTAACTTCATTATTCTTATACCATTTCTTTAATGCATCCATCAATACATTAAAATGTGTTGTAATTGGCATGTAATCAATACATCTTACTTCAGTTTCATCAATGAAATAATCAATCAATTTCTTACATGGATTTACTCTAGTATATACTTTTCCAATTAATTCATTATAGAATGCTCTTCTGATATCTTCATCTTCATCATCTACATCTATATCAACATCATTAATTGTATGTAAAGCTTTGATTACATTAGAAATCAATTTCTTAAAATCTCCATTTTTGTAATACCATTCTTGTGCTGTCACTCCATCAATTTTATTCAAAATCAATTCATGTTTGTTTTCATCATATCCTTGTTTTCCACACAAACATGATATATTGCTATATCTGTCATAGAAATCATTTTCAATCTTTTGTAATTTGATGGCATCTTCTGTCTTTGCAATCTTAATTACTTTATCATCTTCAATTTTAATCTGATTGAAATATCTGCATGTATTTTTGGTTGACAAATCCATAAGATATTTCTTTTGGTCAAATTCTTCTCTGATACCTTTATCCCAGCATTCAATAGAAAAAGTTTTTGTCAAATCACCCATTCTATCAATTTCGGAAATTACATGTACTCTATAATAAGATTCTCTATTATGGCAAAGAAATGAATTTAACAAACCAGCATATTCATGAAATGCTTCATAAACATAGATATCACCATCATATTTATCAAGCAACTCATCAATCTTTCTCTCAATTATAGTTTTTTCTCCATCAGTAACCAAGTAAAATGGAAAAACCAACTCTAAGTTAAGCTCCATATAATGGCTTTCTGTATAATGTGACTGAACAACAAATAAACAATTCTTTTTCATTTTCATCAATTTTAAATCAATACTAATATAGACTAGTTTCTTAAGGTATTCAAAAGATTAGTGACTTTTGATTGTAATGTTCCAGATGGATGACTCTTTTGTAATCTTTCACACATGTTTACTATGCCAAGCTCTTTTGATTTGAATGCACCAGATATAGCGGTGGACATTACTGCTTCAAATATTATATTTGATGTAGCTGGTACAATCCCAAATCCATCCAATTCTCCTGGATCTGTTTTTATATGACAGATGAAATCAATATCTTTGCATGACCTTACTTTATTCAATTGCATTTCATTTGACATACAAATCATTACAACTTTACATTTTGGACGCAATTGTTTTATGTATTTGAACAACACATAAAGTTCATTTGAACACCCAGATTTTGACATGGCAATCAGCAAAGATGGCTTGTCAACTGAAATAGGTCCTAAATCTCCATGTCCTGCTAAGCATGCATCTATGAATTGCCCATCAACCATTATTGATTTTAATGTAGCAGCATTCTTTTGTGCTATATATCCTGGCTTACCTATTCCTGTAATATATATTGTTTGATTGTCTAATATGGCTTCTTTAATCATATCAGAAAGAATGTTTATGTTTTTCATAGACCCAACATCATTCCTCATAGTATTTAATGAAGCTAAGCAATCATTTATGAAATCGAAATTTATCATAAAATTATTTTATTTTTAAACAACTAAGAATTAAATATTGTATACTTTAATAAAATAGAAATTAAGTGTTTCGGTTTCATCCGAACATATTCATAAATAAATTATACCAAAAACTAAAATGAATCTAAATTTGATTAAAGGCCTTCAATTTGCTGAAAAGCTCAACATGACAGAGGCTATTACCGAGTCAGGTAAGGAATTCTTGAAATCTTATCGTGGCTATCTTTACACAAATCCAGCAAGCTATGGCCTTGTCAATGGTTTCATATCTGAAGCATGCAGCCATAAGTATGACAATGGTATTGCTTCTATTTTAGAGTCAGTTCTGAAGTATGTAACAGAAAACAAGATAAGTTGGAAGATTGCAAGTGCATGTGAGATCATTGAAAACTCTAATGATCCTTATGGTTATATTGCTAAGGAAGGTTGCAAAACAGCAGAAAAGCTTCTTGAAATGAATGAATCAGAAGTAGTACAGTATATTAAGGCTGGAGCACTAAAATCCATCCAGTACATTCCAGAATTCAGAAACATTTGTAAAGAAGTATATGGTACAATGCATGTTGATGAAGTACGTACACAGCAATATTCACTCATTAATCCATTGTCTTATGCTATTGTAAATGAAGATGAAACCTGGTTCTGTGTAAATGGTCTTACTTATTGTATTAAAGAAGGTAAAGTAGAGAATAAGATGTGTGAAGATCAAACTTTCAACACTATCAACTATCTTCTTCCTAACTTTGAAAAAGTAGATGAAAGTCTTGTATTTACTTGGACTCCTAACTTTGGTGAAAAACCATTTACTTTTGTTCTTGCTGAATCTGGTATTCAACTTAAGAAGGATGGTATTGTAGATGAATCATTCAACAATACAATAGACTTTAAAGTTTATTGTGATAATCTTTCTACTACAATGTTTGGTGCTACTAAGACTAACTTCATGAATATAGTAGCAAATGTTGCTACTGTACAAGAAGGTATGGATAACATTTGTGAAGTAGATAATGCTAAGATTCTTGAATGTGCAGATGGCAGCATTGCTACAATTGTAGAAGCTAAAGAAAATGTTGCACTGACTTGGAATCGTAGTGCACAAGTAAAGTGTAATGAATGCCAGAATTTTGAATACATGCATGAAGCATTGGATCAAATTAAGTCTTTGACTAACATCAATCTTCGTGAAAACTATCAAGCTCGTATTGATGAAGATTTGAAGAAAGAAGACCCAGATTCTTATGCCCAAATTCAGGAACAATTGCGAGCTAATAAAGATGCAAAGATTGAATCTCGTCGTATGAAGATACAGCAACTTGCAGAATCTTATAAGAATGATCCTACAAAGATTGCTATTCTTTCTACATTAAGTAAAGAACTTGCAATGCTTGAAAACAAATAAGATATAAATAATACAAAAGAAAAGAGAACTTTCAATATTGAAAGTTCTCTTTTTGTTTTTCATAGTTTAAATTTAAATTGTGTCAGGGACGTTGAAATTGTCTTAGCTGATAGAATATACTGAAGCATATTCTTCCGCTCCCTGTGTGACCCAGGCGCCATCCTGGAGAATTTATAGACAATCTCGTAAATCATTAAAGAATTCTGTAACAAAAATACCTGCATCATCAAGATCATCCTTAAAAGAATATATGATAGAACGATTTGTCAATGCTGGATCATGTGAAACCAGGTAGATAGGACATTCCTTAATAGGATACATTTCCACTGTACCATCAGTAAAACATACACCATAGATTCTTTCTGACTTATCACCTAACAAATTGTATAGCTTTTGTAAATCTTCTGCTGTAGTTATCTCAAAAATATCCTTTAGCAAATCAATCTTGATAGTAGTATTACGACTATGATAACCTGTACCATACCATAAAATTGCTTGCAATACCAATTCTAGATTGAACTTATCTAATTCTGTACAATTCTTCATGTTCTATTTTTATAATTTACTTTATACAAAATAAAAATCTCTATATGTTACATCATAAGTATTTCCATCTACCTTCAAATAGAATGACATTGAACCATCATTTGCATAATCTGTATAGGTTTCACATCCTTCTAAAATACCAGTAACATCATTAGTAATGAACTCCTTGCCATTCCACTCTTCATTTACTTTCTTTATAGTAACGGCACGTCCAATGTTTGGATTTACTGCATCAGTGAAAATTTTTTCTACATTTAAAATATTCATAATCATAAAAAATTAAAGTTCTACATTCATTAACATTATGAATATAGAACTTTTATTATTTATTTCAAATTATTTTGAATATTTTTGAATTTATTTATATAGGAAAATAGAAATCTCTATCTGTTACATCATAAATATCTCCATTTACCTTCAAGTAAAATGACATTGGTCCTTTACCAACATGATCTTTATAGGTGTTGCATTCCTCTAAAATACCAGTAACATCACTAATAACAAATTTTTCACCATACCATCCTTCTTTTGCATTTTTAATTGTAACAGTATGACCAATGTTTGGTTTTACTAAAATATTGAAAATTTCTGTTATATTCATTTCAAAATTTTTTAGAAAAAATTATATCCTTGAATTTCTTTATATTTGTAATGTTGTTCATCATCAGAAGCTTTATGTCCAAGCTCATATAGGAATAAGGAATTTTTATCCATAGATTTCCATTTGTCAATATCAATATAGCCTAGGACTGATCCTATAAAGATTGATGGATCTTTAGTGTATTCAAGCATCTCATTTGTCCATATTGGTTCTACAATATTCATCAAATGATCTGATTTTATCTTTTTATGAAGTTCAAGATAATGTTCTTTTTCCTTCTCCCTTTCTCGATACTTCTTGACAGTAATAGTTACAAAGTCATTGTAGTTCAATCTAGAATCACCGAACTTACTTAATTTATGTCCATTATTAAATTCAACATCAACACACTTATACCAGGCATGTGGCAATCCTCCAATATAGTCAATATATTTTCTACCTTCATTGATGTTGTAAGTGTTGATCAGATTTCCAAATACAATATCATCGCAAATAGTCTGATAAGCAAAAGAAATACCATTCTTTATGATAGCTTTATCATATACTTCCTTACTTGTAAGAATTCCATTTCCTCTTGGATATATGCAAAGTGGATAAGGACAGCAAGCTTCAGATAGGGAATACAAATCTGAACCATAAGTGATTTTTGGATCAGCATGATTCAATATGAAATCATTCAAAACCCTGATATTTATATAAGTACTTGTATTAGTTCTGAATATCCAATCAGGGGAATACTTGTCTGCAATAAACCTATATGCCATCCAAGTTTTCTTAAATGTATATTGCATATCATCTTCACAGGCAAGATGCAAATACCAAACATTTTCATGATCTTTATATTGATTGAATTCAGATTTCATATATGCTCCACCATCATAATACACAATATTAACATTCTCTGGGAGCTCTTTAGCCCAGGTCTCTAAAGCAAGGTCAAACTCATCTTGGAAAGTGAATCCTTTACAAATTTCAGCATTAGCTCCCATCACTAATATGAATAATTTAGGAGCATATTTCAATTGATTTTCTGTCATATTAAATATGATTTAGTTTTTCATCTTCTGCAGCATATTTTATTGCTAGTTTCTTAAACTTCTGAATATCTTCTTCTGTAAGTTTCTCATCTACATTATGATTGTAGAAAAGATGATTTCCCATCATTATCTTTGTATGCTTGTGTCCTTTAATATCTCTTGTATAGAAATATCCATCTTCTTTCTTATCATAGAATTTCTTAGGATCCATGATAGCTTCTGCTGCCTCTATTGGGATAGGTAATGCACCACAACGTAATGCAAATGTTGCAGCTTTGAAGAGAATTCACCCCATACATTTCTTTCCATTCTCTTAAAATCTTCTGTCAATATCTTCTTCAGATATTCAGAATTTCCTTCTGATGCAGCTACTGCAACTATTTTTCTACCTCTATTCTTTGTTCTATCATTCAAATAAACATCTGAACCAGCATTAGGATGTCTCTTATCAGCATACAACGCAACAGCAACTATCTTACCTTCATTTCTGTATAGCTTAGCAAAATCTGCTTTATTTACAATATCTTCTTTCTTCTCAATTCCAGAGCAACCACCAATATCTCTATATCCATATTCTATAATATCAAACATATCATCTCCATATTTATCCACTAATTTAGATACTGATTCTTTATCTGTTCCTGTAATATAATGCTCTTTAATGTATTGAGTTAATTTCTTCATGGCATAACCATTGTATTTTTATAAAAATTGTTTGCTTTAGGAATAATTGTATTTATTAAATTATTATATGCTGGTAATATATATTTTGCCTTTTCATCATCATTTAACTGATGTTTACCATTATGAACAATATATTTGGTCAAAATATTTTTGTGAAACTCTGTAGGTAATACTTTTGTTCTCTTTATCACTTCATCATCATCACTCCATATCAATACAGAATAATATCCATCTTCAGCATCATCCCATCGATAACCAGTCCAATATTCATCAGTTTCAAATAACGGATGTTCTTCAGAATACTTTACAAGATTTTCTACAATATGGCTATCATGATTTGAAACATAATCCACAACTTGCTCTAATGTAGAATCAGTTACAGGGTTAATGAGAATGCTTGGTAATGAACAAATGCTTGCAATATGCATAGCATACCACCCACCAAGACTTGATCCAATCACAATATCAATATCCAACTCTTCTACTAAAGAGCATAAATATGGAATAGAATTTTCTGGATCCGACTGAACATATCCAAAACTATATACAACCGTATTAGGCAGATTATTTTTCAACCATTTGCATGTACTAGATTCTGGTGAACTACCGTAACCATAGATATATAATACTTTCTTTTTCATATTTCATATTAAATCAAAGTGATAATGAAGTGAATGGGTAAGGTTTGAATGATGTAACATATTCAATTTCTGTTGTTTTAAACACTTTATCAAGCATTCTGAAGTAAGGTACTCCAATTACTCTTGCACAAGCACTTCTCTTATTGAACTTACCTTCAAATTTTCCATCACAATATCCACCCATTCTTGACTTTCCGGTATCAACACACCAACATTTATTGTCTGCACCTAATCTAATCAATGAATAAGAACATTCTGCTTCTATAGTATTATTTACTTCATCAACATATAATGGCTGTACATAACACTCAGCTCTGTGACATCTTTTTGGTTTATATTTGTCACCATTCCACCACCCATCAGGATAAGACCAAGTTGATGTATGTACTTTAAATATTCTTTTCTTATCTACATCCCAATAGAATTCCCAGAATTGTTTTGGGTGAATCCAATTGAATATCTTATCACTATCTTTATATTCATCGGTAACATCCGTCAAGACCATTTCATAAATATTATCTATTGACTCCCAATGAACATCATCTTCTCTTGGATCATATTCACCTAATTCATTTAATGAAATGATATGGTAAATTGGTTCAGGATCAGTAATGTTGCAACCTTTCTTGAGAAATGGAGCAACTGCTGTAATAATGAATCTACCACCTCCACCACCATATCTGATAGAATTGCACTCATATATATGGCCAACCTTCAAGAATTCTAATGGCTTCTGAAAATTCAAATAATTCTGATATTCTGTTTCAAGAATCTTATTTAACTTTGATGAACTTTCTTTAATAAAATTTAAAAAATCCATATTTATTCTGTTTTTAAAATTCAACTTATGAAATAATTTACAAAATAAATATAGATTTTTTATATGAAATTTCAAACTTTCAAGCTATTTCTTTGGCAAAAGCTATGGCCATCTTCTTACAATCATCTAATGTTTTTGCTTCCAATGGACCATTCTCTTGCTTTAGTGTTTCATATCCGACTTTACCAGGACCTGCTTTAGCTCCAACCTTAAATCCATAGATAGCTCGATGGCTCCATCCATACCAAGCTTGTTCTTTTTCAGAAAATCCAATTTGATTTACCTTAGAACTTGGACTTATCTTTTCTGGTACAATACCATGCTTATTGAAAAACTTCTGCAATGGAGATTGTTCATCTCCTTCAACTACAATATCATTAAATATCATAGTTGCCTTCATTTCATTTAATTTTACAAGTGTTGTAAGTTTCATGAATATTTTAGCTATAGAATTTGAATCTCTTTTGTGTTTCTAATGGGATTGAAGACTTCATCTGATAAAACCAAAAGTTAAAACTACCATCTAAAATATAAGTCTGACACCAATCACCATCATATCTTACACCTCTACCAATACTTTGAATAATAGTTCGTAATGTTTCATTTTGATACCATCCATCATATAAGTCCTTCTTACGTTGAACAAGACGAGATCCAAGATATGGATATGGCATCTTAATCATAATGATGAATCTGCATTCATCTCCTGGTAAATCAATACCTTCATTCAATGTTGGTCCAACTAATATTGTATCAGAATCAGTATTCTTATGGTAATCTATCAAATCTCTCTTTTCTTTTGCATCATTGTATAAAAGCATTCTATCCTTCAAATCTTGTGGAGCTTCTTCATATATCTTCTTTGCAAGATCATAAGTCCAAGTCTGGATTATTCCTTTCTTATTCTTATATCTGTTACAAAGTTCATAAGTAGCAGATTGTACATGTGGAAAACTTTCATCCTTGAATTTCTGACTCATTTTCCATCTTGAAAGAACATATATAGGACTGTTTGTAAAATCAAATAATGATGGAAGATTATCCTCTAATGGATCAACAATACCAAGATTTTCAGAAAAACTATCCATATTTCCTATAGTGGCAGAAGTCATAACAATATGTTCTGGACCTTGCAACAAAAATGCTTGTGCAATATAATCTTCTTTTGCACATTGTAAGTCAATAGTCTTTTCCTTCTTCTTAGCAATCTTTCCGGTTTTATGATTGAACATTTCTATAGTATGTTCATTTGGTGTTACTACAACATAATCCTTATTTTCTTCTAGGGCAACAATATTGAAGTAATTTTTAAGCATAGTTTCATGTCTCTTTTGCCATTCACATTCTTCATATACTTCATATTCAGTACTTGAAACATAACCCTTTCCTTTGATGTTTGCAGAAAGTTTTTCCATTATCTTATCTACAACACCATTAAACATACTAATCTTGTAAGCATATTCTTTTATTCTGTCAAGAACAGTATTGTCATTACATTCATATATAGAATTGAACAGAGCCTCAAGATTATCCTTCAACTGGTTATGTGAACAAGCAATATCTGTTGAAAGACTTGACAATTCTTCTTGCCATTCATCAGCAAACATATCATTGTTCAAACTTATTGCATAATCATATATATGCAGTAATTTAGAAAGATTTGTATCTCTCAATTGAGGACAATATGAACCTTGAAGCAAATTAGGAATATTGTGGCACTCATCACAAAATACAATAGGACGAACATACCAAGCGTTTGGATTTACTTCTATATGCCCAGCTACTGCTCTAAAGTACATCTGATAAGTCATGATTGTTATATCAGATCGCATGGCTTGCTTTCTTGCCTTAATATAAGGACACCATCTTGCACAATCATATCCGCAATCATCAGCTAATTCAGGATTAATCAAAGTTTTCCAAGAAATCTTAGCTATCTTGCATTCTCCTTTATTTACTTCTTTATTGTTTTTCTGACAAACATAATTTGCAGATCCTTTTATTCTTCCAATCTTATGCTTCAACTTTTCATGTGAATCAATGAAATCATCATATTGTTTCCACAAAGAAAGATCCGAACAAAGCAGAAAACTCTTCTTATTGTAACATTCTGCAAGTACTAATGCAGATATTATTAAAATTATTGACTTACCAGTACCAGTAGGTGCTTGAACCAAATGGGTCTGGTGATTGCTTTTCTCTTCTATGCAATTACGTACTATCTTTGCAATAATTTCAAGTTGATTATCTCTAAACTTAAAATCATTACCAAGTACTTCTTTTACTATATTTTCTATATTGTATTCTATCTCATTTATCATGTTATTAAGATAGAAACATTATCGATTCTTTTCAAACCAATCTCTTGCATATTTTGCCATTCCTTCACTGTCACAAACATCGTCTATTTTTGGTAAATCAAAATCAGGAAATGAACCTTTGAATGTTGAAATCATCAATTGCTTATTTGCATTTCCGGATCCAGTATAAAACCTTTTTACTTCAGCAGGTGGTGTTACAAGAAGAGTACCAACAACAGTATGATGATGCAATCTGTCTCTTATCAGATAGTTCAATCCAGCAAGATCCATTACCGCGGCACTATGAATGGAACCATAAGATATTCCTTCCATACATATTGTTACTGAGTCAATAGTACTAGTTTTTCTGAATTGGTGTAACAATTCTTCTATAATATTATATATTGTGTCTGCAATTGTTGACAAATTGTGTGCTTTTGCTAGCTCACGTTCATGTGCATTATTTGTATCTTTTACATTTTCTTTTTGATATAAACAATATTCAAAAATTTCATAATTATTTAATTGTGCATTCTTTTCTTTCTTTGTAAGCTTATCTCCTTTTATTATGAAAAATCTACAGAAACCAGTATCAGTTCTTATTGTCATACCAGTACTGTTGATTGATGGATCAATTCCTATAAAAACATTCATGAAATCAATTTACATATTTACTTATAAATAAAAAATATGCAAATATGTAAATTAATTTCATGAATTTAAAATTAAAAAATGTTAATTTAATTTTAGTCTTCAATTTTGAATGACCATTGCAACATAAACCAAGAACTCTCTCGTTCTGCACGATACTTTGGCAATTTCATTCTCTTCATAATTACAGGAATAAGATGTTCTTCTCTCCATTTGTTATGTTGGATTGTAGTCCAAGTATGTTTCTGGAACCAATCTCTATCAGTTTTACATTCAGTAAGTAACTGTTCTTCAGGTCTTGTATCACCAATATATCTGAACATATCAATTACTAAAGAATATACTAATGCCGGACTGTTTCTTCCATTTAATGTACAAGATTCCCATCTATCTAATTTTCCATTCAACATTTCATCAAATGTAAACAAACTTACATTTTCAAACTTCTTTCGATCCTCACGTTTCATATTATTTCTTATTTAAATTGTTCATTTATATGATAGAAATAAGTTCAGAAAATTTCAAAAAATATAAAAATGTAATAAAAGTCACACAGGAACGTTTATAATATAGTAAGGTTATAAATTATACTTGTAAACAACTATCCGCTCCCTGTGTGACCCAGGCGCTTAACAGGGGAACCCTGTGTATACCTAGTGAATGTCATTGTTCTATTGGTGAACCATCATAATCAATATAAGTTTTAGAATTATCAGATGGTCCACAATCATCATTTAATTTTGGATCATGATTCAAATCAATATTATCTGTTGTATTGCCATGTACTGATATAGTAGAATAAGGGTAATTCTTAAATCCTGTATCTTCTTTCTTTTTAATGATTATGCTTTCTTCTATAGGTTTGTCAAATGGCTGTTCTTCTTCAAATCTGTTGTTAGCATCTGTTTGAATGAATTGGTAGTCAAAGTTAGAATACTTGAATACACATCTGAATGTAGCAGATTGTGCTAATGGTTGTGTATAGTCAAATTGTAACATATCTACTCCATCTATAACTGGATGATCTAATACAATTCTAGAATAAACACATCCATTTTCATTCAAAAGATCAACATTAAAGCTATAGTCAAGATTCTTATCTAAATTTTCTGTATCTCTGCAATATTGATAGCAAAAACTTTCAAACAATAAAAAATAGTTTACATATCCTAAAGTATGTCTGAAATCTATGTTCAATGTATGGTCAACTAATGCAGCTGGGCTAGCAACACTTCTGTAATTTACATCACTAGCACCACCTTGCATCCAATTTTGTTCAGTTCTTCCTGGAAGCCTTACTGGGTTACCATGATTAGTTTGCTGTTGTGCGACAGTACCAGATGAGAATCCAAGTACTTCTACTTTCTGTATTGTCTCATTCAAGAATTCTATTGGTTTTGTTATGAAACTATGAGAATCTTTCAGTATCTTAGTGTATTTTTCTTGTATCTCATCTGGAATGAATTCATCTGGCAATATCAATCTGAATCCATCTCTATTTCCTGATAATGAAAACATATTTCAATATTCTGAATGTTTTTATTCGCTAGATTGTGTTTTACTATTTAATGGATTATCTCCTGCTGGTGTTTCATCTCTTTCAGCACTATTTTGCCCACCACCGGTAGAAGTATCACTATATTGCATATTTGGATTTTCTGTATCTTGAACTTGCTTTACATTTACTTCTACTGGTTTGTTCAACAATGTACTGATCTTAGAAATAGAATCCTTTATAGCAGCATGACGTTTCTTTTGCATCTCATCAGCTTGATTTATAGTCTTAGCAGATATCTTAAGCTCTCTTACAAGCTTATCCAATACAACAGCTAACTTATTTGCTAAAGTATTTGTTAATTTGTCAAGACCACCTAATCTTCTAGCCATTTGGTCTAAAGCAGTTATCAAGTTAGTCATAGTTTGTGCTTTTGCTACATCTAAAGTATTTATAGATCTAGTAAACTTAGATACATCTTGAGTTTCTGTCCTGAACTGTGAAGTATTCTTTACTTTACTTATTTCTACATTTATACCTTTTACGGCATTTATTACATTGTCATATTTAGAAGTATCCTTTGGAGCTTTATCATAAACATCAAACAACATCTTCATTCCATTATAATAATCCACCATCATAGGTCCAAACATCAATATGTTCTTAGATAAACCTTTAGAATCTAAATTAACAAATGTCTCTGATATTCCTCTGACCATCTCTTTAGGTATGTCAGAAAGTGATATCACTATGCTTGCAGCATTGGCTTTAGTCTCTTTCTCTAACTTCTGTTTGAATTTAATTATCTTCTTATAAGATTTTATAGCATCATTCAGTATATCAGTATATATATCAAACTGTCCTTGTATAGAAGATAACTCATCATCTTTAATATTAGGCATCTTCTGAATAGCTCTAGACATGCTAAATGGAAGTTGTGTCAAAACAGCATCTACTATCTTATTCAATCCGTGTATATCATCTTCTTTTCCAAACTTAGATTTTAATTTCAATATATCACTATAAGAAGATACTATATTATTCAAAAGCTTAGTATAAGAACTATAGCTAGAAGATATCTTATTAATGTTATCTTTTGCATCTTCAAAGAATGGTTTGAGTTCTTCTTGGTTCTCATCCATTGTTGCTTTCATTACAGCATTAGGAACAGAACTTATCATTAAAGAGATAATAGCTGAAAGATTATTCATCTTAGGTTTATCCAACTTTAAGTCAAGTATAGATTTTATAGATTTTATATTTTCTGCAATTAATTTATCTAAACCACCTAAACAGTTCTTTACTTTAGCAAATGGACTAGTACTTCCATCATGATTGAACCATCCAGAATCTTCAAACCAAACTTTATTATGTGGATCATCATATATAGCCATTACAGCTGCTGGTATGCAAGACATCAAAGCTGTTACGTTATTATATACAGTTCCTCCAGGTCTTAATGATTCTATTGGTATCTTTTCATATTGACCTTTAAGAAGCTTTCCATTTGAATCATACTTTTGTATTCTTAAATCAGCCACATCTTTCACACCTTTAGCGGTTTCAGACATTAATGATCCAATTCCCTTCAATGCTGTAACTATTTGGGAAAATCTAGAACAAGTTCCGTCTTTAAACACAATAGATTGATCTTCAAACATCCACTCAGCATTAGGATTGTCTTTAAGAGCCAGAATAGAATTTCCAAGACATGAAACTATACGTTGAGTATTTTCTGCGGCATTCTTGAAATCCTTAAAACCAAGTGGTCTTGTTCCTTTCTGTTTTCCATCAGCCCCATATATAGGTATTCTTAAGTCAGCCATATCTTTGACACCTTTAGCTATATTGGATATCATTTTTCCTAAGCCTGTACAACCAGTAACAATACGACCAAATGGAGTCTTTACTCCTATCATATTTCCAAGCCAACCACTATCAAACATTCCTTCAGGAGCTTTATTATATAAATCTAATAATGCATATCCTAAGGTTGTAACAATTTTAGATATATTTTCAGCTGCATTAGTAAAATCAGGTTCTGCCAAATTACGATATCCTACTTTGTCTGTTCCTTTATAAATAGGTATCTTTAATTCTGCCATGTCTTTCACACCTTCTGCTATTTTAGAAATCATCTTACTCATTCCAGTACATGATTTCACTACTCTGGTGAATGGTGTGTCCATTCCTAAGAAGTCCCCAAGCATTCCATTAGAGAACATATCAGAATTATCTTTGTATATATCAAGAATTGTACCACCTATTATAGTAACTATTGTTCCTATGTTCTCAGCTGCATCTGTAAAATCAGCATCTGTCAAATTTCTTCTTCCTATTATCTTTCCTCCTTCTCCATATATAGGTATAGAAAGATTAGCATAGTCTTGAATTCCTTCTGATAACATAGACATCATGTGTCCTAAACTAACAATAGTTCCAGATGCAGCAACTATCATCATATCAAGCAATGGATTCATAAATGGTTTTAGTTCCCAAATCATGCTTAGCATGGCTTTAATATCATCTGTTATAATAGAAGTGTCAACTCTTTCAAGTTTAGAAGCCATATCCATTACCTTTATAATCTCTTGCATGGCTTTTCCTGCTAATAATACACAACCAATGATTCCAGCTAAAGCAGCTTCACCTGCTGCTAAAGCTAAAGCTCCTAAACCACCAGTTCCAGCGGATAGATATCCAAGACCTATAACACCAGCGGCAAATGCACCAAGCACTGTTAAAGTGACAAATACAGTACCCCAAATTCCACCCCAGTCATCACCTATTTTATCTCGGAGTTTTACTATCTCCATCATTGCATATCCTGACAATCCAATGCAGACAATAACTCCTAATAAAGCTAAAGTTCCTGTTTTAAGGTTTCTTTTTACCTTGCTGAGCATCCAAAGTATGAATGACATTCCACCTACTAACAAGAATTCTAAAGCTAAGAACTTGAGTATGTTGATATCTAAGTCAGGGTAGTTCATCATTAGCATTCCACCAGTAAGCAATGCTATAGAAGATACTAATACCAAAGTAGATAATGCATATCCTAGGAATAATGTTTTCTCATTGATTATTCTTCCTGCAAATCCATAAGCTAATGTTATTACTGTTATGAATCCACCTAATGTCCATGCAAATGATATAGTGGCATCTTTCATATTAGGTATCAACATGAACAATCCACCAACTAATAATGTGGCTGCTGATAGTACAACTAAATTAGAAAATTCATGTGCCATTATTAATCCCTTTTCTCCTTTAAGTATCTTATTAGCACCATAGTAAGCTAATGATATTCCACCCAAGAATAAACCTAATGTAAGAGTAAATCCTATAGCAGACCAGAACATTCCATCTATATTCATAATCTTGGCACCTAATAGAAGTATAGCTCCAGATATTCCAACCAGAATTGCAAAATTCTTAGCATCATCTATGGCTTTTTCTGTGGTTTGGGTAACACCTAACTTACTACCTAACTTACCACTTATATAATTAGCTGCAAAATCTCCGCCAGAGTATGCTAATTTCATTAAGAAGATAAATATTCCAAGCTCAAAAGCAAACAATAACGCAGTTCCAAACAGAATTGGATTTTTAGTCATATATACAGTTGGAAGAAGTAATGTAAATCCAGCTATACCTATCAACCAAGCAAACTCTTCAGCTGATGACATAGTGTCTTCTATCATGTTGCTAGCTATTGTATAAGCACCTATAACACTAGTTATCAATAGAGTTAATGAAAATGCAAATCCAAGAACACTACCAGTAGGAAGTAATGCATTGACTGCGGCACCAAAAGCTAATACCAAACCAGACTTCACTACTAACTTTATGAATGAATCTGATATTTCTATGGTTCTCTCTATTCTTTCACTAGCTAAAGTATAAGCAAAAGTGACAGCACCTATAAATGCTGCTAGAGAAAGTGTGAAAAGAACAGCATTAGTAAAGATACCTGGTATCATCATAACAGCAGCCCCTATTAAAAGAGTAGCTCCTGAAGAATATACCAACAGTGCTACTTTTTTGGTTTGCTCAAGAGCTTCATCCATTCCTTTAGTAGCAAGATTGTAAGCACCTATCACACCAAGTATGAATGTTCCTAAAGCAAATGTAAATCCAAGTATTTCTGGCATTCTCTGAAGAACAATCTTTCCTATGACTGCACCAGCTAACATTGTTGCCGATGCTATAGCAACAATAATACCTATGTTTTTAATTCTATCAAAGAAGTCATCATTTATTTCTATTCCATTCAGGGTATCTATCATCTTACCTACTGCTACAGCAGATAATTGCATAGACTTAAATCCTAATATTGATAAAGGTGCAGTTATACCCATTACTGATCCAAGCATAGACACTATAGTGAGTTTTTCTACTAATTTCTCTATATTGTCTATTTTCTTCAAATCTTCTTGGTTTATATCAAGACCATCAGATTTAATTCCCTTTATCAAACTCTTTAATTTAGTAAGTACTTTCTTATACTCTCTTATTCCATCTTGTCCCTTGCTAGCAAACAATCCTCCTATAGCAGCTAAAAATGAGAGTTTACTAAGGCTTTCTACTATTTTCTGACAACTTTCTATCTTAGATACATCATCTTTAGAAGCTGTTAATGGATTCTTCTTGTTATTTATGTTGTTGACTAAATACTTGAGTTGAGTGACCATGGTCTTCATATTTGACACTCCTTCTTTTCCTTTGTCAACAAACATTCCTGCTATAGTACTGACAATTGCAATCTTTCCTAAACTTAGAATAACATCCTCACAATTTTTCATTATGTTAGGAACTGATTCGTCATTGATAGCAGAATCTTGCATTGTGAATATTTTCTGTCCTAAGAAGTCAAGCTTATCTAAGAAAACTAAAGCATCTGATATGCCAACTATTCCATTTTTGCTTACTTTAGATATCATGTTTGCTACACTCATCATGATAGTAAGCTGAACTAAAGTTTTTGTAGCGCTCTTTATATCTTTAGAAGTTGATTCATTAGCAGAAAGTCTCTGTACAACTTGCATAATAAATGAAAGCTTACCATTATCCCCTATTAAATTTATAAGACTATTATCATTTATCTTGGAGAGAGACTTAACAATAGCTATATAAAGCCAAGTAGTACCTAAAGCATAAGTTGCTATCAACTGAGTATAGGCAACATCTTTAAACTTTACATCATTACCAATAGTGCTAATATCTTCTACCATATCTTCTATGGCTCTAAGAGAAGAGTTATTCTTTCCAACAACATTATTCTTAAATATTTCATCTCCAAGTTCTTTTACTTGTAATGTAAGATATGCAATAGGCCCTTTTGTATCATATATTCTAAGAAGTGACCAAAGAGCCATCTGGCTCTTCATTATCTTAGTTCTATCCACATTTGTGTTTTCTCCTAAAGAAACTAATGACTCTATGAACTTAGCTAAAGCACCTACTGATTTGAATCCACCTTGTCCTGCTTCTTTTGATCTATCTACTATATTCTTTATGATTGCAGAAATCAACCCTTTAGAAGTGATACCAAGACCTGTGAGAATATTAGAATCTGTTGTCATCCAATATATAGAACGAAGATTCTTCTTCAAAGTTTTCATCTTCTGTTTGTCCATTTCTCCAATAGAAGGAATAGCATTCATTAATTCAACTACACTTGACAACTGAGACATAGTTTTCTTAGAGTCTATAGATGCAGAATTTATAGCATTGCAAAGACCAAGAAAATCATTTGTCAGCAACTTGTTAACTTTAGATATTTTCTTTTTAAGCTTATCTATATCTATTTTTGATATACTTTTGTCTATTCCAGTAAGATATTGAACTATGTTTTGATCTTTAACTTCATACTTTACTTTAGAAACACTATTTAATGCATTTGATAAATCCTTCAAAACATTTAAAGAATCCTGTCCAAAATTCAAGTCATCTATTTTTATTTTTAAATTATTTAAGTCAACAGAATTAACTTGATTATTAGTATTGCTACTTAAAACTTTTATTATATTGTCTGATGCAATTTTGCTTGATCTTTCTATTGTATCTCTTAATAGATCTAATTGTTTACTATAATCAGGTATATTTATTACAGGTTTTATTTCAGGTACTTTTACTTCTACATTCTGTGGTTTTTCTTTTATTTCATTTTTACTAGTTAAAACCTTTATTATATTGTCTGATGCAATTTTGCTTGATCTTTCTATTGTGTCTCTTAATAGATTTAATTGTTTATTATAATCAGGTATATTTATGACAGGTTTTATTTCAGGTACTTTTACTTCTACATTCTTTGGATTTTCCTTTTTTAATTTTTGTTCATTAAAATTAGTCACAATAACTTGCATGCCATCAGATGTCAATATCTTATTGGTCTTCTTAAGATTTTCGGATATTGATTTAGTAAATGATTGTATGTTAGTTTTTATATTGTCATAGCTTGTGTTTTCAGATATGCTCTGTCCACCAGACACAAATCCCATCATGGACATGAACTCTTCAGAAGCTTGACTTCTGGTTTTATTAAATGCATTGATGAACTCAGAAAAGCTCTTCTGTGAGTCTACATTTCCATTAAAAATCAAATCGACACCAGCCTCTACATTTTTTATTGAATTATTAATGTCATTAACAATATTATACAAGTTGCCAGATATTGCATTCTGCCCACTTGGTAGTAAATTTCCTCCATTACTTCTACTTACTGAATTATCTGATACTTTTGGCATGTTAATTGTTTGATTTCTTACTTTTATTTCTTATATAAAAATTAAAAGGGAAGAACTTAAGTTCTTCCCTTTGTAAATTGTATTCAATTATAAAATTATCCATTATAATAAGATTTACCATAGCAATACAAGTGAACTGTTTGTTTAATATCAAGAGTATTTGTAACATCTACATTTGATATGCTTGGAGATTTTAGAGTATATTCAAATGATGTACTACCTTTAGTAGATCCAGTACTACCTTGTACAGCTGTCAACGTCTTCGATGTTGCATTCAAAATAGCAGGATAAGATTTTGTCCAATCCCTTGTTAATGTACCTGAAGTAGCAGTAACTTTATATCCAGAAGCAGTAGCTGTAGTATAGTATGTTTGAGATGAATCAAACGCAGTTATTGTCTTATCTTCACTACATACTAAATTACCTTCAAATTTAACAGATTTACCATAGCAATACAAGTGAACTGTTTGTTTAATATCAAGAGTATTTGTAACATCTACATTTGATATGCTTGGAGATTTTAGAGTATATTCAAATGATGTACTACCTTTAGTAGATCCAGTACTACCTTGTACAGCTGTCAACGTCTTCGATGTTGCATTCAAAATAGCAGGATAAGATTTTGTCCAATCCCTTGTTAATGTACCTGAAGTAGCAGTAACTTTATATCCAGAAGCAGTAGCTGTAGTATAGTATGTTTGAGGTGAATCAAACGCAGTTATTGTCTTATCATTACTACAAGATAAAGTACCTTCAAATTTAACATTAGTCTTAAGAATTTTTGTTTTCCAAGTTAATGTATCTGATTTTTCTGTTCCATCTTGGTATAACACAGTTACTTTACATGAAATTGATTTTTCATAATCTGCTTTAGCTACATGTACATCAGGTTTCCAAGTTATTTCTTTTGATGTTTCATTTGTATCCCATTTATAAGTTATACTAGAATATATATTACTAGATCCATATTTTGATGTATTAAATGTACCGGAATTAGATGATGTCAAACCACCTGCTGATACTGAAGCTTCCCATTTAGCAGTAACTGATGGACTAACCGATACAGATATTTTAAACTCTTTATCTTTTGTTTCAGCAAATGCTGATATGCTTGCTGGTACCGTTGCACCGGCCTTTGAAGCACTAACATGTCTTTCAGTAATTTTTGAAAGGCCTGCTTCTGTTGTTATAGCAGGAGTTCCTAAAGTAACAGCTGGACCATAAACATACCAGTTTGCATATTGTGTATTTTCATTAGAACCAGCTACTTTTAAATCTCCTTCTCCAACTGATATAGAACTATCTGCAGTAATAGATATATTGGTAGAAGAAGCTGTTACAGATACTTGTCCAAATCCCGTAGAACCGGCTGTTCTTTCTATATACACACTATTATCATTTCCTGCATTTCCAGCACTTGATTCAACTTTATAATAAACTTTAGTTGCCGCATAAGATGGTTGACCTCTAGTTAATTTGAATGGTTTATCTGTTAAACCATAAGCATCTCCTCTTTTGGTTAATGACGGACGAGAAGAACCAACAGAAGCGGCACTACCACTTTGTAATATGGTTAATCTAGAAGCTTCATCTGATATTTTTGTCCAGCTTCCGCCTTCAGATTTAGAATACCATTTTACCCAAGGTGTTTGTTGCGAATCTCCTGGAATACTAACGGTAATACTTGATTTAGATAATGTATAATTTCCAAGATTTGTTCCAGAAGCACTAATATTTAAACCTACAAAAGTAGAACTATTTGGTTTCCACCATAAAGGGTTTCCATCACTGGTTGATATCGTCAAACTATCATTATCACCACTCTTAGTTGCACTTAATCCAGTAAGTGTATTGTTTGTATGTCCAGTAGTACCTCTAGATATTGATAAATTATGTTCATTAGTATCTGATATGCTTAAACCTGTACCTCTCAAATTTACATATTTGTTATCTGAATCAGTTGAATTACTATAAGATAAAGAAATATTACAATTTATATTTTCACCATATTGAATAAAATTAGATATAGTAGTCTTATCTAAAGTTGTGTTAGAATCAGAACTACTCAATGTTAAACTTGCTGTTTTACTTGTGGATTCATCTACATCAGTTATCTGTACTTTATATACATTGCTACTGTTTGTATCTGTAACAGTAATCTCATTAACTGATGTTCTGTTAGGATCAGCGCTTAAAGTCATCTTATTAGGTTTAGAACTAGTATAATTATTATAATCATTATAATTGAATGTACAAGTATTTCCTACTGTTAACCAATTAGATGATGAATTACCAGTTATAGTTAATGGGTTATAAGTTTTTTCTGAACCTTCTGGGATACCGGATTGAGTAACTGTTATTTCTTTGCTTTTTACATTTGTTATCTGTTTACTATTCTGTATAGTATCAGGTGTAAACTTGAGTTTCCATCTTATATCATCAACCTTCTTTGAATATCCAGCATCAAATGTAAGAGATTCAGGATACATTGTAATATTTACAGATCCACCTCTATATGGAAAAATCTTATTTGATGGTTCTGTTACTTTTATATTACCAGAAACTTTTATATTAGTGGAAGAAGCAGATATAGTACCAAATCTATACCCAAATTCATTATTTCCTTCACTTAATATTACATTACTTAAGCTTGTTGAATAATCATTAGAAGAGGATAATTGTCTTATTTCAAATGATGCTGGATTACTTTGATCTATTTTATCTGTTTGTGGATTTTCGCATGTTACTGACAATTTACCAACAACATCTGGATATTGTACCCAACTAGATCCTGTTTGTGTAACTGTTGTATCTATAGAAGTATTTGAAACATTAAAGTTAGTACAATAATTACCAGAAACCGTTGTGTTTACAGTTATACTTCTATTATTTGTATTGACAGCTGGTGTCATAGTTAAACCGCTAATGCTAAATGTTCCAATTTTATATAATGGTTTTGGATTATTTATGCTTGATATAGATGGAGTACCAGTTATACTACCAATTGTACCACTATTATCTTTAACAGTAATTATATATTTGTTTTGATAAGAATATTGTTGGTGGTTGCCATTATCTTGTTCAGCATTAATAGGAGTAGACACTATTTTTGTACTAGAAACATATTCAGAACCTGATGTTATTTGCCAAGAATAAGTCAATTCTGGATCTTTAGGATCTATATTGCCACCAGCTTGGTAAATAGTAAATGACCCTGATAGTGTACCAGAATTACCACTAGAAGAAGTGTTATAATCTGTTAATGAATAAGTTATAGTAGCGTTTCTTGGCTCTGAATGATAACTTGACTTAACAGTATTTGTTGTTACAAATGCTTTACCATTATTATCAGAAGTAAATGTTACAGTTCCTGCATGAGTATTGGATATAGAATTTCCATTAGAATCCTTATCTATATTGTAGTGAACTGTATGAGTACCTGATATATCACCATATAATACTGATGGGGAATTGTCACTTATTATAAGATAATGGGCATTGCCACCTGTAGATATATCTCCAGATGAAGAAGTAATAGATATGTTGTTGCTGATACCACCATTTGCTAGCTTAAAAGATACCCAATTTTTTGGAGAGTTTGCTGTGAATACGGTATAAGGAGCATCATAGTTATAAGATCCTTGAGCAACACCTTTTATTTGTTTGTTATCTCCGGCGAAAGAAGATGCGGTATTGAATACAACTTCTTTATTAGAATCTCCATCTAAATTATTTACTCTTATCTTGGCATCAAAATAACGTAAATCAGCTAAGCTTCTAGAAGAACTGAAATTGTTGGTTCCCTTTAATTGATGAATAGTAGAAGTATATGTTACTGGATTGTTAGCCTTACCATCAGTACCTCCATTAAACCAACTTGACAACCCGTAATTAAGAGAAGTTGTTTTTCTTGGATGAGTACCAACATTTGACTTGAGTTTCCAATCTATTCTATAAGTTTTACTTGTACTATTTATGACTTTATCATAATTGACACTATTGTTGTGTGTCTTAGAATAATTAGAATTTGAAGAAAATCCCGTATTTGATATAGTAATATTATTTGCACCAACAGTATTAACTACTCTAGCTAATGCATCAGTAGCTGGTTGACCATTCATTATAAATGGTAAATTTTTGTTAGAATCTCTAAATTTTGGGTTGCCATATTCTGTTGCCATTTTTAAAATACTAATTCTTTTTTTCTGTGGTATATCTTTCTTGTCTCATATACTCAGGACATGTATCTTTATTTATATTTACTTTTACAGTAAGATTTATGTTCCAAGGAGATGTAGACCTCATTCTCTTTATTCTGAATGTTGTTGAAACATCACAGAATTCTATATTTGATGGTGTATCTACATTACTTTCTGATTGGGACATATAACCAGATTGTGCCCAGTTCTTTCCATTTATTCCAACTATATCAGAATCATGTTTCTTATTGTTTGGATTTGCTGAGTTGTTATAATCATCTGAAGTGTAACCAACATAATAATTTTCTATTGGATAATTTGTATTGTTATCTTCATTATTTATATATTTAGGGTATAGCAATATTCTTAATATCTTATCAGGGGATTTCCCATTAGCTATTTGTATTCCATAATTTGGTAAGAATCTGTTTCTATCTGTTCCACTTATTTCAACCGTTATAGCATTAGTTGTCAATACATCTGGTACTGATGCGCTCAAATTCTTTATAGCTTGATATCTTGTTGAATTTTTATGGGAGTCATTCCAAAATATTGTATTTCCACCATCAGGTGATATTCCAAGTTCTATATGCAAATATACACCTACATTCAATTCATTATATTCACAACTATCTTTAGTAATAGCATTACCATCTGCATCAACCCAATTTGCATGACAATAATAAAGAATATTAGGTTTTTGCCACCAAGAAGCTAATTTTACTGAATTTCCAAGCTTTAGTAAATTTATAGTTTCACCAATCTTAGTATAAATCTTAGATATGATTATCATACCATATCTGTTGTTTGTTGAGTTGTTAGGATTGACTTTGAAGTGTGTCCAAAAATCCTCAGTGGATTTATAGCAAGGTGTATATTTATAATCATTATTATAATTACCATTACTATCATAAAATTCATCTGGTTGATTAGGTTTTACTCTATACTTATTTATAACAATATTATCTGTAGAAACATTATAATTCTTAAATTCTTTTTCATAAATTTCTTTTACTTTATTAACATCATCATTTGAAAAATCTGTAGATGCTTCTATTGTGCCTGCACTATCAACATTTCCGGGTAATTTTATTGAATCTATAGAACCAATCTTAATATCATTTCCATCATTTGGTCCTATTACCAATATTTGCAATTCAGGTCTATGCCATAATGATGTTTCTCTATCAATCAAATTCACATATCCATTACCACCATTTGGATCAAATTCATGAATTTTATCACTGGAAGAATTGTCAGGAATTGGTTTGTTTCCTTGAATACCTTCTAAACCATCTTTTGTATCCCAATGAAATGATAATGTATTTTCTAGGCAATTGACATTAAATGAAGGCCATATTCTTTTTTTATCATATTTTAATTCATACCCATAAGATCCACTAGATCTCATCTGATGTACTTCATCAGATGATGTTTTCTTTCTAGATATGAATCTACCATTTCGTATAACTACCATATCCTTATATTAAGTCAATTTTATTTGTTGTTTCTTATGATGAATACTGTATTAACATCATTAGCAAGAGAACCAAGACCAGCAAAATCAGTTGTATTACCAGACCAAACATAGCTAAAGTTGGAGTCACCACCATGTCCGATAAATTTAGCATTATAATTAGCATTGTAAAGAATACCTTGGGTATATTGCTTGATTTTCTCTTCAACTTTTCTGTTTACTATATCATCCATCTGATCTATACTTATGAAATCATTTCTTGTAGAAGCATCACCATCATATATGAAATACAAAGTATTTGGATCTACTTGTTTGATCTTTATATAATCAGCATATTCACCTTTCCACATATAAGTAGGACCAGTGCCATTCAATATAGAAGTAACTATTGGTTTCTTATCTATGAATGCAATACCATCTGATGTTGGTGCTCTCTTTATTTCAAAAGCATTTGATCGATCTATATTGTTTGTTCCCCAACCAACAGAAAATAAAGTATTGTCTGATGATTTGTTCCAGTTACCAGAAGCATGCTCTCCCAGATTTCTTGTTTCAGTACCACATCCTTCAGCATGGGAATAACTTGCTCCAGTATGGCAATAAGTACCCCATCCTTCGGCATGACAGAAATTAGCATAAGCATTATTTGGAGAAGTGTAAGTATCACCATAATTGTTGAAATATTCTGCTCCTATAAATCTAGGATTAGCTGTTTCAGGGTGAGTAGGATCATCTAATGGATAGAAATTTCTTCTACCAGCAGAGTTTCTCATCACATAAGTAACTGTTGCTACCTGTGCTAGTTGTCTTCTAGTAATACAATAAGATGATTCATTGTTTGCAACAGTAGAATAAGGATAGTCTTCTACATAATCCCAAGTATAAATACCTTTATAAAGATAGCTTATTCCATTCTCTCTTACATCTAAAGCATTTGATTCTCCATTAACATCACCATTACCTATCATGAATATGGTATTTTGCTTATCTTTATTTTGTCCTTCTAAATAAGAACGTGTATATCTACCAAAACCAACTTCATAAGGAGATTGTAATGTTATGTTAGAACCATGGGCAAACCCATAAGTTGCATTTTCTCCAACTGTGATGTTATCACCAGAAACATCGACAAAATCTATTCCTTTTTGGTTATTTTCAATGTTGCCACTGTTTATTGTTAATGAACTACCTCTTAAAACAGAATAATTTGCATAACTGCTTATATTTTTACCATTTATATCAGAGTATATACCCTTTACTTTATTTGAACTACCATAGATTACATCGTTTTCACTATTTGGATATACAGTATTTTCGTTACCACCGACATGAACATATTTTGTATCACCTATACTCTTTCCTATTTTATTTGCATATCCTTCTATATGACTTGTATAAGCATAAGTCAAATGGTCAACACCTTCTATGTGAGATTCTTTACCAAAATTATTTGAATCTTTTCCTTCTACATGTGAATTTATTGCATAATTCTTATTATTCAATCCTTCTACATGAGAATAGTGAGAATTCGTTATTATACCTATATTTCCACCATTTACATTATTATCACCTTCTACATGAGAAGATTTTGAAAATGATATTCTATTGTTTGATCCTTCAATATGAGAAGAATCAGACAATGTATTTATTGTATTAGTGTTTCCTTCAGCATGTGCATAAGGAGAATATACACTTGTTTCAGCTCCTTCTGTATGAGAATTCTCTCCTGCAGCCATAGTGTGATTTCCTTCAGCATGAGTATTCTTAGATTTAGCTTCAGTATTGTAACCTTCTGAATGAGAATTCTCTCCAGTTGCTTGTGTAGTATTACCTTCAGCATGAGTATTAGTAGATGTTGCTTGAGATTTGTAACCTTCAGCATGACCATTTTCTCCAGCAACTAAAGTATTGTTACCTTCTGAATGGGCATTCTTTGCTCTAACAATTGTATTCAAACCTTCAGCATGTCCATTTTCTCCAGTATTTTCTACTATTGTAGTATTTCCTTCAGCATGAGCATTCTTTGCACTTACAATAGTATTGTAACCTTCAGCATGACCATTTTCTGCTTCATGTTCTACGTTAGTTATATTGCCTTCTGAATGCGATCCTTTAGCTTTTGCATAAGTATTGTTTCCTTCGGCATGAGAATCTTCTCCTATTGCATAAGTAATGAATCCTTCTGCATGAGAATTTCTGCCTTGTGCTTCTGATTTATCACCTTCGGCATGGGAGTTTATTCCTTTAGAATAAGAAAAGCTACCTTCAGCATGAGAATTCTCTCCTAAAGAATAAGAAGAATAGCCTTCAACATGTCCATTAACTCCATTTACAAATGTTTTGTATCCTTCTGCATGAGAATAATTTGATTTAGCAATAGTGCTATATCCTTCAGCATGAGAATATGCACCAAGTGCTATATTATTCTGAAGATCATTGAATATTTCACCATAAGATAACGTACCTGGATATACATTACCGAATGGCATACCTTGGTGCCATATAGTACGGTGATTTACATCAAATATCAATGAATCCCAATAAGAATATATCATCTTATCAGGAACAAAGCTATCATTTTTATAATCTGTGCCGTGTATGTATGTGTAAAAAAGCTTGTTTGCCATTTTATATATGCTTTATAATCTATGCTTATATCTAAAAATAAAAATGGGAAGCATTTCTGCTTCCCATCAATATATATTATTTACATAGATTATTTACATACCTGGCAAACTGTTCAAATCTGTCTTGATATACTTTGCTTTCATTTCTTTATTCAAATCTGGATTCAATTCTGGATCCATTTCTACATTGTATGTGATATCCTTCCACTTATCTGGATAAATAAACTTAAGCATATATGTATTCAATTTTGACATTTCATCAAAACCTTCACATTCACTTGACTTGTTGTTCATAATGGCTTCCAAATCAATCATAGAACGTGTATACATGGCTTTAAGAAGTTGTCTATCATCTTTGAATCTCGGGAACAATTCTGCTATAGCAGAAATAGTACCAAGTCTTGTATCAACCCAATTAGTTCTAATAATAGAATTAGCTGCAGCTCTGTAGTTGATTTGTGGAATTGGCATAATCACAACTTTATTGCAATTGCTTATCCATACTGGAATTGTTCTTACATCTTCAAATGTTCTTACTGTAGAATAAGGATAGCTTTCCACAATCTTTCTTGTATACATCTTAGACCAAACATTGAACTTGATGAGATTGTCTTTGAATAAAGCTATTTCCATATCATGAGGATCAGTAAGTACAATCTTCTGTGGAGCTGTAGAATTAGATTGCTGTCCATTCTGTTGATTGTATATGACACCATATTCTACAACATCAGCATTTTCGGATGTAATTGTATTGTAAGCATTTTCCACAAAGTCGAGATGAATATAGTAATCATCGGCATCCAAGAACATGAAATAATTTCCTGTAGCATTTTCAATACCAAACTTACGAGCACCACCACATCCAAGATTATTTTCAGGTTCTACTAACTTAAACTTGAAATTCTCTTTTGATGTATTGTTTATGATATTCTCAACAATATTTCTAGAATTGTCTTGTGATTTGTCATCCACTAAAACATATTCAATTTCACAACCATCTGGTACTTTCTGCCCTAAAACAGAGGCAATAGCATTACCAATAAACGTCTGTGCATTGTAAAATGTTGTTATAATTGATATCTTATCCATGTTAAACTTCTAATTTTTTAATTTATTCATTGTAGGTGACATCACTATCTCTATAGTGTTTTCTGTGATACGTTGAGTAACATAGAATTTCCAACCATAAACATTCATATCAGCTGGTACAGCATATCCTCTCTGTTTTTTAGATTTTCCTGTGGAATTAGGTTCACAATATTCTCCTGGCTTACACTTACCATTATCACGTACAATTACTTTACCAATCAAATTTACTCGTACCCATTCTTTACGATTACTACGCTTTACATATTCCTGTTTAGGATCATAATATTGACTTGGTACCTGTACATAATGATTATATGGTCTAGTGTGAATATATGAAAACTCTTCTACTTGGTCATACTCTTTTACACCAATGGCAATCTTATCATTCTTCAAGAACTTATCACCAACTTCATTACACATATATGCATATTTCCAATTGTTTGGATCATCTGAAGTATGTGCAGTTTGAATAGTTGTTACACCAAGAATCTGTTCATCAGAACCAGATTTTACAGGTTCTATCTTATCAGGATTTTCAGAAGAAAATGTAACAAAGAGTCCATAAGGACTCTCTGCTGGTATTTCTGCCCACTCATACATTTCTGAATATCCAACTGGATTAATGTATTCGTTATCTTGCATTATTTACTCACCATACATATATTTGATTTGGGCATCCAACATAGGACGAATTATCTCTGTATATAGAAGAAGACTGGCTTCCTCTTCACGGGTTTTAATAAGACTATACCAATCCTTATACAAATCACTCTCCTTCTTATCCTTAATCTGCTTAGATGTAAGAATAAACTTAGTTGGCATTGTATCCAAATATGGACTTACAAATCTAGCAAAGTCAGATCCAGAAATTGCATTTGGCAACTTAATTGTCATAATAGGATTGGCCATAGCATTCTCTGCAGCCATCTCTACTGCTAAATCTTCATCCTGTCGATTGTCAATAGGATTCTGGCGTGATACACCTACAAACAATACATAGCGCTCTAAAGGGTTTTTACTTGGACCATTCATCTTATAGAGCTTACCTACGAAGGTACTTGCGCAATATGTACCCTTCATAACAGCTCTTCGTCCGTTATCTAACACAGTTTCCTTTTCACAACTTCGATCAGTATGGATATCTGAAACAACAAACTCATCAACCAACTTCTTTGTACGAATTGTAAATGGATCTGGCTTAGCAGCAATAGTTGCATAAGCCTCTTCTAAAGGAATATTCTGCATTTTTAAATAGTATTTAATTAAATTATTTTATTTAAACATGTACATATTATCATGCACACTTATAATATAGAAATATCTGAACTAGAAATTCATTTATCCTGGTAACTTTTTAATATAATGTTCTGAATTACCTTTACAAAGCTTAATCAAGGTTTCTGTAAATGCATCTTCAAAATCAGGTACATTCTTGATATTTTCTTTTTCTTCATATTCATTAAGCAATTCATCTCTGATACGATCAGCAATATTCTTTGTTTCAATTGGTTTGAACATGATTGCATTAGTCCAATCATCAATACGTTTATCTTCGGAATTGTACCATCCTGGTTTTCGTCCACTATCCGGATGTGGAATACAGTATTCAGCAACAGTAGGAATAGCGATGAATCCATCATTTTCCATAGTAAGAACTGTTACCCAATCAAGTTCAATTCCATTATTTCTCATAGCAAAATAATCTTCAATTGGCAACCATCCTTCTAACTTCATCAAATTAATGAAATTACTAGCTAATCCACTACCAACAATAGTATCATGTGTCAATTTATTCTCCATCTTATTTTAAGAATTTACAAGTTATTATGAAATCTAATTTTCTCAATAATCTAAATAAAAAATTCATTATCCTTACATTATTTAAGTCCATTCTACAAAAGCATTCAACTCAAATCCGGAAAGCATTTCTTCATGTGTTGCCTTCCACCAAGCATCTTCTACATCATCTGCAATCCAAATAGCTTCTGAATCATTATGACCAGGAAGAACAATAGAAGTACGTGACCAAGCATCTTCAGAATCATCGAACTTCACAAAAATCTTAGTATTAGTAGGAATATGGATGAATTCATCCTGAAGATATGTCTCGTTATTTTCAAGAATAATATCATGCATATTGAAATGAATAGGAGTACCTTGAAGAATTTCTTCATGATTTTCAATCTTCTTAAGAAGTTCTTCAAAAGTGATTCCATTAGTAGGATATTCACCAAAAGTCACCTTTTCATTTTCAACTACGTTTACTGTTTCAGGATTTACAAAATTCATCATAATTTTATTCATTATTTGTTTGACATTATAAATATAGAATATATAAAAAGAATTTCAAATTAATTTTGCAATTTTTATATATAAAGTTTAAAACAAGAAAATCTTTTCAGATGGCAATATACGTTAAGAAAACTGGCAATCAAGATATTGGTGCAATAAAGTTGGTAGATTCAAAGACAGATAAGCTTAAAGATATAAATGCAGTCTTTTGGAAAAATATGATGATTTGGCCAAGGGATTCAAAATATCTTTTCTGGAGTTCAAACAACAAAAATCATGATTTCATTTCTATTGATTCTGCTTTTGACAGAAATGGAATACATGTAAGTGCAGCTAGTCATGTTGTGACAATATACGTCAGATCTTGTGTAAAATACTGGCATGGAAGATACCCATTCAAAGTAGTACCTTATCAGAACTGGGTAACTGCTCCTAATATAGTATATCCTATAGGATGGAACATAAAGACAGCTACTAAGCATGAATATGACGCATTGTTTGATTTAAACATATCTGGTAATGTATCTACTTCAAGTTCTAGAACTACTTATGTATCATTATGGCAAATTGACAGTAAAGATGAACGGATAGATACTTCTGCATCTAAATACTCTGGAAAGCAAATAGTGATAAAGATAGTCCAAGATAAAGACGAAGAAGATCCAAATGCACAGCCATCTTATGCAAATGCTATAATTACTTGGTATAAAGATGAAACATTTTCAGATGAAGTAAAAGAATATGGTACTGAAAGCAATCCTTATGTAGATGTAAATGGTAAATCTATTACTTTATATTGCAATATAACAGGTACAGTAAAGATGATGTCTGGAAACACGGCAAGATGTTTCTATGGTGACCATTATGGAGATGTAATTACTATCAATGAACTTAATATAGATAAGAATGCAATGTCATTGGAAAGTTCAGAATATCTTGGTGGTGGAAACTGGAAGATAAATCTGAAAATGAAGAGCAATGTTCCTACTAGTGCTAACTATACAAATGTAATAAGAGATCTTGCGTTGTCATCTAGTATAGTAGACCATACTGGTGATATTGTTACAATGACTTGGAAAGTGTTTAATGAAGCAAATACTTTGACAAGATATTCTAATATTGGTTTCTTACTTGGCAGAACATATACTTCAACTATTAAGGTATGGCAACAAGGTGGATCTGTAAGTAACCAAGTAACTAATGTAACATGTACTACTGGAGTATCAAAAGAAGTTGCAAAATGGATAAGCATATCAAATCCACAGATAAACTCTGCTACTTCTTCTTATTATGCTAAAGTAACAGTCAATCCACAGACTGCTACTGAAAAGATGTATGTTGAAAATATCAGCACATCTTACGATGATGATATAATTCCTGCAACTGATACATTGTTCCAAATAATGTTTATGATATTCAAAAAGACAGGGTATTATGCAGGAAGAAAGGGTATCATAAATGTTACTTGTGTTTCTGATACTAAATCTGTAGAATTGACCCAAACAGAGCATTCTGATACATCTTCTAAGAAAATTACAGATAGAGATATAGATAAGAAAAAGATATCTATAGCAGGAATAGTTCCAAATTCTTACTATTCAAACATGATAACTAGCATTACAAACTTGAGATATGATTACAATTATCTCATGTGGCTAGCTGATGTTTCTGTTACAAGAAATCCTAAGAAGATACTTGACCATGAATTAATGGTAAACTCTTATCCTAAGGCGGTATCATCAAAATCTCAGTATCTTGAAATAACTTGGTCTATCATGACAGGTGAAGTAAATTCTTCTCCACGTTACGGAAAGATAAAATTCTCTATTCCTGATTACAATTGCGAAGATTACTATGATATAACACAAAATGGTTCTACTGATGCACAAGGAGCTAAGTTTGATAAAAACTATTTAAATAATTCAAAACTATATAATATCAGTGACAATATTGTTTCTTCATCAACAACCTCAGTTGATGGACCTGGAAAAATTTCTTTAAATGGAAATTTCTATATTGGTACTATAAAGATAAATAAAAATTCGAATCATAACAATAAAGTTGCATATATAAAACCAACAGAAATAACTGATTGGTCAGTTTCTGATTTTGACAACTACAACAATGCCGCATTCTATATAAGGATAAAAGGAAAGAATGTATATATTGGTATTGACAGAAATGTTAAAATAAAGTTGGAAATTACCGGAATAGGTTCTAAAGAAGATACTATATTGCAAGAAAAAGCACCATCTGTAGACAGTAATAATTTAGCCAATGTAACAGATTTAGATGTTTCTTCTATTAAGATATCAGGTGAAGCAACAACAAACAAATTACCTTATCTTATAACGAATGAAATGTACTGTGTACCTATCATACTGAATAAGAATGCTGTACCTACAAGATACGATTATGATGTTGTTATTGGTTCAAGAGAATATGTTGGGTCATTTGAATATGGTGATTATGCTGATATTAATCTTACACCAGAATATTCAATACCTAACTATGACAACATGTATACTGTTGTAACTTCTTGGTGGAGAAGACAAGGAGAAGAAAAGACAAGAACAGTAAGATTATCTGTTGACGGAATAACCCAATCTATTACAAATACATGGACTGGTATAAAATATCAAGGAGACCAGACTTACAGATCTAATTTGTCAGAAGATTATTCTCTAACATTATCTGACTACAACCAACAATGGATGTCATTGAATCAAAACAATTTGATTTCTTCTTCTAACAGTACTTCTAGTACAAGAAGATTGGGTTTGACAGATACTCTATATCTTGATGATTTAAAACAGAAGAATCTGAAATTGACTTTAAAACAAGAACCAAGAGGAACCAGTACGAATTTCTTGTTTTCTTCTTCATTAGAATCTGGAACTATAAAATATCTGAATGCTACTGATAGTGCTTCATTCATGATATATAGTTTGGATGATGACTTAATGAAACCATTAGATATAAGTTGGACACCTACTGAGTTCAACAACATGATATTGAGTTGCACTCATAATGATTACTGGTATAGCTTTACTGTTGCTCCAACATCATTAAATATATCTAATACAAACAGAACTTGGCAAGTAAGCTTTACTCAAGCAACTTCAGGTAAGAATATATCATTGACTTTTGTACAGCATTGCTATCAATTCTATTTAGATAAGACTTCTATAAACATTACACCAAATGTTGAAGTTGCAATAAATGTAACATCTACAAAGAGTGGTAACTTCTTTGGTTTCACCTGGGATGCATTACCAGATTGGTTGATGGTATACAGAACATCTGATACTAAGCTTACATTCAAATGCATTGAAATAAATGATTCTACAAAAACAAGATCATGTACAATAAGATTTACTCAATATGAGTCTGAAATATCTACAACTCTTACAATATCAGAAGAATCTTGGAGAAATCCAGAACTTGATGAAAGTACAGTAGATTTATATTATAAAGGAGCAAAGGCAGTAAAGGAGTTGTATTCTGATCAAGCAGGTATTGGATTACCTATAACAATAAGACAAAGCGATGGTACTCTTGATTCAACAAAGATAAAGCTAACTTCAAGAAACATATCTGATTCCCAATATGCCATAGATATTGTATCTTTAGCAGATTTGGAAGGAACTATTCCATTAGTTGGAAGATATGCATTATCTAACAAAAACCAATATCTTGGAGAAATCTATTGCATTATGCATGCTTATCAATTCAGCTGTTCTTCTGACAATACTTCTGAAATAGTTTGGACTTTAAGTTCTAAAGCAAATGAACTATGGTCTATGTATTATGTTACATCAAGAATTGATGATGAATTTGTGGATTATGAAATTTCTGAAGCCACCGGTAATTTTACTTGCTATCATAGTGGAGCCAACATTACTATACTTCCTAAATTTACTAATTATGATAATGAAAGAAAAAATTGGACCTTGAAATTAAAACAAAATAAGACTAAGAAAGAAATCTTTGTCAAAGTACAACAATTAGGTGCTAATGAATATGAAGAGGTGTATATATAAATAAGAAAGTCCCTAGGAAAGCGCCTGGGACGTTCAGGAAGCGGAAAATGGTCGAGAGATATAATTTATCAGCTTGACCATTTTTAATTGTTCCTAGTGAATAATTTCAGTTCTTGGGCAGAACTGAAAGTGATGTTCATTAAATTTAGTTCTGTTTAAAAATTTAAACAATTTCTATAGTAATATTTTCTCCTCTACTTTTGCTTGCAATCTTCATCTTATTGTAAAGGTCTTTAAAATAATTAGTAGAATTGCTTACCCATCCTACTTTATCATTCTTTCCTGGAATGATACAACCTTCTGTATCAGATGCAGAATTGCCTGGATGTATCAATACACCATCATAACCAGGTACATTCAGCAATCTAGGCATGTATGCTTGGCAGAACTGCATCATTGTCTTAGATTTCTTATACTTAGGACTTTGTACGTTCAATACAATTTCATAAGTACCAGTAGGAATTGCAGTGATTCCAGGTTTCTTCATAAACAGGATCTTTTCTTTAGTCATATTCTGATTAAGACCTCTGTCTTTATCTTCTATTGTATTAGAAAAGAATACACCATCAACATAAAGTTGTCCAATAGTGTATCCTTCCTTCTTCCATTTTCTTACTAATTTGAGTTTCATTTACTATATGAATTTTATTGTTTTTCTTACTTTGTTAGTACGTATATAATCCCACCAAGCTGATTTTACATAATATAAATCATATTGCTTCATATATGCTTCATATTCAAATGGGATTGTCTTATAAGCCTGATTCCATGACATGAAGAATGGCCAAGCCTTCAAGAATTGACATATATATATTAAGTAAAACCAAAACCATTTCATGAAACTAAATGTATCTGCTTGGTAGATATGTATTGCTTCATGGTGTGCCCAAATCTTACCTCTATTCGTCTGAAGATATCTCCAAACCACATCTGCATTCTTTCTTGTATATACTGTACCGAATAATGTGATAGCAGAATAACCTTTAGGTGGTAATATCTTACACCCACAAACAAATTTCAAATCCTGAAATTCTATCTTCCTACTCATCTATTAAACATCTAGATATTTTTCATATTGCTTTCTGAATATGTTAGTTAAATTGAATTCATTTGTATTAGGTAAGCTTTTTACAAAATATGGATAGAATCTGATATCAACATCAAATGGCTTTACATATTCATCAAAATACAATGTCCAACATAAGAAATCAATCAATGGATATAAGTCAATATCCTCATTCTTAAATGAAAGCAAATCACAAGCACCAAAATCATCTGACTTACCATCAAGTGATAGCTTCCAAGTTGCATCAGATTGGCTTTCTATTTTCAATACCCCACCACCAATAGGTAATGGTTCATCCTTCTTACGAAGATCTTTATGGTACAAAACGTAACCTGCTCTTATTTCTAACTTACCATTATTATAGATAGCAATCCATTTTATTGGTTTATCTGATTTCAATTTTTCTTGTGCCAACTTTTTGTTTATATTATAAATGTCCATCATATTATTAAATTCTTATATAGATTCATCAATATCCATTTCACAATCATGATATCCACTTGACCATCCAATTGAACATCCAATATTATAAGATTCTTCAACAGATAGAGCAATAGCATCAATATCTTTTTCCTTTACTTTATACTTCTTAAGTAATGGAAGAATATTCTTGATGAATTCATAATTCACTTCGTTTCTATATACATAAACTTTCTTTTCCATATTCTAATCATCTAGTACATATCATTCTCACTAAATCCATTAATATGAATCTCCTTCTTATCATGATCGATAACCATATCTAGTGCACAAGCCCAATTAAAGCAAAGTTGAAGTTCATCATCAAATGTTCCCAAGAAAAATCCACCAGGACATAAAATCGTACGTTGTCCTTCTCGTTTGATTTCACGTTCACCGGCTCCACGATAGGCAAATCCAGATCTCCAAAAAACACGATAATTAGAATATGTAGCTATTGCTTTCTTACAGTTCTTACTTCTTGTCAAACCTGTCTTTACTATATTTTGTTCCATAATTTCTTAATTCTAGTGTTTGCCTAATTAATCATTAATAAATCTCTTTCTTGCAGCTTCCTTAAACCATTTCTTATGTCCATATTCATCAACATAAGTAGTGTACCAAGTCCAAGGATCTTTCTGCATTCTTCGTTTTGCTAAAGTCTGTTCAGTACAATAGAAAGTCTTATTTGTACCAGCATCATAATGTCTGAAATGGTCATCAATAATTGAAACAACTACAGCAATGAATGTGAAAACGATCCAAACAATCAAAATAATAGCTATAACATTTACAATATTCATAATCATTAATATTTTAACAATCAAAATATAGAACAACCTTGATAAATTTCAAAGAAATTATATAATATTTCACAAAATCAATGTCTCCATTCTCTTATCTTGACCTTTCTTTAATTCCATGGACCAGATGAATTTCTCAATAATAGGGATACCATACTTCGACATTATCTGTTTTCTAAATATCTCATCAAGTTCAATTGATGTGTATTTATCAAAGTAGATTCTGTTTCCTTTTGTTAGATCTCTCTGATTATAAGGAACTACTTTATCAATAAACTTCTTTACAGGCAAATTTACATTGAAATGCACAACATGATTATGTTCAATACACTTAGTGATGTAGTTATCTTCTTCGTAAGTGTCATTCTCATCACCATCATATTCATCACCATCAGTCTCACTAGTTATCCTTTCATAAGTTGACCATTTGATTGTGACGTATGTATAATTATCTTTATCTGTTAATTTATCCATAATGATTCATTCTATTTTAATTTTATTAAGATATAGAACTATCTTGATAATTTTTCAGAAGGAAATCAAATTATATTGCAATCCTATTCCAATTCCATAAATAAATCCTTTATTACTATATCCTCCAAATACAGATGGACCTATTCCAAATTTATTTTCTTTCTTTTGCTTAGGTATTGTTAGACCTGTTATTGAATTGAACTTTACATAAGGGTTGTCTGAAGTCATATATACAACATTATCTTTGACAGCTAATGCATACTTGAATTGCATTATGTCTTTCTCTATATATAATCCTAAAGTATCATTGGTATAACTTACATTACCTGTAAGCTCTCTGTACTGGTTAGAAAAATCAAACTTTCTATATATATTCTTAGAAGTTATTTCAGTAACAGTAGGTACCCATACTGTATCATGCTTACCATTGTCTATTGAAGTTGATCCACCTATTACTATATCTGGTTTCTTTACTTGCATACTTTGTATCATTCTATATAGAGAATCATTGATGATCTGTAAGTTCTTGCAATCAGTTTCTATCATTGTCTTCTTTGCTACTTCATTACCATACTTACCTTTATAATAATTTACAGAATCAGTAAGTGCTATAATATTCTTATCATTCACATTTTTGTAATAAGTGCATTTATTGATTGACAAGGTTATAAATACGAAAAATGCAACCACTGAGAAAACTTCTATCAATATTCTCTTGTGATTGCGTACGAAAGTTAGGACCATTTGTCCCAACTTTTTACTCCATAAGCTTATTGCATTCATTTTGCAATTTGAATATTTTTGTTTTTTTCTTTATACACTCATAAGTTCTTTTTAATTCTCTTTCATAATTCTTATTAGATGAGTAACGATGCCCATTTAAGTTAACGAAATTATTCATCAAGTGGTGAACTGTTTTCTTATTTCCTAGGTATTTTGTTTTCAATAAATCAATATAAGCAGTAGTAGAATGATTTCTGTGCTTATAAGTTTTATATACACCATACATGCTTTTTCTTGATTTACCAATACCTGTTGTTCCAAAACAAGTTTCGTTCTGTGCTTGTGCTAATGCAAAGCAAATGTCAATGTCATTGTCAAGGCACTCCTTTACAATGTGGCTACTAATGTCTTTGTCAAATTTTCTTGTAGTATTCTTTCTAATGTACTCTTCAACTTCACTTATCAATACAACTTTACAATTTTCAAGGGCAATTTTCTTGTTCATGAAAACAGCTTGCGCTGAATCCACTTTTTCGACATGTTCAACCTTTGTACCAGTCACATGCTTTGCCATTGCATGCTCTTCAGCACCAAAAGGAGTAGAAACCACTAAAAACAATGACATTAATGTTAAAAGGATTTTCTTTTTCATTAATGTTATACGTATTTTAGATATATTTCCGAATACCGAACATTGGTATTCATATTAAAAATAGAAAAGCACTATGAAATATTTCATTCATAGTGCTTTATGTATTTTAATTTACCTTAAATTTAATTTATTTAAAAATCAATTTCGTCTTTTATATTCATTTATTAATTAAAATTGTAAACTGCATTAGGTCTAGTCTTCATATTTTGAATAGGCATAATAGTATAGAAATTATCCTTTGTTACTTTTACGCTCTTAAGGAATTTCTTGAACTTATCATTAAACCCATCATAACGAGAATATTGTACACCTACATTGAACCAAGATTCAATTGTATCTGCATCATCATCATTTGCTGCTATATCTGAAGCAAAATCCTCTACTCCATTATAGTTTGTCTTCACACTAAATATTTTAACTTTATCATCAGAAGATTTTACAACCAAGGCAAAGAAAAAATTTTTAGCTTCATTAATAGATTCTACTATAGATTTCATTTTACATATTAATTTTATTTATTTAAAATAATTCAGCATAAGTACTAAGTGATATTGATTCATTCAACTTCAAACCACGAGAATCAGCTTCTCTTCTTAATTTTTCAGCTTCCTCATCATAACCAGAATCTACACAAATCTTATAATATGCTTTAAGCTTATCATCAGAACAGTTCTTTACATTCTGCTTACGAGTACCATTGTGCCAAGCATCCATCTTTTCTTGGCCACCTTTAATGGTCTTTGTTTTTACAGCAGCTTTATCTTTATCCTTTTCAATTTTATCTGTACCTACAACTTTACCACCTTTACAGAATTGAGCATAGAATTCAAATGGTAAATATCCTTTCTTCTTACTTTCAGTTTCTTCATCATACTCATCACGTGCTTTAGATTGTGCTTTACCTTTAGTTTGAACCCCGTTAAAAGCATTTAAGAATTTTCTGTAGTTTGCATCAATATATTCTCTTCTACCTTTCTTTCTTGACTTGTCCCATTCTTTAACTGCTTTAAGCTTCAAATCCTTAGCAAATTCTGATGTACTACTATCAGTTGGGATATTCAATTTTTGAATGTAAGGTACAACTTCTACAGTGGATTCTTTTGGATTAAACTTTGTAGTATTTCCCATCAAATCATATTCACCAAGATTATCAAGCATGACAAATTTCTTGGATTTGATATTATAGAAAATCTGATCCAAAGTAATATCTTCTAATTCACCTGAATCTCTTTTCTTCTTGAATGCAACAATACCACTTATACCCTTAAGTTCCTTCAAATCAGGATTTATTTCTTGCTTTAACAATTAGGCAACATTTTCAGCTGCTGTCTTAGTTGCAGCCTCAGCAACAGATTTGCTATTTGGATTGTCTACATATCTAGCATTATATGAATCACTTTCTTTAGACTTCAATGAATTATGTGCTAAAAGTGTATTCTGATATAACTTAACAGTACCATCATTTGTTACATTAAATCCAACATGCCCAAATGATCTGCTTAAACAACCATAATTTTGGAAGAACTTTACTTTCTTTTCCTGCATTCTGGACTCTTTATTATTCCTATAAGACTTTGCATCAGCATTACCATTACTTATGATATTTGATATCTTATCTCTATCATCTTTGGCAATATCTCTTTTATGGATTGCAAGATAATCTTCAAGATAATATCCATCACTAATATGACTTATAATATACTTAGCAGTAATTGTTGATGGACTTGACATGATACCTTGATAACCTGATACTTTCAATTTCTTAATAGGGCCAACATTTGAAATATAAAGAACCCAATTTATAGTACCACCTGCTATGGCACCACTATCACTATTGTATGATGCATCAACTACATCATGTTTAGTACCTGTTTTCCTATCTATGATATAACCTTGTGAATTATTCTTGAAATATTCATCTTCTTGGCTATATGTACCAGAAACTGTATCATTTCTATCACCAAAATTATATTAGTTTGTTTTCTTTATGATATTTGTTTTCTTCTTTGTAATCTTTGATGGTATACCAGCTTCAAATACCATTGATAATAATGACTTCATTCAGAAAAATTGTTTTATTAATAATTAATACTTACTTATCAAGACTGATTCCATCATATTCGAATCTATGAGTTGGACCCATTTCCTTTTCATAATAAAGGTAATTTTTAAATGCTTTAGTAAAGCATGAAAAGAAATATCTTGTTTCATTAAAAAGCTCTGGTCTAGCAAGAAGATAGTGAAGATTTCTTCCATTTACTCCAGCAAGTCTTTCACAAAGTTCCATAACACTATTAGCTATTACAGAAACTTTAACAATTTCTCTTTTGTTAGTAAATTTGTTAAAAACGTGAATGTTTACTTTAATGATATTGTTTGTATTTGTATTCATAATCATAATCATTTTAAATTATTAATATTTTATTGACATGTATAATATAGAAACAAACTAAAAAATTTCAAATAAAATTGATTAAAGTGAACAAAATAAATCAATATTAAATGATTCAACTTTCTTAGATCTTGTAAAGAGAACTTCAAACATTGTGTATTCTGTAGGGCGATCCTCAAACATAATGTAATCTGCAACATATACATAGTTCTTCTTTCCTTGTGGCATGATTTCTACCTTTTCTACTTTGTTATCAATAAATGGGTGAAGAACTTTAACACGAACTGAAGCACCAGTAGGAATATGTTTAAATACAGCAACTTCATTTTGATAAGTATCAAGCTTAAACTCATTTACTTTGATTGTAGTTGTATAAAATGTATTGTCAATATCAAAGTGTTTCTTGATATAAGACTTACCATTAGAAACTGCTTTAACCAACTCACTGAAAGAAATATTTGTTGTATTCATAATCATAATAATTTTAAATGTTATTTATTTATTTGACATGTATAATATAGAAACAAACTAAAAAATTTCAAATAAAGTTCAAATAAAAATGTGAATTTTTAATAATAAAGTTACTATTTTATATTATGGTTAGATCAGATAACTTCATAAAAAATGTAAAACCAAGAAAGAACAGTTACTACCATCAAACAATAGTAGATCCTAAGAAATTCAAAAAATGCAAAGAAAAAGAACCAGTAATTGCAAGATCTGGATTGGAAATGAAATTTATTCAGTATGTGGAAAATCAATCTAGCATTACTGGCTGGGTATCTGAATCTTTAGTTATACCATATTATAGCAGATTGAAGAAAGGTATGGCAAACTATTATCCAGATTTTATTATAGAGAATGCTGATGGTCATCAGACAATAGTAGAAGTAAAACCTTATGCTCAAACTAAGAAACCAAGACCACAAGATTCTGTTTGGTTGAAAGAACAATGGATAAAGAATTGTGACAAATGGAAAGCTTGCATGAACTTTGCTAAAGAACATAATATGAAATTCATATTGGTAACAGAACGTTTCTTCCAGTAAATTTATTTTATAATTTAAATGCCTACACAGAATCAACGGTTGCAACAAATCGATACTTACATTTATCAACCTGAAGAAATTAAAAATTTCAGGTTAGATGAAGCTGTAAATGAACATCCATTAAAACGAAGACCTATCAACCTGCGTTCTCGTCTTGCTTATAGAGAAATCCTCATAAATACTAAAGCTACTACTAAATATATTCTTCCTGGTCAAATAGTAGTATTCAATTATGCCACACCTAAAACTGCAGAAGATTTGGAATATTATGACAAAACTCCTATGACTGTATTTTTTGGTTTGACAAGAGACAAAAAGAACAATATTCGTGAGATTGGTGTAAACATTCATTACTTTCCACCATTTGCAAGAACTCGTGTTATGAATACTATTTATGAAATATTCAAACAGTATTATCAGTTGCAGTTCAATGAACCAGTACATAAAGTTAACAGATACATCAATTGGCCAGTACTCAAGAGATTATGTAATAAGTATAAGATAGGATTCGCTGTAAGGATGTACATACCTATGTTGAGAAGTCATACACATGTCATACCAACTAGATTATTACCAACAGCTATATATACTGAAGGTCATTTTGCAAAAGATGTATTGACAAATATTATGACTTATTGGAGACACTTCAAACCATAAAATTAACAATATTTAAAAATGAAAAAGAATTGTATCATTATACCAATATATAAAGAAAGTCCTGGTTTATTGGATAAGCTAAGTCTAAATTCATTATCAAAAAACTTAAAAGACTTTTCTGACTATGAAGTTTATTTCATATATCCAGAAAATTTAGGTACAGCACAATGGAAGAGATATGTAGATCATGATGTAATATTACGACCATTTCCTTATGATTATTTCTTATCAACTTTATCTTATTCTAATCTTCTTGAAAGTTATGAATTTTGGAATACTTTCAAAGAACATGAATATGCATTGATATATCAAACAGATGGATATTGTATTGGAGGAAGTCTTAAAGAATATATTGATATGAATTATGACTATATTGGTGCACCTATCATAGCACAGAATGCAAGATGGTTCAATGTTCCTGCTGTTGGCAATGGTGGAGTTAGCTTGAGAAAGATAGCCACTATGATAGAGGTAACTGATCCAACCGGAGAATTCATTAGAGAGAATAAAGAAGATATTGATAAACATAACAGAATGAATAGCAACATGTATTCTATATATGAAGATTTGTACTTTGCCCAGTTAGTACCAATGCTTTGGGATTTCAGAAAACCAAATTTTGATATAGCTACTTCATTTGCTTATGATATGAATGCAGATATTGTATATGAAATGACAAAGCATAAGTTACCACTATTTATTCATGCTTTTGATAAGAATATAAGATTTTGGCAAAATATTCTTGATGACTTTAAAGATATAGATGTCATATCAGAATGCGAAATAAAGAATGAGAATGAATATCTATCAGAAAGAATAGAATATCAAGAAAATTTACCTCATGTAAATAAGATAAAGATAGCTGCTATAATGATAGTTAAGAATGAAAACTATCATTTGAATGAACAAATTTCTAAGATAATATCTTCTGGTGTTTCTAAAGTTTTTGTTATTGACAATAATGATATATCTGGAGAGGATCCTAAAGATATTCTTGATTTTTCTAATGTAGAATTGATTTCAAAATACAGAGGAGAACATGAAATATTGTCTGAAGCATATAGTGATGTTTACAATAATTATCTTAATGACTTTACACATTGTATATTTATAGATGGTGATGAAGAAATTCATTGTAATTCATTGAGAAAAATCATACAAGACAATATTGATTCAAAAATATTGAAGATAAAGAGCATCATAGTATACAATGATGGTAACAGATCTTCTTATCAGAATAATGCTTTCAAAACAATAATGAAGTGTGGATTACCTATCAGAAACTTTACTAGAGAAACTCCTTTATATTATATAGATTCTAAAGAAATTCCAGAAGAAGTATGTTGCCTACATAATTATGTTGGTTGCAATTCATTAGAAGAATATATGCAAAATAAACTTTATCGTGGGTATCCAGATAAAGAAACAACAATTGGGAAACAACTTACTAGCATGGACTTATATTATAAAGTAAATCCACCAAAAAATAGTAGAATATATTTTTAACTATAAAATTTCAACGAAATTCAACAAATGAAGACATTGTCAATGATAAAGGAGTCATTTGATAACCAACCATTAGGAAATAAAGTTGGTGTAACTAATCATTTGACTCCTGTGGATAATATAGTAACAAATGTAAGAAATTTCTTTTCATCACAACTTTCTATGGTTGTCACAAAGGCAGAAGATAATTTCTCTTTGAAATGTACATCATCATTATGGCATTCTGAAGAAGATGTTAGAAATGCTATATATGCAAATGTTTGGAATGACAGAACTTCCCTTTTCAGTTATGTATCAATGCAAGGTTTGTCATGTATAAAGATTGTTCCTGTTGGTGAAGAATATTTCTTGTATTTTTGCCCTTCAGATATTAAACAATCTTATGGATATAATGGTCCATGTGATAATGGGTCATGTGAATCATTACCAAAGATTGCTTGTCATGAACAAAAACAACTGCATCTTGGTGACATAGAATATAACCAGTTTGGTGAGATAAAAGAAGATGCATGGCAACCAGATCAAGAAATTGAAGATATAACTAAGAAGGATATAAGACAATTGTTGGGTGGCAACGATAAAGTAAAAGCTGCAAAGGCATTTGCTGAAATTCTTAAACAGAATATGAGAATGCCAGATAATTATTATATAACTGCAGTTCGAGATGAAGATGGCAATGAATCAGTTGCTTTGCGTTACAAACATGATGTAAGAAAACCATTTGGTAAGACAGCTACAGTTACAAAAACTCTTGTAAATATCTATGGTTTAGGTGATAATGGTATCTGGGTAAATGATGCTGATAATCCAAATGGAATGGATCAAGAGCTTAAAGGAGTTATTGATGATATGCTGGGTTTCATTGGTGTAAGAAGAACTGGTGATGCTTGTTGTTTTACTATAGCTGAAGATCCAAGTACTGCTGATGATTTGAAATCAGATCCTAATGGTTCTAATGACCAAGGTAATGAAAATAATAATAAACAAGATAAGGATGAAGAACAAAAGAATAAAGATGATAATGGTCAAGGTATAAATACACCTCAAAGAACCGACAAACCATCACAAGTAGCTGATAATCAAGCAGATAATTCCATATCTAATTCAGGAATTATGAGAACAGATGGTTCTAGTATGTAATGAAAAAAGAATATATATATATATGAAAAGTTTATTAGAAAGTTTGAATATTGCATTATTCGAATCAAAAACAGTAAAATCTACAGTAAAAGATTTTTTTAATTGGTATTTTGATGAAGATTGTGATGATCTTGTAAAAGATGGAGATTTAGCACCAAGATGTGCTGATTTATTAGATGATGTAGAACTTAATAATACTATTAAAAAACTAACTCATAAAGATTATGATCAGGATGGTTTAGCATCTATTATTCAATCAAATTTTAATCAACCAATATCTGTTAAATTTGATGAAGCTAAATATGGTTTTACCGCACAATTTAGTATTAAGGATAAGAAATTTGGTACAATTAATTTTAACTTTAATCCAACAAGTGCCACATTGAAACCATCTAGATAAATTAAAAAAAATAATAAAATATATGAAAAGTTTATTAGAATCCTTAGTAACAGAATCTAAGGAAGTATTAAAAAATCAAAAAGGTACAGATGTATTAAGATTTTTGCTTGGTGAAGGTAGTGATGATCCAATCGATGAATCAGAATTGATTGATGCTATTGATGATGGTTGGGTTTATTCAAAACCTTTAACATCAGGAAAAGCTGCTATTAACTGGCTTAAGAAGACAGATGGTCTAACTGTAACATCAAAAGATGATGGTGATGTTGGTGAATTTGATATTGTTATTAGAGGAAAAGGTAATACTATCAAACTTGGTCCAACAATCATATCATATAATGAGTTTATGGAAGGATAAACAAAAAAGAATATATATGAAAAGTTTAGTAAAATTAATAAATGAAAGTAATTATGGTCCTTTCGGAACAATTTTAGATTATAATTATCTTTGTTTATATCTTATGTTTGAATATTTTACAAGAAATCAAAAAGCAAAAAATGATTTAGTAAAAATGTTTAATCAAAATAAATCAAAATTAAAACCTGATTTAGTTAAATGGTTTGAAAGTGAATTTGATGACTTTTTGGATGATTGGGAAGATGAGTTATCTGAATATGCCGAAAATGACTTAATGGAAGAATAATATAATAAAAATGGTGAAATTCTTTAAGAATTTCACCATTTTCTATTTAAACAAGTTCTAAGCGAGTTCAAATACCGGACGTGTATTGCAAATAACTACTCGACCTTTTCGCGTAGTCTTAAATGCATCTTTACCATCCTGAACTTCAAACTCCTTAATTTTAACATTAATAGGATCACCTGGATGATAATCAAGCAACTTGTTAGGATCCATTGGCATCAAACCAGTAATATTCAATCCATCAAGCTCAATGAATACACCTTGTTTCTTAGCTGAATTGATGATACCTGTAACATGACCATCCAAAACAGGACGTTCATAAGTAACATTATCATTCTTCTTTGCAAGACGTTCCTTCAACCATAAGTCATACAAATTCTGATAACCATCAAGCTGAAGCAATCGCTTACGTGAACCAACAATAGACTTTTCAATACATCCAGTAGCATAATCATGCTTGAAGTCAACTACCTTCTGTGGAATAATATCAATATCTTGATTTACCCACTTATCAAAGTCCTTTTCAATATTCAATACGATCTGTGAACCAGGAATGAATACTGAATTGACATACTCCTTACCAGTAAGTTCAACCAATGGATCAATATTGACATGAGCAATAAATCCACCTTTTACAACTTCATCAATATGAACTGAAATAGGTGTTTCCTTCTGAATATCATTCTCAATCTGATGCATCCAATAACGGAAATAACCATTAGAAACAGATACAATGTAAGTGTTGTCTTTCTTCTCACGTACCTCAAACATCAACTGGTTATTATGAGTCATGAGATAGTTACGAATTGCATCAATACAAGAATTGAAATTCTCCTTACAGATAAGCTCTTCCTTAACACCAGGAATAGTGAATGTCAAAACATTCTTGTCAAACTCTTTAACTTCACCAAGATAAAGCTGACCAACTTCAATGTTGGTAACTGTATTCATTGCCTTGTCCTTCTTTGTATCTTCAGACAATTCAATACCATAAGTCTTTGCAAACGCTTTCGCAATAGACATTGTTGCAAATGCTCGTGAATTGAACTTAATTCGATCCTTGTCGTTTTTAAACATTGAATTCAAAATATCATTCTCATCTACTCGAGCACCAATGAGATTTTTTGTTTTTGTTTCTTTACTCATTAAAAAGATTTAATTTAAAAGGGTTAGTAATTTATTATGTTATGTATGATATTCATTCATCATACATGTATAATATAGTATTTGATTATGTGAAAGTTCAGTAATATTATGTTAATGATTGTTAAATTATTTAAGAAATTAATCAATCATTATTCTTCAACAAAGTTTCATCATCACCTGGTCGATATCCGTTACCATATCTGTCTTTACAAATAATGCATTTGCCAGTTTCATCCCATACCCATCCATCAACAGGTCCTTCTGAAAAGAATACTTTACCATGTAATTGGTTTGGAATTTCTTTATAATCTACTGAATCTATCTTTACTTCATATCCGGACTTTGTAATAACTGGTTTGTCATTATTGATCCAGTCCATATCCAATTTATCCGGATTAGACTGGATCATTTTTTCTTCTAATAATTTCGAGAGTGTTTTCATAATTAAAAATTGATAAACCAATTTAGACTTTTGACTTTAGTCAAATTATGAAATGGGCGCACGAAGACCTTCGATCTTATCGCACTGTGCTTTCTTTTCAGCCTTCTTACGATCCTTTTCACAACTATCCTGCTTCTCATATTCCTTACCCCATTTCTTATAGAAGAAATCATAAGCCTCAGGAATTTCATTCTTAAGCATATTAGTAGTAGTGATAGTAGAGAATGCACAAGAAATATCCTTCTTGAACTTCAAATATTTCATTACTTCAATAAAGTAATTCAAGAAAATTTCTTTGACTTCAGGATGATTAAGTGCATACTTTGCTATTACATGTACATCATCACGACTACTGTAATAACGACTATTACCAGTATCACAACTCTTGCTGATTTCAAGACCAATGAAGTCAAAATTAAATACATTGTATTTGCTAGTACTATTATAGCCAAAGTAACTTGAGCCAGAATACTTTACAAGATCAAGCTTGTTTAATGAATCATAAATATAGTTAGCAAACTCAATAGATTCTGAACTATAACTCTTTTTCTTACTTTCAATTTTTCCTAAAGCACCTGGTTTCTTTGGATCATACTGTGAAGTATTTGCTTCAATAAATCTCGCAATATCATAAACGTTTCGTTTCTTCAACTCGAAATAATCTGGATATTGCTTATATGCTTGCTTTACAATATCTGGCAAATTCTCAGCCATGAAATCAGAAATTTTCTTTTAAGCTTCTGCTTTCTTTTCCATCAAATGATTTTTCTCAATATATGTATTACACAAGAAAGTTCCAATTTCATCATACTTATACTTCAAAATAGTTCTACTTTTCATAATTTATATTACTTTTTAATGTTTGACTTTACAATTCTAGCGATATCTGACTTACGTGCATTTGGGTGTCCAGCAACAACATGATTAATTACTGCCTTTATATCCTTTGGAGCAATTTCTCCATACTTAATTACCCAATCTGCTACACCTTCATTAATTTCATCATCTGATGCTGGTTTTGGAAGAAGCTCATTCACAATATTGAGCTGATTCTGTGATTCAGAAGCATTAGCAATAGACTTTGGTGTGTTGATATTCAAATAAATTTCAACATCCTTCTGCAACTCTTTCTGTACAGTTTCAAGCAACTTCTTCTCTGTTGCTAAATCATATACCGGACGTGGCTGACCTTCTTTTACTTCTTGTGTCTTGAATTCCATGATTCGAGACATAATCTGACGAAATGTCATCAAAGCAAACTTGTCACCCTTTAGCATTGCTTCCTTTACCATAGATGGAAAATCCAAGAAACCATCTTCTGTCTTCTTAATTTCTACAATCATTTTAATAAATTTTAAACTTTTAAAAACTTCTTTAAATATTCTTTAGTTGATGGAACAAACTTACTAGTATCACCAATTGCCCATGCAATATAACCTTGGTCAAAACCAGATACAAATTCTACTCCCAATCCTCTATACTTTCCTAATGTGAAGCAAGGTACAACTTTACCATTGAATTCTTGCATAGCTACTACATTATCAATAGTAAGAATTTCTTCTGGTTCGTAAGGATGTGCTTCTTGCTGCTTTACAAAGATAGCGGCAGTTGCTTTTACATCAGACAAAGCATCATGAGCATTCAAACCACATTCATCCATTGTCTTACCATAATATCGTTTGAATGTATCTGACAATCGATTTCCATTGATACGCTTCTCTTCATAGAAACAATCATAATTGTCACAAGTACGTACATCAAACAATATGCCACATCTAGAAAATTCTTCTGTCAATATAGCATTATCAAATGAACATCCGTTATATGTTACGATATCACACCCAGTAAAGAAGTTAAAAATCTCACTTGCAACTTCTCTAAAATGAGGTTTGTCTTTTAAAAACTCTGCATTAATATGATGAACCATATAAGCACCAATAGGAATAGAATAGCTACCTTCTGGTTGAATATAATAATTCTTACTATCAATGATTTTCTTTATATTCCAATCATATTTTACTAATGCAATCTGAATAATCTGATCTTTTGATTTATCAAGACCAGTTGTCTCAAGATCATAAATTACTAATGGTCTATCTCCTAACATGTTTAATTTTATTTATGTTTATATTCATCTAATTTCATGTGCAAGTCAATGATGTCAAAATCATTGTTCATTCCAATTCTGTCTAATGGCTTCTTAAAATACTTATCAATTTTATTATTTATAACATCAATCAACTTGTTGTAAGTATGTAATGCTTTTTTCTGATTCCTCATTAAAGCAATATGATAACCAATATCTTCACTATATGTATCCTTTTCTGATACTTTAGAAGAAGCAGTAGTAACAAATGAAAATGTATAATATCGATGATCCCAATACTGAAGTGATGGGTCAATATTATTGAAATCTTCATTAGTTAAAATATTTGAAAGAAAGTCTAGCAAAAATCTCATATTAGGAAATCTACTAAAATCAATTGTCTATTGAACATTAACTTTAGTTGTTCCATTTTCTGAATTACTAACTTTTTCAAACACGTAACTTGTAATATATCTTTTATTCATAACCATAATATTTTGTTCAAATATAAGATAGAAAAGTTGAATTAAAATTCAAACTTTTATTTCATGTTAACTTTGGTTAACATATAGAACAATATTTAGAAATTTCAATTTTTAATTTGAATAAATTCAAAAGTATAAATTGCCTATAAGCAATTTTTATATAACAGAAGTTGTATTTTTTAATTCAAATGAAAAGAAAAACTAATCTATTTTATAAATCAGCAAGTCAAGATTCTAGTTTCTTAACTTTCTCTAACTATACAGAATCTTTGACTGCTAATTTGATGTCTACTGATAATAAGATATATCCTTCTACTTTCTTATGTATCAGTATGCCAAAGCTTAATTCAAGAGATTTTGCAGTGGAATCTTACAATAAGTGGGAATCTACTATATTAGATACAAAGAATGTCTCTTATACACTTAAGACAAATGTATTTGAAAATTTTGTAATAGAAGATAGTACAAACATAAATAAGATATATGTTGATGATCTTGGAACTGAATATAAAGCTGGTACATTACTTAAAGAAAGTCAAGTTGAATTCTTAATGTCTACAACTATTTCTAAGACAACATTGATAACATATAGAAATGATACTAAGCATACTAAGCTTTCCGAAAAGTCAAATAATATAAATTCTCCTTATTCCATTACTATAGAAAAAGTTTTGCTTGACTATAAAGATGATCCAGCATTTATTAACAAAAAAGATGAATTGAGTACATTCATTTGGAATAAGCAACAATTGATAAACAAGTTAGTAACTTACTATGAGAATAAGCTAGCTTCTTTGAGAGATTTTTGTGTTGATAAAGACATGAATCAAGAATCTATATTGCTTCCATTGAATTACTTATTGGAAACTTTACAGTCATTTGATCCATCTATTAAGATAAACTATATAGGTGATATCACAGAGCAAGATTGGAATGGAACATTTTCTGACACTATTTGTGTAGTTGATACCAGATCATTCAAATCTGGTACTATAGTAAGTGACAATAACTATGCAATGTCTTTAGCACCGGTTGATGGTGATGATACTAAAGAAAATCCATTGAACAATTATGATAGTGAAAGATATTTGCATGGTTGGTTCTCAACAAAATCTGAATATATAGAAGAATTAGATTTTGATAAAGATGAAAAGAATACAGTTTCTATAAACCCTGTTGCTACTAACAATCTATATACTAATCTATATAGTAAGCTCAGTACAGAAGAACAGATAAAATTCAAAAGAACTCACAATATATCTACTAATGATACCGATGATTATAATACTTATATCATGATGGTACCAGAAGCAGATAAACAAATTCCAGAATATGTAAAGACTTTAGAAGATATAATAAAAGCATCTGAAATAAAAGAAGAATATATAGGTCCACATTATGTAGAAGATTTGAAACCAGAATATGACAATTATGAAAATGGCACTCATTACTATGAATTGACTTCACCTTTAAAAGAAATATCTTTTACAACTCATAATGATGTGAAAGAATGGACTGAAGTATCATTCAACTTGCTTATTCCATTGTTTGACTTAGTAGATATGAACTACAATACAAATTCTACTAATGTTGAATCTTCGGATCATTTGAATTTAACTAATGAGGATGAAGACAAAGAAATGTGTGTTAAGAACATGCCATTAGGCATTTGGTTCTCTGGTCCACAATTTGTAACCTTGAAGTCTGATTTGTCAACTGGATTCTCTCCATCTTGGTCTTTATCATTATCTAGTCAGTTTAAGCCATTTCCTACTTCTGACTACATGCCTAGTGAAATAACAAATGATGCCAAGAAAGAAGCTTATTGTACATTTGCCCAAATACTTTCTAGGCAAAATGAAGTATTAGATAAGTTTATTGATATGTCAAAGATAATGAATAAACTAAGTGAAAGAGTAACTTCATTGGAATCAGCTATTGGTTCTGTTTTGACAGCTTACAATCTTGATACATTCAGAACCGACATAATGGATTTCAAGAATCAAATAACATATCAAGTATCTTATCTTGAAGCCTCTATTGAAGGTCTGCAGCTTCAGTGGATTCAACGTGAAGGTTAAGCAGATAAAAGTATTTTTAAGTATAAGGATATATTAAAGAAGAAATCAACTGATGATAACTAACAATTCTATAAAAGAGTACTATACAAAACTCCATGGCATGTACATTCAATGCTATGATATGATAAAGGCAATGACTCAGAGTTTGTCTACTAGAGATAGTCAAATATCTTTAGTAGTCACAAACCCTCAGGGTGAAAGGGAAACTTTAAGAATACCATCATTCTTATATCTTGACAATAAGATAGAGCAGTTGGATTCTTCATTATCTTCATTAATAGAACTTCCAAATTCTGGTGAAGCTTGGTTGGAGTCAACAAATGACTTGTATAAGATAAAGATGGTTAAGAATGGAATTTCTCCTTCAACACCTAAATTAGAATCTGCAAATCCTATTGCATTATTCAAAGATAACAATTTCTTAAAAGACTTAGTTTCTCCTAAGACTTATTTGAAAGTAAATATTCCAAACATGTCAGATATCATATCTTCAATGATGATGAAAAAGATAGTTATATATGATTATGATATGTATAATGCTTTATCTGGATATTCTTCTTATGAAGATATAAAGACTGCTTTATATGGGTATACAAAAGGAAATGATTATGAAGAATATGATAGTGAACTTGATATTCCTATTAAGCAAGAAAGATATAGAAGTGCATTCAGAATAGAATCTATTCCAACAAAAGAAGAATTAGGAAATGATAATCCACATGCTGTTTCTGTTGGTTCAAAACTTTCTTATATATTGTATTTAGATACATTTGAATATTTCAATTCAGAAGATTCAACTATTTCTTATCAGTTGAAAGTTGGTGATTTCTTATGTATGAAAGGGCAATCTACTACATGGAAAGTAAAGAATGTAGATTATTCAAACATGCAGATAGAGATAGAAGAAACCTCTGGTCATACTGCATTACAAACCACAGAAGAAAATGTTGATATGGTTTTCTCTATATACAACAACAATTATTCAGACTATCATTATGTTGAGGTACCATTAGAGGAAAATCAATATATCATAGTATTCTTATCAGCAATATCAAACAATACTAGATCTTCTTGGTCTACTCCATTGTTTTGTGATCTCAATTCTATCTATGTAAAAGATGCTGGTGGTAATTTTGTACAAGATGAATATGGTAACAACCTTTCTTATTTGAAATATTATAAGAAATATTGTACAAATATTGGAGATTTGATTCTTGGTATAACAAATACTGCTTATCCACAAATAAGCAACTTTACTATGTCACAATTGGAATCATTACAGGATTCTGATGATATGCAAATAGCTGTATCTAATACATTTGATACTGAAAATATATTGCAAGTTGTACCAATCAATAAGCATTTGGTAGATGATACGAGTAATGAAGAGATAAAGAGCTTACATGCTTCTAAGAATGATTTCCAACAACAAATATCTGCTAAACAATCTGAAATCAATGAAGTGACAAATAAGCTCATGACTACTGATTTCTCTAAAGAGATAACAGTAACTCAGAATTCACTTAAAGCACAACTAAATTCTCTATATACAGAAAAGACACATCTACAGTCACAATTGAATTCTATAGTAGATGAAATAAATATAAAATCTACTGATTTAGATGTTACCGGAAATGAAGTAAAATATAGAGTAAGAGGAATAACAGATGTAAAGTATCTTTCTCAACTTGTTTCTTCAATAGGTAATGGAATAGATGTAGAGATAATTGGATGCGATGTTGAATATAAGTACAAATCAACGAATAAAGAAAACAACCAACTCATATCTATAGATTCTTCTACTTTTACTGATTGGAATAGATTAAATAATATAGATAGACAAAGAAAGCTAGTATTTGATAATTCTGTTGGAGTTGAATTTGTTGATTACTCCACAACAGATAACATTATCAAATGGAATCAAATTGATATTCCAATACAGCAGGGTGAAGATGTAATCATAAGATTGAGATATAAACTCAATATTGGACAACCATTCATTTCTATCTATACTCCTTGGAGTGATGAAAAGACTGTAGTATTCCCATCACAGTATAAGTCTAATATAGATTTGACAACTATACTTACAGAAAATGATAAAGATACTGTTACTTCATCGTTCTCAAAAACTTTGATAGATGATGGATATACAGAGCATATACAAGATAAAGTAATAAGTTCAGATCAAACGTTCTTCCATACACCAGAAAACATATATTCTGGTTTCAACACAGCAGAAAATAAGATGATATCATTGAAGGATAAACTTAATGATATGAATAATAATGTTGAAAAATGGAAGACTTTGATAGATAATGAGTCAAATAGTAAATTTGAAGTATACTTGACTTATGATGATTATTCTATACTATTGTCACCTAATACAAAGAATTCAGTAAATATATATAACATCAACCATATTTCTGATATATTCATTAAGAAAAATATGAATATAGTAATAAAGAATACTGGTGATGTTAGACTTAATCTCTATAGTATATTCCCTGGTAATACAAATACTGCATTGATAAATTGCAACATAGATTCTTATAATTTAAATTTAGCTAACTTTGAAAGAGTTCCAATGTTAGTAAACAATAAGATATCTGCACAGTATCTTGGACAATGGATTTACTTTAGAGAAAATTCAGCCTGGAATGGATCTTCTATATATTTCTCAACCACTGAACAGAATAGTAAAGATGAAACAAATGTTTCAAATGGTAATAAATTGGAGTATCAAATAACTCCTTCTAACTATATTGGAATAAAAAACAGACAAGTATTGTTAGGATATAGACCAAGACAAGGTTCATTGCATTCTTCTACAATAAGTACAAGTAGTGTAAAATGGAAAGGACTTGTTTTCGATAATATCAATTCTAAAGAGGGGGTAGATTATACAAAATTATTAGAATATGCATCAAAATTAAATGAACTTTCTACTACAGAAAATAAGACTACTGATTCTATCTATGTGGATATAATAAAGTCTAATTCTTCTTGGTATAATTACGGATTATCCAATGACAACAACTGGTTAATGCGATATGAAGATATAGTAAAAGTTTCTTCAAATAATGAAAATGCTAATTACGAATATCTTACAAATAATACTACATTCAGATCATTTATAAGTAGTGGTGGAAGCATAAAGAATTTCTCATCACAAAACAGTTTTGTTGGTGGATTTGTTTACCCATCTTTGCTTTCATTAGATACTATACTTACTAGTGGAGAAGATAAAGCTTCTAAATATATTGAAGTTGGAGAAAGCTTGTCAATCCCAATAGAATTTGAATATTATACTAATTCAAATAGTAATTCTATAGTGAAATCATTGTATTTTGATTTGAGAAATTCACTAATAAGAGACCCTTATCATTATATGATTGAATTCACAGGAAACTATGATATATCATCAGAAAATATAGATACATCTTCTAATTTATATAATACATTTACTGATGAAGTAATATCAATGAAGTAAAATATAAGTAAAATAATTGAATATATATGGCAATTTCAGAATATAATAAAGTAAGTTTCATTACTTCATCATCAACCAAAATACCTAAGATGCTAAACAGAACTGGTTCACTCATAGTTCTGTCTAGCAACTTATCTAATGGTCATAAGAGAACTTCTCTTTGGTTGAGAGGTAACTTGATTGCTAGTGGGTGGGGATTAGAAAAAGAAGAAAATATGAACAATGCTGAATGGATTGCAATGTCATACAATCCAATATTCAGTCAAACATTTGGGATGTCTTACTTTTCTCCTGAAGAAGACGTAGTAGAAACTATAGATAATCCAAGATCTATAGAAATGTGGTTGAAACATAATCACAACTATACAGATACTTGTTACAATAATCTCTATACCTATGCATCTGATCAATTTACTAAGATAAACAAAGATATAAATGGTATAAAAACTGATATTGGAAATATTGATGTAAAACTCAATAAATACAAAGATGAAACTTATACTTATGTAGCAACTGCTAAAGAAAATTGCTATACATATACAAAATATTGGGTAGATAGAATTATAGGAGGTGCACCAGATTTCTTAGATTCTTTAGATGAAATAAAGAATTTCTTGAAGAATGATAGAGAAAATCACATGGCAACTCTTGCTAAGATTCAGAACATTGATAAATATTCCGTTAAGAGAGAAGATGAAGTAAGTTATGATGGAAAGCTATATACTTACATATCCACAAAATCCTCTTATGAATATGTTGACAAGAGTAAAACGTATGAAGGTACTTATGAATATATAACTTATGATAACAATGGAAATCCAATAAAGAATATAGGTACTTATACTTATTATGGAACATCAGTTTATGAAGGTGGACAGGTATCTTTGAATTCTTTCCAAGTATGCACTGGAGAAAAATGGAAAAATACTCCGTTGGATAAACTTTTGAATTTGTTAGTAGAACCATATCCTTATAAGAAACCCGTATTGAATAATGTAGTTATAAATGATGTTTCATTAGAAGATTGGGCTAATGAAGTAATTGAATATAATTCAAAGGTGAATTTGAATACAATTGGATTAGATATATCATTAAATGATGCTTCTTCCACTACATTAACATTTGAAAATTCCATATTGAAGAATACAGCTTCTTTAGCAAATGGATTAAATAATGTGACTGGATTGTTGAATTCAATATCTACTGTAACAAATAATCCTACTACTAAAGCAGAAGCATTGAATTTGATAAATAAGGAGTATACATTGAATGCTAACATGAAATATCAGTTCAATCATGGTAAAGCTAATGTAAACTTATATCCACAACTCAAATCTTTGGATATAGAAGATAGAGATCATGCATTTGCTGAAGGTATTACCGAGAAAACATATTTCCCAAAAATCAATAAGAAATTTTCATTTAAGGTTTTCTGGGGTATAACAGATCAAAGTGCTCCTACAACAGGAAATGGACTAAGTGGACAATCAAACAAGTTGATTGATTCAAAAGAATCTACTGGACAACTTAAAATAACTAACTTATCAGGACAATATATAATTTGGGTTGCTTTACCTGGTCCATTATTTGACAATTCTAGAGTAATAATGAAATCATGGAATTCAGGAATTGAAAATGATATAACAGAAATAAATTCGGTAATGTTGAAAAATCATATTTCTGATAAGTATGTATACAATGGAGTACAATATAAGACATTTTATTTAGAAAATATTGAATATACAATGTTTGCAGATACCATGACTTTAGAAGTCAATTTTTAACTAAATCGAATATATTAAATAGCCAACAAAATGGGTAATAAAATTCCATCTAGAGTATATGATACAAAAGGAAGAGTTGTAGATGTTGCATTCTCAATGAGAAGAAATACCAAGCAACCATTGGATGAATCTTCTCTTCCTTTAAGTTATGATTCTTTAAAAGAAGAGATGATGACTGGTACTTCATCTATATATAAGGGTCAAATTGTTGTAACCCAGGGACCTGAAACAATACCAGAAGGAGAAAAACAATCAGATTATTATACTCCTTTCTTAATAAAGAATGAAGGTAATAGTGATGTTTCTTATTATGCTGATAGAATCATGACTGCTACTTATACTAATACATTCTTAAATAAAGAATTTGTAAAGAAAAAGCAGTTAGGTACTTCATATACTGGTGTTGGTAAATGGCCAGATGCAACAGAAGATAGAGGTTCATTAGCTTACAATGAAATATTCAATGACTATAACACTTATAGGATTACAAATAACCTTAAAGGTGAATCACCAATAATGTCTCATGTTGAAGGTAAGTCTAACACTTTAGCAGGATCTTTTACCCATATAGAAGGATATAACAATACTGGTGGTAGTGATTTTAGTCATGTAGAAGGAGCAAACAATAATTCTTCTAACAATGCTTCTTATTCACATGTAGAAGGTGAATCAAATTCTGCAATAAATTCAAGCTATTCACATGTTGAAGGTCATTCAAACCAGGCAATATCAGCTTCGGCTTCTCATGTTGGTGGTAGTAATTCTAAAGCACTTGGAAACAATGCATTTGTACATGGTTCTAACTCAGTTGCTTTTGAAAATGCAATAGCTATAGGAAAATCAACTTATGCTAAAGCAGGATTTGCCACTGGTATTAATACATCATCTTATGGTATTGGTGCATTTGCAACTGGTAGTAAAACAATAGCTAATGCTAATTATTCTGTTGCTGAAGGTGAAGGTTCTATATCTAATGGACAAGGTGCTCATGCAGAAGGTAAAGAATCTAAAGCTTATGGTAAATATTCACATGCTGAAGGATTTTCTGTTACTGGTTCAGCTACAAATACTGATTTAGGATCATATTCTCATGCAGAAAACAAGTCAACAGTATTAGGTACTTATTCCCATGCTGAAAACAATGCACAAATAACAGAAACCGCTAACTATGCTCATGCTGAAGGTAGTGGTAAAGCAATTGGTTCATTCTCTCATGTAGAAGGAACAAACACTGTTACAACAGGTACTGGAGGTCATGCTGAAGGTATTGAAACTAATGCCTATGAATATAGCCATGCCGAAGGTAATTTCTCTTATGCTAAAGGTATTTATGCTCATGCCGAAGGTAGCAGGACAATGTCAGCTGGAACAAGTACACATGCAGAAGGTACTTATACATCAGCTTATTCAATAGCTTCACATGCAGAAGGTGGATATGGTAGAGCTAATTCAAATTATAGCCACGTTGAAGGTTATAAAACTTATGTTACTTCAAATGCTATAGCTGGCCATGCCGAAGGTAATGGATCATATACAACAGCAGAATATGCTCATGCTGAAGGTGTTGGTACTTATGCTTCTGGATCTGGATCACATACTGAAGGTAATGTTACTCATGCAAATGGACAATATTCACATGCTGAAGGTAACAATACTACAGCAGAATCTACTTCATCACATGCTGAAGGTGAACGTACTAAAGCTATAGGGCAATCATCCCATGCTGAAGGTGTTTCATCTAATGCTGGTGGAATTGGATCTCATGCTGAAGGTAATGGTACCTATGCTAATGGGGTATCATCACATTCACAGGGTGTATCAACTTATGCTAATGGAGAAGGATCATTTGCTAGTGGTAATAAGACAATGGCACAATCTAATTTCTCTTCATCTTTTGGTGTATCAACTTATGCAAATGGAATTGGATCTGTATCAGAAGGAAACAATACATCATCTTATGGAGAATTCTCACATTCATCTGGTGTTGGTACTATAGCAAGAGGATCTTACTCTTCTACTGATGGTTTCTATACAGTATCTAAGAATAAGACAGAAGTTGGACATGGTACATATAATAGATCATATTATTCTGCTAATGGTTTCTTAATAGAAAACAATGATACTAATAAGATTCCTAATGAATTCGCTCGTGTAAATAACAAATATTTACCAGGTAGATATCCTAATGGAATAAATGGTACTAATAATACAACCTCTGTTGGATTTTATGAATCTAGTTATGAAACTATTTTCAGTATTGGAAATGGTGGAACTGGAGATACAACAAAGGGTCCTAGTCCATTATATAAGAATTCAAATACAGATGCTGGACAATATGTAAAGAAAAATTCTCGTCATAACATTATGGATATTCGAAAGAATGGTCAGATGTATTATGATGGTGGTATGATAGTAGGTGGAGAATTGGTTGCTCCTACATCATATAGCTATGTAAATTCATTAGGTCCAACTGCATATCTGACTACGGTTATGAGAGCTTTACTTGTACAACCTAAATATTACAGACCTAGCTTACAATATGCTATTTGGTATACTGGAAATAGGATTGCAAATGAAGTTACCTCTAGTGATAGTGTTGGGTGGTCCTATTTCCAAAATAGCCAGAATTCTGATGGTATTTGTGAAGTAGGTGCTACAACTAGTTTTGATATACAGTTTAGAGCATTTAATGTAGGTGTTGATAAACCACAAAACATAGACCCTATATATGGTACTTCATTAGGAAATATGTTGGGTTATTCTACGGGTATTACTCAAATAACTTATCAATCATTAACCAATGGATCTAACATATCAACACAAAATTTCACTACAATAACACATAATAAAGAATTGCTTGCTGGTATGAAAAGTGATACAGCTTATTATTGGCCTAAGAGATTAGTAGCAAACAATGAATATGTTACAGATCCTAATTATATATATTTGAATGATACTGGAGCAAAAGACCCTTACCATAAATTCAATTGGGCACCTCCTTATGATTATATTAATTCATATAATTTAGCTTACTATAGTTCATATTGCAATGCTGTAGACAATATTGGTGCTTTTGGTGAAAGGGGTAAAACAGATTATAGAACAGGATTATATTCAACAAGAAGTACAGTTTCTGGTTCTATAAAACTTGATAGAGAAGGTAAATTTACTGTTTGGAAAGCAACATCATATACATTCAATCCAGCAACCCAAATGTATTTTCAACAACTTATGGAAAAAGCTACATATATACCTGATGATGGTGCTGCACCTTATGATAAATGGGATACACCAAAAACTTTTACTTCATCAGCTTCTTTTACTTTGTCAGCAAGATATAGAATATATTATGGTACTACAAATGATGTTCCTTATATAATGGAAAACGGCGTTCGTAAACCTAATCCATTATGGAAAAAATGGACACAAAATGAATTTTTAGGTAAGAAGAATGCTGCTGTTGGAAGATCTAATGGTGATATAGACCATGGTCATTTATATGGTAATTTACAAGCAGCTTCTGGACAAACACAACAATCTAATGCATCAATAAGTAGATCTGTTAAAACTTGTTGGTTTGCATATCCAACCAATATATACAGACTTCACAAACATAATAGTAGCGCTGTACCTAATGGATTCTACATGTATTACAAAAACCAGATGAATGTTGAATCTGCTCTTGATACCGGTGTTAGAACTCCAGCATCCGATAATGATAATGGTGATGCATTAAGTACAACAAATACTGGACGTGAAAAGTATGAGTTTACTACGGATAATCCAATTAATCCTAGTGGATTGAGATATCACATAGTTGCAGTATGTGCACCAGGTGATATTACTAAAGGTACTTGGGGATTTGCATTTAAACGAAAATAAATATTGAAGGAGGAACTTAAGTTCCTCCTTTTTTATTGATTAATATTTTTATATAATACAAAAGAACATTTCTAATATAAGATATTATGGCAGTAAAACCAATAGGAACAACCGCACTTACATGGGGTAGCTTGCTAGGTAGAGGTAACCGAGAACCAATTGATGCAACTCAATTGAATTATTCTTATACTGATCTCCTTTGGGAATTGAACCAAAGAACAGTATCATATCAAATTGGTGCAAATAATGGTGGATCAGGTAACTATTATGTTGGATTAATTACAGCAGTACCTTATGTAAATGAAGATGATAAAAGAAAAGATAGCCATTATACAGTAGATGCTAATGGTAATAAGAAATTAGAAACTATAGATATGAAGGGTCCTTGGTATGTATCTTATAAAGGTACAGACAAAGGAAGAGGTACTGCACAGAATAAATATGGTTTTGTTCCTGATGGTAATCCTAATACATATTATGCAGATAGAATAGTACTTAAGCAAGAGATGGACTATACTCTTGATAATGGTTTCGTTCGTAAAACACAGCTTGGTACTTATTATACAGGTGTTGGTCATTGGTATGACAGCTATACTAAATCAAAAACTTATGCAAATGGTTTAGAATGTCCTGATGGTGTTTATTTTCCTACTACTTCTTATGCTGAAATATTCAATGACTATACACATAATGTAGCTACTGGTAATTTTTCACATTCTGAAGGAAAGCAAAATACTGTAAATGGAGAAGCATCCCATGCTGAAGGATATGGAAATACTATAAATGCTATACATGCTCATGCAGAAGGTCATACTAATACTGTATCTGCTGATGATTCACATGCAGAAGGTCAAGGTAATTCTGTATCTGGAGAATATGCTCATGTTGAGGGATATCATACTAATGTTTTATCTAATGCTGGACATGCAGAAGGTAATACTACTATAGTTTCTGCTGTAAATGCTCATGCAGAAGGCAATTCTACTTATGTACATAGTACTGCTGAAAACTCTCATGCTGAAGGTACTGGGTCTTATACTAAAGGAGTAAATGCCCATGCAGAAAACAGTTCTTATGCAAATGGAAAGAATTCACATTCTGGTGGTGAAGCAACTGCTGGTGGAGTAAATTCATTTGCTCATGGTGTAAAAGGAACATTAGCTTCTGGAGTGAATAGTATAGCTTTAGTTTCTGGAACTGCATCTGGATCTAATTCTATTGCTTTTACTGGTACTGCTTCTGGTAATAGTTCTATATCTTTAGATGGTACAGCTTCTGGTGCAAATTCTGTTTCTATACAAGGTACAGCGAAATCAACAGATAGCGTAGCTATTGGTCAAGGTTCTATAGCAGAAACTGGCCAAGGTGCTATGGCTTTGATAAAAGGACATGCTACCGGGCAACAATCATTAGCAACTAATGCAAGTTCTGCTTCAGGAACAAATTCTGTAGCTATGAATGCAAGTTCTGCTACCAATACTCAATCATTTGCCGTAAATAACAGTACTTCTTCAGGTATAAATTCTGCATCAACCAATAAAGGTAATGCTTCAGGAGAAAATTCTATTTCTACCAATATAAGTACTGCAAGTGGAGTTAATTCTGCTGCTTTAAATAATGGTAATGCTTCTGGTGAAGGATCTGTTGCTATGAACTATAGTAAAGCTACTGGTAAAGGTAGTGTTGCTATTGGTTTAGGTACAATTGCATCTGGTGAATATTCACTTTCTCAAGGTCATGAAACAAGGGCAAATAATCATGATAGTCATGCTGAAGGTTATGGTACCCATGCAAGTGGAGATCAGTCACATACTGAAGGTATTGTTACAACAACTAATGGTTTAGCATCTCATGCAGAAGGACAAGGTAGTACAACAGGAACTAATGCTACTGCAGCTCATGCAGAAGGTTCTTATACTATAGCAAATAATGAATCAGAACATGCACAAGGTAAGTACAATGTATCTGATACAGAAAATAGTGGTACATTGTTCACTATAGGTAATGGTACTGCTAATGATAAGCGCCATAATGTTGTAGGTATCTATCACAATGGTGATATAAATATTGAAGGACCGAATACTACTAATCACAATACAGGATATTTCAAAACAACAGTAGATGGAAGCCATACAGAAGTTGTAAAAGGTAACTATACACAAACAATAGGTACCACAAGTAAAAACAATACTTGTAATATTACTGTAAATGGTAATACTACAAATAGATTCAATGGTACTTCTGATACTAGAACAACTGGTGCTACTTATGAGGGTTATGGTTCAACATTTATTTCTAGTGTTACTGGATTTAAATCTTCTTATGCTTATAATAATGTATTCAATAAAGTAAATAAGTCATCTTATAACTATATTGGAGAATATTTAGGAACTTATGTAAGTAAATCTATATCGGAAAGATCTGATACCAATGTATATTTATCTGCCCCTAAAATATGTATTCATGGTGATACAGCAACTGATGGTACTTATGTTGATATAAGTTCTGATGTATCTTATGTATATGGTAGAAGACATACTTATATTGGTCAACCTGTTCATGGTGGTACTTCTGTTACAACTACTATAAAAGGTAATACTATAAATGAAAATAGTACTACATCAAATAAGACAACTAATACAAATAATGAAACTGTAACAGGAAATTCAACTACAAATGTTACTGGAAGTACTAATTTAACTACAGGTTCTTTAAACATAACATCTGGTGTTACTAATTTAAATTTAAACAAAACTCATATTCACACAACTAATGAATTATGTATTAAGTCTAACACAAATACATATTTCAAAGGTGCAACAAATACTTATTTAGGTAAAGATCAAGAAGGAAATAAAGGTACTAATTTCTATGTAACTTCTTCTAATACAGGGGATTTAACTTCCCCAAATATAAGTCTTAATGCAAGTACAAAATATGATGAAAATGTTGGTAATAAATCATTCACAGCTACAGGAACGCTTAACGAAGATATTACTGGGGTTGTAACAACAACCAATCGTAATAATTATAATGTTTATACTTATGGAAATTCTTATACTTATGTTCACGGCAATATAACAGATACAGCAGAAGGTGAAAGACTAGTTGTAACAAAAGGATCTATTAATATACATAATTTAAATAATTCCAATACATATACTTCAGGGAATACATATCAATATACTTCAGGTAATAAGACAGATTCTGTAGATGGTACAATTACTATAAATTGTAATACTATAAACGAAAATAGTACTACATCAAATAAGACAACTAATACAAATAATGAAACTGTAACAGGAAATTCAACTACAAATGTTACTGGAAGTACTAATTTAACTACAGGTTCTTTAAACATAACATCTGGTGTTACTAATTTAAATTTAAACAAAACTCATATTCACACAACTAATGAATTATGTATTAAGTCTAACACAAATACATATTTCAAAGGTGCAACAAATACTTATTTAGGTAAAGATCAAGAAGGAAATAAAGGTACTAATTTCTATGTAACTTCTTCTAATACAGGGGATTTAACTTCCCCAAATATAAGTCTTAATGCAAGTACAAAATATGATGAAAATGTTGGTAATAAATCATTCACAGCTACAGGAACGCTTAACGAAGATATTACTGGGGTTGTAACAACAACCAATCGTAATAATTATAATGTTTATACTTATGGAAATTCTTATACTTATGTTCACGGCAATATAACAGATACAGCAGAAGGTGAAAGATTAGTTGTAACAAAAAGCAATGTTAATGTACATAATTTAAGTAATTCTACTACATCTACTTCAGGAAATACATATCAATATACTTCAGCTAATAAGACAGATGCTGTAGGTGGTACAAGAACTAATATAACAGATGGTAACGTTAGTACAACTAACAAAGCTAATGTAAGTATAACTACTAGAGGAGCACATACTGAATCTATAACTAATGAAAGATCTTTTACAGTAGGTAAGCATGATAGTTTAACTGTAAGTTCTGGTGGTAGAACAGAAAAGATAACAGGAGAAAAGATAACACAAGTTGTATCAGGAAATATCAATGCTTATACAGATGATACTCATGATACTAGATTGCATACAAGAAGTACTTATATAGAAACAGTACATACTTATATAGGTGATAAGACAAACACTTATATTTCAGGAAATTATAGTGTAGGTTTAGGACAAGGAATAAAAATTTCATCATATACAAATGTTAGCACTGGTAAGTATAATAAAGATGAAGCAAGCTACTTTGCTGTTGGTATTGGTATCTCTGATACAAATAGAAAAAATGCATTTTGGATTAGCCAAGGTACAACAGCTGGTACCAATGGTGTAGCTTATTTTAGTAACAACACTTATGTATATGGTAATACTTATGATCCAAGTCAATATCCAAATAATAAAGAAGATAAGTCATGGTCAGCTGTAGTAACATATAATATGTACAGAAATAGCTATACTTATTTGTATAAGACTGTAAACGATAAGTTCAATACTTTCGGTACTGGTACTTACTTTACAAAATCTATAGATCCATTTACTTATACACCAGTAAGCTATACATTACACTATACAACACAAACGTTCAATAATAAAGAAAATAGTTGGCCAACTGTTAAGCATCAATATGTATTGTCACAAGCAATCCCAGGTGCATTAGAAAATGATAATTCTGGTATGGCTGGTCTTATGTCAGCAAGGGATAAAGCTAGACTTGATTCTATATGGGAAGGTGATAAGCAGATTGCAGGAATACAGATTTCAACTGGTACATGGACTATATATAAAAATGATGGTAGTACTACTTATACATTATCAAATATCAAACATCAATCAAATAGTATTACTAATATTAAAGTAGAATATGGTTTTAAAGTCAAATGGTCTGGTACTTGGAAATGGACGGTAAACAATCAAAAAAATGCAGAAGAATGTAAAGGTTCATGGGGTACAACTTTACCTGCAGTAAATACAAATTCTTCTACTTATACATCACCAGTATTGATCGGTAATGAAAGTGGTAATTGGAGCCAAATTTGTTATGAAACAATATATGCAGCTAAACGTGGTTTAATTATTTCTGGATATCCAGATGATTATGCAGCTAGTTCAAATGGTTCAAGGCACTTGGGATCTATAGTACCAGCATCCGGTAAAGACAATAGATCTTGCTCTGTTAGTTGGGCTACTTATAGATTGTTATTCTATGGAATGTGTACACAAGCAGAAGCTGATGGATTGAATATAGGTATAATGAAAACAAAAACTACCAAAGATATAACAAAAAGAAGTTGGACAATAAATTATACATCAGATTCTAGTCACTGTTTCTTCATGGCTTATCCAGCTGCATTTGGTAATATAGCTACTATTAAGAAAAATGGAGTAGAAATCATTACATCATCATTCCTTAAGGTAGGTGCTGTTAACTATACAAATGGAGCTGGATATACACAACAGTATTATGTATACAGATCTGGTGTTGGTGCAGCAGGTATGTCAATCACAATTTCATAAAAAGATATCAATAATGGCAGAAAGAATATTAACTGGAACCGATATAACATTAGCTAATGGTTCAAATACTAACACTAAAATTGGTGAAAAGGAAACATTTCTTGATAGAAATGCTAAATTGATTCCATCTGATGAAACCACTACAGCAATTACCAACATGAATTGGATTGCTGGGCATCATACTGTAATTGATTTAGAGCACTTATATAAGATACCTGACTTCATACTTTCACAATCATGTTATGCAGATAAAGTATCTAAAAATGGAAAGGATGCTATAGGACAATTATGGTATGTGGAAAATGACCCAGGAAAAGGTTATTATATGTTGATTAATTGGGATAATCGACATGCCGCTGCTGGTTGGTCAAAGACAAACATCAAATCATTAATAAATGAAAATGGTGCTAGTTCAACCCAATATATGAATAAAGATAATATTTATGATAATATACATAGCATTACTGTAGATGGTTCTGATAATCATACTTACACAGGATGGACACAAGGATTTAGATATACAAATAATGCAAGTACTGTAACATTATCATATACACATTATATAGGAAATAATAGCAGTATAAATATACCAGTGTTGAATGATGGCAATACTATTAACCAAGGATCTGCTAATGCTTCTAAAGCTGGTATAGTTACTGCGGATCAATATAATAAGATTGTTTCTAGATTGACTTACCTTGAAAAATGGTGTATGTGGCAATCTGGATTACCTAACAACAAGTCTACTTATATTTGGTCAGGTACATTGGCACAATTTAATTCATTGACATCAAAACCAGAAAATACAACATTTATCATATCAAATTAATATACCAAAGAGGAATTCTGTTGAATTCCTCTTTTTATTTTTGTATAAGAAGATATTGAATTTAACACATGCCACTTAATTACGGATTAATAACAAAGAAACCCGAATTGGAATATAAGTTTTCTGATGGTACAACAGAAACTGTAAAAGATTTGTTAGTAAAAACATTTGACAATACTGTTGATTTTTCAAATGCTTATACTATAGTTGAAGTAACAAAAGAATATATTGCCAGACCAGATTTAGTGTCATTTGTTCTTTACCACACAGATGAATATGCTGATATATTATGTAAGATAAATGGAATATCAAATCCTTTTGAATTAACGGAAGGAAACATATTGATATGTCCAAGAGAAGAATTCATAAACAGATTTTCAAAAGCTGTAAGTGACAATATGGATGGACTAGCTTCTACATCCTCATCTTTACTTACTAGAAAACAAACATTCAAAAAGAATAAGGATGAAAAACGATCACCAAATGAAGCAACAGTATTTGACCATAATTATGTACAAGTTGGTGATACAAATTTATTGATTTATTAATTTTATGGAAGATTTGAAAGAACTATACCAACCATTGAGTCCTGATGTAAATAAATTAGATCCAATAGTAAGGCATGATCCAACTGTTAAGAAAAATGGTATTGTAAAATTTAATGAATCACAAAAAATAAAAGCAGCCGGTCTTGGAATAAACAATCAACCAATAAATGTTGTAAAATTAGAAGGACCAAGAATACCTATTATAAGAATTGACAATAAAGTAATTCTTAGAAGTTCAATAAAATATGTGCATATTGATTATGATAAGTTTATCCCTACTTGCAAAGTAATATTATCCCAACAAGAAAAAAGTGAGGAGTTGATGGAAACTGCTTCTATGACTTCTAACATGACAATAGTAATGACAGATTCAGTAGATGGTGCTTATAAACCTATTTCTATAGATTTCTATATTACTAAAGTAGAATATCAAGCTGACCAAATAACATATTATGGTGAATATCATTTATTGTCTTTACGACAACAAATGACAAAGCAAATTACATTCAATCCTTATCCAACTCCTGGATGTTCTGCTAAATATTGCCAGCTTGGACCAAACAAATACCCTACTACTTATGAGTTTTTACATTATGTGGCAGTTACAGAATGTGGATTAGGATTTGCTGCAACAGATAAAGTAAAAGAAATAAAAGATGATAAGGCAAGAATAATAAGAAGTGAAACTTATACAGAAGCTATTCAGAAACATGTTGCATTTGGCGGATTGGATGAAAACAGTGTATTTGATTGTTGGGTAGATCTGTATCGTTATCTTGTAGTTGTTAATTTTTCTTGGGTAATGAACGAGAAAATAACTCCAAATGATTTAGGAATACATCCAGTTATTGGTCTTGGTTTTACTGATGATAACATAAAGGAAGATATACAACATGGGATGGCACATAGATTGCTTACTAACTACAAGAGAATGCCTGAACTAGGTAACTATCTTGTATCATCTTGGAAATGGAGAGTAAACAATAAAGATGTAATGAACCATGGAAATATAAATGAATATGTGATTGGCTCACCAACTTCTGGAACTGGAAATGATTCTCTCAATTCCACAAATATAAAATTCAATGGAAATTCAGTAAATGATACTGTAAACAATTCATGTCAATTCAGAAATACTATTTTTTCTGGATATGAATATGGTAATCCAGAAGACCATAATACTCCTGTTCTTAAGCAAAAAATGATTCATGATAATTATTTCAGAAAATATAGAGCTAAAACACTAGAAGTAAAGCTTGCAAAACCAAATTTTGGTCTTCAACGAGGTACTCTCATAAGTTTAGCAATATTTGAATATTCAGAATTAGGTAAACGTCAGATGTGGCAAAACTGGTATAATATAAGTGGAGATAAGACAGAAATGCCTAATCCATCTAGTGTTGAATTAGAACAGATGTTTTCAGATTCAACTCTTGGCTTCATAAATCTATCAGTATCAGGCATTTATTATATTGATGGTATGTCATTTGAATATGATGTTAAAAATGAAGAACATGAACTTATTCAAAAAGTATACCTCATAAGAAGAGGCATTATACCTGGTTATATAAACAGTGATTCCTTTGCTAAATCATATAACAATACTTAAAATGAAAACTATAAATAATTCTTCTGAAATATATAAACAAATAGTAGTATCTGATGATACTTTACTTTCAACTTCTGATTACATAAATGATAAGGTTAATGATGTTTACAATCAAATGCTGAAAAAAGCAATTTCTGATTTTTTAATGGGTCATCAGAAATATTATGGGTATGATATTAAACCAATAAAAGATAAGAATTGGAAAACATCTCCACGTATTATGATTACTTCTAAAGAATACCCATTTGAAAAGAAAATAGTAAATATAAAAGAATATTGGGATAAAGCAGTACAGTTTTCTAAGAAAAATTCAGAATCATACTCTGATTTGATGATAGATGAAGATACTTTAAAAGATGCTGAAATAGTAAGTATCAATTATGTATTAGGTATAGTTAAGATGAGATCAAAGTTCACACAAGTTGAATTTGAAGTTCCATTCTCAAGAATAAATGGCAATACAAATATGTCATTAGATTGTACATTAGCTGGAACATTTACTTATCTTTCAAATAAATAAATAAATAAAATTAAAATCATGTCAATTCTATCAAAATTATTAGGAGGACTAGGTAAAGGTGTTTCATCTACCAGAAATGGTTCTGATGGTTATAATCCCAAAGAACAGCAAAATACTCTAGATTATAAAGGTCCATTAAAAGCAAATCCAGTTGTACCTGATGACCAAGTTGAATATGATGGCTCTGGTACTATAGCTTCTAGAGATGCTAATACTGATCAAACATTACTTGATGTTCCTGCTTGGGGTTATAAGGATTTTATAAACGAACGAGTAAGTTTTCAAAAAGGATTAGATTCTATTGCAACCCAACCAGCTTGGCTATACTTTAAATTATTCTTTAAGTTTGATACATCTTATGGTTTGTTAGGAGGTATCATGCAATCTTCTGATGGAAGTAAATTTGCTGCAAACAACACTGCTATACAATATCTTGATAGAAATTCTTATAAATTTAATGATAATATGATGGCTAGAAAAAAGTCTTTGATAAAGTTTGTACGATCATTAAGCTACATATCTTCTAATGCTCCTTGGTTCTTCAAAGCAGTAAAGGATGTAAATAATGCTTTGAATATGAATTTAGATAATTTGACAGCAGAAAAATCTATAGAAATAGAATGTTCAGAAGAAGCAACCGATCTACGATTACTTACTTTAATGGATTTCTATAAATATGCAGCTTATGATGCTATAAACCAAAAAGAAATATTACCAGAAAATTTAAGAAAATTTGATTTGGATGTTGTTGTATTTCAATCGCCTATAAGATATCTGCAAACTTCAACTAGAGATTTGAAAGGAAGAACAACTGTATATAAGAATCTTAATAGTGCTAACATGACGGATAGAATGTCATTCAAATTGTTTTCTTTCCAAGGTTGTGAAATAGATTATTCTACTTTAAATACAATGCTTCCACAAACATTTTCAAATCAAACACCATTCCAATCATCCCCAACATTCAAAATAAAATATGATCGTGTGTATCAACATAACCAAAATGAGTTTGCTAAGGTATTGTTTGGTGATTCTGGATTCTTGTGGAGTCAAAATGGAATTAATAGTTATGTGTTGAGTGGAAAGAAAGGTGACACTGATATAAATAATCGTGAAAAACACCTTGATAAAGATCCTAATACAGTTAATTTGGATGATGTAAATGTGAATGAAATTAATTCTTGTGGTACTACAAATCCTGAATCTGATGATCACGAAAACAAACGTCATAAGATGATGCAGTATGCAATAGATAATAAATACTATTACAATCCTGCAAGTCAAACTTATAAGACGTTAGTTGATGCATCGGAATCTACTATATCTGCTGCTATGATGCTTATAGATGGTAGCGCAGGTCTTGGAAACCTTTATGGTAAAGCAGCTAGTGTTGGTTCAACATTCAAAAGTGTTGGTAAGAATGCTAATAAAGCTTACAAAGACCTTTGGAAAAATGGTGTTAAGAATTTTTTACAATTTTAATTTGTCTGAAACCATCAATATGCCATCTATCAAGAAATAGTCACTATCATAAGGTGTTGAATCAAGTAATTTCATATAGTCATATTTTTCTAAATTATTAAGATCATAATCTAATTTTGATAATGAATTTATAAAGTATGAAAAATCAGATGATTCAGATGCAACAAATACATATCCTTCATATATAGAGAATGGTAAACTAGATCCATTATGTACAAAGATGAACCTTCCAAGATGCAAATCACTAATGAACTTTGCTAATGTTTTCTTTGTATATGATGGATCTTTTTCTTTTAGCTTATTTTCTATAGTCCATTTTGTAACATAAATTTCTTCTGGATCTTCATTAGAAAGATTTACTATATTTTGTATAGAATTCTTTATTTCTTCTTTTGTAAACATTATGTTTATTCCATTATTTATGATAAATATAGAATATACATGAAATAAGTTCATAAACATTTCTATTTTTAAATATGCAGAATCTAGTTAACAAAACTACAGAAAAATGGAAACATCCTTGGAATGTTGAGAAATTTGACAATCTATTTGATAGAGATGAAAGATTTTTCTCAATATTAATAAAGGGTGCTCTATCTTGGCTTACCAGAAATATAGTTTTATATGACAAACCTATCAATCATTTCATATTCAATACTGGTTCTTCTTATATGTACATAGAAAGCAATGGATATAAATATAGTTTGAATGAAGTATCTGGGGAAGATCAGCTTTATATGAAAATGCCAAGATGTATTGTTGAAATGGATAATGTAAGCATACCATTAGAAGAACTTACTCAACCTTATGTTAGGGGTGTTTATGAAAGAATAGTAGGAAATGAAATAGTTGGTATGAATGCAGAAATGAGACGACTACCATTAGAAGTAACATTAAAGCTAAGGTATGTTCTATCTAATTTCAATGAATCTGTAGTACTATTACAAGAAATAATTGATAAATTAGTATTTAGAAAATATTTTAATATAACATATCTAGGACAAACAATAAAATGTTCTTTAAATTGGCCAACAGAACAATCTGTGCAAATCAATAAGATAGATATGACTAGTTCAGAAACTAATCAAAAATCAATAGAATTTTCTCTTAACTTATCAACATCATATCCACAGATTGATGAAAGAACTGAATCTAGAAATGATAGTATAATTGGAAAATTCAAACAAGATGTTTGTTTACATCCAAAATCATTAGATAACAAATCTTCTGATAAAGAATCAATCATAAAAGAATAAATTAAGATGGATAATAATTTAGTATCTTCACATATAGGAAATTTAGCACAAACCGGTAAGGATTTTAATGTAATAGTAACAAACGCTCCATTTAAGCTGTTATCGTCATTGGATAAGATATATCGTACTGGAAGTTCAAATAATGGAGGAAATGGTACTACTACAGCAACAAACAATGGAATGGGTACTAAGATTGCAAACTCATTCATGATATGTGCTCCCCAAATACCTGATGAATATACAATTTACAACTATGTTTCCAACGTTGCTTATATAGATAGAGACAATAATGGCCAGTACACTTATGGAGATACGCAATTGTATAATGACTCCTATACACGCATGTATACTTCATATAATGCATATAAAGATACTGGAGAATTTGATTTAGTAGCTACAGATGCTTATGGTATACCAGTTGCATTAACACCACCATTCAATGATATTGATAAGAACTATTTTGATGTTAGTTCTGATATTCCATCAAGATATCGAGATTACTGTCATTCTAGATCACTTACTTTGTCTGAAAATTTTAGTAAACAATTTGGTAGAATTGGTGAATACATAGGATATATTGGTTATTCTTATACACCAATAGTTATTGATTATGATAAAACAACATATTTTATCAGGGCTAATCAAAAGGTAGGCCAAGCAAACCAACGTCCACTATATTTTGTTGGAAAAATGGACAATGTTAGCCCTAAAGGTGTTTTGTCATACAAAGCCCAAATTGGTAACGTAAATAAATATTTGGATCCTAGCATAACATACGATGATGAATATAATTATGAATATATTCCTGTATCATTTGAATATCTATTGAATGAAGTAGATAAAATAAAAGATTGGAAATCAACAGAATTTCCTAATACTTCTTATGTTTGGAATGAAGGAGAAAAACTTGAAGATTCTGCTTCAATACTAAAAAAGCTTTCTTATCTAATGAAAACCGTAAGTAAGTTGAATAACTTGCCTTATGTATTGAACAGAACTGGTTCAACTTCTAGAGATATATCTTATCTTTGGAGTGGCAATATTAGTGATTATGAAGGAATAACAAAGTCTGATAAAGACAATAAAACAACATTCATTATTGAAAATGATAATAAATAAATACAAATGGGAAGAACTTAAGTTCTTCCCATTTTAATTTTAATATTTTGATTTTATTCTCCTTCTTCTGGATCTTCTTTATCTTCTTCATCTTCTTCATCTTCAGAATCAATAAAATCTGACAACTTGTTCAGTTGATTAGCCAATGACTTTACATCATCTTGGTCTGCTTTATCATCATCTTGCATTTTCTGAACATATTGCTGAAGTACATCCTGAATAGAATCTAACTTATCTCTGTTAGAATCATTCACCTTAATCTTGATGCCACCATCAATCTTTTCTGAATATACAGAATTCTTATTTGCAATGTCTTCAATAGATTTGATAGTATCATCTGCATGTTCAAGATCACCAAATTCAAATCTAAGCATCTTTTCATTGCTTTCATTGATATTTAATGATTCATTCAATGTTTCTACTAAACTTTTCATATATATTTTAATTAACGTTAATTTTAAAAATACGTTAAAAGGTAATTAGCAAAATCTTTACCATATACCTTTATCTTGTTTCTGTTCTTTACAGTTTCACATTTCTTTACCCATTCTAGAACTTTAATATAGTTCATGATTGTATTCTTAATGCAATCACTATCATCATAAGAACTATCTAATGATGGACAATTGAAATTAGTTATGCTATTATGTTCTTTAGATGGGAAGTTGTTATACTTAATATATTCATTCAGAAATTCTATCAGCAAATCTATCAAATCATAATTTGGATATTTAACATTATTTTCATTTACTGTCATCCAAGAATTGTAATATACTAAATCACCTAGCATTATCTTCAACCATGAATCCATAGCATCTTTATACTTTTCAAGACAACTCTTTTCACCTATATTAGATTTTCCATTCAATAGGTTATATTGGTTAGTACAAGAATTACAAGTTGAAATAGTAGAAGGTAAATCAGTACCATCTGTACTAGTATTCATGATAGTCTGTAATAGTTTTGTTGCTTCATCATTTTCATGATTAGCAAAATATTTCTGTACAGCATCATATACATTATTAGGTACTGCTTGCTTGTTTTCTTCTGTTATAGCTGTATACTTCAATATGGTTTTGAAGAAAGTTTGTGGAAAGAAATAGAAATCATCTTCGGTAAACTTTAGATCTGATATCTCATTCTTATTGAAGAAAAAATTCAAGTCAATACTTTTCTTTTCATTATCAGACAATTCTTCAAAATATGAAGTTATCTTAGGCCTGTCATTTTCTCTATCATAAAATAGATAATCAGGCAAGTATATGTCGTCATCTTCTTCCGCTAATGACTGAATATCATTACCTGTATGATCCTTTGTTCTAGTACACCATTTATATAAAGTTTCATTCAAATAATATTCTTTGCTTGGTCTGAAACCTTCTATACCTGTACCATAAACACTATTGTCTGTAAGTGCTTTAATCAGGAATTTTCCTAATTCTGAAGTACTATTAGATAGCAATTCTTTTGTAATTGGCACATAGATTCTAGGCATGTCAAACTTGTTAGCACCACTATCCTCAAGCATCAGATATTTAGGGCCTAAAACTTCACCTTCAACAAAGCCATCGCCATATTCTAGTGTTATGTAATTTTCTTCAAACCATTTGATACCCATTGCATTAATGCAAAGGAGATATTTTCCTCTACAAGATTTTGGTATGCAAATATCATCTATGAACTTTACAACAAATGGTTGAAAATTATTTAAAAATGAATAATTCATGTTCGTATTTCTTTGGTTATTTAAAAATAGTTCAATAGATGTTGAACAAAAATGTTCACACAGGGACGTTAAAATTATCTTAGCTGATAGAATATACTTCAGTATACTTTTCCGCTCCCTGTGTGACCCAGGCGCTTTACAAGGGAACTTAATGATTATCGTACAGAAATAATCAATTTATCCTTCTTTGCAATTTCAAAAGCTTCTTTCATTCCCTTTTCAAATGTACCATTATTGATTGAACTACCAGAGCATAAATGTGAAATGATGATATCCAGTTGAATGAGGGCTTCTGGAGATGGAATTACATATTTCCATTTTCCATCATACTTTATTACCATCTTAGTTGCATTTGATTTCTGAGCATCCTGAACAAATTTGAACATTGATACCCAGTATTCAGTATTTTCCTGAGATTCAAGATCCATGATAGGCATATTTTCTGTATCAATGTTCTTTACAAAATATGTAGGAGTGTTGGCAAATGATACAACAGATATTGCACAAAAAATAAAAGTAACAAAAAACTTCTTCATAATCATTATAAATATTTAAATTAAACTTCTTGTTTTGAATGATTTGTTCTTTATTTGAACGAATTTAATATAGAAAAAACATAAAAAATTTCAAAAACTTATTATTATTTATAAAGTTTATATAAACAAAAATCTATAATGAAAAATTTAAGTCAGTATTTGAATGAAGCATTGATTATGGAGCTTAGTTCTGATTTGTTAGGTCGTGCTTCAAAGGCTGCTAGAGAGAAAGGAAGAAATTCACAAGCAAACAGATTTGCTGTTGCCGCTGGTAAGGCTCTTGCAAAGGAGCTTAAAGGTTGGAAACCTGGCCCTAATGCTAAGAATTGTGGTAAAGTAGTCAATACAATAAAGGATATGTCTGCTAACAATAGTGATATGAAATCACTTGTTAAAGCTGAACCAGCATCAGAAATACGTACTATAAAGTTCCCAATATTGAGAGATATTACTGATGATAAAGATAAAAGTTATGGTTATGATTATGTTGAATTTGTAGGATGGAAAGATGTAAAAATTCCTAGAGCTAAGTTCTATATCTATAAAGATGAATATGTAGGGTGTTTACATATTGGTACAATATCAGATTTGCTTAGTCTTTTGGGTGCAGCTTATTTTGATTTCGAAGATTTTGACGCAAGTTATATAATAAAGTCATTTGACCATATTAAAGATGCTGTAAAATATGCTATGGATTCTGGTAAGAAATTTTATGATAGCAAAGAATTCATGGATGGTGTAATGAATGGTGATATTACAGATGAAGATTGCTATTGGGTAGGCCCTAGTCCTATCATTATGCAATTGATGAATCAATGGACTGAAGTTGTAAACCAACCAGATAACTGGATAGAAATAGAAAAATCAAATTCTAAATAATATAAATTAAATTTATGCAAAGTTTAACGCAATATTTGAATGAAGCATTAATATTAGAACTTAGTTCTGAATTATTAGGTCGTGCTTCAAAAGCCGCTAGAGAGAAAGGCAGAAATGCACAGGCAAACAAATTTGCTGTTGCAGCTGGTAAAGCCCTTGAAAAGGAGCTTAAAGGTTGGAAACCTGGTCCTGATGCAAAAAACTGTGGTAAAGTAGTTGCTACTATTAAAGATATGACTTCTAGCAATAGTGCTGTCAAAGCTTTAGCTAAGGCAGATCCAGCATCTAGCACACATACAATTAAATTCCCTTTATTAAAACAAATTACAAGTGGTAGTGATGATGGAGCATTTAAATTTATAAGATGGAAAGATGTCAAAGTTCCTAAGGCAAAATTCTACATTTATAAAGATGAATACCATCAGTGTTTACATATTGGTACACTATCAGACTTGCTTGGTCTTTTAGGTTCTGCTTATTTTGACTACGAAGATTTTGATGCTAGCTATATAGTTAAATCATTTAGCAATATTAAAGATGCAGTAAAATATGCTAGAAAAAGTGGTGAGAAGTTCTATGATAGTGATGAATTCATGGATGATGTAATGAATGGTGAATATACAGATGATGATCTTTATTGGGATGGCCCTGGTAGTAGTATTATTGATATAATGCTTGGGTGGACAGATATTTTAAACTTACCTGATGATTGGCAAGATATAGAGGACTCTTCTTATGATTAAATACAAAAAATGGAATCCTATAGGATTCCATTTTGCTTATCTAAATATTTGTTTATGTTTCTTTCTAATTTATAAGGTTCTATCATCTTATAAATATCTTCTTTAGTCCAATATTCCATTTTGAAATCTCCAGAATCTATTATTTCTTTCCATCCTTTTCTATAACTATTTATCATTAATCTAGCTTCTAGAATTTTTACTTCTTCTGGATATTTGTAATGTTCTGAATGAATTCCTTCCCATAAAGTTTCTACAGAGTTGAAATGACTTCTATCACCATCATCAAAAACCATATTTACTATTTCATCAACATTTGTTGTAATGAATTTGTTTGATATTACTTCAAACGTATCAACATTGAATATTGTCTGATATAATCCAGTTGGAACAAATCTAAATGAACCCATTTGATTCTTTGACAAATCAACTCCATTCAATCTCTCTTTTGTATGGTTCAATATAGTATTTGCCCACATGATCTTTACGCCAACCTTATACTTTGATTCATCTTTTCTATAATCAGGACAATAATATCTGAATTCAGTGTATTCTTTATCTTTCATCATCATAAAGTCAACTGCTGCAAACTTTAGCTTGTCATCATCCAATGGGTCTTTATAAGGATACAATATAGATACAATGAAATAAGATTTGCTTGTAACACTTTCTGTATAAGAGAATACTTTGCTTATCATTGCTTCCAACTCTTCTATAGTATTCGTTTTTATGGCAATATCTATATCTCCATTGTATTCACCATCTTTCTTCTTACCTATTGATCCAATGCAACAATATTCCATATCAGGATAATTATCCAACAATTCTTTTATCACTAATTGTTGCAATAATGGAGCTACTTCTGATTTAATGGGCGTTGCCCTATATTTTCCCTGTTGAAATAAATTTCCACTCATATATTATTTGTTTTTTAATATAAAGTAATATAGAAACCAATAGGTTGTAATTTCAATTCACTGTATTTTTAAATAAGCAATAGCAATGTAATATATATGATATTTGGTAACTTAAGTAACGTATTAGAAGGAAATAAGACTATATATGAACAAGCTAATGATATGATGCCTATACAGCAAACTCAGATGCAGATAAGAGAACCTAGTCATCTTGCAAAAATTCTGTATAAGCTCAGTCATTATGGTATGAACTGGACTTCTGATGTTGTAAAGAACATGAAAGCAGTACCAGCAGACAAGTTGATGCAACCAAAGGATATTGGTGTAATGACTTCAAACTTGTATGCTGGTATAATGGATAACTGGAAACAGAAACCAGAAGAAGACAAGCCATTTAGAGAAAAAACTCTTGAACAGAAGAGGGATGTTTTGAGAAAGATGGCTATGAATCCAGAAATCGAAGATATATTGGATATCATGGCTAATGAATGTATAGTTTATGATAATAATGATGTATATATTGGAGAACCTTACATTGAACCAAGTGTACTGCAACAGTTGAATGAGAATCATATAGAAGAGATAAAGAATTGTGTAGATACGAGTTTCTATAAGATATATATGCTTCTTGATTGGAAAAACAAAGCTTGGGACCAATTCAAAAGATGGTTGATAGATGGAGTAATAGCTTATGAAATTGTATATGACAACATTGAGAACCCACACACAATCATTGGTATTATCCCTATAGATCCAGCTACTATTACTCGTGTTATTGATAATGGTATACAATATTGGGTACAGTTTAAAGATGTGATTGGGCAAGAACGTATAATGCTTGATTCCCAAGTAATATATATAAAATATGAAGACAGTGGGGTAATAGACAGACAATCATATCTTGAACGTCTGATTCGCCCATTTAACATATATAGAATCATAGAACAAGCACAACTTATTTGGACTGTAACTCAAGCAAGCTTCAAGACAATGTTCACCATACCTGTAGCTGGAATGAACAGGGCAAAAGGTATGCAAACTTTGAATTCTGCTATGGCCAGATATAAAGAAGATATAGACTTCAACACAGAAACTGGTGAGCTTAAAGTAAATGGTAGAACTAATCTTCCATTCAATAAAGAATATTGGATGCCAGAAAATGAGAATGGTAAACCAGAGATAGAGACGCTTGTTGACCAAGGCCCAAGCCTTAATGATAGTGAACAACTTAAGTACTATCTTTCTAAACTATATAAGATGTCTAAAATACCAGAAAGCAGATTTGATAAAGAAAATGCTGCTGCTTGGTTTGGAACTGATCCAACTCAAACCCTTCGTGATGAAATAAATTTTGGTAGATTTGTTAATAGGCTTAGAAATGTATTTTCTATGGTAATCATCAAACCTATTCAAATACAAGTTGCTCTTTCAATTCCAGAAATGAAGAATGACAAGAGAGTATTGGATGCCATCATATTCAGATATAATTCATATAATCAGTTTACTGAGATGATGGATCTTGAAGTTACCAACAAACGTCTTGAAACAATTGGTATGCTTAAAGATACATTTACTACAACTGATGCTGAAGGAAATGAAGACAGCTATTTCTCTATGAGATTCTTACTTGAAAGATATTTGAAGATGTCTGATGCTGATTTTGAATATAACCAAAAATGTAAATGGTTAGAGAAGCAAGAAAAGGGTGATGCTGAATCAGAAGAAGAAGAAAATAGTGAAGAAGAAATGTCAGGAATGGATTCTGGTTCTGAAGATGCAGGAATGGAAAATGATGAATCTGAAGATGCCGGAGGAGATTCGGAAATGATGGGTGATGTACAACCTGACAATTCAGCTGAAAGTGGATCAGGAGAAATGTAAAATAAAATAGAATAAAAAATGAAATCACTATTAGAATATATTACAGAAGATATCCCTAAAAGAGATAAAGATATCCATAAAGAAGATATACCTAAAATAAATGAAGATATCCATAAAGAAGATATACCTAAAATAGATAAAGATACCAATAAAGAAGATATGACTAAAATAGATAAAGATACCCCTAAAAAAGATGATATTATTAATAATGAAAATGAGGTAAATGAAAATAAAGTAAATAATTTTAAATGTGCAGCATCATCTATAGGTTTTAGAAAAATAAAAGTTTATAGATTTTAAAAATGAAATCATTAGTAGAATTTATTACAGAAGCAATATCTAAGTCGGATATTACAGGAAATGCAAAAGAGGTGAATGACTTGGTACCAATATTTACAAATATTGGTTTGAAGAAGACAAGAATCACAAAATGGAACAGATCTGTAAAGAAGGTACTTGGTACTAACAAGTCTTTATATGTAATTTCAACAACAGGTGCTAAAAAATCTAACTTGGAAGCTTTATCCAAGATTATAGATAATGGCCAGATAAGAAGAACAGTAGTTCGCAATACAAAAAATTTGTTTGAAATAACTCCTATAGATTATGCATCATCAAATGATGAATTCCATAAAATATTCAATAAAGAAAATTGGTCTAATAAAGATCAAAAAGAAATTATTGACATGTTCAAAACCCACATGAAAGCTGAAATAGCAAAGAATGAATACATTAAGAAAGTTGGAATAACAGATGATGTTGCAAATCAAGTAAAAGATATATGTGACAAATTTGAAAAAGAATTCAATAGTGCAATTTATGGAGGAGATTCTTGGTTCATCTATGATAATGAAGGTGACATGGTAACTCTTTTCCCATCATTATTTGTTGTTGGTAAGAATGTTGTTAAAGCAGTATGTCTTGGTTGTGACAAAATCTATGGAGAAGACAGATATAAGAAGAAAATGGATAAAGGTAAGTTTACTATCATATTCTCCAAAGATGATATAGATAATTTATCAAATGAAGCTGAGTAATTGTGAAATAAGACCAGGAGTTGTAGTTACTGCTGATGATCCAAAGAAAATGGGTCGTATAAAAGCTGTAGTTCCTGGTTGGTTCAATAATGCCTCTATGCATGAAGAAGATATGTTTTGGATTGCTCCATTTACTAGTGGATCAGGATATCAACGTGTCTCTAAATGCATAGAGGGACAAAAAGTATGGGTATTGCATGATTCTACAAATGAATATGAATATTATTATGTCGCAATGTGGGAAACAAACATCAATACTACTGCTGCTCAACAGGATTTTGATTATGATGTATTAGTGTCAAGATCTGGTAAGAGTGTTGGTGCTCAGATGTTCTATACTGGCAATCAAGGATTTGTAACAAGAATAGGAGAACATGCCCAAACCCAGATAAATCAAGCTGGTGATATAGAAAACAAATCTAATGGTACTGAAATATCTATAAGAGGATCAAAAGCATTTGTTGGGTTGACAGAAAAATGTGAAGATCCAATAGTTAGAGGAAATAAATTATATAAGTTATTATCTGATTTGAAGGCTGGATTAGATGAATTGAATAATGCAGCTAATGGAAATCCTTATACAGTAAATTTGTGTCCAGCAATACTTAAATGTTCTAAAGCTATATCAGATACCATAGATGAAATGAATTCAAAAACATCATTTGTAAGTGAATAATATATGGGTGCAATACCAGGACAAATGCAAGCAAAATGCATTGATTATGGACAGAATTTCTTAACAGGACAAGCAACTTCAGTTATTGCTGCTACTGGTATTGATATAGAAGCTGGCAATTTGAAACAGTTGGCAGATGCTGTACAAGACAGGACTATGTCTATGGTTTCTGATTTGAAGAATACTGCTACTAAAGAAGTAACCAAGGTTGGAAGTCAGATAGGTGGCATGGCTGGTAGCTTAGTTGGTGCTGGATTATCTGCCATGCAAGGAGCTTTTCAAACAGCAGATGTTGCTAAGCAAGCAGTTGGAGAACTTACAACGTATGGGGTTCAACTTACTGCTAAAATAGGTACTAATATAGCAAGTATGATTGCTGCATTTCCATCACAAGTTACTAAGAAAGCTACTGCTATAGCTGCAGAACAATGTAAAGAAGAACTTCAACAACGGTTGAAAGAAATGATGGGTACTCCAGCAGAAGAGCATGCACAAAAGGAAGCAGAAAAAGAAAAAGAAAACAAAGCAAAGAAAGCAATATCTTGGTGTAAGAAAGCTGTAAAAGATGTTAATGAATTCAAAGATAAGACACTGTCATCTATTCAGAAAGATTGTGAAGATATATCTGCTTTGATGATACAAGGTCCAGGTTGGGTAAACAATCAAATAGATGGTGCTATCGATAGTGCCAAAACATATATGTCTGATTATGCTGATGACAAAATGAAAGATATTAAGAATCATTACGATAAAGCTGTAGATAATTCTGCTTATGCTGCAGCTACAACAATGAAGAAAAAACTTATAGATCCAACATTAGAAAAAGCTAAGAATCAATTTGATAACCTTGGAACATCAACAAATAAGACAAAGCAAAAAGCTAAGACAGCTGTTCAAAAACAGTTGTTCAAGCTTGCAGGAAAATTAGGAATATCACCAAATGGCTAAAGAATTTGAATTTGATCCAGTAAAGAGAGATAAAGGAGGAAAAGAGGCAGAAGCGGTCATCTGGAGCTGCTCAGTACTTGAAAAAGCTGTAGATGCTATGAAGAAGGGTTTGCCATTGAAAGCAAACCCTTTTATTGGTAAGAATACTAAGTTATTGAAACCAGATTTAGTCTTCAAGCGTACACAAGAAGAGATAGAAGACTATATGCATTGCATGGAAGATCCATTGTACTTTGCTACTAAATGCTATCTTATGACTCCAACTGGTTTGCAACCAGTAATACTTCGTGACTACCAGGAAGATTATATGAGGCATCTTCAGAAAAACAGATTCAGTTTATTCTTGAGTTGCAGACAAAGTGGTAAAACATTTTTAGAAAATACAAAGGTAAAATTTTTGTTTACTAATTCATTCATAAACAATTATGGCATTCAGTTTGGTAAACAAAAATTTACATATCTCTTTAAAAATTTCAAATATGTAAAAAGTGGATCTGACTATTTGTTTGAATTGCCTTTTTATGAGTTTCAAAACTTGTTTGATGATACTGTTTACTGGAAACTGAAATACAATCTATATAAGAAAAAGAAATATCATGCAGTAGAAGTTGTTGATTGGTTAGAATATAATTTTGTATTTCATAAGAAACTTCTTGACAATTACAAAACAACTAAAGAAATAGATATTTCTAATTATGGAATAAAAGTATTGACAGATGTTGGATATCAACCAATATCATATATTTACAATACTAAACCATTTGCAATATATAAAGTAATCCTTGAAAATGGATATTCTATAGAATGTGCAGACAAGCACATGTTGTTTGATGATAATTTGAATATAGTATATGCTGATGAACTTGTTGAAAGTGTTTCTAAAATAATGACAGATAAAGGACCATCTGTAGTAAAGTATGTTTCAATATCTAAAGTAAAAGTATCTATGTGTGATGTTTCTGTAGATCATCCTTATCACAGATATTATACTAATGGAATATTAAGTCACAACTCAACAACAACAGCAATATTCTGTCTTTGGTCGGTATTGTTCAGAAATGATAGAAATGCATTGATACTTTCTAAGTCTGGTCCAGCAGGACAGGATTTGATAAAGAAGATAAAGGATATGTATTTGTATCTTCCTTATCATTTGAAGCTTGGTACTTTGAAGTGGAATCAATCAGAAATAGCTTTTGACAACAACTCCACAATATCTACAGAAGCTTTCTCTCCTACTGCTGGTCTTGGTAAGACAATAAACTTCTTGATACTTGATGAGTTTGCTTGGTGTCCACCTAATGATGTAGAATTGTTCTACAACAACATTCTTCCTACTGTTACTGCAGATACAAGCTCTAATATATGTATCATGTCAACACAGAATGGATTCAATTTGTTCTATAAGCTATGGCATGCTGCAGAAACAGGAAAGTCCATGTATGCTCCATTCAAAGTAGATTGGTGGCAAGTTCCTCAATGGGATCCAGAAAATCATATTTGGAAGAAGAGGGATAATGCTTGGAAAATTATGATGGTTGGTGTATTAGGTTCTGAAGAAGCTTTCTACTACCAGTACGGTACTCAATTCTCCGCATCAGATAAGTGTCTTGTATCAAGAGAATGCTTGGGTAAGATAAGAGATTTGACTTATCTGTTTGAGACACCTACAGATGACAGTTGGTATTTCAGCTTACATAAGACAGAACTTAAGTTCAAGAAAGATTATGACTTACATTGGTTGAAAATAGGATGGTTCATCATATTGGTTGACTTAGCAGAAGGTGGTGGTAATGACTTTACAACGTTCAACATAATAGAAGTAATAGGAAAAGACAAGTTTGAACAAGTGGGATATTGGCATTGCAACACTATAGATTTGGAACAAGCTAGCTTGGAGTTTTGGGTATTGTATGGACAGCTATTCAATCCTAATAAGACTATAGTGTCAGTAGAATGGAATACCTATGGTGCTTTATTCTACAACTATCTTAAGAATTTGAATGAACCTGAATATATGCCAGAAGCAAGTTGGAGATGGCAAGTAAACCCATTAGGAGAATTTGACTTGGCTAACTTGATAAGATATAAGAAAGGCAGTCAAGAAGACAATATTGCTAACTTGAATGGATTCAAAAACAGCAAGACAATTCCTGGCATCAGATTAAGTCATGCTACTAAGATATCTGCATGTGCATTGCTTAAGATGATGTTAGAGAAGTTTGATATCATAATAACAGATTTGCTTACTGTTTCAGAGCTTGAGAATTTTGAAGATAAGAATGGAAATGGTAGCTATGCTGCAGCATACGGACATGATGATTTGATAATGACCTTTGTACAACTTCCACTTCTTAAGAACACTACAAAATATAAAGATTTCATGGAAGAATGGGAGATAGAAATGAAAGCCACTGGTCGATGGGAACAAATAGAAAAAGAAGAGTCAGAAATGAAGAAACTAGATATGCTTAAGAAGATAGCAGATATGATGGCTAATGTATTGCAGAAAAGAAAAGAAGAGAAGCAGATAACAGTATCATTGGAAAACAGAAATCTACCTACTGCTGTAAATTCTTCTGATATATATAGAGAAGCACAAAGTAATGCAAGTACCAGTATACCTAATATGTATACAATGTACAATACAAGTATGCAACAAGGATTGCCATCTATGAATGACTTCTATGGATCACCTAATGGATATGGAAATGAACCAAGCATATATGATATGCCTGGACAATACAACCAAGATCCATTGAGAGCTAGATTCAGACAATTCAACTAATTAAAACATTCACCAGGATGGCGGATAATTCAATCACCTGATAAATTATACTTATTAGCAATTATCCGCTCCCTGGCCATCCCAGCCGCCATCCTGGTGATAGCTTTGCTTATTTATTACATCTAATATCTTATTGTATTCTTCATCTGTAACATTTATGATAATATCATCATTTGTTCCAAATTTTCCATCAGAACCAGGAAGTTTATGTTCATATTTTTCAGACCACACTTTTGTCAAACCAACAGAAGTGAAAACAGCTGCTACTGCTGTTATATAAGCTGCCATTGCTGTCAAATCAGTAGTTATGGTATGATTATACCAAGCTTCTATAGTAAGAGAGAATATTGGTACAGCAAGTAGTAAAGTACCAATGAATGTAACAACAACTAAAAAGAAACTTTTGCTGCTATATCCTGAATTTTGCTGAACAAGCTTACTGAAGAAATTTCCTTTTACTATTTTCTTTATATATACGGTCATTTTAGAAAAGTCCATAGTTTAAGTTAAAATATCTATCTGTATAAAAATCTTCAGAATATACAAAAAATGACAGAACTTAATGTCCTGTCAGCATCAACCAAAAGAGCGATTCTCCTTTGGCATTTTGGATCTTAAATGTCTAATAATTTACTTTGTTGCCCACAAAGGTATAGATCCAGTGCAGTTCATCAAACCAAGTTCTGCAGATACCTTCATGTTTCTCTTGATGGCATTTAGAATTTTCTTCATAGTTTTCATTTCCTTTAATTGATTAAATTGATCTTGACATGGTCATTGCTTCACCATACATAGCCATAGCTTCCTTGTATGAATCCCAAAATTTCTTAATTAACTTCTTCATAGTTTTCATTTCTTTTTAAGTTTTGTTTTTATAATTCATCTCATTTGATGGATAGCATATTGATAATGCAATTATCCTCAAATAGATTTCTCCTATTTTCTTTAATATATTCATGACTAATACATTATATATTTATCATTCAAATTAAATATAGATTTGAATTTAAAAACCAGATATAAAAATAAAGGAAATTTTTGAAAAAGTCATAATTAATTGATGTAGGTCAATTGTAATGATAAATTTATTTTTAATTTGATTGAAATCAAAAGCCTAAATTGTCTAGTAATTTTTAATTTGATTGAAATCAAAAGTCTAAATTGTCTAACAATTTTTAAATAGAATATAAAATACACTATGAGAAATTTTGTATCATTACGTTATGTTCATGACAATGCTCCATCTATATGGAAATATATGACAGAGCATAATTGCATACTGAAAAAGTTTGGATCTACTATATATGAAGGAGTATTAGATGAAGGAAAGTACTTGAAATATTTGTCGGATGATGATAGTCCTTCTATTACAGTTGAATGTTATGTAAATCCAGATTCTACAATACTGCTTACTGTAGATAATAATGATTATATAGATAGAGTGAAAAGTCTTTCTAGCAAAGTAGAAGATATAATTGCAAATCCTAAATTATATTGTGAAGCTATAAATATGATAACAATGATTCCTATGGTTGAAGGAAATACTTGGAAAGATAAGATAAAGTATGTATTAGAAGAAGGAGAGGAAGAAGGTCAAGGTATGGATGATGCAGCTTCAGAAGAAACATCAGATACAGGAGATGATGGAAATACAGAAAATAATAGTCCTGCATTAGGTCAAGATGGAGCAAAAGATGATGCTAAAGCTAAGCAACGTTCTGAGATTAAATTTAAGATATTTACTGCACCAGATAAGCAAGTAACGGATTTGAAGGAAGGTGAGAAATATCTAAAGATAGAATATATACATAGAGACAAGAAAGCTGGAATAGAAATAGATTTCTTAATAGGTAAAAAGAAAGAAAATGGAAATTGGCAACTTTATATTGGCAAGCCAGGTTCAGCTAGCTATGATGATGATCCATATAAATCATTAGAGACAAAAGAATTGTCAAAAGCAATAAATAAAGCTGTTGATGAAGCTATGGACTTGATAGAAGAAGTTAAGAAAGATAAAGATAAATGGGTACAATTCTATACATATAAATAAAAACAAAGAGCATTCTTAAGAATGCTCTTTTATTTTTAGAGCCATTAACCGGGTATGATCCGATAACCTTCTGTTTACAAAACAGATGCTCTACCAATTGAGCTATAATGGCATATAAAATCAAATATGGCATCAGATGTGCAAACTATCATGACCATATTCTCGTAATACATTGAGCTATCAGGAGTACCCGTAGATTGCACTGACACCTCTAACAACCACCTAGTTAAATGCTAGGTCCTCTCTATTACTTGTGGAGCCACAGGGATTCAAACCCTGGACCTCTTGAATGCAAATCAAGTGCTCTAGTCAACTGAGCTATGACCCCAAATTCAAGGATTCTATCAATTGACAAAAGAGGATGAATTCAAGAAAGAGTTCGACTTCCACCATAATATTAGGCTTCATCTTGTTTTGTCGCGTCAATATCAAGAAGTGTGCATGTCCTTGACCATGTTGGTGATTATCCAACCCATATCACATTCGAGTAGCAGTTAAGCCGCCTCTAAATAATCGTTGCCGTTTGCTGCCACTGGGAATTTCGAAATCCCGACCTGATGATTAACAGTCATCTGCTCTTCCTCTGAGCTAAGTGGCAATAATTCTTCACAGTGAATTACTCTGTTAGTGATGGGTGTGGGAGTCGAACCCACTATTGTACGGCTTATGAGACCGACGTGATTTATAAATATCCGTTTCACTCACCCACGATATATAATTAACTATTTAAATAATAGTATTTTCTTTTAAATATTTCAAAAATTCATCAAATTTTTCTTTAACAAAATCTTTATTTGCCTTACCCATATCTTTTATAATATAAGGTGTCCAACCACATTCTTCAATTTCTTTTACTTTTATTTTATCTCTGTTTTGTGTTTGTTTAACAGAATGTGATTTTGTAATTTGTTTATAATGCCATGGACCATTCCATAATACTGCAAATTTTATATCTTCTATTATTATATCTGCATCCCATCCATTAAATATAGATTCATTATGTTTAACATTATCAAAATATTCTTCACATAATTTACAGAATTCAATTTCATTTTTACTACGTCTTAAATCACCTTGATGTTGTATTCCTTTGCAACCACCATTATGTAAACCTAACCAACTTTCTTTAGAAAATAATTTACCATTTATATAATGATATCCTTTTAATTTTAATTTTTCAATTGTTTTATTTCGTTTATCTTCTAATTCTTTTAATCGTGGTAAATTCAATAATTCCCTTTTAATTATTTCTATTTTCTTTGTTAGTTTTTTATATTCATAATATTCATCATCTATTTTATTAGGATTATGTGACTTATTTATGTGCTTTGGTTTACATTCATTACATCTACAAGTTTTTGTTGATGCTCTTGATAATATCGTTATTTCTTTACCACATTCAACACATTTTGCCTGTTTAGTATTTCCTGTAGATAATTTTCCTATATAAGAATGTGAACATTCAAGACTACAAAAATATTTTTTATTTATATCAAATTTATTTTGTCTTTCCTTAATTTTAAATTCTTTTCCACAATTAAAACATTTTACATCATATTCTATTAATGGATTTTTTCTTTGATATGCAATTTGTTGTGCTATTCCAGAATTTTTTGAACATCTAGCAACACGTTCATCTGTTTCATTTGTAAGACCTGAATTCCACATTAATTTATGATTTGGATTCATTTTACAATATTTTTCATGTTGCTTTACATTTTTATATTCTTTATTGCAATATCTACATTCCATAATTTTAATGATTGTCAGACTACCAAGTAGCCTGACAATTTGTATGTTATTTCAAAGAATTTTCGGGGCCGAGGCATGTCCTTAAGTACCATCGTATGGGACATTTTATCAGTTTCTCCTAATCTTCAACGTGCTATATTATGAGGTAGCGCTACTTCTCTTTTCAACGTTCCATGAACTAGAATACTCCCTGGTACGGACTCGATATTTAATTGTACTCCAGGAGGGACTTGAACCCCCGACCACTTGGGTATAAGCCGAGCACTCTAACCAACTGAGTTACTGGAGTATTTATTTATATTAAATATAGAACAACTATATCCAAAATTTCAAAGATCTATATTATAATTGTTGGACCACGGAGGTTCGAACTCCGAATGACAGAACCAAAATCTGTAGTGTTTCCAATTACACCATAGTCCAATTTATTTGCGGAGCATAAGGGACTCGAACCCTTAGTTTTACTAGAGTGACAGTCTAGTTCCCTTACCAACAGGGCTTAATACTCCAAATACTGATTAAAGTCTCAGTTAGCTGCACATCAATCTCCTATGTGGCTTTCGCAATAACTTTAGTTGCAAGCAACGTAAAGCGTTGATTATATCTAAATTGCTCACACATCACTTTGTCATGATTTTCATTTGTTCTTTTGACCCATTTTATCTTTCAGGATGATAGTAATCTTTCCAATTATTAAATGTATTTTTTATTGATAATTTTTTCAAATATTCAATTGAATAACATTTGTTTGTATGTATTATTCTATGATGATTTGGGCATACAACAATTAAATTAGAAATATCATTACTTCCACCTTTACTTTTCTCTATTATATGATGAATATCACATGTAGATTCATTCCATCCACATATTGCACATCCTATTTTTGACCGATTTAATATTTTAGATATAGTTCTTTTTGAACAATCTAATATACTAAATTCATTTTCTTTATTATAATGTTTTACTTTTCTTTTACAATCATTACAAACAATTTTTCTATCTTTTTTAAATCTATTTTCACTAATAAATTCCTTTCCACATTTTTCACAAATATAATGTATTTCTTTAGGACCATATATTCTTTCCATAGCTACTTGGAATTTTATAGAATTTTTAATCCCATTAGAAATATGTTTCTTTTGCTCATCTGTAAGTTTATGTGAATTAGCACATGATCTTGAACAATAAATTTTATGTTTTCCTTTTATCCATTCATTATGTGTACATTCTATTTCAAATTCTTTTCCACATTTCTTACATATTATTTTATGTTTTTCTTTCATAATAACTGTTGGACAGGACGGATTCGAACCGCCGTAGCCGAAGCGCAAAATTTACAGTTTTGTGTATTTGTCCACTCTACCACTGTCCAATATGTTTTTATAGTAGCGCGTACCGGATTCGAACCGGTGAATACCAGCGTGAAAAGCTGGCGACTTAGGCCACTTGTCGAACGCGCCATTCAAATTATTATTTTTGACGTAATTGCTTAATCTTATTCTTAATTCTTTCTAGTGTTACACTAGATTCTTCATTAAACTGATCGGTATCAATAACTGCATCTATCACCATAAGCAATTGCATGAATCTCATATCAGGGAATTCATAAATCAACTGACTTATAATATTTGATATTTTAACATTTGCCATTAATCTTGTCATCATAATATGTGATATTTTATATAACTTACATATATAATATAGATTTTACTTATCAGTATTTCAAAGATCTTTCAAAAAATTTTCATTTTTTGTAGGTGGTATAGGACTTGAACCTATGACCTCTTGCTTATCAGGCAAGCTATCTGACCAACTGATATAACCACCTAAGCTAAATCAACAAAGAGCAACACATTTCTGCATTGCTCTTGTCTTGATTGTATTGTTGAATGTTTAAACAGTGGAGGCATTGTTTAAATTATACACATACAAGACTTGAGCAATCCATTATCAATGGCTTGTTCCTGTTCATTATCTTGATATGTATAATTGTATGTTCTCATTTGTTTAATGTTTCTTTGTAATTAATTATAATATATAAATAGATAAATGGTCTATAAATTTTAGTTAAAATATGTTAAAAGTATTTTTATATATAATACTAGTACTCCTAACTGTGTAAACAATAAAATAAATTGATAGCAAGTACGTACTTCTTGCATCAGACCTTTGTGTAGAGTTTATATGGTTTGTTTTTAATTATTTATTCTTAGTATGCACTGTATTTACCCACAGCTTTAAGTATACTTACCTTCATAAGTCGTCTTTCTTCCTTCTCTATTCAAGATTGCTATCAATTTGTACTCCGAACGGGGGTCGAACCCGTACAGCCATCACTGGCCAAGGGATTTTAAGTCCCTCGTGTATACCAATTTCACCATCGGAGCATTTAGGAATTACAAAAGGTGGCGCTACCGGTGTCTGCACCTAAAACTTCATTCCTGTCCATACATATAGTTATCCAGATAGTATATTATGGTGGTTTCATCTAACTTACTGACTTCTTTAGAAGTTCTGAAGCGATCTGCTCAGGCAGACCCATAACTCATTTACTAATCGTACTTTATTCTCTTTAGGATAACATAGAGAGCCATTAGATTTCTATTGCTAATGTTAGACTTTTGTAAACTACATTACTTCAACGATTGTGGGAATAGTGGGACTCGAACCCACACGCTATTGAAGCACCAGATCCTAAGTCTGGCCTGGCTACCAATTACAGCATATTCCCTGGTGCCTTTTCTTTTGGTGTTTAACACCTTACCCTAGAGAAAAGATGCATAAAAGACTAAGTTCGGACCGTTTAAACTGTGGCGTAAGATGGACTCAAACCAACGACCTCATCAGCATGAATGATGCGCTCTAATCAACTGAGCTATTACGCCATTGTGTCAGAATGTTTTACGATGCTTTAAACTACAAGGCTATGTAAAGCCAAGACTGCATAGTGAACTTAAATGAATCAATTAGTTTAACAAGCGTTACCAAACCTTATACTTGTTATTTTATTGACATTCAAAATACAAATGTAGGGAGGCGGCCATAGGTTTGGCTTCCTTCATCCGCGCTTTGTATATGTTTCATGCAATTACTGTGCACATAATTGCACTACTCTTCTCAGCTACATTGTTTTTATTCAATCACCAGTATATTCTGATCACGTTTGGGGTTCCTTAGAGAATCGAACTCTAATAAGGAGAACCACAATCTCCTGTCCTACCATTGAACGAAAGAACCCATATATATTATATTCTATATTTATGCTACATTATTAAGATAGAAATTATCTTCTAAAGTTTCATCATAAATGTCATCATATTCTTGAATTCCTTCATTGATGAGTTTCTTGTTGTTGAAACGTTGCAACTTGATTTTTCGCTTGGCATCAATCTGGTCTGATACATAAGTACGATATCCAGAACCATTCTTCAAAAACCTAGCCCATGGATCACGTTCCTTCATTTCTTTCCATGAAGTTGGTTTTCTCAAATTAGGAATCATTATTGTACGTCTGAATTTCTTACCATTGACATCGCTCATGTTGAATGAATATTCTTTCTCACCATCGGTAAAAATACTATCAAACATGAACTTCTTACAACGAGAATTCCATTTTGATTCAGTCTTCTTTCTTCTCCAAGCTCTATTTCTAATGTTACTCATGTTAACAACATTTTAAAATTAAACACTTGCACACCGGACTGGAATCGAACCAATACCTGCAGTTTTGGAGACTGCTAGCCTAACCATTAACCGACCGGTGCATGATATTGAGCATCAGACGAGATTCGAACTCGCGAAAGCCTTCTGGTTGGAAGCCAGATGTGCACCACCAACTACACCACTGATGCATATTTGAGCAGATGATGAGGATCGAACTCACAACTTCTTCCTTGGCAAGGAAGCACTCTAACCATTGAGCTACATCTGCTTATACTATAACCGGGTTGACTTTGCAATCGGATCTTATTCTCTCGGCATTGCTAGTTCTCCGGTTTATTATGTGGTTCAACAAAGATTCGAACTTTGGACCCTCTGCTTGTAAGGCAGATGCTCTAAACCAACTGAGCTATTGAACCAAAATACAAGAACGAGAGTTTCTATAGTCCTTTTAGCCATCGGTATCTATAGACAACATAGAAAACTTATACCAGATATATTTACTGCAGCATATATCCACTTAATATTTCTATTTGAGGAGAGCAACATTATATCGCGAATATGGTGTCCACTCGACGTATCAATCTCTTTCAATGAACTTCAATGTCATTATTGGTTCTTGTATGTAATTTTCTTATGTAATGACTGCCATATTGGATTCGAACCAATGTTGTAGGTTTTGCGGACCTACACTTAAACCACTCCGACAATGGCAGTTATATATACATTTTGCGGAAGATGAGAGATTCGAACTCCCACAACATTTCTGTTACCTCTGATTTCAAGTCAGGTCCGTTACCATTCCGGCAATCTTCCAATTACATATTTATATATTCTTGCGGAAGCAGAAGGATTCGAACCTTCGGAACCTTTCGGTTCGGTACGTTAGCAGTGTGCTGGTTTAAACCACTCACCCATACTTCCATACAAGGGATTTGATATTTCAATTGCTGTTCCCTTCTTCAATTGATTTGCAACTCCAATTGACATGATCCAACAATAACAACCTGTTATCAAACAAATTTGGACGATTTGTTTAAATAACTTTGTTAGCCATCATTAATTATCTCTTGAACTTTTTTCAGCTGTCGCCCATACAAAGTAATCTGTATAATTCTTGGTCTAGTCCAATTAAATTCAACCTTCTTACACACGACCAACAAAGACATTCACATGGATTTGTTGATTATCCAGATGTTAATGATGTTGAGCTTCTCATTCTTTTACATTCTCAGCAGAGATCTCTTGACTACCATGGTGTTCCATACGGGACTCGAACCCGTGACCCTCCGATTAAAAGTCGGATGCTCTCTAGCCTTGCGGAACCAACTGAGCTAATGGAACTTAAATAAATATTTCAAAGAACTTAATTAGTGGTTCTGACGAGACTCCAACTCGTGACCCGGAATTTAGAAGATTCCTGCTCTAATGCAACTGAGCTACAGAACCAATTAATTTTGTGGGTAAAGATGGATTCGAACCAACAACACCTAGATCTTCAATCTAGTGCTCTACCATTGGAGCTATTTACCCAATCAATAAACAAATTACAGATCTCTAGAAAATCCTGTTAGCATGGATTGCTTTATATCCTTAAGCTATTGGTCTGGCATCCAACTCAGAAGTATTAAGTTCTGGATCTTATTCCATGTATTGTAATTTGTTTATATCAATATTTGATTGACATATATAATATAGAATTTATATAGGATATTTCAAACTTTTATATACAAAAATGAGAAAAAATTCCTAATTGTTTACGGAACTTCTTCTCAATCAATATTCATCTAATAAAATAAGAATTGTTCCGTTCACTAATTCGTGATCAGATACAATTCATCTATCACGAACTTTACTATGAATGTCTAAACCCACAAGACATACTGCCACACCAAGGTAAGAAGCAACCAAAAGATTGTTTCACTGATGAGACGCTATGTAATTTGAGTGACTTCATTTAAAGTTCAATTTTAATTTTCTTATATTAAAATAAATACAAAAGCATATACCAGACATATTTTAAATGTTAAATAATATTAATAAAATATATTGTCAATTTTTAAATATCAGAAAAACAAATATTGTCTACTTTAATGATAAAGCCATTGATCAGAGTCATTCCTACATATAGTGGAAATGTCAAAATAGTTTGTACAACATCAGATTATATCAAATCAACAGATAAAGAATATGATGTATATGATTGCTTTGTAAGAGGCGCTGTGTTGTCTCCATTGTCTCATACAATATATGATAAGAAAATAGAAGCTAATCTTCTGTCTTCAAACTACTCTTATGATCTGAAAGAATACTATAAATATTACAACAATGTTTTCTTCAGTAATGGAATGTCTTTTGATGAAAGTAATGTTCAGGTTTTTGACAAGTTAAATCCAATTTATGATAGAAACATAGATTTGGAAATGGGTTGCAGTAGAGTATTGAATGTGAAGAATAACCATAAATTTGAATTTTTTGCTCCTATATATGTAGATGATCCAAATGACTTACCAGATGCATTCATTATAGATATGATATTCACTAATAAAGACAGAAAACTGTATAAGAGAATGAAAGTCAATATAATGGATCACCCAAGAGATAAGAGAAACTATCTATTCCATTATATTGATTCTTATAAATCTTGTATTGATTCTAAAGTAGCAAATATTTCTGTTGGAAATAAAAACGCAACATATAGTGGCATAGATTTGAATCATGGTGGTATAGCTACAGCAATATCTAATGAAATAGGTAACATGCTATCCTCTATGTCAACTATAAATCTTTTTGACCTTTCTTTAGGATTGCAATTCAAAAGAAAGAATATTGCAATGAAGCAAGTATTGCCATTATGCTTCAGTATTGATTTAGATAAAGTACTTGACCAATCAGAAAAAACATTATATAAAGGAGCACAAGTTGAAGTATCTGGTTATTACATATCAAATGGAAACAGAATATCTTGGTATGATTGGAGTTGTGACTATGATACATTAAATCAGAGCATCCTTAGAATGGACAAGAATACAGGATTGATGAACTACATACCTGGAAATGTTCCTAACATAATGGATAACAAATATCCTAGCTTACATGAAGCAAGAATGCAAAAATATTCTTTGTCTAATAAGATAAGCAAGATGTATTCTAGATGGAAGCTGCAGGCATCACCAGATGAAAATCCATATATCATAAATCTTGCCTTTGCATTTTCTGACAACCAATATTCTAATATCTTATATAGGGAATTCCCAACACCATCATATACTATTTCAGGAATATGTGAAACAATATCATCAGGTAAATCATCTGTAGCGGAAGATTATTCACTAATATTTCCTTTAGGAAAAGATATTGCTAAATATAATGACAGGTATCCAAACATAACAACTAATTATGAAAACATAATGAATAAGTATGAATATAATTGGTTTAACTTATGCAATATATCAGAAAATGACAATTCTTGGGTAGATAATGCATCTTGGGGTACTGTATCAAATGATGAATGCTACTATAATGGTATTTTACACAACCTTACTAACATATATAATACACTTACTAATGATAATGAAAAAATAGATAAATTTGGAGTATTTGTAAATCCAAGATTCTCCGTAAAGACTTCAGTGGCTAATGGTGTAATGAAACATGCTAATTATACTATATCTACTAGCATGGCTAACCAATTTGAAACAAATTGTAAGTATAATACTACAATCATGTCTTCAATGCTATATAGTGATGCCATTACTAAAGCTGCTTGTGAAGCATTTACTTCTACAAATCCTGCAGATATTGAAAAAAATGCAGTGATGTCATTGAATGATACATTTGTAAAGATAGATCCTACCAATTCATATTTATATTCAAAATGGTATGTCAATATCAATGATTATGGATTCACAATGGATGACATAAATACTTGGTACAATTATGATGATACTATAATAGAGTTAGAAAATATATTCTCTTATGAACTAAGCTATACATATTTCTCATATAGTCATGAAGTACAGAATACAACATTCAATGATGCATTCAACTTATTCAAGAGTGAAAGCATATATAAATTGGCAACTTCTAATTCTGTAGAAGATATTATCAATACATATAAGGCTAATTCTTATGAAATGTTACCTATACATACATTAAAAATGATGGTAGATGACACTTCGTCATATTTGTCTTACATTAAGATTGGTGGTCCGCTCAGCTATGTTTCTTACAAATATGGTATAAAAGTACACAATGGAAGTTCACCGATAGATCCATATAATGATAGTTTTGTAAATGCAAAAAACTATCAATCTTATGTTTTTGTTCCAGGATATGATACATTATCTTATGATTTGATAACTGACCCAGATAAGAAATTCTTATCATATACATTGGAGAACTACATTACTGGAAGTACTTCTACTTATTCTATAGAAAAAGAAAATCCTTACAGTTACTACTGGTATCAGTATACAGATTTTGATATCTGGCAAGATCCAATGGTAAGACAGATTTGCATATCTTCTAAGAATGACAAGAAAATAAGAAATAAAGTTGGTTTCACATATTATATTCCTAAAGAAAACATAGAATCTGGTAGAAGAGAAGGTTTCAGCTATTCATATATATTGTTGCAACCATCATCTCTAATAAATACACAATATGGTTTCAATTTATTTAGAGAAGGTGAATTCTTTAATGAAAAATGGATTAAGATGTTGGATGCCACTGATACTGACCAGATAGCTTATTACTATCTTACTGGATTAAAGAGTAATGGTAGTACAGACAATTATGATTTAACATATTTTAATGTTGTTGGGAAACCTGCTTACAACTTCAGAATGACATTGAAGAACATATACAAAGATACTAGCTACTATCTTACTAAACGTTTATCTTCTAAATCTAAATACACATTCATGCCAGTAGTATATGGAGATAATGAAATATGTGCAACAAATGTATTCATAAAGAAAGATCCAGAATTAGAATTCCATGGCGACAATATGAATGATGAAGATAAGGATAAAGATCTTGATGTAATATGGTGTGATGTGTACAATTTCAGAAGAGTACTATTGAAGAGTGGAATATCAGAAGATAAGGTACAAGAAAGATTAGATTATGTAAGAAAGATGAAAGCAAAGTTCTTGAATAAAGAACATCTTTATTGGTGGTATAATGAATTATGTAAAGACTATAACTATAACTACCCAGTTGATATAATAGAAAATTGGTATGACTACTTGTATGTAAAGCAAAGAATAATGTCAAATGACAAAGATGGAAAGATACAGATAGTAGATGCATATACCAAATTGAAGGATATTCATAGTATGGAAGAACAGATAACTGTTTCTGATAAGAAAGTAGATAACCCTTATAGAATATTCAATTACTTCTATGACAGAATAGAATACAAAGGAAATGGAATATGGAAGTTCCGACATAGTGATGAAGATGATTTTGATATGGATTCATACGAAATATTATTTGATATAAATGTTACCAGACTTGATGATACTATCTATGATAAAGTAATGAAAATAGAAAAAGATGATAGTTCTGAATACAGAGATATATATCTTTATAGATTAGAAAAGTCTGATGAATGGGAAAGAAACATGTTGTCTTCAGAATATAAGATATCCTATGATGTTCAAACCAAGGTAGAAGAATATGATCCAGTAGGGCATGTGCTTATTCCATTATTCAACGACATATATGCTCAGGAAAAAGAAGATACAATAATATATGCACATTATTTGTTAAATGATTTGATGAAGACCAAAGTAAACAAAAAAGGAGATACTTGGTATATGTACAGATATAATACAAATAATGTAAATTGGATGATAGAGATAAATGAGCAAAATGTAAATAATTTGAAAAAACTCTATAAAGATCCAATAATATATTCTAATTATGATAGTGTGAATATTCAGTTAGATAATTTTGGTTATGATGATTTAGGATATGAAATAGATAATTTTGGTACAATAAAGAAAGATGGAACAAATTATGGTTTTTGGATAATAAATATAGATGCTGACAATACAACAAGTACATTCAATGTAATAGCCCAATATAATATATCAAATGTCCCTGATATTCCAATATATACTTATGACAATAAGATAAAGCTTATAAAATATATAAATGGTGTTGATATAAATATAAGAAAGGATTATGTATTTAAAGTATTTAAACAAATGCTTCCATTCTTTAAAATACAACCATCTGTGGTATTTGATAGATTGATTACTATAACTAAGCCATCGAATTTCAGATTCATAATGAGATATAAAGAATCTAAATGTACTGTAGATGACCCTAATGTAGAAGTATCAGAAACTGATGTAACTATAGCTAAATCAAATACATATCTTCAATATAATAGATACTTTGGAAATATAGTACCATTGATAAATAAAGTAACTTCTGTACCTGACCAATGGTTATTGAAATTCAAAGATACTATAGAGAATACCAATAGAATGGTAGATACTGGAAATTACCCATCTATAGGTGATAGTGTCATATATAAGACTTCTTTACAGTTAGATATGAGAAATTCAACACCAATATATGTACCATCAAAAAACAATACAATAAAAGATTACAATAATAGAAAGAAAGATAAAAATGGACAAGAAATAAGAGTAAAACTATTAGAGCAAAAACATTTTAATGATTCTGTAATTGTATATTGTGATGATACATTAGAGTGGTCTACTAATAAATTATATTCTTATGATGAAGTGGTAAACAGATCAGTAAAAGAACAAGCTTATGCAATATTCTTAATGTTGAACAGGGGTACATTGGTTGATGATATGAATGAAGATCAAAAATTATTTTTATTCAACAGGTATGATTACAAAGTGACATCAACTCCAATGAAGTTGAATTCACTTAATTCTAACAAGCTATATAAAATTCATTACAAATTTGTTTTGAAATAAAATGCTTAATCCTGATTGAAAGTTTAGAATATCAAACAAATATCTATGTCAATAATCAATATAAACTCATTTGAGTCACGAGTAAGCAATGCTAATTATTTAAGCAACTATACTGATCCTTATTTGAAACAGTCTTTGGCTAACCTTGGCCAAAGACTTTCAACTAAAGGGGATTCTATAAAGAATGACAGTTTCATCATTTCTGATTTGTTTCCTAATTATTTAGGAGATTTCAATCAGTCAAATATAGCAGCTGAATTTACTTGGACTAAGTCATCAAACAGCATAGTTGGTAAGATAGTTGAAGTAGATGCTGAGGAAATTAGTGACAAGTCAGGAACCAGAGTTCCCGTAGGATATGATGAGGCAAATTCAAATATAAATGGTAATGCTAATTCACAGTTTACTATAGAATCATCAAACAACATTCTTAAGAACATTACTAAAGATCAGTATGGTTCTGAGATTTATCTTAATGATTCAACTGGTATAAATGGCTCATCATATTGGCATAGAAATTCTGCTATAATTGCCCGTACACATGATAAGAATATTGGTAAAGATGTTCTTATCTATAAAGTTGTAGGGCATCATGATTCTGGTAAGTATGGTCCTTATGATAATGAGTATATATGTGAAGAGATAACAGTAGATGGTGAATTTGTAGATGGATTCAGAGTGTTCATATCTAATGAATCTAATCTGATGTTACCAGAAGATGCCACTTTATCAAATGATCCTTCAACAGAAGTCAATCCTAACGAGTATGAAAAGTTAGTATTGATTAGGCTTAAGAAGAATCCAAACTATTATATTACTAACACTAATAATGAGCATAAATGGTTGTTAGAAGCATATAAGTGTAATTCCACAAATATTGATTTAGGTGACTTTACAAGAGTAGACTCTGTAAATTATGACTATGAAGATGACTTATGGAAGAAGATATCTGACACTTATGATGCAGATGGAAGCTTAACACCGTCAGAATTGATTGATTCATTATGCAATCTGATGACAGAGAATACTTATGTATTCACTGATGATGGATCTCCTCTATTTACAAAGAAGTACACCTTACAAGTAGATGAGAATACTGAAACTAATGTTGGATGGTCAGTAGCAAGTTTTTCTCCTATATTAAATAATGAAATTTGTAATGCAGTAGGTGTAGGTGAATGGTACATGGATGATCAGGATGATCAAACTATGATAGAAGAAAAGCTTGAATATTTTGTAAATGATGCTTCACAACTTTTTCCTATGGTACTTTCTGTATATGATGATATCATGTACAGAGATTCAACTAACATTAAGATAAAGAGACAGATAATTGCTCAGTTATTGTTGTCTGCTAAAGAAGAAGCAAGCACACAATATGGTGCAAAATCTGTAGAAGTTGAAGATTCTTATAGTATTATCATGCCATTAGATTTTGTAGTAAACTTTACTTACAACTCTAATGATTCTTCTATAATATATAATTCACTTTCTTCTTTACAAGTAAATTTCATACAACTTGGAACTGATAAGAAACCTGGTAAAGGAATATTTAAGTACTTACAGAAAATCTGCAATTATACTGATGTAGATAATGAACAAGTAATATTAGCTCATGGTACTGAGCAGAAGACTATATTATATGATTTCATAATCAGTTATGTAAATGAAAATATCATATCTTCTATTGATTGCTATCAGTCATTTATAGTACCTTATATTGGTACAGATGGATATTGGATCATAAATGGAGTAAAGACAGACCAGTACGCAAGAGCTATTAGTTCAAACGGTAGTGGAATCATAATAAAACAAGATACAGATCCAAACAATTTTGATCCAAGCTCTTCTATAATATATGGCCCAGAAACAGTAAAGAACTGGGATAAGTCAAATTGGGAATTGAAAGAATTTGCTGCTAATTACATGGATGGCAATTCTAATGTTGGTGGAGATTCTGTTGTTTCTGTATATGCTTGGGTACCATCCAGTGAATGGTTGAATACCATATCTACTACTGATGACTATTCATATATAAGCAATTCTCTGCTTGTATGTTCTTCTTATGTAGATACAATGGAGAAGGATTCAATAGAAAATAAGTATATATGCAAATATGATACTTATTCTGATACATGGAATACTTACTTAAATACTTATTCTTTTGAAGGGACCAACTATAGATTTTTTAAGAATGAAGATATACTTAACAACTCTTATATATACAGAATAGATAAGAAAGCAACTTCATTATCTTATCTTTTAGGTAAGGACACTCTTGTTACTTCTTTCTGGACTTGTTATGAATATGAAGAGAACGGTGTAAAAAAGCATGAAATGACTTATCTCAAGAGACCTGGTGGTATTGCCGCTTTAGATCTCTCTTATATGATGAGTTTAGAGAACATGATTGCTCATTATGCTAATGCCCAATATAGTCCTGACAATTATCAACATAGATGGGTAGTATTCTCTAAAGTAAACAATAACTTAAAGAATAACAGTCATGATTCTTCTAATGCAGTATATCCAGTAATCAGAAATCATAATTCTGACTACTTTACTGCTATCACTGGTTCTTATTCTAGATCTTTAGGAAATTCTGTAGAAAAAGATGTAGAACAATATAAGAATAATCTAAATTTCTCTATAGAATTTACTGATAGCATACAAGGAAAGATTGAAGGAACTGAGAATACTTATGACAATAGACACTTTGATATAAATGATGAAGTTGTAGTTACTAGAACTCCAATATCTTACATCTCTATAGATAGTGTTGGCAATAAAGTAGTAAAAGTAGATTCAGAAGCAACATATAAGAGATATGGTACTATCCCAAAATCAATACCTTATACAAAGTATCCTAAAGAATATATTCCTAACTCTATCTATAATGCTAATGATGATGTTTCTTCTACTGATAGCTACCAGTACCCAATATTTGACTTAGGTGAAGTATTAGCAAAGAATCTCACCACTCTAAACAGATACAACATCATGGGTATTGGTAGAGAGTCATTCAATGGTACAGATACTTCTACAATACTTTGGAATGCTTATTTTGGAGTTGCTTATGACACTGATGACAAATCAAGACTTAAGATAGGTAGTGGTAATGTCAATCCAAATCTTGGTACTACAACAATGGTACATAATCCATCTCAAGGTAAGCTTACCCCAATGGATACATTAGATATTGACATGTCATATACTAATATCAATGGTGATGTGAATGTCAAAGGTCATTTGTTTACAAACAATGCATCTTGGGAAGCTCATTATGTAAATGGTGGCAATAATAAGTTATGTGCATACAGTACTATTGTAACACCTATAGGTAACCATAGATATGCTAGAGTAAGCATGAGTGATTTTGATACTACTGGAGATAACAGTTTGTTCAAATCTTATTCAAATGAAAACATAGGTGCAGAAAAATGCTTGTTCCATACTTTATCTGTAACAGATGACGGAAAGAATAATAGATATAATACAAGATATTATCATGAATATCCTTATAATTATAATGTTTCTTATTTGAATCTTACTAAATTGTTGGAAGAAAATCATGTGATTACTGATTTTGGAAGCATATTCTTAGGAGATGCTTCTAGAATATCTAAACGTTACAAGAAGAATGATGATATTGAAAATGTAATTGATTTGATAAAATTACAAAATGGATCTCATGGTGTATTCTGTACTTTGTATGATTTATTGGATAAGGGTGGATCTATATCAAGTGGTAAAGGTAGTGAAGGAAATCCAAATGAAGAATGGTACAACTGGTTGCTTGACAATTATGGTGATGAAAATAAATTAGGTAAACTAGAAAACTTATTAAATGATTATAAAAAATATATAAAGATTAATCCTTATGGTAACAAGTATAAGTTGATTGGTAATGAAGAATGTGTACTTTGTGTGAAAAACAGAACATCTGCTAATGAACCAGTAGAAGAAAAATGGATGAAGATACCTGAAGCAGGTTGGTCAAAGAAGATAACTGATGAACCTTATATATCTACAGAAGGATTGCCACTATATGAATCAGCTAACTATCTTGAACTAAGTACATATTTATCGGATGCAGAAAACAGTATTGGAAAAGATCTTTTTGTTGGAAATCCAGTAGCAATTTCTTATGTCGATGTTCCAGGATCTTATACTGGTACTTTTGATGTATCTTCAGTAAAGAGAATATATACTTATACTTATGTTAATGGAACTAAAAATCCAAAAGGTGGATATAAGTTGAAATATGAGAATGGTAAATATATTTTACCAGATGATTTTTACAACTATTCATATAATGAAGTATGGACATGCGATGGATGTGATAAATGCTCACAATATTCATGTGATATGATAGAAACATGTACAAAGGCTAAAGTACATGGATCTTATTTATTAAGTTATGGTAATTTCATTTGTACATATAATGAAGACCCTATAGCATATATGAACAAAAATACTACAGTATATTGTAGACGAGTAGAAAGATATAACACAGATGAATCTGGTAATTCTTATAAATATGTTACTTATTCATATTATCCATCTTATGAATCTATTCCAGTATCTGAAATATCTGTAAAAAATGAAAACACATTACTTGGTATTCTTACAATAGGTAAAGATCCTGATGGTACAAGATATGTTCTTGATAAAAACCAACATGTAGTAAAATATAACAATAATGATGATATATTAGCATCTTATGTATATGTAGGAAGAAACATATTATGTCCTACTCAAGAGGAATACATACATGAATATTCACCTAAGTTACCAAAAGGATATTCAATGTCATATTCTGTTGGATCTAGAGAAATAATGATAAATTATGTTGATGAAGAAGGAACAAAGCAATCTTATAATGTTGGCGTACAAGGGGTAAACACTTACTGGGAAGTTCCAGATAGATATAATGTAGAAGGTAAAGGAATATATAGTGGTTGGAAAATGCTCACTGATTTACCTGGCCCTACCAATGATAAACCTGGATATGATAAATCAAGCAACTTCTCATATTATGGTGAAGTGATTATTCCACAAGAATATAGCTTATCTTATCGTTATATCAATGTAAGAGAATTATTGACAAACAATACAATACCTCAGTTCTATGATAATTATGAAAAAGATTACAACAAGTTCAAAAATATAAATATTCAACCAGATAAGTTGATTCCATCAGAACCAGATAAATCTTTAACTGATATATATCATAAAGAACCACCTACTAATGAAAACAAACCATCCGGTAAGCTACGTGTAAGAGTTTGTATGCTTTGTAAAGATGCTAATGGAACATCTTACAATGAAACACAGCATAAAGAAATGTTGAATAAAACATATAGATTGTATAATGTAAATTGGTCTAATACAACTGGTGAAATAAAAGATGATAATTATGTAGGTCTAGAAACTAAAGGATTAGAAGATATATATGTTATATGTTATGATGATATTTATGAAAAACAATATGATGCAATAGATAATGAATGGGTTTATAATGAAAATGAAACTAAGAAACATCATATAGAAAAGGCACCGTGTCAACCAAAGATATCAGTTGATAAATATTCTGATTTATCAAAGTATACATTTACATTAACAGAAACTGGTGATAATTCTAATGTTTATAAGTTGGGATGGAATGTTACAGAAGATATGTTGAAGACTTTCAAAGATAAGGTTATGGAAGGAAATATTATCATATCTAATGAGGATCAACAAAAATTAACTATTAAATTGAAAGGTACATATACTCCTAAAGAATCTGTAAGATATACATTTACCACTTGGTCAACTAGAAATGATGGTAATGTTTCTGGTGATAGAATTGAATTCAATTATAATTTTGATGATACTAATGAAAGATTCTATAATGTAACTTCATATTATGAAAATCTTGTCGATTGGCAAAATACATCTGGTCTTAAATATTGGGTAGGATGTACTGCATTGAAATATGATGAAGATAATCCTGATGGACAACGTTCTACATATTTTGAATCTATACTTGAAAACATTTCTGACAATAATACTACAAAGAGATATAGAGTACATCAAACTACTGAAGCTAAGAAAGTTACTTCCAATATAACAGAAACTTGGAGAATAACTCCTAATAAGCAACCAGATGGAGAAAATAGATATGCAGTTATAGAATTTGTAAGAAAAGGAGTAGAACACTAAAAGTTAATTTATATATATAAATGAATAATCAAGATAAGATAATTGTTGTAACTTATGACAATCAGAAGAAAGTAGATATTCTGGCTACTTTGAACACTTTGAATGAAGAAATCAAGGTGGCCAGAACTTTCAGTACTGATATCCTAAAAAAGGATTCGGATATAAAGGAATGGAAATACTATATGGATAATGATGATTTGTATTTAGCATTCAAAAATAATGCATTGTTATGTGTACATACTGATGATAACCAAATATCAGAAGGTATAACAAAAGAAGAAATGTCAAATTCAAATATAATTCCAACGACTTTTGATATGTTCAATACAATATCAAGCAGATATATTAAAGGAATTACTATTTGTTGGATAGATTCTTCTATCATAAAAGATAAGAGAATGATGCATGAAGTGAATGACTTTATGAAGTCTTCTAAACAATATAATATGCTTTATTTTGGAAAAGAAGATGATTATACTACTATAGCAAATTGTATTTCTAAATATCTTAAGTCTGATTCAGAAGGTAGAAAAGAACTATTAAGAGAATACAATTAATTTAACTTTAATTAACATTATTTAAGTTAAATAATTTGTAATGAATAATAATTAATTTCTATATTTTATTGTAAAAATACATGTATTTATAAATAAATGAATAATATGCCAAATAACTATTCACCTATTGGAGGTGGAGGTTTTTGTATGGACATGCCAGGTGGTCCTGGTGCACCAGAAATAAAAGGTACTTGGATATCTAAGAAGACTGGTGCTGAAGTACAAGTAAGAGATTGCATTATTGCAGAAAATGGAATGTCAGTAATGCTTTCTGATGGTCGTATGATTGACATGAACGAATTCAGTACAGAATTCTATCAGATTTCTGATGACATCTATGATTCAAATGGAAACATCATTGGCAAGGCTGATGGAAATAACCCAGTTCCTGTACCTCCTTACAATCCAGGTCCTGGTGATTGTCAACCACCACACCATCATCATCCATTGCCACCACCTCCACCTGATTGTGGATGTCATGATAAGCCAATGCCACCACTCCCTCCACATCATCCAGTGCCACCATGTCCACCTAAGCCACGTCCTGAGTGTCCGGTAGATGTTGAGAAAAAGCACATGAATATGGTAACTGATGTATTCAGTAAAGTAAATCCAGCACCTGAAATAACTTGTGGTTCAACATTAGTTATGAAAAATGCTCCATTAAACCAGTTGCAGATGCTTATTGATATTTTTGGTGTTCATATTGAAGATATAGCTATATACTTATATCAGAATTATTATACACCAGAAAAGGTAATTTCTTATCTTAAGAAAGTGTTGACTGAAACATACAAGCTAAAAGAACCTGTTATCCAAGAGCCAACTAACCCTGATACTGATGGTACAACTGATGATACAATGGGCCAAGGTTATGGAATATAAATTAATGTTTAATTTTTAAAATGGAATTTAGCAATGATAAAATATTTGAAACTAAAGAATGTAAAGACTTCGTAAAGAGAGTAGTAAACTATGATTCTAGTATAATTAAAACAAGTTCTTTCTTAAAAGAGAATTTTAATGTTGATCTTGAACTTACAGAAAATGGTGATATTACATTAAAAGCAGGAGATGGCTGTGTAAATGAATCACAATCTCTTTTGGATGCAAAGGAATATGTCAAGAACAACTTGGATCCAGATTATTACAATGAAGTACTATTTATTTAAAACAATATGAGCTCTGATTTAAATCAGAGCTCTTTTTGTAAATCTAAAAATTCACTAGGAAACGTTAAAAATGTCTTAGCTGATAGAACATACTGAAGTATATTTTTCCGCTCCCTGTGTGACCCAGGCGCTTAACTTGGGAATCTAGGGAATTTAACTTAAGTTCTTGAACTAATCGCCAAGCCAGGTCCAATATTTGAAAAAGAGATTCATTCCTTCTTCATAATTTTCATGGTCTTTCAATATTTTTTCTAATTCCTCTGGTTTGTCATCTCCATGTAACATCTTTATTGTCTTTATATCTTCAATACAATCATTGTCACAATTGATATACAAACGGAATGCCTTACAAATCTTTTCAAGAATCTTTTTCCATTCACCTTCACTATTTAAAAATGCAGGATACCCAGCAAAAGTTTCTTTCAATCTTTCAATACGTGGAAGAACGAACTTTGCAATAGTAAGGTCAAGATTCCACACTTCAGAATCATCAAATCCACATTCCAATCTCTGTTTTGTAAACTTATCCCATCTTGGATGATCTGGGCTAATTAATGAAAAGTTTACATTATTGATACCATAAGGATCCTTAGATTCAAGCTTTGGAAGATTGCCAGTATATTTGAACCAACCATTTTCATCATCAAATTTGAAGTGCATGATACCAATACATGCATCACCACCTTTTACAGTATTGATATAATCCGATGTCCAATTAGGTGCACTAGTACTTTTCTTCCATTCAACAATATTCTTAATTTCAAAATTGAAACTACCTACTGTTACAATACCACCGTAATTGAAAAACTCATCAGGGTATAATTCATCATATATTACTTTCATATTTTCTTAATCTGATATTTTAATTACTTGTTCTGGTAATCTCTGTACAACCTTATCATTCATATAACGATAACTCTTAGGAGCATCGAAAATCATACATTTCATCCTCTTAGGTTTAATGTCAATTACTTTGGCATGAAAAAGATTATTGCTATCTGTATGACCAACTAATATTGTATCACCAATTCTTACTTCTTTACCAACAATATCTGTTGTAGCTAATGTTTCCATATTTTTAAAATTCTTAATAATTCAAATTCTTTCTGTTAATCCAAAGGTTAGAATCACCAACCTTAACATTCATAAGTTCTGCAACTACTGCTTCTTCAGTTTCAGATAAATCACAAGGAACTTCAGTATGCCCAATCTTTACCACTTCTTCTGGCTTTCTGTTGAAACCAATTTTTGACTTATACACATTTCCATGCCATTTACCATCGCCTACATCAGCCATAGTTTTCTGACAATATTGAGCAGTTTCGTTCTCTAATTCAGATTCTGGAAGTACAACAACTTTTACAGTCTTTGCCATAATCTTAACAACCATGCATCTGAGTAATACAGAAGTCTTAGGATGAGAAATGAGTACCAAGTCATAAACATTCAAAGGTTGATTCAATCTATCGGTCATAATCATAAATTATTTAATTTAGTCACACATATTCCATTTATCTAACATTTCAGCTTTCTTATTGATGTAATCATTAGTTTCATCAACAAACTTCTGATTTAATTCATCATCATCAAAAACTGGCCACCAAGTATTGAAATCTTCAAGCTTAAACCCAATAAGATGATTTCGATATTTTTCTGGTACTCTATTAATGAAATGCTCAATAACAAATTCATCATAAGGATCTTCCAACCAAGTCAATGGATAAAGAGAACAAACATCATTACATTCAAACTTAATCTTAAGCATGATTGAAGAAACATCGCTAAGACGATTTTCTCTTATTAGTTCAACATTAATCATGTTGATAATTGAACTCTTTACCTTTTCCAAATTATTCATATTTATCATTATAACTTAAATTGGTTCTACATTAATTATTTAACATAACTAATATAGAACCAATCCTTAAAATTTCAAAATTTATTTAAAATTTAAGTTTAAGCCTCTTTTTTAATTGCATTATAAATTTCTCTACAAATATCATGTGATTTATTTATATCCTTATAACCTAAATCAAAATTAGATATTTGTCCATATATATCAGAACTATTGCTATCTCTAAAATAATCAATCACTATTTGTTTAGCTTGATAATTTAATTTATCCCAAGAGAACAATTGTTTCCATAACTTAACAAAAGTATCAACATCAAAGTTACTACTTTCATTACTTTCATTTAATATACTAACTAAATTTTTCATTTTTTTCTTTTGTATTTAATAAAAATATAATTTAAATTTCTTCAAGAACGTCATAAACATCATTCTTTTCTGCTTGGATCTTCTGTTCTGCTAAACTCAAATCTTTATTGATTGCAGGAATAGAATACTTTTTCATTTTCTCAAGAATTTCATCAGGATACTGACTTGGGTCCAACCATACCAATTTTTCATTATAGAAGAAATGCTCAATAATTTCATCCAATGTTGACATGGCTTTATTTTTCCATGTTTTCTTATTCAACAAATCTTCAAAATAAGCATTCACTTCATCAAGTCTTGTGATATCAAGAGATAAATCTAATTCCTTCTGACTTACTCTGAACATCTTATCAGAACTTGGATTCTTAGCTTTCTTATATACAACAGGTAATATATTATCACCAAGATCTCCTCTAATAGTCTTATCTATTACAATATCCATAGGATGAATTTCTTCAACCTTCTTTGCTTTCATACAAAGGGTTTCTAGTAATTTCTGATTCTCATTTGAATCATAACTATTGAAGAAGAAATCCATTTCATTATCAGATGTATGGTCAATAGATTCAATTACAATAGAATCCTTTTTCCAACAAGCAGTAAAGCATTTAGATTTTGAATCAATCTTAACTAATTGTGTCAAATCTCTGTCGGCAGACCAAATAAGACAATTAGTATTTTTACTGTTCAACAACTTACTCCAATAAGCACACCAATCATCTCCTTCTACACCTTTCTCTCTTGAAACACATACTCCTGTATCTTTCAATACATCGATAAATTCATCATATCCTTTGAAGATTTTATCCCAATCAAGATCTTTATCTTTTTCTCTATTACCTTTATATGTAATATGTTCTTTCTTTAGAAATTCTGGAATACTTATCTTATTTCTCCATGATCCACCATCTGCAACAAAAATCACATTGTCAATCTGTGGAATATCTCGAAGCAATTTGTTGATTGACTTAATCATCATCAACTTTACTTCCTTAACTAAAGTATCTTCATCTTTAATTCTCATTTTAAGAATTGAAAGACGACTCATTAGTAACCAGTTACCATCAATCACGATGGTAATAATAGATTTCTTATTCGACATAGTCTACTACATTTAATTTATTTGTTTATACTTTATAAATATAGTAAACTTTAGATAAATTTCAAACAAAAAATGCAGGATCTTTTGAATCCTGCATCTGTTTTTAATAAAATTAGTTAAGCTAATTCTACTTTGCTACAACGGCTGAGTCAACTGTTACAGAATCAGCAACAGTGTCAACAACTACTGTATCTGAGTCATTTACAGATGCAGTTGACTTAGTTGAATTGCCACAAGAAGCAAAACTAATTGCCACAATAGCGGCAAATACTACCAAAATCTTTTTCATTTTCTTTTAAATTTATATTGTTATTAATTATGTTATTATGAAACGAATATTATATCGTTTCAAGATTAATAATAGAATATTTCTATCAAAAGGTTCATCTCCTGCCACCGAAATTTTTATTCTTTGAATAAATAGGTCTGCTATCAACTCTACCAGGTACTCTTATATCTTTTCTTATATTTCCAAATCCATTATGTTTTGGTCTATATGATGGATGTTGAATCCAAACTGGATGATATGGATCTCTTGGCGGTGGACAAACATAAACTGGTCTCCTTGGTGGAGGTGGCAAATGTCTTCGATGATATCCATACCAATAATCATTATACCCATAAACTACATGAGTTGTATGAGTACTTACAACTGGTACATCAGGAGTAATACATGATGTATAAATGAAACAAGTAAATATTGCTAAGCAAATGTCAAGCAATATGCCTTTAATCAAAATTTCATTTTTCATATTTTAAAATTTTATGGTTGAGGAATAGGATAAGTATTAATAGAACCAGAACCGGAACCAGAGCCAGAAGATCCAGAGCCTGAACCAGAAGATCCAGAGCCAGAGCCTGAGCCAGAACCAGAAGAACCAGATCCTGAACCAGAACCAGTACCAGAACCTGAACCAGAACCTGAGCCAGAACCAGAAGAGCCAGAACCTGAACCAGTACCTGAGCCAGAACCTGAACCTGAACCAAATTCTTCTTTATTTATGATATCTACTATGCTATCTTTTATGGTATTATCAGTTATATCTTTTATAGAAGATGGTTTTGATGGCTTTTCAATATGATTAGTCTCTAATGCTTTTTCAAGATTGATAATATATTGCTTATTGATAGCATTTTCCTTTCTTTCATTCTCATATTTAGGCTCTAGAACACTAATCTTTTCTTTTAAATCTTCATTTTCTCTTATTATAGAATCACTAGATTTTCCGTCGGATTCTATGGCTTCTTGTAACATATTAGCATATTTTACACATCTGCCTGCAATTACTTTTGCTTTTGCATCTGGTACTTGGTTTATGTTGCCATTCTTATCTATTTCAATAAGTGGAGCAGCAGCCATTATATGCTTAGCAACATCTTGTACAAATGTTTGATTATTTGATACTAATACATCAACCGGTATACCATGAGTATAAGATTTAGGATCTACTGAACTTCTTACAAAGATATCACCAGCATAACTTATCTTTACATCTGCTGGTATACCATAAGTTGTATATGATGTATCTACACTACTCTTTACTTCCTTTCCTCCTATAATATAAGTATAAGAATAAGTGTATGCTATATATGTGTTTTCTGATGTTTCAGCCATATTTACTGTTACTGGAATTAGTTTTATATATAATTATAAGCTTTCTTCCAGTAAGTTCAGTAAATTCTACATTTCAATAAACCTCTTATTGTTACGATAAACTAGCTTATCAACAAAGATTTTAGGAAGATCTGCAAATTCCTTACGACACCAATCATTGACACTAAGATGACCAGTCAACCAGTTAGTATAATTAGACTTATCCAAACCAACAATCTTTCCTCTTGACTCATAATGTGCCATACTGAAGTTGTCCTTTCGCATCATTGCATTCAATGCTTTATTAATATGGCTAATCAAATCATTCAAATCATCATAAATGAAATATGTATGCTTTGACTTTCCTGTCTTAGTATTGTATAAAACATATCCCCAATTGCCAATTTTCTTGTTGTTGCTATGGTACAAGAAAAGCTTATCATAGTAGTCAATTCCTTTAGTAAGGTGGATATCAAACACCATACAATTTGACTTTCTTCTGTTGAATACCATCAAATCTTCTACAATTGGTTTCCAATGCTTATCATCATTCAGATCAAACGTAATTTCACCATAATTAGCAAATGAAATATCTTTTACATGTCTAGTTTGTGAAAGAATCCAAATAATCTTGTTAGCTTCCTTCTCTTTGATTGGATCAACATTGATATTCCAAAATTCAAACTTCAAATTATATTTATTCATAGTATACCCTATTTACTTTTTATCTACTTCCTTGTTATCTACTACCTTGTTATATTCTGCTCGTAACTTCTCAATATTGTCACACATAGAAGTCTCGTTACCATTATCATTTTTTACTTTTTTGCAAGATGAACCAGGCTCACCATACAACTTTACATAAATAGTATATGCTTCAGGAAACTCTTCCTTCAACTTGTTAATAGTTGTGATAGAACTTAATGTACAAGAAAGCTTATCAGACCAATCTTGCAAGTCCAATCTCTTTATAGTAATGGTTTTGATTTTCTCAGCAATCTCTGGAGCATTCTTATTAATATATTCTACTAAAGTATCATCAAGATGAAAATCATGAATGCTAACACCATCAATAATTTTGTTGTAAATATTATTTACATGAAAGCAAGGATAAGTATGGTTCCATCTACTCCAAATGTCATAATTTTCTTTATCTTCCTTTGTCAAGAAATCATATCCATATAATGTCACATCACCCTTATCAATAAGATAAGGATACTTCTTTTCAAACTCAAATACCTCATCTGGAATATCCTTCATAAATAATGTTGTAAGTTCACTTTCTACATTAGCAATGATTGGTTTGTATTCTTTCTCAACAACATTTTTCATCATCGCACGAACTACACCTTCTCTTTCTGATTTTGAAAATTTCTTATAAGCTACCATAGTTTTACTTTTCTAAAATGTTTCTTAAATAATCTATTACATATTCAATATTCTCTTCTGTAAAGTCATATACCTCACGCTTCTGTAATTTACTATTTACTGCCTGAATAAATGTTGACTTATCAAGCTTGTTTCCAAACTTATTCTGTACTTTTTCGTATATACTATATATCTGTTGCAAATCATCATGCAAGTCACCAGAATACTCCATTGGAAACTCTTCATCTGGAAAACTTGCTGTCCAAATATAGTTCAAACCATTTCTAAGAATATTCCAAACATACATATCATGAACTGTATCATCATATTGCAATTTAGACAATGGATAAGCTTCTTGCAATGTTATTGATGCACTATCTGTCTTTACTTCACCATTATCATCTATATAGAACCAAGATAAATAAAATGCAGTTTTACAATAGCTTGATACATCTCTGAATATTCTCTGTTTCTTAATATATTCATAGAATTCTTTTGTATTCAATGCTTGAAACTGGTCTGGATTATCCTCATCTCTAATATATAGAACTGGACAACCTTTGTTTGGACCAACAAGTACACTATCATTTACAATTGATATAGCTGTTGTTAAATTCATATTTCTAAATTAATAAGTGTCTATTTCTCCAAAATCTTCTGGTCTAGTACCATCATAAAACATATAGTCATTTTCTTCACTATCAATAATCTTCAAATCAGTTTCTGAAATTCCAAGCTTCTTTGCAATTTCACCAATAGTGAAGATACCATTTGCATGTCGTTCATCAGTTTTCTTCTTCTTTTCCTTTATATATTCAATAAACAAACTTCTATACTTAATAGCATCTTCATACTGGGTGAAGATTATTGCACCATCAAGATTATCATTTTCTTCAAATACGGGAAAATCATTCTCATCAGTCAAAGTAAAATCAGCAATACCATGCTTACCAATTACATAAGCCATATACTTTGCATCCTTAACACGATACATATCCTTGAGGTATGGATAATAAATAGGAGTCATTCTATATCCATACTTTACCTTGCTTACAAATACAGGAATAATATTATCTGTAACAATTCTGTTATTCTTAGCAGAAATGTTCACAACCCATAAGATGTTGTACTTCTTCTGAAACAATACCTTTGTCTTGAATAGACCAGACAATGCATTATGAACAGTTTCTTCTTCAGTACAATAGAGATCCATAATATATCTAGTATACTTACTCTTTTCCTTAAGAGTTGATAACTTAGCTAATGTACTTGATAATGTTGCTGTATATGTCATGTCATTTTATTTTTGTTCGAATAAAATATAGAATAAAACAAATAAATTTCAAAATTTTATTCATCTTCATTCCAAGAAATTTCTGTTGTATGATAATGTTCTCTCTGTCCAGAATAAGGGTCCCATTCAGAATCAACTTCAACATTCAAATTCTTCATTACATCAGTTTTGATAGTATCTTTTACATACTTTGCAACTGCCTTTCCCAAGATATAAGAAGGATCATTATTAACATTGAATTTATCATTTTCAATAGTTTTATTCAATGATTCATTTCTTGCCTTCAAATCCATTACTTCGGCTCTCAATCTTTCAATTTCTCGTTGCATATCAAGAACATCATTTGATAAAGAATCAACATGATTTTTCTTTATCATCTTTACTAATTCGTCAAATCTATAATTTGTTTTCATATATATGTTATAATTTAATACAAATATTTTCTACAGGATATCCAAATTTTTCTGCAAGAGCTTCTTTAGCTTGCATAAGTGTAAATTCAAACCTGTTAGTTGTCTTCTTTTCTTCTTTCTGAACTACTAATTTCTTGTACTCTTCATGTCTATATCTGTTTATATATTCATAAGAAGTAGAAGCATGTACATTAACAGGAAGAGCAAAGTTACCCATTATATCTTCAAATTCATATTCTTTGAATTCTACATCATAAGGAGCATAAGTATATGCATGATCACGATTTCTAAGAAAATACTTGTTGTTGACTTTTACAACAACATAAGGACAGATGTAGTTACATGCTATTTCATTATTTTCTGTAAGATGAATTTCTGTGACCCAAATAACTTGAGATAATGTATAGTAAAAACTCAATGTTTCTCTATCTATGAGGTTCAAATCAATACCTTCTACTTGATTAAATTTAACCATGTCCATCATTGGAGCATCATCATAAATCTTATTTGTATTCATATTTATAATTTTAATATTTATTTTATTCGGATAAAATATAGAATAAACAAAATAAATTTCAAAATAAATTCAAATAAAATGTTTTGAAATTGCAATTATTTGTTTTCTATTTTAATTTAGTATAAACATTATTTTATGGAAGAAAAGGATACTTTAGTGATAGGTGATTTCCATTTTGGAACAAAGACAAATTCTGTACAATGGCTTGAAGAAATGGAAAATTATTTTGTAGAAATTGAGAGTTTGATAGAGGCAGCAGGTGTACAGAAAGTAATTTTCTTAGGTGACTTATTTGATGTAAGATATTCTATAAATACTTTGGTTGGAATCAAGGTGAAAGATATGGTTAGAGAAATGATAGAAAGAAACCCAGTAAAGAGTTTCAATTTTCTTGCTGGTAATCATGACTATTATTCTCCTAAGAAAGAAGATATGCATTACAATGCTTATGAAATGGTTTTTGGTTCTGAATTCATGAATGAACATGGCAATGTACACTTCTATACAGAAACCCCATATCTTGATGAAGATGGTGACTTATACTTGCCTTGGTTCTTTACAGAAGATCAAGATTTATTTTATAAAACAATTAGACATTTTAAAAGAGAATATATAAAGAGAATATTCTGTCATTCTGATTTATGCACTTGGGATATAGATATGATAAAGAATATGAATGGAAATCCAGTATATAGTGGACACATTCATACACCTTGGACTGATGAAGAACATAAGTTATATAACCTTGGTGCAGCGTTACCATTGAACTTCAATGATGTAAATGACAAGAGATATGTATATTTGCTACGAGGTGCAGAAATAGTACGTAAGTTTGAAAATGAAGAAACCTATCAGTTCTACAGATATTTTAATGAAGAAATATTCAATCTTACCAAATTTGACAATTGCTTTGTTCAACTATACATTGATAAAGACTTAATCAATAAAGCAAAATATATTGAGAAAGTAAAAGAACTGAAACTTAATAATCCTGGAATATCTATAAGGGTAGTAGCAATAGATAAGACAATGATAAATGATGATGAAGTTGGAATTGATATGAACCAAGATATAAAGAAATATATTGACAGCAACATTCCAAAGAATCTATATAGTAAGTATGAAACAATTAAAGAAAAGATAGAAGAAAGAGAGAAATGAAAATAAATAAGATTAAGATAACAAACTTCAAATCAATTTATGGTACACAAGAATTTGACTTTAATGAGTTGAATGGCATGATAAAGCTATCTGGACCTATTGGGAGTGGTAAAACCAGCCTGCTGGAAGCTATTCTGTTTGGTCTTTATGGTACCATAAAAGATCATAAGAATCCAAATTTGATTGCTTGGAATACTAAAGACTATAAAGTTGAATTATGGCTTACTTCTGGAAAGCATGATATTTATATTTCTAGATCTTGCTATTCTGAAATGGTAGCAAAAATAGATGGAAAGGATTTGCAAGCACCATCTAAGAATGATTATCAGAAAATTCTAGAAGAATATTATGATGTACCAAGAATTGCAATAGAAAGAATGTGCATCATATCATTCAACCAATTTATGTCATTAGCAAGTATGAACCCATTTCAGACAAAATGTTTTCTTGATGATGTATTTGGGTTCAAGACTTTTACTACTTATAATGATGAAGTAGTAGAAGAAAAAAGAGATGTAGTAAAGAGAGGAACTGAATTGCAAGCATTGATACAAGAAACTTCTAATCAAATAGAATCTTTAAAAAAGAAGAAAGAAAATCAGCAACAGAAACTTGCTACATCAATAGATATAACAGGATTGGACAAGCGAAGAAATGATTTGATTGAACAAGGAAAATCTGTTAAGCAAGAACATAAGCAAAAAGTTGATACCATAGTAGAACAGAGAAGAGAATTAGAAAAAAAGAAATCTGAATTTGTTGATAAGAGAACTGAAGCGGCTACTTTAGGTAAGCAACAAAAACAGATGTATGAGAAATTCAAATCAGGCAAATGTCCTACATGCGGGCATGATATTGAGAAATCAAAAATAGATGAATATCTCAATAAAATGAATGATTATGCTAAAGTTTGGCATGATTGGAATGATAAGATAGAAGAAGTATCTAAAGAAATTCTATCCATAAATGATAAGATAGATGTAGTAAACAAGAAATATGATACATTGATTTCTGATATCAAATCTGAAATTCATTCTATTGATACTAAAGTATCAACTTACAATTCTAATCTTAAGTTAATGAAAGACAATTTTGATAACTTGATATCAGAAGCTAAAGATAAATTAGAAAGGTTGCAACAAGAATCTTTAGATAATGAATTAGAACAAGGTGAGTGGAATGATTTGTCAGAATTATTCACTAAGTCATTACGATACAAGTTGCTTGATTCTATGATACCACATATCAATAATTCAATATCTAAGTATCTCAATAAGCTTGAACAAAACTATTCTGTCAAGTTTGACCAAGAATTCAAGTGTCATATATTCATAGACAATAATGAAAAAGAAATTTCATATAAAGACTTATCAACTGGACAGAAGAAGACCTTAGATATTTGTATTATTTTTGGAATTCTTCAGAATGTCATTGCTAATGTCAATTTTAATATAATAGGACTTGATGAACTTTTTTCGAACATGGATGACAACATGAAAGATATGATGTTGGAAATGCTTCAAACTTCTATGGCAAACAACAGAACTATCATAATTATAAATCATGGTCCTATGCCAGATGATAGGTTTGACCACAAGATAAGAGTAAGTGTAAAGAATAAGAAAATCAATAAAGAAAACATAAAGAAAAGCTTATGTTCAGGTCAAGTAATAGTACATGCATCTGAATATGAACAAATCTTTTAACTAAAACAAATAACTTTATTTTTTAAGTGAGGAAATAAAAATCAAATTTGATTAATAAATATGGCAATACGTAGAAAGCAAACACAAGAAGAAACAGAACAAACATTAGCTGCTCAAATTGGAGATCTTGGTAATGATTTGAATATGGAAGCAGATGGTGGAGTACAGCAAGAAGTATATGATGATGTAGCTGAAGAAGCTCCTTATACTAATATGGCTAGTCAAATGATAGGAAAGAAGCTGAACCGACTTCCTGGAGCTATGTCAAATGAAGAGAGAGAACGTGATAAAGAATTCATCAAATCACAGAATCTTTCAAGAATTGGACAGAAAATTGGAGAAACAACAAGAGTTCGTGAAGGATGGTTACCAGTAGATAGAACATTGTTAGGTGAACGTGATATTTTCTATCCATCAGATTGGTCATTCTATATTCGTCCAGCAACTGTAGAAGCTATTCGTAATTGGTCTATGATTGATGATCAGAATGGTAATTCTATTGATGAAGTATTTAACGAAGTATTGAAGACTTGTTTGCAGATTAAGGATAGTACAGATCGCCCTATTCCTTGGCACAACATCTGCTCTTGGGACAGATTCTTCTTCTTACTTCTTATAAGAGAATATACATTCCAGGATGGTGAGTCAAATATTTCATATTATGAGGATTGTCCAGAATGTGAAACTCCAGTGGAATTCAATTTGACTTCTAATGCATTGATGTATGATATGCCAGATGAAGAAGTAATTTCTTACTACGACCAGACTTCTCGTACTTGGGCAATTGATCCATCAGAATATGAAGTAGAAGGTGACCCTATTACTTTATATGTACCAACTTTGGAAAAGGATGCAAACATCAAGGCTTGGATGATCCGTAAGCTTCAAGAAAACAGAAATACAAAGATAGATCCTGTATTTATCCGTTTTGTTTCTTGGATGACACCTAAAATTTCTAAGGATGATGAAATAAGTAAGAGACAAATGAAACAGCTTAAGATGGCATTTGATTCTCTTTCTATTGACCAGTTTGAATTTATGGATGAAGTTCTTAAGAACATTATTGTTACTCCTAAGACTAAATTGATTGCTAAATGTCCAAGTTGTGGAGAGGAGGTAACTTCAGATATCAGATTTCCCAATGGAGTCAGCGGTTTATTCCATATACAAAGTAAGCGTCGTAAATTCGGTAAGAAATAGTTTATTTATTTGTAGAGAATATCACATACAACCTAGTGAGATACTTAGAATGCCTTACTGGATATATGAAGAGTATCTAGCTAACATAAAAGATATTCAAAAGAAAGAAGAAAAAGAACAAAAAGATCAGGATAAGAGATACAATAGCATGATGCCTAAAATGCCTAGCATGCCTAAGATGTCAGCACCAGCTATGCCTAAAATTTCTATTCCTAAATTCTGAAGAAATGGGTGAACTCAAGTTCACCCATTCTTTGTACTGTTCTTTTTTATTTTTATCTATTATTAATTAAATGTAATTTGATAGAGGCTTTTTACTTACTTCTGTTATTTTTAAAAAGTAACATTAACCTAATTTAATATATAGGTCAAAATTTATCCTATCAAATACGAAATGGCAAAGAAATGTCTAGTATATGAGACACTTGGCAACATAACTGCAATGAAGGTTAAGGAGTCTCTTGGCAATAATGAAATTCGCCTTTCTGGTGTATTCGGTGTTTGTGGTATTAAGAATGGCAACAATCGAATCTACAGTAAAGAGAATTACGGCCAGATGGTGGAAAGTTTGCAAAAGACAATAGCAACAGAAGGTTGTCTTGGTGAGCTTGAACATCCAAATTCAATGAATATTAATCTCAATAATGTTTCACACAAAATTGAAAGTGTTCAAATGCATGAAGATGGTACCATAACAGGTACTGTTGTATTGCTTGATACTGAGAAGGGTCGTAATGCTAAAGCTATTGTAGAAGCTGGTGTACCTTTGTATATCAGTTCTCGTGCACTTGGTTCTATCGATGAATCTGGTAATGTAACACTTACCATGCTTAAGACTTATGACTTGGTTGGTACACCTGGTTTCTCACAAGCAAGTTTACATCTGGATGAAAATCAGAAGTTTGAATCATTGAATGAATCTATGTGTGCAGTAATTCTTGAAGGTGAAGATGACAATAATGATGATCTAAATAAAGACAAAGATAAAGACAAAGATAAAGACAAAGATAAAACAAATATGAAAGACTTGAAAGAAGCAGTTGATAAGCTTAGTGAAAAGGTAGAAAGTCTCGAGGCTGAACTCCATGTAGCTAAGGAATCTATCGATGAAAAGGATGAGCAAATCCAAGCTCTTACTGAACAAGTTTCTGAATTCAAGCCTACTAACTATGATGCTATTGAATCTTGGATTAAGGAAGAATTCAAACCTGAATTCAGCCGAGAAATGGCAAATGGTGTACAGAAATGGGTAAGTGAAGAGTTTGCTCCAGTTGTTCAGAATTGGGTATGTGAACAGTTTGCTCCTGAAGTACAGAAGTGGGTAGTAGAGCAGTATTCACCAGAAGTTCAGAAATGGATAGTAGAGAATTATTCACCTGAAGTTCAGAAGTGGATTGTTGAAAATTATTCATCTGAAATTCAGAATTGGATTGTAGAGCAGTACTCTCCTGAAGTTCAGAATTGGATTGTTGAAAATTACTCTGATGAATTACAGAATTGGATTACTGAGCAATTTGGTAAGGAATTGACTAACAAGATTAATGAGAATGTTTCTGAATATCTCGAATCTAAGTCTAATGACAAGTTCGAGAATATCGATAGAATGCTTGAGATGCTTGAAAGTGGTCAAGGTTCTAAAGAAAATGAGATTCAGATGTTGAAGGAACAGCAAGAGAAGAATCTTGGTAAGTATGCAAATTGCTATGCTATTGTAAACATGCCAAATGAGTATCGCCCAATGTTTGAAGGTTTGAGTGAACAAAAGAAGGATGAGATAGCTCTACAGTCTCGTGCTTATGACTTTACTAAGACTGGTGTAATGGAAAGCTTCTGGGCTGGTATTGACTTCAATGAGAAGCCTGTACAGAATATCAATGAAAACCATAATCAAAATCCAGTAGATAGCTATATGGCTAGTATCGCTGCTCAGATGATGGCTTTACGTTAAATGTCTAAAAAGTGGAGGAACAATTTATTTTTACTAAATTCTAAAAGAAAAAGAATTATAACAAAATCATATTTCTAGTAATAAACATGTTGATTACAGAAAATCAGAACAAAGCAATGTGGACTAAGATGCTTACTGAGCAGTTCCATGTTGAAGATAATGAAAAGTTGAATTGGGTATCTGATTATGCCCAAACACATGCAATGTTTGAAGCTAACCTTGGTGCTCATGCAGTAGCAACACCAGCAGGTGTTACACCTGTAACAGTTCCAGCTGGTGCTCCTGGTGGTGGTCCTGGTGTTGGTCCTATGTATGCTACTCCAGCTAATACTCTTGGTATGGGTAACATTGCCGCTCCTAGTGGTCCTCACGGTGCTGATGGTCGTGGTAGCTCTACAGCTGGTATCAATCCAGGTGCATTCTTCAATCAGACTCCTGGTAGTGGTGATATTCCAGTTTCTACACTTCCTATGGCTTTGAACGTAGCTTTGACGACTATTGGTCTTGAGCTTGTTCCAACTATTCCTACTAAGGGTCCTTGGGCTCTCTTGAGTTATATGGACTTCCCTTATGCTGGTGGTAAGATGGGTCGTAGAAATGAAATCGCTGGTCTTGATGGTGTTGGTGCTGGTCGTGAGAACAAGCCAATGTACTTCAAGGTATTGCTCCCTGGTACTGCAATTGCTAAGCTTCGTGCTCTTGGTACTTTGGTTGAAGATGTAAAGGTTGATTTCGAAACATCTACTGGTAAGGTACAGACATTGTTCAAGGCATTTGGTCGTATGGACGGTGGTCTTCTTGTACAGGTTATTAATTCAAGAAATGTCACTGATGATAAGGATATCTCTATCAATGAGGCATTCTCCGGTGATACATTCAAGATGACTATTGGTGGTAAAGAAGTAACTAATTTAGAAGATGCAGAAAAGGCTGCTGTACAGGTTGACTTCGCTCAGACAATGGTTGATTTCATCGATGGTTTTGCTAACTTCGCTACTGGTAGAAAGGAACCTATGACACGTGCTGAGAATGAAACTGGTACTGGTAACACTATCGGTCTTCGTCTATTCTCTAAGTGGATTACAGTAGGTAGTTATGAAGTAACAGGTGCTGTAACTCGTCAGCAACTTCAGGATCTTCCATTGTACGGTGTCAACGCTGTTTCTAAGATTATGGAAGCAATGCAGAATGAAATCACCCAGTCTATCAACGCTCGTATTCTTGAGCATGTATTCCGTCTTGGTGTTACTAACGCATTGAATTTGAAGAACTATCAAGGTGTTGACTTGAACCTCTACATGGGTACAGCTGATAAGGACTTCGCTCAGCTTCCTATGAATATCAAGGAATACAAAGATATCTTCGGTAACGATCTTCGTGCTACTTGGGGTACTATTAAGAATTCAGAAGTAAATACTTCTGCCGAGAATCTTCATACTCGTCAACGTCGTATTGCTTCTCGTGTACTTGCAGCATCTAACCTCATCCAGGTAACTAACAGACGTGGTCCAGCTACTTGGGTTGTTACAAATACTCAGGTTGTTACAGCACTTCAAGATTGTGCTCAGTATGTAGTTGCTCCAATGCAGAATACATTCACACAGTCTGTAACTGCTAACCTCTACAAAGCTGGTACTATTGCAGGTCTTCAGGTTTATGTAGATCCTTACATGGATTGGGCTGATACTCGTATTTGTGTTGGTCGTAAGGGTTCTGGTAACGAACCAGGTGTAGTATTTATGCCTTATATCCTTGCGGATCAAATGCAGCTCATTGCGGAAGGCACGATGGCTCCTAAGATGCTTGTAAATAGCCGTTACGCTATTGCTGATATCGGTTTCTTTCCAGAAAAAAGTTATTACACATTCACTGTTTCTTCAGACTTCGGTTTGCTCTAATAGTAAATGTAAACATAGAAAAGAGAGATTCTTTAAGGAATCTCTCTTTTTGTATTTATATCCTATAAAATATTAATAGTCAAATATTAAAAATAATTCAAATTTATATTTGACTACATGTGATTTACATAAATTATTTTTAATCAACAAATTGATAAATTTGACAAATACATTTTAAGTAAAATATAAACATGGCAATCCCAGTATATTTACAGAACTTTAAGCATGCTGGCCTGTATCGTGTAGTCTTTGATAAGTCAACCGTATTGAGCCAGGATACAAATGTTCTTCGTTTACTTGTTGGATATTCTGATAAGGGCCCATTCAACATTCCTACTTATATCCAAAGTGCTGCTGATTTTATCGCTATGTACGGTAATATCAACAAGACACAAGAGCGTCGTGGTAATTTCTTCCATCGTACTGCTTTACAGATGTTGAGTGTATCTCCTATTCTTTGTTTGAACTTGAAGAAGTTTGATACAGAAAATGTTACAGGTGCTCAAATCAACACTAACTTCAATGCTAAGGATACTATTGATACTGTACAGATTCCAGTAGCAGATGTTTACGATACTACTCGTTTCTGGTCATTGGATCCAGAAAAGCTTAATGAAGTACGTGGATCAGAATATATCAATATCGCTACTACTGATGTAAAAGCTAATTCTGGTACTTTCTTCATTCGTAAGGCTTCTGGTAGCAAAGTAAGTTCTTACAATGTTACAGTAAGTGATTGGTATAAGGATGCAGGTGAAGCTGTTCCTGAATTCCTTGAAGGTTATGAAAATGAACTTATGTCAGCATTCTTTGCTGAAGTTTATGTATTCAGTGGTAAGTTTACGGCTGATCAAGTTCTTGCTTCTGAAACTTTAAAGAATTACTTTATTGTAGATAAGAACGGTAAATTGAAGCTTCGTCAATATGTAAAGGACAGCTTTGGTGACTATAACGATACTCTTGACTATCTCTTTGAAGATGAGACAAGTGGTGCTATTGGTCATTATGTTGGTTGTTTGATCCCATATTTCAAGGATAAGAATGGCAACTATGCTTCTCTTGATATCATATTCAATCTTGATTCTGATGCACACCACATGATGATGAGCTTCAATGAAGATATGCTTTATGAATATGGTACTGCTAACATCGACATGTCAGGTGCTCGTTGGATCTCTACTTCAGATTCTACTCCTTATGACAATACCCATGTAGAAATCGATGGCTCTGATGTTGGTCATAATCGCTCTAAGATTTACAAACAGTATGGTACTAGCATTGTTTGTATTGACAGACTTTGGAAGGGTACTGCTTTAACATCACTCCTTGGTAATGTTGGTGCTCCAGTTGTTTCTGCTAAGACACATTTCCGTACAAACATCTGGTCAGATGAAGATACTATCAAGCATCCTCTTTCTTGGGAAAATGTAAAGAAGATAAGTGGTAACATGTATGTTCAGTCTTGGACTGATACTGCTATTACTTTAGGAGCTGTTGGTTCAACTAAGCATATCACTATCGACTTGCTTATGATTGACAAACCAAATGTAAACTATATTCTTTACGAACTTGGTGCTGCTTACAAGAAGACAGTTGGTGGTGTAACTTCGTATGTTCCATTTGAATCAGGTCTTGGTACAGTTTACAAATCAGCTGATGCTTATGACAAACCAGAGAATATCAATGGTCCTAAGAAGGTAATTACTTCACTTTCTAGAGATTTAGATAGTGCAGATGATGCTATGGTAATCTTGAGTTCTGAAGTTGTTAAGTGCAACATCGAAGATGTTTACATTACTACAAAGACAGAATACCTTAATCCTGATACCTTAATTGATACAAATAATAAGTATGCTTCTTGGAATGTATATGGTCCATCTGTTACATTCATCCCATTGAATGAAAACTGGACACTTACAGCTGATGTATATGATGAAACAGACGAAGATGCAGTACATACTTATCATTTGACAGCTCCTGCTACAGCTGATACTACTATTCTTGCTATGCTTCAGAAGGGTGATCAGTTCTTAGCTGTAGATGGTAAGATCGATATGGATGGTGATGGTGACTATAAAGATGAAGTAATTAATGGTTATTATGACCTTTGCTATGTTCAGGAAACAGAAACTATTACAGATGAATATGGTAATCCAAAAGAGTATTCTATCAAGTTCACTGGTAATATTGCTACTTATGAAGGTGCTAGTAAGTCAGATAAAGATGTAACTATTTCCAATGGTGAATACAAATTACTTGATGAAACAGAAAAGGCAAAGTATTCTCCTAAGAACTGGGCAGTTACTTACAATCATGTTGGTCCTAGAACTTTGACTGCTGAAGCTTATGATGCTGCTAAAAATAAAGAAGGATTCAATCCATCAGGTATAGTATTCTCTAAGCAAGTTACACCAGTAGAATATATGATGTTGAATGCTGCTGCACGTAACATGTGTACTAAGAATTATCATTATCATAAGATTGCAACAGCAGATCAAAATACTGATAATATAACAGATGCACAATATAAAGTACTTCCTGAAGGTGAAAAGAAAGATTATAAGTATGTAGAACTTGATACTTATACATTTATTTATGATGATATCAAACAGTTACATGCATCAGAAGATGGCCTTAAGAGACCTATTAAAGTAACAACCTCTGATGGAACATTATATATTGATGCAACTTCTAATCCTGATTTGAAGGTAGATGAAAGCGGCACGATTACTGCAAATACTGTTTCTTTGAAACATGATGGTACTGATAAAATCGGTTATTATGTAGCAATGTATACAAATCCTGCATTTAATTATGGTCAGGAGGTAATCATGCTTACAGATGCAGAATATCAAAAGATCAAGCCAATTTCTGTAGAGAAATATAATGGTCTTTCTACTTCAGATAAAACTGCTTATAATGCTGATGCAGCTGCAGAATATATAGAAAATGGTGCAACAAAGACAGGTCATTATTTGATTGGCTATGATGATTTAGTAGCTAATACTAATGAGTGGATCAAGAAAGCTGCACAGAATGCAACAACTTATGGTAAGTATCTTGTTCGTATTGAAAATGGTTTGAACCAAGAGATTGGTACTATGGAACCTGTATACTTGAAGGGTTATACTTACGAACATCCAAAACCAGATGGAGTTGGACAACGTGCTAAGCTTGAATGGCAGAACTTCCAATTGTCGGCATTGACTGAATATAAAGGTCTTCGTACAGGTCTTTTGAATAAGTCAGAAATCGATTTCAGATATGTTATCGATGGTTTTGAAACTTATGTTGATGCTGGTGCTAAGAAGGTACTTTCTTATCTTGCTAAGCAGAAGCAAAATGCATTCGCTATCTTGAACTTCCCTTCTGTTAAGACATTTGTCAAGTGCCCATACAGTTCATTTACTGATGCTAAGGGAGTATTCAATGTACAATATGTAGTTGATGGATTCAATAAGAAGAAAGCTCATACAACAGCATTCTCTCTTCCATCAAATGATGAAGGTGCTAGCTTTGCAGCTTTCTATACTCCATTGAAGCTTTCTGATGGTACTATTGATTCTGTTGTTCCATCTGCAGGTCTTGTATCTAACTTATTCATGGAGAAGTACAATTCACGTCTTCCTTATGAAATTGTAGCTGGTCCTAACTATGGTGCAATGTCAGTATCTGGTCTTGTTGGTCCTGATTACAATTATAGTAGTGATGAACTCAACATAATTGAGCCTTTTGGTGTAAACTGTATGGTATACCGCCCAAGCTTTGGAACATTCATCAATGCTAACCAAACTGCTAAGCAGACACCTAAGTCAGCATTGAGTTCTGTTAACGTTCGTGAGTTGGTTATCTACATAATGGATGAAGTTGAAAAGATTCTTCAGTCTTATCAGTGGGAGTTCAACAACCAGACTGTACGTAATAAGATTAAGGATCGTGCTGATTCTATCTGTGCTAGAGTTCAGGCTAATGGTGGTATTCAAGCTTACTTGAATGTCATGGATGACTCTAACAACACACCTGATATTATTGATAATGAGATGGCTATCTTGTCTACTCATATTGAACCAGGTCGTGGTATGGGTAAGATGGTACATGAGTTGACTCTGTATCGTACAGGTCAGATGAATTCTACTATTCTTGGAGAATAAAATACATTGAGGAAGTCCTTAAGGACTTCCTCATTCTAAGGAAAATAACAAATCTTATATATAAGAAAGTTTTATGCAGAAAATAACAGAAAATAAGCCTAACATTTATTGGGGTGGATCAGTTCCTACAACTACAGGTGATTTTGCTTCTCGCGGCCATGATGGCAAGACACATCTTCCTCATTTGATGAATACTAAGGCTGGTGCTAATCGTCATGATCCAATGAACCGTGCTGTGTTTGAAGTATCATTCACACTTCCTACATATTTGCAAGGTATGTTTGGTGCTGATGCTGCTACCATGACAGAACAAGTTACAGATGTTGCTGGTTTGGACGCATTGCAGAAAACAGTACAAGCTGGTTCACAGAAATTCTTTGGTGTTGATGTGAGCTTCTTGAACCCATCATTGGATAACACTTATGCTGAAATTACAGTAAACTTCAATTTGAACATTCGTTCTAAGTCAGATGCTTGGTTACTCCGTTTATTCAAGGCTTGGGAAAAACTTGGTTATGACCTTGCTGATGGTACTCGTACATTGAAAGCTGACTATATTGCTGATGTAATGAGAATTGCGGAAGCTAATCGCGACGGTACAATTTATCGTGCCTATGTATTCCATGATACAATGATTACAAATGTAACAGGTCTTGATACATTAAACTACACCGATAATGAACCTGCAAAACTGGCTGTCACATTTAGAAGTGACTTCTGGGATGAAGATATGAGTACCGGTGAATCTAGCAACTAGGAAAATCAATCCTGAAACAATAAAAGTGGTCGAGAGATATAATTTATCATCCCGACCATTTTCCGTTTCCTGTGTGACCCAGGCGCCATCCTGGTGAATTATAATTTATTTTAACTTATCATAATTTTTTCTAACAATATTAGAAAATTTAATCAATGCTTCTTTCATTCCTGATTTTGTATCAGATACACCTACCCAATTATCTCCATATAGCTGGTTATTGATTGCTTTATATTCCTTTTCCTTATTTTGATACTCGTAATCTAATGAATTGATACAAAGTAAGCCAAATAATACATTTTTTGCTTTCCAATTATCAATAACCCTAATTAATGATGTTTTACTACTCAGATATAAACTATCTGTAATATTCAAAAAGAATATTTTCTTATTTGTCTGCAATTTCACATCTTTCAATATAGTATCATAAGACTTAGCATCATTTTGACTCATTTGGCATAATCTATTTCCTAATTTATAAGGATTCCTATCTTTAGGTGTAATGTATTTTACAATATTTTCACCATGCCCATAGATATACAAATCAATTCTATCATAATTTTTCATTGCTTCATAAAAAATACAAGCAAGTTTTGATGCAACATTTCTAGCAGAGTATTCATTATTTTGAGGAAAATTCATTGATCCAGATTCATCTATTGATATTACAAATGCATATTTAGGATCTGGACTTTCTGATTTCTTCATAACCTTTCTATGATATACACAGTTTACTCCTTGAATTGCTTGTACAAGATGTGATGATATAAGTTGTCCATTTCTATGAAATTTATCATCTTCTAATTCAATTTTCTTATTGTTAGGAATGATTATTTTCTTAGCAATCTTTATTTCTTCTGTTAGTTTCGAAACCATTTTCTTGTAAGCAACTGCATCAGAACTATTTGGTTTTACCGCACCTATCTCCTTTGTTGCTCCTTTGAACAATTCATTCGGCTTATTATCACATTTACCAAGAGTATCGTTTTCTTGATTTACCGATTCTTTTGCTTTGTTGAATTTTTGGGATATTACATTTTTTGATTTAGTTCTTCCTTCACTTGTATTAGGAGAAAACAATCCATTTTGACCACAATTTTTATCTTGGTTTGGATTACCTTCAGTTGATGAATTTCCTATCATACCAAGATTTGGCTTAGATAATTTTGAATTGAGATCATCTAACTTTACATATTTCTTGATTATTTCTATAGTATCAAGACATGCAACAACAGTATTTTTTGTAGGACTATATTTGAATTGATTTGGATCTTCAATCTTTACAATAACATTTTCATATATCTCATCTAACATTGGGCCAAATTCGTCAATCCATTCTCTAGGAAATCTATTTGAAAGATTTGAATTTCTAACCATATACAATACCATGAATTGCACAATATCTATCTTACTGTTAGAAAGAACAAGCTTCTTTATAGAATTGATGAATTTATCTTCAGAAAAGTAATGTGACAACACATGGTTCAAGAAATACATCCATTGTGGTTTTCTTACACCTAGCATTTCTTCAATACATTCATCTTCATATACATTATGAAGCCAATGGGCAATAGGATATTTTACCATTTTCAAATCATAGTTTTTGAAATCAGTAAAAGCACAATGGCATGCTTCATGACAAGCTAATCCCATTTCAATATCCATGCCATCATAAGCATCTTTATGTTCCTTCATTGGATTCATTCCAACAACAATATGTTTACCATCTGTATATGATGAATCAGAATTTTCTTTAACAACTAACTGTGCGGAATTTTCTGTTACTTGATTAGAAACATAAAGTAAAGCTTGTGACATCAATGCTGCTGATGTCTTATAAGCTTCAATTTCCATTTCTTTATATATGAACTTTGAAGATGGATTTATGCCAAACTTATTGATAGTATAAGTAGGGCGGTTAGAAAACCATTTTGTATGTTTGAGAATATATGCCATAACTTCAATTCTTCTTAAAATTTACATCATGAATATAGAACAAACAAAGGGAATTTCAAACAAAAGTTCAAAATTCCCTTATATTTTATACTTATATTCTATACTTATATTTTACATGCAGCAAATATATCCATCTTCTGGACCAAACCAACAACTAGGACTTTCCCAATCATCTCTTTCATAATCAGAAACTCCTCTAAAGTAATCTGATTCTGCTATTTCTAATTCAGTTTCATTCAACTCATCCTTAAAACCATCAATATTATCTAGACACCATTCAAGATAACCATTCTTGTTTCTTGATGTATTGTAATCATATACTTCTTTTATAGTATATCCTTTAAACTTACCGAAAGTAAGTACTCGTTTAGGTTCATCAAATGGATTGTCACTTATTTCTAACTTAAGATATTTCATAATTTACATAGGTTTAGGATCGTCATCCCAACTCATATTCTGATAAACTGCTGGTAAACATTCTTTATTTACATAAGCACCTCTACCTCTAGTAGAAGACCAATATTTGTTGAATTGTCCATTCCATACATAAGGATGATGCTCTTTACCATAATAGTCTTCTTCCCATTTGGTAGTATCTTCAACAAATACTTTTTCTGTATGACGGTATGGATATCCTTCAAAAACACGATACTCACCATTCTCATTTACAGCAATATATGCTTGGTCATATCTATGTTGTACTACTTTATCATCATCTGATGGTTTGTTCAAATACTTATCAATATCAAATGCATTAGGACAATTGATATTTGAAAGGTATTTAATCAAATTTGGATCAATCTTGATAGTCTTCAAGTTATTGAAGTAATTTTCATTCAATTTGCTTGGTACTCCCATCTGCCATATCTTCAACTTACTAGCACTCTTAAGGAGATATTCATATTCTTCTTCATAACCAGGTGGTAATGTAGCAGCATCCTTATACATTCTAGCTAAGAAATGAAACAATCTGCTTGCAAATGTATAATCAATTACAAAACCATAATTACTGATATATGGACAATGCAATTGCTCTTCTGGTATATTCTTTTCTTTATTGAGCATAGATAATTAAATTAAACAGTTAAATATGCATAATAATCTTTATATAGAGTTCCTACTTCTTTATCAAAAGTATATTCAATCAATTTCTTATGTAAAGTATCAAGCATCTGTACTTCAATACCACCTTTCAATAAGAATATCAATGGTGTAACATCTCTATACTCTTCTCTAAATACTACTCTCTTAATACCAGATTGAATAATGAGCTTTGAACACTGCAAGCAAGGGCTCAATGAAACATAAGCTGTAGCACCTTTACACTTACCTTCAGAACACTTGGCACATTTAGCAATAGCATTAGATTCAGCATGCAATACTTCATCATTTGTTACAAGATTGCCATTTTCATCAAGATGTTCACATTCATTTGGAAATCCCTTTGGCATACCATTATATCCTTGTGCAATAATCTGATCATCAGAACTTACAATAATGCAACCAACCTTACTTCTTGTTGCAAAACTCAAATCCTTCAAACATGAAGCCATATTCATGTAAACTATATCATACTCTAGTCTTCTACTTTCTGTCATTGGATATTAAGTTATTTTAGTTTAACAATTTAACATATAATGATTCTTTTGTTTTCAATACCTTGTTAGGTTCTTTTGTCTTGGACATTTGGCGTCTGAATTTACTAGTTCCGGTATCATTAGTAATTTTTGTCCAACCATTACATTCTGGAAAACCTTCATCTCCTGCAGTACCACCATCAAAACTAACTAGCATATTGCAATCCTTTGATGTTTCATTACACCAATTATAGAATTTTTTAAGGTTAAATTCATCAGAATTATAAATACCAGAAGCATTTTCATTAAGGAACATCTTATAAGGAGGATCCAAATAAATAGTAGAATTCATTGGAATATATAATGAGTCATAAGAAGCATTGTTAAATTGAACATCATATTTCTTAACCAATTCATTACACTTCATAATGATTTCTTTCTTGTTATCTGGGTGCATTCCAGGAACAACAGGCATACAAGCCGCATTGAATCCTTTCTTACCATATCTGACTAGTCCATTAAAATTAAATGCAAGCAATGTCATCAATTCCATTGCACTATCTTCTGTTCCTTTAAGATAATGGGTATTATACTTATCACGAAGTGCATAATAATGCGCATTACGATGATTTACCATTTCACCTTCATTATTATCTGGTTGAAGCTTTCCAAGATATGTATTTCTTTCTTTCCATTCCTTAGTATAGAAGTCAATCAACTTATTTGGATTGTCTTTAATGAGCTTCCACATCATAATTAAGTCAGAATTTGTATCTGAACAAATTACATGTTTGCAATTTGACAATTTTTCTGGATAGTCATTCAATAACTTAATCATTACTGCTCCTGAACCAAGAAAGAGCTCACAATAAGAAGTAATGTTATCTGGCATTTGTTGAATAATTCTGTCTGCTTGTGTACGTTTGCAACCAGTCCATTTGATAGGTGTAAGAATATTATTTTTCATGTTTATATTTTAAATTAATTAATATATATAATCAGTATCTGTTTTAAACATTGAAATAAATGTTTTATATTCACTGAAATTCATTTTTGCTGATTTTTCCCGAGTTGTAAGAATTCCAACATTATCCATAACTGGCCAACATTTTACAATAAACTCTTCATCTTCTTCACGATTAATCATATTGCATTCAACTGTAATATAGAATGCTGGATATTTTAATTCAAGCTTATTGTTTACCATATCCAAATCTTGAACGTATACAGGTAATGATGAATAATTAGGAAGAACATTAGGATCATCTCTCGTCAATTTCTTCAGATAGTCACTATATCCAACAATATAGAATGCCGTAGTAAAAACTGAAGCTTCTTTACTGATATCAAAATTAAAATAATTAGTCATAGTATATGTTTATTTATTATTGAATTTTCTTTTTCTTGGTGTCTTTTCTGGACAATTCTCTGTAAAGATACAACCTTTATCTGTGTCTTCTATTGCAAGTCGTGTTACAAACTTACCAGAAGGATATTCAAAGATATCATAATTATCAAGCCACATATAAGACCATCTTTTCAAATTATATTTAATGAATTCCTTACATTCATCAATATCCATAAATTTGATATCTGAATATTTTCTACTGTTCTTATATATTACAAATCTTGCTATAATTATATTATTTTGTTCAGATATAAGATAGTATCAATTATAAAAATTTCAAAACAAATTTAAAAAATTTTCTATAAAATAATGAACATCTCTTTCAGTTCTGTTCAAGAACTAAAGTTAATGAACATCTCTTTCAGTTCTGTTCAAGAACTAAAGTTAATGAACATCTCTTTCAGTTCTGTTCAAGAACTAAAGTTAATGAACATCTCTTTCAGTTCTGTTCAAGAACTAAAGTTAATGAACATCTCTTTCAGTTCTGTTCAAGAACTAAAGTTAATGAACATCTCTTTCAGTTCTGTTCAAGAACTAAAGTTATGCACATAGGGAGCGGAAAATTTTCTCAGGTTATTAATTATACTCCTAAGTATTCTTCCGCTCCCTGTGTGACCCAGGCACATTCCTGGAGAATCCTACAGTTTTATTTTATTTCATATCATTTAATAAGGATTTTTTCAGATTAATTAAATCATCTATATACATTTGCTTTTCCGTTGTATTCTTTATATATTCAAGATGCTTCTTTATCTCTTCATTCTGCTTCAAAAGTTCATCTCTTTCTTCTATAGTTACTTTTGACATAGGTGTTGCAAGCAATGCCATTGGCAAGTGTTGTGCATCCATATCAGGTTTGATATCCACTTTACTTCTGTTACGAATCTTAAGCTTACCTTTACATACAAGTTCAATGAACTTTACTAATTCTGAATTGTTCTTGTATTTCTCTTCAAGTATCTTTACAAGCTTCTTCTTTCTCTCAACATAAACAGTCAATCTCCAATTTACAAAATATTTGATAACCTCATATCTGTCTTTGAAATATTTAAGCTTGCCATTCTCATCAAGTAACCAAAGCAAATCATCTGGAAGTTTCTTAATGAGCTTAAACTTATTAGCTAATCTCTTACCTGACCTATCTGATTTGATTTCTTTTGCAAGTTGACCTTTGAAGAATTGTACTTCATAATGCACATTACCATCCTCTGACAAATCTTTATAGTCTTTGATTTCTTGTTTGTCACAAAGTCTATTCAACAGTTTTTCAAATTCAACATAAGTAGTATCAGATGGCAAATTCGTGATTGCCATCAAATCTTTTGCTTGATTTGTCTTCCATTCTCCATAGCAATACCATTGACCAGATTCTAACTTCCAATTATCTTGTGGAATATCTCTCAAATAAGGTCTTACAACAGTCTTAAACTGTTCTATACCTTTCTTACTTTTGAGAATCTCTAAACAACAATCAAGTACATCTACTGGATTCCAAGCATTGCTATGGAAAGAATATCCATTAGCAATACCCATAGTTGTATTAGAAAGAACTGTAGGTACAATAGGAAGGTAATGTTCTGGCTCAACATAATCACCTTCTTCAAATACATATTTCAACAGATCATAATCTGCCTTGTATACTAAGTCTGCATACTTTGACTTTCTGATATATAGGTATCGAGGTGCTCCAGCTTCTGGACTTCTAAGATATCCTCCTTGTCCTTCAATTTCTAGTGGATTGTAAAAATTATAAAAAGCTTTAGCCAATGTACATGTGGTACCAACAAGAGATGCATCACCATGTGCATAGAGAGATATCTTCATTGTGTCACCAACAAGAGCAAGCAACTTCGATGTTGATCCATTTTTCAATGAACCTTCAAACATTGCATGTACGATCTTTCTTGCACCTGGCTTAAACCCATCGCATATAGAGGGGATCGCACGATCTCCAACTGTTGCAAGTGAATAATTCAAATATTCTATATTGAGAAAGTCTGTAATTGACTTGTTGATATCTTTCTTGACAACTACTTTATTTTCTGATTTCTTTACCATATCATTTAAACTAAATCTCCCATCATTTCTTTTCGATCATTACTATTCTTACCAAACCATTTCTTGAACATTGACTTTGTCAAATCATCAATCTTGAAATGCATGAAGATAGGGTTTCTCATTGACTCCTTTGTTTCAGATGCATCAAGACCAGAAAGACCTTTGACATACTTAATCATATATCCTTTAAGCTTTCTTGCATCTTTATCAAATTCTTCTTGACTATAATACTTCTTTACTTCTTTACCCTTCTTTGCAATAATGATAGGAGTAATGCTTCTGCATACTATACCCTTCTCAAAAAGAATTGGCCATCTAGAAAAAAGAAGAAGCAACAATGCCGCAATCTTATCCCCATCAATATCAGCATCGGTAGATATTACAATCTTATCAAATTTCAAATCATTGATATTGAAGTCATCACCAAACTTAAGACCCAAAATAGTAATTATATCATTGAATACATCATTCTTCATAATCTGCAATGGTGACATATCTAGTGAATTAGGTGGTACACCTCTCATTACATAACCAGCTTGAGTTTCTGGATCTCTACCAATACGAAGACCTCTTGCAGCAGAATCACCTTCATAAATCCAAAGCTGCTTACCTTGCTTCTTTTTTGATGAACAAGTCACATACTTATCTGAACGGCGAAGACCTTTGCTTGCTTCTTTATTGAGCTTACGAAGAGTACGTTGATCTTCTGCTTCACATTTCTTCTTATACCAATCTCTTACATTATCTATGATTTCAGACTTTACAACAGAATCAAGAAACTTGTTTGGAAGTTCAAACTTCACATTTTCATCTTTATAGAATTTCTCTACAGGTGTAGTCAAACATTCCTTAGTCTGAGAATCATAAGATGGATTAGAAATAGTCAAGTCACAGAACATGCTATAGTTGCCATCAACTTGTCGTGGAAGCAAATCAATCTTATCTTTCTTCTTAAGAAAATCACATACTGTAGTATTGATGATTTGATGCAATGCCTTAACATGAGTACCTTTATTGCAAATACCTCCATTGACGAATCCAATATTGATAGCACCATCAGGATATACATATACATGCTTATGTTCATCTTTCATCTCTATACAATCCTTTAAAGTAACATAGTTTCTGTACAGGTCAATATAGTCTTTGAAATTGTCATATCTGTACTCACCACATAGATCTTCATCTTTATATGTTACCTTCAATCCAGGATTAGCAGCTGCTGCATTTATACAACGTGTCAATATGATATCCTTGAATGTTCTGTCAAGTTTATCTATGCCTTCAAATCTAGAAAAGTCGAGATGAAATGTGATCCTAGTTCCATGATTTTTCTTAGAAGATTTTTCTATCTCCTCATCATAGAATTCTGACATGTTGTTTTTCCAGTTACCAACCCATCGCTTCTTTCCATCATCTGTCATTACACCAAAATAAGATGAAAAAATATTTGTAAGACTGGAACCCACTCCGTTAGTACCAAGGCCTGATCTATCTTCATCATCATTGTAGTTTGATGATGTTCTCATTCTTCCAAAGATGAGTTGAGGTACCATAATACCAGCTTCTTTATGCTTGACAACAGGAATTCCACCATTATCTTCTATTACTATAGTATTGTCTTTCATTACAGTAACAGAAATTTGTGTCAACCCAATATTGTCTGGTCTACGATATTCATCGGTAGAATTTGATATAATTTCATCTATCAATTTCAATATAGCTGGAACATATTCTACTTCTTTTTGTACCATCATCTGCTCTTTATAATCAAAAACAAACTGGGTAGAAAGTTCTGGTTTTACTGAACCAACATACATACCTGGACGAAGTAGTACATGCTCTTGTTCTGATAACTCTTTATATTTTTGCTCTATTGTCTTTGCCATATAATTTACAACACATTAAGATAAGCATCATTTAACGTAAGCCATTCTTTCTTACCATCTTTATTGATAATTCTCAATTCACATTTATATACTGGATATTTGACATTCTTAGGTGCTACCAATGTTACTCTTGAATTCAACACTTTGCCAATATGTTCTACTCGTTCAATACTAGCACCAAATCCTCTTGGAGATGGTACTACTTCCGGAACTTTAATAGAAACATTCTGATCTATCATTGCATCAAGTTCATTCTTTAACCAATCATGAAAATGCTCCATTTCTGATATCTTAAACATTTATTTTTCCTTTCTTATATAATCTGTTTATTGTATTGTTTACATAATTGTAATTCTTCTTAAATTCATCTGTCATGAATTCCCAACTCCAAAGATAGAGCTGTTCTGGTTCTCCATTCTCTTTTATTTCGAAGAATTTCATATTGTGTGGTGTACAACTTGCAATAAGTTCATCACCTTTCTTACCTGCCAATACTTCAACAAGGCATAGGATATTTCTATGTACAGTATTGTCTTTCTCATTAAGAATATAGCTTACTGTATACATAGTACCTCCAAATACTGCATGTACATCTGATTTGATAACTGATTGCAAATTTCTACTTACTCTTTTCATATTCTAAGAATTTTAATATTTTACTTTCATAATATAGATAAATTATATAGAATTTCAAAAATATCATAAACAAATAAAAGGTACCCTAATATATAGAGTACCTTTTGTATTTATTATGATTTACTATTCTCTTCCTCTTCTCTTATCTTTATAAGTCTATCAATTTCCATCATCAACTTACCCTGTGCTTCCCAATTCAAATATTTGTAATGGTCTCGACGCTCTTTTTGAATTCTTTGCATTTTCGGGAACATATATTCCTTGTCATTTTTGTATACAGTTCCTTGTAATGACACAAAATAATTAGGGTCTTTTCTGAACTTATCAAGCTCTTCTTCAGTCCATGGAATTTCTGTATATCTTCCAAAACTGTCTGGGCCTACTTTATTTGTAACAATGGATTCCATTGATATGTTGCAAGTTCTAACTACTGATGGATAAAGTGATGCAAAATCATCACATACACTATATTCCCAACGTCCTGGAACACATCCACAAAAAGCACCTTCATAATTTACTTTTGTTCTTTCAACGGCCTCATAATCCCATACTACATGTCGATCTTCATCATAGAAACATCTGAACAAATTTGCTGTTGTCAAAGCCACCTGACCCAATGCTTTCTGAGCTGGAATTCCTGTTACTGTTGCCATAGAACATGGACTTTCAATACATTTGAAACGATAATGAATCAAAGCATTCAAGCAAGAGTCGATAGCATTATAGTAAACAAACAATGGGAAATCTTTTTCATAACATTCCTTCATTGTTCCTTCATATTTTACTTTATGAGCATTAACTCCATGACTACCAACCCAATCTAATGAATATGATTCATAAGGTCTCATTGAATACTCATAAGATTTGATGAGCTCCATATAATCCCATATCATGCAACCTTGTGGTGCTGGTATACTATATTTTGTACCATCCATCTCTGACCAAGAAATTTTATTGATTTCTCCAACAACACTGGCGGATCTCATCAATTGCATTGCTTTAAACTTTCCAAACAACTTTACTGTTCTATTCCAAATATAATTCCAGTCAAATCGATAATAGTTCCATCCAGCAAGACATCCTATCTTTGGCATTATTCTAGTAAACCAATGCTCAATCATTGATTCCTCTGTTTCAAAATATTGATAATATACTTTTGGTTTAAAACCTTTTTTCTTTAATAGGTTTTTCGCAAAGTCATTATCTTCTATATATTTAAGGTATCTTTCCTTCAATTCTTCTTGTTCATCAGAATTCAATGGTTTGATACCTAATACCATTACAGACAAATCTGGACCAACAAGACTTATCAACTGAATTCTCTGTTCTGCCTTTTCTGGTTCTGGGAATTCATCAGAAATTTCGGTTTCTATATCACTAAAGTAAATTCTTGGAAATCTCATTGCCATTACTTCCTTATAGATATCTTCTGGCAAATTGTATAAGAATTCCAACTGATCAAATTCATTTGGTTGATATTTAGATGCATCCTTAAATACTATATCACATTTCTTACCATCCCATGTATACTTCTTTCCATTTGGATTATATTCGTATGTTTTCCAATGATGCATCTGTTTTGAATAACACTTTCTGTTACCATTTTCATCCAAATAGAAAATATAATACGTCTGATTCTTTCTTAACCAAAATCTGTCAATTATCATAGTCTTTCAAAATTTTGTTAATTATATTTTATCTTATACTTTATCTAATATAGTTAATCAAGTTTTCTAAGTTCAATGTTAACAATCAAAAAATGGAACTCTTAATAAGAGTCCCATTCAATATTTTATTTAAGATTTCAATGCTCTATATATATCCTTACACATCCTCATCGATTTGTTGAATTCAGATTTTACTGGTTTTGGGATATCAGTATTTTTTGAAAATTTCATGATGGTTCCATATATTTCACCATCATTATAAGGTTTGAATATTTCTGCAACTTCATCCTTTTGGATATTGCTAAGTCTATCATAACAGAACAAAGCTTTGATATTATCAACAATACCATCAAAACCTGATTCATTGACCATTGTAATTGATTCTAATAATGATTTCATTTTTTAATTGATATATTGATTAAAAATATTGTTCAACAGAAAGAACATGTTCATTCATATTGAACATTATCAATTCATTGAACACTTATTTCCATTTGAAATCATCCATCTTATCTGTAACCTCATATACAACACCAGCATCTGTTATCTTTACACTTAGCAATCCTAATGATATCAATGTGTTTATGATTACCCTAGTATATTCTGACTTGTAATAATATTTGAGATATGTATCATAAGCATTCAACGGTTTATCTGGTTTAGTGAATCTAGCACATTCCCAATCTACTGCTGCTTCTGTCCATTCTACTTCATCTTTATGTTTGTAAGCTTTATTTCCATCTAGATCCTTATAGCATGGATGATGATCTTGCCATAATGTATGAATATTGTTGATGCATTTAACTCCTAACCATGGAAGCAATGCATACATTACAATCTTGTCAACATCATGGTATTTATGAATTACTCTGCCTGTCAAATAAGCTTCTACTTTCTTGAAGCATACATGGTGCTTATAAGAATATAGAAGATATGAATAACTTTCTGCAATATTTCTAAAAACCAAAGATAAAAGTCCAAAAAAGTCAAATATCTTATATTGGATTGAATAATCTTTAAAAGTTTCTCTTACATAGTGCAAAACATACTTAAGCTTTTCTTTACAACAAATCATAGTTATTTTCGTTTTTATCAGTTTTTTCTTCTTTTGAATTTGCTAAGCCACCATAAGGTGTATAAGGGAGATTAGAACAATTTCTGTACAATTGATTATATATATGTGCTGCAGATTGACCTACTTCAATAGTTTCATAAGCATTATCTTTATCATAACCAAGCTTTTTTGTTCTTCCATCATAACAATTGTCAATTTCCAATCCATTGCCAATAGGTGTCTTAAGCACTATCTTAGTTGGTACTGTACAGATAATTTCATGAATTCTATCAATAGGAATCATTTTGTCAGTATACCATCTTACATATAACTTCTTTTCTTTTTCTACATATTCATAAGTCTTATCTGTTATTACACTTACTAGCAAGAATCTAGGAACATAAGACAAATCTACATCATTCATCTTCTTCCTAGTCTTTATAGAATAATCAAATGCTTTGTAATTTTTAAAATTTTGTTCCATGTTATAAATCCCAATATTCTATTTCCTTATCAACAAACCATCTACCAACATATTCATAAGTAAACAACTTAGTACTTGTATTCCTTCCAATTATACCATAGAATGCATGTGGTGACCACAATTCATCTGTATAATGATACTTCATCCAAAACACTGGATCAACATAATTCTTATTTGGATTTGTATCTCTCCACGTAGTCTTATATATGTTACCTATAATACCATGACATATAAGGTAACCTCTCAATGCATAAAATATCTTTTTCATAAGCTCTTATAATATTTTTCAGGTTCTCCTATTAAGCGCCTGGGTCACACAGGGAGCGGAAAAATATACTTCATTATATTCTATCAGCTAAGACAATTTCCACGTCCCTGTGTGAATGTTTTTAGTTCAATGTCATCATAAGTTGTTTTACAGGTTTGACATCATCATCATTGAATTTGTTGCAAACTACAAAATTCACTGCATCTACTATATCAAACCCATCAGCTATCATTTCACCAATAGCAATATTCTCTCTTGTAGAAACAGGAAAATTCACTACACCTTTCTTATTTTCTTGCCTCATTGCATTTGCAAACTTTACAATAACTGCAGCGTCATCTTCTGATATCTTACATCTGTTCTTCAATACTTCTATCTCATTTCTTGCCGGCATGTAATCAACTTTCAATGGCAAAAATCTGTTCATTAAAGCAGCATCAATTTCTTGTGTACCACTATATTCTGAACCAATATTAGCAGTAGCAATGAATACACAATCTGGATGTACTTTTACAGAACGTGGACCTTCAGAATCTGCTATTGCTAATGGTAGTTCTCTACGAGAATCCAAACAAGGAAACAGAATATTGTTTGTCATCAATGGAGCTCTTGAAAGCTCATCAAGCAAGATTACACCTGGCTTTTGAACATCATCAACAAACTTTGCATAATCAAATGTAGAACTACCATCCTTAATGCGATGGCATCCTAACAAGTCAGTTAATGGATCTTGCATAGCACCCATATCATGTACTTCACAATTGATTCCAAGTTGCTTACAAGCCATCAATATCAATTCTGTTTTACCAGTACCAGTAGGTCCAATCAACAATGTTGGTTTCTTTCTCATGATGTTTCTTACAAGATATTTCCAGTTCTTGCTTTCAACATAGAAACCAGTATTTTCTATATTTGGACAATCAGGCAATGAATCAATAAAATTTTCAGAATTTATAATCTTCTTTATTGTTCCATCTTCTGATGCTGTTACAACTTCTGTTTGTTCATTATTGTTAAGATAATAATCCATAGTTGGATCAAACTGGCATTTCTTACTGAACAAATCATTCAAATCATCATCAGAAGCAATATTTGGAATTCCTTGAAAACTAAAAGTAAACTTCTTAGAATCAAAAATATATTTATCGGTATAATATATTACTGCTTTATTTTTGTTTCTTTCTATGAAATCTGTTTGCTTCTTAGTATATCCTTTCTTATTCTCTTCAATCAATTTCGTATTTCCACGAAATTTTGCATCTAATACAGAATTCTGTCCTCGATAAGGATAAAATATTCCTAATTCAATTGTAAAATATAATCTTGGATTTCTCATTTCTTTCAAATTTTATCAGAATTAATTTAGAAAAATGGGAGAAAAATTTCAAAATTATGAAAAATTTCTCCCAGTTGATTACTCTAGGCAGCAATCATCAAATCCAAGTTGTGAATGAGGTTCTTATAACGAGAACCATCCAAATTGAATTTATATTGGCGGTCTTCGTATGAAACTTTACCGAAGACTGTTGCTAAAATCTTATCGCGACTAACACAGATGAACTTTACTTTTCTTCCATCTCGTGTTACTAACTTAACACCTTTCTTTGCTTCATCCAAGTTGAACTCCTTGAAATTATTGTTTAATATTGAATTATTTACTGATGCAGCTACTGACTTATTCATATTGTTCATAATCATAATATTTTAAAATTAAACATTTATTTGACATGAATAAGATAGAAACTATTCAGAAAATTTCAAAATTTATTCAACTTTTTCTTCAATTTTTATTGTTTTGAAGTCGTCAAAAGTATTGATACCATCAATTAATGGATTTATGCATTTCTGGGCCCAACTTGTCCTATCACTATATACAATTCTTTCTGTTTGCATGATAGAAATTCTATATGTTCTAGTTTTATCTTTCAGATCATTATACAAATCACTATCATAGTTATCTGTAATTTTATTTCTAGAACAAAGAAATAAATTATATGCTTCTCCTTGTCCTTCACCACCTTTTACAATAAATGTATCTAATGCAAAGCTAGGTCTTTCTATTCCATCTGAACATTCAAATACTGTTTGCCACATAATAACAAATATTAAATTGAAACTTCATATATACCTATACCTACTTTACCATGTACATCAATAACAACATTATCAACATACAATACTTCTACTAAATCAAAGTCACCTAACTTTTCTAACTCCTCTTTTATTATAGTATTGAACATGTTTCTACCAGTAGACCAATCTCCAGAATCTAATACAGCTATCAACTGAAAAGCAAATAACTGTATTCTAGATTCTATAGATGATTTTCGTACTATAGGTCTATATTTTCTCTTATAGATCAAGTTTTTCATATACTATAGCTGTTATCTTCTTTATAGACTTTTCAAAATCATTTATTCTTGATGGAATATAACAACAAGAACATGAACATCTCTTATCTTGGTAGATAACATATCTTACATCATCATTCAAATGCAACCTGATATATTCTTTAATGCAAGCTAATTTAGTTGGAGATGCATCTACTATCAATGGAAAATTGTCAAGTTGCTTAAGAAAGAATTCTCCTGGCAATGTATGTTCATCACATTCTGCTTTGTTGTAGTTTTCACTTATCAATAGATAGTTTACCATTTTTCTAATATAATTTAATTTCAATATTCTTTTCTCTAGCCTTCTTCATCTTACCAGTATTTGATTCTAATGAATTAGTGAATACGATCTTCACTTCTTTCCAAGAACCAGTCATTCGATATTCTGGATGACACTTCAAGAATTCTGCTTTGCTAGAATAATTATTTGGTTCACCTGTCAATATTACAGGAATCTTGTCATTTTCTTTCTTAGTATCTGCTAACTCTTTCTCTGATAACTTGAAGGAATCTAATGACCATCCATTGAAATCAAGAATCTCTTTGAATCTCTTCCAATTTGATGATTCTTTATCATCAACCCAATCATAAGCAATATGTGACATGCTTGTAAAGTCATAAGGCAATCCAATCAGCTTATTCTCTATCTGTTGAGCTACTTTATCTCCACACAACCTAAAGTTGCAAGACAAAATAATATCCTTCAATTTGATATTCTTAAGAAGCTTGGTATATGCTTTATTTACATTAGAACCTGTCTTACCACCTATAGCATTCTCAATTTCTGTTGGTGTACATAGAAGAATATTCCATGGCATTTCTTTTGCTTCAATACCAAAGAATTCATCCGGTTCACAATCCTTTTTCTTCCATTTGATGAAATCTTGTACTGTTGATGTTCCAAATCCAGGAATCTTGAAACTCAATGCAGAATTCAACAATTCAAATTCATTATCAATCTTAGAAGCCATTACATGACAACCATCAATATAGCTATCTGATGATGGAAAGCTTTCTCCTAATTTAGCAGGATCAAAATTTGTATAATCATAAACTTTGTATATATAAGGAATAATATCACCAGCTAATGAAAGTACAACCTTTGTCCCAATACTGATTTTTCTGTCCATCAGATAACCTGCATTGAATGCTGATGCCCTTGTAATCTTCTTACCATCCATATATACAGGATCAGTAATGATAGTAGGAATATATTCACCTGACTTACCAAGATTCCATTCAATGTCAATTACTGTTGTTGGTTCAGTCATAGGAATGTACTTGATAGCAACACAATCTGCTGGTCGACGTTCAGTCAAGTTGTTCTGTCTTTCTGATTCTACTGGTTTGATAACAATACCATCCTGAGAATATTCTGACATGTTTCTGTACTCTTCATACTTCCTATATATACTAATCAAGTCATCTACAGTATTCAGTTCAATACCTTCATCATAGAAGCTTGGGAAGAATGTATTGTATTCAAATTGATTATCGGTAAGAAGATGAGTCCAATCAAGATCTTTCCATCCATCATTCTTCTTTATTCTGTAATCATAGATAACAGGGAACAGATATACATATTCAGGAACATCCTTATCAATTCTATTGAGCATACCAGAAACAAAAGCTCTAGTATTTGCGAACTTATCTGCAAATCTCTGTTTGAATGTTGATTTGCTTACAAGTACTTCACCACGTAATGTTACTTCAGAAACATTACCGGATCTTTCCATTACAAAGTCAAAGAAACCACCTTTGCAATCAAAAATAGGCTTAATCTGATTAGAAATATCCTTACCATATTCACCATCACCACGACCAGAATATGTTATATCTAATGTGGCATCTGACTTCTTTGTAATATGAATTTCAAATGAGCAACCATCATATTTTGGTGTAACTATTACTTTACATGCTTTCTCTTTACCATTGTATATATAACTGAAAATAGAATTCAAGTAAGTAGCCCAATCGATACTGCCATCTGCCTTCTCATGAATCTGCACTTTAGATAAGCTACCCATCATGAATGGATGCTTTACAGTATAGTTGTCAGAATGCTTTGAACCAACATAGGACTTATTTTCTTGACCTAATGACTTCTCCAAAGTATCATATTCATTATCATTAAGAATCTCCTTACCAGTATTGTAATAATCATCTTTTGCTTTGTCAAGAAGAAATCTAGCTTCATCATCTGTCAAATTGTTGTAATCTCTAAATTTCATTACGAGAATATCAACATCTTTTGACATATCATAAGATGGGTTACGTTCGCAATTTAAATTTGCTAATATTTCTGTATTCATAAATTAATTTAATTTCTATTTAAGTTTAGCAATATATTCTTTTGAACAGTTACTATCAGAATATCCATCTTCAAGATGTTTGGTAATCCAATCTGTAATGTACTGATCATATTTCTGCTTCCGCTTAGAAGAATGATAGCTGATGAATGGCATGCTATCATATTTGATATAGAATCTACTACGTTCAGATGTTTCCATTCCATTCTTATGGAGACAAAATCCACCATACAATTCATTAATCATGATAATTCCACCTTCATTGAGTGGATAAACTACAACTGGATGATCTTCACCTAAGAAATAAACTCTCCAAGTAGAAGTATGCTTGCCTTTAACTACTACTTTATATAGCAATGGAGCATCAGTATACTCATTTTCTTTTTCTGCAAGCTCATCATAGAACTCAAACTGGTCTAGATCATGTTCAATCAAATCATTCATCTTCTTATAATAGCATTCTCTATTATAAGATTCTTTACCTGACAACAATCTGTACAGCAAACTAGGTTTTGTCTTTCTCAACATAAGCATAAAAATATTTTAATTATACAAATTAACAATCATTCTAATGAACATATTTTCAATATCATCAAAGATAGCAGCAAACTTAGACTTGATACTATTAGCATCATACTTTGTTGGATCTGGTTCAGTATCAACATCTTCTGGAAAATCATATTTGCTAAGTATTTCTACCCATCCAGTTGCTCTATTGAATACTTCTACTTTATATACATGACTATAAGAATCAAGAGTAAGCTTAAATGTTTGACCTACCATCTTAATGATTCTGATAGACTTGCAAGTCCACCTTACTTCATTATGATATTCTCTGAAGAAATACAACTGAATAATGTTGATTATATTCATCTTAGGTTCCGAACCTGCTAAACAATTGATATCTAATTTTGATGGAAGAGTATTCTCTTCAGGAGTAATATTCCAAAGTTTGTTATAATACATAATACATAAGTCTATTTTATTTTTTAACATTTAAAATATAGAAAATATATTTGAAATTTCAAAATAAACTATATTTAATTAGAGAAATATTAAACCAAATAAATTTATGATAGGATTATCCCAATACATTAATGAATCTGTGGAATCAAATTTAAGTAATTTCAATAAGGAAATTGAAATCTTAAATAAGAAATTTACTAAATACACATTTAAATTATTTGATAAGAATGGTGAACACTTATTTGTTCATGACAAGAATTCTAAAGATTGGTATTCATCGTTACCTGATAAGTTTGTATTAGACAAATGGACTATTAAAGATATTGTCAGAACTGCTCCTAAATTATCAGAAGCAATTTATGTAGCGGTAAAGACTTATGAACTTAAAGACAATCAATCAAGAATTAATGACACTATAAAGCATTATGTATGTCCAGTATTGACTAATCAAGGTATGTTCTTCAATTCTGATAAAGAATGCAAGAAATTCATCAAAGCAGTCAAATCAGATTTATTACCAGAAAATAGAGAAGCTAAGAAATATAAATTGGTTCCTATGAGTTTGAAATCATTTGCGGATTTTTTGAATGATGAAACTGATAAAGGTGAATATTACAACTATGAACATTTAGATACTCAATTTGCTAAATGGGAATCATAAAAAATGGAAATCATAAATTGAATATGAAAGGCAGATTTTTAAGATCTGCCTTTTTTGTTGAAATCAATACAGATGATATTCTATCTTATATATAATATTTAACCTATAAATGAATATGATAGAAAAGTTAAGAAATTTAGATAATAAGTTTGTAGATAAGAATATTCCATACGTTACAATTAGTGCGGTAAATGGATATATCAGTCCTAAGTTTGACCAAGAAGCCATAGCAAAGAAATGTGAAGAAAAGGGTAAAACAATAAACTGCAAATGGACAGGATTGACATATAAAGAGATATTAGACTTGTGGGAACAGAAAGCTAATGTTTCTAGAACTTATGGAAAGAAACTAGATGCTTATACAGAATGCAAGCTTGAAGGAGATGAAAACAGTGTAGAAGAATTTATGCTTGATAATGATGTTGATGCTGATGAAAGAATGAAGGCACACATCAAGGCATTTGACCAGTTCTATGAAAGAATCATGAAGTCAGGTGATGTTGAATTTGTTGGTAGAGAAATAGAAGTTTGGAATAGAATTACTATCAATGACAATGATTTCTATATAAAAGGCAGATTGGATGCATTATTCTATAACAAACGTAATGATACTTGGATCATCATAGATTGGAAGTCAAATGAATGCATATCAACTAAAGGGAACAAATGGACACCAACATTGCTTGGACCTGCTCAAACACTTCCTAATCTTGATTGGTATACTTACACTATGCAAGTATTCAACTATAAAGAAGCATTGTTGCAGAATTATTTGCCAGAAGGTACAGAAGCTAGTCATGTTCAATGTATGATAGTGAATTTACCTAAAGCAGAATATGAGAATACAGATGCAATTCTTGGTAAGAACAAAGGAGAAATCTATAAAGCATATATGCCGGCATTCAATTATAATGAGAATTTCTTAAATAGAGTATTTGAGTTTGCTTATAAGAAAGATAAGTTAGAAAGAAGCATGAGAAAGTTGAAAGAGAAAGAAGAATCAGAAACCAAATCAGAGAAGCAAGAGGAATTTGATTTGTTTTAAACAATATTAATAAAATAATAACATGAAAGTAATTGATAGTCAAACAGCAGAGATTTTAAGTTTAGGTGAAGCAACACTTGAGGAAGGTAAGAAGATTGTGGAGATTGCAGGTAGAACTTGCTATAAGTCATTGAATCTTATAACAGAAGGTAGTGCAGAGAAGTTTGTGGCTAGAATGATCGAATCAGAACATCTGTCAACATTGGAACATTGTACTATCTATCTTAAGTTACCAAGAAGTAAGAGAGATGATGCACTATTCTTCTCATACAACAAATATAGTGAAACAAATAGTGACGGCAATTATTGCTATGTTACCACCAACTATAGAGTAATTGTTGAAAACGAAATGGAAGATGTACTTAAGTATCAGTGTGCTTATGAACCAATAAATCATATCAGACGAATTACAGTACGAATGATAACAAATAGACAGATTGCAAATGAGTTTGAACGACACCGCGTATTCAGTTTCAACCAAGAATCATCCCGTTATTGCAATTATGGTAAAGATAAGTTTGATAATGAACTTAAGTTCTTGAAACCAACATTTGGAAAGTTCTTGATTTCAAATGAGGTATATGATGAATGGGTAAAGCAAATGGAACGTGCAGAATACTCATATCTTAAGTTATGTAAGCTTGGTTGCAATGCACAAGAAGCATCTACTGTACTTCCTAATTCAACAGCTACAGAATTGGTGATGAGTGGTACAACAAAAGATTGGGAACATTTCTTTGATTTACGTATGAAAGGTCTTACTGGAAAACCACACCCATTAGCTTATGATTTAGCAAATAAGATATATTTGTTGTTTAAAGAGCAAGGTGTCAAGATCTATCCAGAAGATTAAATTTTATATATAAAGAAATGATAAGTTTAAAAAAATATATAGAAAGTCAGAACAACTTACACAATAAGTTGTTCTGTCAAAATAGATTGAATGAGCTAGCTACTTATTTTGGTGAATCTATAGAAGACATACCAAAAGATATACAAGAATCATACATTAATCATACATTTGAACTTAATTCTTATCTATATGAGACATTAAAATCTCATGATGTAGATAGTTTGATGAATCATATAGAAAAAGAATATAAAGACAATATATATGAGATTTGCCCTATAAATAGATCTAATAAACATGGATTAGTAGGTGTAAAGTTCAACAACAAACAATTATATTATGTTAATTCAAGTAAGTTCTTGGATATATGTACATTCTTCAATTATGTGAAAACTGATACATGGAATGGATATACTATTTTAGAACCTGAATATCCTGATAAATGTAATAATGAAACAATGAAATTGTTTAAGAACAAATTCATACATGTTACTACTAAGAAAAATTATGAAAAGATAAAGGTTACTGGACTTAGAATGAGAGGTCATGATGGAAAGGATGGATATAGAAAATATAGTTCTAGAATACAATTAAAAGGAAAAGAAAGTAAAGAAAGTATATTGAAATTTGCTAGAGAGTTTAAGCAAGCAAGAAAAGAATCAGATGATGAGAATCATTTAGATTGGGAAAATACAATAGTGTTGTTAGTAGACTTGTATACTGTAAACTTTGATATCTGGAGAGATCACATGTATGATAAAGAAGATCATTGTTATTTTGTAAAGAATAACATACCTGCTAAATATATAAAGAAATTATACGAAATTTAAAAGAAATGAAAGATAATAAAAACATTGGTCACATATTTTGTGGATATCCTGCTATAGGAAAGACAAGCATAGGAGGTAATAGTATTCAAATGGAAGATGGACGATGGGTTCCTATAATAGATTTGGAAACCAGCTTGATGAAAGGAAATGATGGAAGACCAACCAACTGGGTAGAAATTTATGTAAACTATGTACAAGATTTAGTAATGCAAGGTATCAATGTGATGTGCAGTACTCATAGATTGGTTAGGGATGAACTAGAAAAGAGAAACTTGATTTATACAAATGTGATGCCTAATCTGAATATCAAAGAATATTGGTTGTGTAAGTTACGTCAAAGATGGAAGGATAGTGAATTAGAGAAAGATAGTCTTGCTTATGAGAGAGCTATGGAACATTATGATAAGGATATTAAAGACTTAATGGACCATGACAGATATTGTATGATAGGAGTTGAAAGAAAATATGATTTGCAAGAAGTGCTTTGTAATTATATTAGGTATAATCAAAAGACTTGGACTTTTAATTGATATTTTTAAATGAAAAATGATTATAAGAAAATTTCAGATAAGATCATCAAGCAATTTAACATATCTTCTGTAAACGACAAAGGTTTTGTAGATTATTATGTTGAATATGTTGGAAACAATTTTATCAGTAGTGGAGAATGGCAAGATATTGATGAGGATTTTGACAAGTTTGTTGAAGAGATAATTAATGACATTAAGGAAGATGGAAATGATTCTGAATATGATAAGTTCTCTGATTCCAATGACTACACATCAGAAGAATTCATAAAATCCAATAAGACTAATTTCTTGGATATATTTAGAAGCATTTATAACAGCTTTAAGAGTTTTGCATAGAAAATTGGCTCGATCTTAAGATCGGGCCATATTTTTATTTTAATTTATTCAATCTATTTAATTCTATATTTAGCACCTATGATAGCATTAGCTGCAGCAAATGAACCAGTCATCTTCATCATTCTATCTTTCCAAGTGAATACAATACCTTCAGTAGAATTCAATTTGTTTCCAAGTTTCTGAAGTCTTAACAATTGATCCCTAAGCTTATCTTTGTCTTCTTGAGTACCTTTCTCATCAACAAGCTTCTTAGTGGCTTCTATCTCATTCTTCAAATTGATTATTGCTTTATCTTTGACACCATCATTAATCAAACCAGATGTAAGTTCAATTACTTTATTTGACATATCTAAGAACAGGTCATCGATAGGTTCAATAACATCTTTAACATATTTCTTATAATCTTTCTTATCTATAGAAACAATTTCATCAGCATGTTCTGGATAGCTCTTCTTTAATATTCTTATATTTACACTCTTATCTGAATTGAACCATCTGTTGAAGAATGCATTCTTTTCAGTCATCCATTCTGGAGCTATACTTTCAAAACGTTTCTTTTTCCAATCTTCTATAGTATCATCTTTTCCTAAACCTTCAGATTTGAATAAGTCAATAACTTTCTTTTTATATTCATTAGCAAACTTATTACTGTCTTTAGTAACTTGAATAATTATATTAGGTGTAAGCTTAGCTTTGTCATCTTTTTCTATAGCCTTTTGAATAATAGCAAGTCCATCTTTGGTAACACTATTCTTTTTCCATTCATCACCTTCTTTCTTATATATCCAGATATTATGGAAGTCAACTTGGTCATCATCATAATACATGATATTAGTAGTACCTGATACTATACATTCACAGTTTACTAACAATCTAGTATTAGGATCAGGATTGAAGAATTTTCTACCAATTCTTTTGAATATCTTTTCAAGTGTTTTACCGGCAGATACAAATGCTTTTTGAACGGTTGGTTTGTCTTTCCATTTTTCAACCATATCTTGGATAGTCATACCTCCACGTTCTGAATTCAAGTCACCTTTATTTCTTATAAAAACGACTTCATTCTGATTATTCATTGATGCTTGTATGTTAGTACCATCTAATTTCTCTGTGGCATTGGATATCTTACCACTAAACAAATCATCTATCAAATCAAGCAAATCTTGACAGGTGAAGTCAGTTTCATCAATAACGTGCATCATGTGTCCACTAGCACCACCTTCAAAGATTTGTACATATTGTGTTAAATTAATCATTTCTTAGATTTGCTGTGTTTTAATTTTATAGACAAACTAGCATTTAATGGATTAGGAATAGATAATCCACCAACATCAAATGTCCATTTACTTACACCAGAGCTTACAACTTCTAGAATCATTTTATTCTTTCTGATTCCAAAGTATACTTGTTTCATGTCTACTGCTTTATGAATAATTGATGAAATAACATCCTCATTTTCAGACCCGTATTCTTCATTTATTTCTTTTATGCATATAGTCCATAATGGATATATAAAGAAACCATATTTAAGCTTAGGTTGATTTTTAGTATTAATTTTATCCCAATCATACTTATTCAATAAATGAGATGTATCATTGTATCCTATTGCTTTGTATACTTCTTCAAAAAATTCTTTTGGGTGATTACCAACTATAGAATCTAAAATTTCATTTATTTTAGAAAAATCTACTTTTGAATGCTTTTCATTTGCAAGATTTTTAAATTTCTTAAATGCTTCATTATTAGAAAGATATTTATCTACAACATATTTCTGTATTAGTGAATTTTTTTGATCGAATACAGACATACTATATGAGATAGCAATATTATTGATAAACTCTATTTCTTTATAGTTATACATTGCTTTTTTCTCTTTCTTATTCATCTGATCTTTTTCTTTCTTAAGATCATCAAGTTCATTTTCAACATTCCTTTTTAAGTTTGCAACAGTTTTAAGCATCAAATCTTTACCAGCCGGTTTACCACCACCACCAAGTTGTTTAGCAGATACTTTATAACCATTAATATAGTAATCTATCAAAGGTTCATTAGAAACTGTAGGAAAAACCACCTTACAATCATTAAACAATCTAAAGAACAGGAATGGACCTAAAATTTCACCAAAGTCCTTTTCAATACAAGCAATGTCACCATTTTCTATTGGTTCAATATATTTCTTAATACTTGATAAATCTAATTCAATTCTGCCTTCAGAAGAAGTGTTGAAGAAATCATCTGCAGTTCCTTCTTTAAATGATCCTTCTCTCTTTAAACTTCCCTCATCTAATATATCAATTAACTTATCACAACATTTAACTATTTCTGGATGTTTTTCTTTTAATGAAGCTAAACCTCTATTTACCGCATCCTTTAATTGTTTTCTATTATCAAAAGTATTTGATGATTCTGTTAGAACAAGAACTTTGTCAGGAGACAAATCTTTATTATGTAAAGTTTGTTTATCTTGTGTCTTATTAGCCACATAATAAACTTCATCGTTATAAGTAATTTTATAAGATTTATAAGTACCAGATGCGCCTTTTGATCTACCTACTACTTCGGAATCATCATCTGATATAGATACACCTCCTGTGTCTTTAAATGCATCTTTCAAAAATTCTTTATTGGCATCTTCATCTGTACCCATTTCAAAACGCCCAACCTCCATAGGATCTTTATCCGCTGTTTTAAAATCAATATTATGTGAAACACAATATTTCTTTAAAATAGCTTTAAGATACGACTTATCTTTATTCGAAGACTTTCCTTCAAATATATATACATAGTTTTCTAATGACTGCATAAATCAATCAATATCAAATAAATTATCATTTTCTACATAACTTCCAAGTGAACAAACTGCATCTTCATTCACTTTGCTAAGTTCTTCTTTAAATTCATTAAACAACTTCTGTGCACCATCAGGCATCATCTTAACAAAAGCTGCCTTATCATCATCTTTGATAGCTTGTCTAACTTTAGTAGCTGATATACCATCTACAGCAGAACTTGTTTCATCCCTTTCAATAACAAATACTTTAAAGTCATCAGGAAAGTCCTTCAAATATTTCTTATTGCTAGCCATGGATTTATACATCTTTTCTCTATCAGTACCACAACCCCAAAGATGAGCGGAATAATCATTTTTTGCTAATTCTTCTCCTATCTTATCTATAGCGGCATTTTTTACCCAAATAATATCTTGATAGAAATCTTTACTTCTTAGACAAGTATCTATTTCTTTCTTTATTAAATCATCAGAAAATGGGTGTTTAGAATCAAATTTAGTGTTATGAATAAGACATAACACTGTTGGGTACCCATTTTCTTTATATAATGCTTCAAGAATTGACTGGTGACCTAAAGTAAATGGTTGAGTACGACCAACCATTATATTTACATCTTTCTTCTCCATATAAGTTATCTGAATAATCTATGAAATTCTCGATTATTTTCAATGAAGTCAGGATGCCACATTTCAGTACCTCTACCGGTTGCTGCAAATTGTACAAAGTCATTTTCATCCTGATCCCATGCAAGTATCTCACACCATTTTGCTTTTGAGTTGTAAGCTTTTATTGTAACATCGCAATCAGCAAGGAATTGATCTTTTGACTTTCTTGCAAAATTTGTCACCATTTCGATATAGATAGGACCAAAGCTTTCTCTCATCCACTTTCCTTCATGTCCAATAAGCTGAATTCTATCTTTGAACTTTGAAGGATCATTGTTTTTAGCCTCTTCATATTTATAAACTTCACCTTTAGCCTTAGCTTCATCTATCATATATGATGTTATCTGCTGACAACTTTCATCAATACATTTTGTTAGACTCTTCATAACTATTCTTTATTTAAAAATCTGGATTTGTACGTATACTGAATGATAGTGATTGAACTGGCATACTATCAGGTGAAATTCCCATGGTTTTTGCAAGTTCTTTATTTAATTCTAGACAAGAATTCCAATGATTCTTATCTATTTCCTTTCTTCTATCAATATCCTTTTGCTTATATTCCTGACCGGTTTCATCATACATCCTGCATAATGCATCATAGAATTTATCAATTTCTTCTTTCTTAGAAATTTCACAACGATACATATAGTCAAAATATTTCTTATAGTTTTTCTGTCTCTTTATAGGAAATGCAGCAGAAATAGTAAAATCAGTAAAATACTTATTGATAATTTCTCTATTCTTTGCCATTTGAGCATTAGAATCAAATCCTACTTCTGTTATATATTCAGCTAAGTTTTTCATTCTTTTTTATTTAAATTGATTTAAGTAAAAATAGATTTTATGAGAATTGGACAACTATCAAAGATGGTTGTCCAATTCATAGAATGCTCGATATCCACATAACAAAAATATTCCTATATAATAGATATAGAAGAATCCAATCCAAATATCAAATAAAATCAAAAATGGTAATGATACTATCAAAATGAATGGAAAGAATTCAATAAATACTTTTGTTGCCCATATAAACAAGAAGGTTATCCCAATTACCCATCCAAAAATATTTGATGACAATCTGTTAAATTTCTTAAGTTTGCTATTTATCATTGATTTCCAATCCATCTTTCTTCTCTTTCTTTTTCTTTTCTCTCAATTCTAGATACTTAATTACATAAAACAACCAACTTACAACAAAGAACATAAAAATATATGCTGTATATTGTACTGGTAATATTACAGAGTAAAATAATAAAATGACAATGTTGACAATCATCAAATTATACCATTTTGTACTCCAATATGTTTTTTGGTCAAAATACTGTGGATTACTCATGTTTTTTCTTCAATTTATTTACTTCATTACCATAATCAAATGCATTCAAAAGTTTATTGATAATTTCTTTCAACTGTTCTGGTGTAGTAGTATCATCTATAGAATCTACTTCAGACCAAGCAATACCTGAATACTCTGATCTTTCATACATACAAATACTGTTACCAATAGCTGTAGAATTAGAGAAACAGATTTCAATAGACTTACCATAGAATCGCGGCCCTTTGTACAATCTTTCTACTCTATCAACGATCATATAATTAGTAGAAACATATACTGCACCTATCATCTTCTTTGTAATGATTATCTTTCCAACAAAACGTTCAACATCATATTTCTGAATTTCAATTTCATCAATTTGCTTCTGAATCTTTTGTTGTTCATCTGCTAACTTATTTCTTTCTAATCGCAGATCATCTTGCTTTTTCTGCAATTCATCGAATTTTTCTTTCTCGATCATTTTTTCTTCCTTTATATATTTATATTTTAATCATGTTGTTCGTATGTATTAGTATGCTTGTAATGCTCATATTCCATATTGAACAAATACCATCTCTTGTATTTTGTCAACCAACTGATTGGGCATACTTTATGAATATCTTCATTACCAAAGAAGATACCATTTTCAGCACAATAGTATTCACGTTTCTTACCTGTTCTAGGATCAACCAATACAATGAACTTCTCGCCAGTATTTTCATCTACATAATACTTTTCTACTTCATCTTCATTTGTGTATACTAGAACTTTCTCATGATATTCTGTATCATATAGAACGAATGCAGCTAATCGTGGTAATGTTTCTTTCTTTGGCTTAGCATAAGCAAGTTCTTGAAAGCTTACCATTGTTGCAGGTTTTCCATGCCATTTTGTCTTAGCTTCCTCAAAAGCTTCAACATCTTCTTGAGTCATCATAGATTCTGTCTCATAGATGGCTGTAAATTCACAACAAGGATTATATGCTACACGGTAATTTACTAAATATTTTCTCATCTTAATTATATTTTAATTATTACAATTATAATATAGAACTTTTTAAGAAAATTTCAAAATAATACAAAAAAGGATGATCTTAAGATCATCCTTTCTACATATTTTAGTTTATCATCTTTGAAATTCTGTCATAATAAACATTTGACATGATTTTACAAAATGTACCTTGGTCAATAACAAATTGATCAACAACCTGTCCTCCATTAGAAATTGTCACTTTAATATTCAATGAGTTAGGGGAATTCCATCCAACATTCATTGGTCGCATATTTGTGTAAGCAACTATTCTATTTCCTGGGAACATTTTATGTTCTACCATGAACTGGGTAATATGGCTCTTTTCACCAATATAGCATTCAAATGAAAATCCATATTCATTCTTCCAATTTACTTTTTTATTGATGTATCTCATAGTTTATATAGTATTGAGTTGTTTACTTGAAATTCTTGTACTTGTCAATGTACTCCTGCGGAGAAAGAATATTGGTATCATCAGGAACATCAGTTACCTTAGCTTCTGCAATCTCATCAATCTTGCTTGTTCTCTCCATAACAGTCATCTCATTTGTATAGTCACCCATCAAATCGCTCAAGTCAATATCAAACTTAACGGCCTTAGAACATGAATTAGCAATATAAGTTGAAATCAATGTAAGTACCTCTGCTCGTTTCATCTCAATCTTGTTGCTAAGCTTAGCCATTGTTGCATTGACACTCATTACCTGATTCTTCAAATTATCCAATGATTTCTGAGATGCAGCAATTGACTTATCAAGCTGTTCTACCTGCATTACCATCTGACCACCAATATTAGGATCTGAATCGGGATTTTCCTTCATCTTCAAGATAGATGATACAATATTCTGCTTAGCATTCTGCAACTTAGTGATATTGCTGTTGATATTTGATTCAGTATTTGTAAGATTTACAATTACTTTCTTTACTTCATCAACCTTAGCAGCTTTATAATCATCCAATGCATCAAGCATCTCTTGCTGGATATCTTCTGGTGTTCTCAACTTACGATTCAAATCATCTATATAATGTGAGAACTTCTTCTGAAGAGTACATGCTAGCTTCTCACCAGAGCTCTTCTTATAATTAGCTTTTTTTCTTCCACTAAGATAGCATACTACCAAGAAAGTTACAACTACAATTACAACACCTAAAATTACATTTGTTACCATTTCCATTTTTACTTACTTAATTTTTTAATTAATTTATTAATATCTGATTGCAAATCTTCTTCTGCATGTTTATTCAATACATTCTGCTTATTTCTGTTTCTTCTTTCATTCTCATTGTAATATTGATTAAACTTACTATAAGAAATGAATGGAGCACAATAGAAGTTTTCAGTTATTGTATTTCCTGTTATATCTTCATAATTATATCTGTTTTCTGACTTTAATACCCATCTGAATGCATTTATAATAAAATAGAATACTATACAGATATTTGTACATCGATAAAATGACCACCAGAATCTTTCGGTTTCACACATCTTTTCTAGACTAGGTATATTGCTATGGCATATAATAGTTGTGAAGAAAACTACTGTTGTAATAGCAACAACTGTATAAATAACTAAAAATGATATGTCACACACTATCAAATTGTTCTTAGCATCTTTCTTTGGAAGATACATGCATCCAAAAATTCCAAGCAAATTTGCTCTAATCCATTGTAATAATTTATTATTCATCATATTTTTAACTTATTTCTGTATAGACAACTGAGTATACAAATCACCAATAAATGAATCGAGATTCCATCTTCCTGTAGTAGTACCATGAAAACGATATCTTGTACCACATTTAGGACATTCATTTATCATCATCAATCCAAGATCTCCACTATCACACCAACCAATTACATGATCAGTATCTTGTGTATTGCATTCTGGACATTTGAAATCTTTTACATAAGGATCCGTTGATTCTCTTTTAAGTTTCAACAAATTATCCCATTTAGAACCTAATAATTCTTTCCAAGTATTTTCCATTTATTTCTTAATTGATATTACGATATCATTAACCACAGGACCAAAAATATCTTTGACATTCAGGATGATTGATTCAACAAGTACTTTAAAGAACCAACCAAATACAAAGAGAAACAATACACAACCAATAAAACCAATAAACTCCATAATAATTTTAATATTTTAAATGTTCATATTAATTTTTACATAATAAATATAGAATTTCTTTAAAAAATTTCAATTAAAATGTCAAATAAATATAAAAAAATACAAGGGCTACCTCTTTCAGCATTACAACCTATGATATTAGGAAAGAATGTTGAAATGGTAGCCACATGTGATCTATTTCCAGATTTTCATGTTGTTGGAATAGTATATAAAATTGAACAACCATCAAATATTTGTATCATATATGTAAAAGAAAAGAACAGAATAGTAAAAGTTGATAGTGGAATGAATGGTTTGTCATTTATTTACCAATAACCACTATTCAATGTTCCATTCTTTCTTGCTTCTTTTACTTGTGCTTCTCTTATCTTTATATCTAATATAAGCTTACCTAATGGCTTCAAGAATGGTTTAATAGTTTTTTGTACTGGGTATTCATCCTTTTCTTTATTATAAGGACTAAACCATTGATTTTCTACATACGAATCGTATAATGCATCTTCTTCTGGTTTCTTCAATTCTCCTGTTATGCTATTGACATTGTTCATCATTGAAAGAATACCTTCCCAATAGCAAACATCAAATACCTCTCCATCATTCTTTTCATTATATTTTGGAGCTAGAAAATCAATATGGAGAGAAATATGTTTGAATAAAGTAATTTCTATATATGGGTCTTCTTCATATTCAAGCACACCATATTTGCTTTTCCAACCTAATCCAACTCCATATATTTCTAATATATTCATTGGATCCACACCATGATACTTTTGCCAAAATCTAAATTTCATCTTTGGTCTTATGAAGTACCTTCTCCCATATTTTTCCCATATTTCTAATGGGTTTTCCCAATCTATTTTGAATAAATTATAAAACTTCCAATACATGATTTTACCTGAATTATTTAGTTACTTAGTTACTACCATTCATCATATTCATGATGATTTCTTTCTTTTCTGGAGTCATATTTTCTAATATCTTATCAGTTGCATCTTTCAAAGTCATTTTAACAGTTGATAGAGAAACACCTTCATTTTCTGCTAATTCTGATACTGACATGCTGTAAGGCATACCAACACCATATCGTTTCTTCATCATTCTCTTTGCAGTAGGTGACAATGGTTCTAACAATTCATCTATAGCATTCCTCAAGCTAGATATACGTTCTTCTTCATCTAACTTATTGTCTTCGATGATGAATTCATCATTAGCCATCTTGCTTATATCATTGTCATGATAGCAATCATCGGTATAAGGATTGATTCCATCCAATCTTATTATATCAGCTAATTTTGTTCCTTTACCAGCATTAGGTACTCTTACAACTTGACCTTGTCTTGATATATCTACTAATATGCTTGCCCGAATCCATTGAAATGCAACAGAAGCAAATACCGCAGTCTTTACGTTCTTATCAACCCAAGCATAGAATTCTGATGTATTGTTGAATCCATCAACAGGTAATTTGCTTAATGTTTCATCAAGAAGCTTATCATAAGTAAATCCTTCTTTTATTATGCTCTTAGCTTTTTCATAACATATAGGACTATCCTCATCACATTCCAACTTTATCTTTTGCTTTATAGAATTTCTCAAATTTGCTTTAGATGTATCAAATCTGTCAAATGCTGCTATCAATCCTTCATTACCAGCTTGAATCAAATCATCAAATGGCATACCAAGATTCTGATAGCGTTTAGCACAGTTTACAACTAATTTAAGATTGTTCTTTAAGAATATATCTCTATTTTCATCACAGAATACTAAATCATCACATTCATTTTGTGGATGTTCTATATATTGCTTCTTTACTTCATTGAAGTATCTGTCTACATTGTTGTCAAAGGTCTTATCAGTATACTGCTTTACTAAACTTGCTCTTGCTTTTTTCTTGGCAGCAAGATATAATGCAGTTGCATCTGTTCTAGAAATAAATGGGGCTACTTTCATAGCTTCATCTATATAAGTACAAATGATATCCTTTTCATGGCAATCCCTTATAGATCTTATTTCATCCTTCATCAATTGGATCCAATCTGCAAGGAAATTATCTTCTTCTATACCTAACCAAGGACCAAATACAGGATATTTCTTTTTCAATGCTTTTACAAAGTCAACAATACGCTTTGTATTTGCTTTATTTATAGTTACTTTAATACGTGGCACTTTTTATTTTTTACATGTATTTTCAATACAGTTAAAATAGTAAAAATACCACGTATTATTCAAACATACAAATGTTAAATATTATTAAAATTAAGATAGAGCCTTTTTAATCTCATCTAGCTTTTCTTTATGTTCTTTTATTTCTTCTACAGTTGCCAATCTGATAGTAGTATGAAGCCATTTGTTATTTTCTGGTACATGAAATTCTTCAGTATCATGATCTTTAACTAATGGAATAAATCCAACTCCTGCATCTATACCACCAGCTAAAATTTGGCAACCACGATGCCAACTTTTATCAATATTGATACCAAACTTTGGAATCTTATCATTCCAAGAAAATCCAATAATTTCAAACCCATTATAATATCCAATACTTACAGGAGCATTAGCACTTATCTTAAATTTTCTTGTCTTGCTATCATATTCCATATTGTGTGAAACAGCAACCATATCACCTTTCTTGATACCTAAACTAGTAATATATTTATCTTCAAATGTTTTTGCAACAAACTTTCTAAGATTGTCTGCCCAATATACTGCTTTGTTGAATGCATGATAAGTATCAGCATCATCTATCAATCTTTCTATGCCATCTAGATCGTTAATTGCAAATCTGTCTTCCTCTATAGTGACATTACACCTCTTGGAAACTTTTACTTTCTTGAACTCCATAGCATCTTACTTAACTGTAATAGTAATATGATAATTGCCATCCTTCATTGTAGTGGCAAACATATAAGCGTATTTTACTGGTTTATCTAGAATATGAATAGGAATCTTCTCCAATTCAGTATTGGAAATAATACCTCCTATATACTTTACTTCTACAATAGGTTCATCATATAACCCTTTATCCTTATATATCTGAACAGTACCTACACTATGACATTTTCCATCCTGTTCTAACTCTTGAATATCATTCAACATTGACTTCAATGATGTACCAGAATCAAAATCTATAGAATAAAGAGCAACCATGGTCTCTTCATCTAATTGCTGAAAATTTAAGCTAATCATATCAATTTAACATCTAGAACCATAAACAAAACCTACCACTCTCATCTGATCACCAAACTTATCCTTAATTGATACATTTGAATGACCTTTCTCTTCAACATCATCAACGATGACAACCTGGTTTTGCGATACTCCAGTAATATCACAAACATATTCATTGACTTCATCAAGTGAATCAAAATTTATTGTTTGTTGGGTTGAATCAACATAAAATGTATATGAATTAAATTTACTCTTCATTTCTCAATTTTGCTAGAATTTTTTCTAATGTATATAAATCTGAATTTTCAATATTACCAATAAACAAAGTATCTGTGTTCAACATCAAACTCAATTCAGTAATGTCTTTCTTCAGTTGCTTTTCTTTTCTTACTTTCTCTTTATATTCATCAAGAGCTTTAACAATACGCTTGTAATACTCGTCATTGCTTTCATACTTCTTTTTAATGATATTTACATTAACATCATAAGAAGTATTGCAGTTATATGCTTTGTATTCGTGTTCATCAAACTTTACTTCTGCATCTGAACCATACTTTTCTATTGCTTCATCTATAATAGATTTCAAATCACCTAAAGTAGTATGGCCAAATGTAGAATTTGATGTTTTGAATCTCTCATCTGGAGTTCCAAATACTTCACCTTTACAATTTCTATCGTCGCAATCCCAAGAATATTCATCCTTTTCTCTTGAATATTCTATCATTGGTACATTTACTGGCCAAAATCCTCTGTCAGGAACAACAAACCCTGGATATTCTCGTACAATATCCTTTACAAGATCATCCAGGGTTTTTGCATTCATTTCTTTTTCCATGAATATTTTATATTAAAGAGTTTCTACAGGATCAGAAGTATTGAATGTAAAGTTGTCACCGATAAATCGACAATAATCAGACTTATTGATTTTGTAATACTGTGGTGTTGTAGTATGTACATAATACTCATCATCTTTATCAGTTGGCTGAATACCAATTACGTATTCATTCTTTACTACCAAGCCACTAACAAATGTATAGAACTCTGAACGAGAAAGACACTTCTTGAGATAATTATAATCGCTAACATTAATCTTATAATACTGAGATGTTACTGTATGTACATAGTACTCACCATTATTAGAGGAATTAGGCTGAATTCCTACAATATTTGAAAACTTAATAATCAAACCATTTGAAAGTACTGCAAACTGTGAATTACTTGACTGTGTCATAATTTTTATAATTTAATTTTATATTTGTATTTATATTTTAATTCTTTTAATCGAACAAACTTACTAAATAATCTTCAAGTTTACCATCGATATCTAAGCGACCACCTTGCCATGCTTTATCAACATCCATACTGAACCATCCACCATCTACTGTTCTAGCAAACCATATTAGATTATTATCATAATCTTTGATATCACAAGCAATGATATAATCAGTTGTCTTATTCCAAATCCAATCATGGTCTTTAGATTCACGTTCAAAAGCCTTCTTAACTTTATCAGGTGCATCATTGAACTTCATTACTTGCTTTACTGTTGCTTGGTACATTCTGCTATATGAAATCTTACCATCATCAAAGAACATGCAAGTCTGATTTACCTTTGGAATAGGCTTTTCATCAAATTTAGTCTGCTTGCTATTAATTGTCTTACCCATATCTTATAATCATTTTAAATTAATATACTTCTTCACAATCCAAATCTTCAAGATAAGCATTATCTGTATCATAGTTGAAGAACTCATTTACACCATCATCGTAAACATCAATGATACGTTCTACATCATCAAAGTCAAATATAGGTGTACCTCCAACACTGTAGATTGATACTTCTTTGTTACCAAGAATCTTGTATTCACCATTCTCATCTTTCTTTGAGAATGCAAGATTAATAGTAAAAGTATCATCATCCATAGTGAAAACAGTTGAAGTATCATCAAACTTGCAATTGAAAAGATATGTATCTCCATTCAAAAGATTTACAACTGCTTTATCGAAAGAAATTTTATTTGTATTCATAATCATAATCATTAATGTTTAACAATTATAATATAGAATAAACAAATAAAATTTCAAACTTTTCTATTTATTTTTTCTCCAATGGCAATTTTTCAGATAGTCAAAACATGACTGACCACCATCTTCTTTATCTTTATTATATTCTGCTAATGTATCTACAATCTTTACAATAGACTTGTCATTTACAGTATCAGGTACTTCATATCCAAGGAGCCAATCTACTTCTTTCATTATATTGTACCATTCATCGTCTGTTTGATATATAGGAGTAACAGACTTTGTTGCCGTATATGGAAACTTGTCAAAACAAGCATAAACAAGACCTACCATCAACTTTGCAACATCAAGCTCCTTGTCTGTCAAAACATTAAATACTGGACTAGAAGACATTCTATCTACATACTTGCTTGCAAGCTTCATGTATGTTTTAGTTCTGATATCTGCCTTCTTCTTCTGAGAACGTTCAATTTCATTTTTCAATCCATCAATATACGTGTCAATAGAATATTCAGACACCATGAATGTATAGTATTCCTTTGAAATCTTTGGCATCTTAGGTCCACAAACCTTAATCTTAAGCTTATCAAGCAAATCCATATTGCTATCCATATCTTCAAAGTAATACTGGATAGGACAATACTTTCTTCCACCGACCTTGATTACATTATTGAAGAATCTTGGCTTTGGAATCAAGTCATACATCATATTAGGATCTGATGTATCATTTACAATATACTTACATCCATTCTTCTTCAATGAATAGATAATAGTAATATGATATTCTCTTGCAATCTTTGCAGCACACTCCCAGAAATAATGTACTGGGTTGAAGTAACTATCTTCATTAATAGGCTTACAAATAAGACATCTTACTTTACTGATATCTGAATATTTATCATCTAACCATTCATTCAACAACTTGTTTGTATGCTTTTCAGCCAATACATTCACACTACCCATGTACTCACCACAAGTTCCATGTTCCATATCTTTGTAGATGAAGATATCAATATCAAACACACTTGCACACTTTCTAAGTTCTTCAGTCATAATCTATATATTAATATTATTTTAATTCTGTTTACAAGTAAGAAGGTGACCAATTACATACATAATTAACCAAAGCCATGATATTTGAATATCCTACTTCTTCATTCTTACCATATACTTTATATACATGTTTCTTCATGATGCTTCCACATTCATTAAGTACTTCCATCTTTCTCATTTCACCAGAGAAATTGACACAATGCTCAATATACATATCAAGATAATGCTCACGAATCTGGTCATCATTAGATCTTTCTTTTCTACCACCAGGTACTAGACAAGAAGTTGGTAAATCATTATAATAGAAATACTTCTTCTTATTGCTTTTGCAAAGACCTATAATGAATCGGTATAATGAACGAACATACATTCTTACAACATTAGAAGTACCATTTGGAAATTCATTTTTCTGTACTTCGTCTTCAATATCCGATGCAAATGTGTAGTAGATAAGCTGTGCTTTCTCTCTATACATCTTCTTCAGTTCTTCTGTATAATTCTTGATAGTCTCATTATATGAATTCAGATGATGGAAATTATACAGAACTCTATTTGATGGATAATTGCAATTACTAGGTGCATCAGGACCAAACTTATGAAGATAATTCTTCTGCAATGCTTCATGGTAAAGCTTTACCAACTGTGGTTCACTAGATGGCTTAGCTATATATGTGATAGCTCTATATCTACAGACACAAGTACAATTCAAACTCTTTGCAACTTTACAAACAGTTTCCCAGATAGTAATATCATACTTATCTTTGTCATGAACTTCATAAACATAATCAAGAACAACAGTACGAATCTTATTATATTCATACTTATTCTTATGAAGAATCAGTTCAGTAACACTTAAACCATCCTTCTTCAAATTCTTCTTTGACAAACCAATGCAATGTTCATCACTCTTAAACTGGAAACCTTTTACCGTAATCATAATTGAAATAAAATTTTAAAGTAGTTAAATACAACCTGAAATTAAATTTGCTTGATCCAATTTAGTCAAGAAATCAAACTTTGAATTTGGAGAACTTGAAAATTGATAAAAATCTCTCATCAATTCACATTCGCCTAACTTCAATTCTTTCAGAATATCAGTATCATTTTTAATGTTGAATTCCCATTTAGCCCAAACTTCAATTTCGTCGTTAGTGATCCTATTGAACAATATCTTCATTGTAACAATATTGCTTTCAGCCTTGATAGCAATTACAGAAAAACCAAATGGTTTCATCCAAAGTGACTTATTAGGTTCCACCTTTCGGTAACCCATTGATACTAATGCCTTTTTTAAATTTCCCATAATAATTATAAAAATTAAAAGTTGTTTCTATATTTTAATAACATATATAATATAGAAACAACTTCTAAAATTTCAAACTTAACTTCAATATTTCTAATATGTTCCTAACTTGCAAAATGAAAGAATAGAATACTTAAGAATTGTAAAAGTAGATTCATAATCAATTCTTTCTTTTCTACAGATTCTATCAGCCCACATCATAAGTACTTTCTCATCAACAACATTTTTGAATTCAATAGGATGTTCTTTTGTACTTCTTGTATCTAATACTAAAGAATCAATATTCTCTACTATCTTATTTGTCTGTATACACTACTTTACAACTTTATAGCTTACTAGAAACTTCATAATTTATTTGTTTTAATATGGTCCTAACTTACAGAATGAAAGAATAGAACAATTCAATATTGTATATTCATATCCATCAATAAATCTTTCTGTATTGCAAATTTCAAAACTCCACTTATCTAATACATTTCTATCAACAACATTATCATATTCAATATGATGCTTATCAGTACTATCAGTATCTAATACTAAAGCATTGATGTTTTCTACAACAATGTCATTTATGTCATTACGTTTAGTTACCTTATAGCTTACTAGAAATTCCATAATCTCAATCTCTTTTCTTATAACGTTTAACTACTTCATATCTCTTACCAGCTCTATATAGTAGCCAATCCTGTATATCAGAAATGTTTTCAAATTCAGAAATTGTACCATATTCATCTTGAAATACAACAGTTTGCCATTTACGGCCAAACCAACCAGATGGTACTATTTTTTCAACTTGATAATATATGTCATCTACCCATTTGAGTGTACCATCATCTTGTTTCTTTCTTCTATGTTGCTTTACTTCAACAATACGATATTCTAATTCAACACCTTGGCTGAGTTCAGCTAATGCCTCTGTTGCATCAACATCAACAATTCTCTTCTGTTCCATACTTATATAGTTTATTCCAATAATTCTCAAGAATATCACATTGAATGTTGTGACTGAATGTTTCATCAAAAATCAGCTTATGCTGAAAATCAATAGCAGTGGCAAATGGATAACCACGAAAATACATGCTTGGCATTTCTCTATTAGAATTTGAAGAAGTCAAATCCAGAAAATCTGTTTCCATCTGTTCTGTTGACAAACTACTCTTCAATGGTACCATCTTGAATAATGTAGTATCAGAATCAACAGGAATTCCAAAAAACATAAACTTTACATTATGCCTAGAGCTAGTACCAAGGTTGAAGAATGAAACACAAATTTCCCAACCTATCAAATTGTCAAGCTTAGATACGTAAACTGCATGCTTACATAATGAAGTGTTCTTGAAACCATAATATTTCAAGCATTCTTCAATATCTTTCTTAATCTCATTTTCTACAAAAACAACATCCATCATAATAATTAATTTTATTTATTTTCGATTCTTTGATTTGAACAACTGAAACAACAAGTTATGGAACCAACCATATTCCCATACATTGATATTCAATTGACTTATGAAATGCAGAGCTGAATCAAAAGCAGTACACTTACTGCAGATACTTACATTATCTCTCTTAGGACAAAGATCAGTATCCCTGTTGCAGTAAACTTCTACTTCTTTCTTATCTGGATTATATATACAATGTAAGCTTACTGTATAGTAGTCGTTTCTGTTATACTTTTCGGTAAAGAAAAACTTAATATCAACAATACAATTACCTAAGTAGTTACATTCTATAGTATGAATGACATCAGAATTAGAATATCCTTTATCAAGCCATTCTTTTACTTTTCTTTCAAATTCTCTTTCACTCATACAATCTCCTTTACATCCAATCCAAATCCACAAGTAATGAGATACTTGTAATCCTCTTTAGATACTTTATAATACTGTGATGTAATAGTATGAATGAAGAACTCATTATCATTGTCAGGGTTTGGCTGTACACCGATAACTTTGTCCATATCAACAACTAAACCAGTTGACAAAATAACATACTTCATATTTGCTTCGTTCTGTACTTTCATATTCTTTCTATATTTATAATCTATATTTTATAAATTAAATTAATATTCCAAACAGTTAGAATTCTTCCAC